CCAGGTCCTGGGCCTGAGGATGACCCAGGAGAGGCTACCGTGGGGTCGGATGGGGTAACCTAGGTCCGGCATTCCCCGACCTCTCCTGGGTCATCCCAGGGGATCGCGAAAAAAAGCGCGACCGTCAGTGCAAAGTTCACAGTGGAAAGGGTATACTAGGACCATGGATCACATCAAGAAGCTCACGGTCGTCGACGCAGACACCTCCCGCGAGTACCGCATCGAGGTGGAGGAAGGTCCGCTGCCTTACACGACGCGGATCGTGTTCGGGCCGAGCTTCTCGATCACCCTCCAGAACGACGATGCCTCGACGCTCGCCCACTTCCTGGCGCAGATCGCTTCGGACGTCTGAAAAAAAGTTCTCCACCCGGTGCAAAGTTCCCAGCAGAAAGGGTATACTAGGACCATGGACCGCGACCCCCTCGACATCATCAACGACATCCTCCGCCTCGACCTGGTCCAGACGGTCCGGGGAGACGAGCACAAGGGCCGGTGTCCGGACAAGGATTCCGGAGGCACCGCCACCCTGTACCTCAACCGTGCCGAATGTGAGATTCTGTCGAGGGCATTCGCTCGAGCGGCGGAGGTCCTGTCCCACGGCCGAAAGTTGTACTGAGTCCGTGCAAAGTTCAACCTCGAAAGTGTATACTACAACCATGAAGAACATCGGAATCTACGTCGTCTCGGTCCTGGTCTCCTACGAAGGCTCCGCCGCCCAGCACGTCTTCCTCAGCGAGCCGGCAGCCCGCGCAGCCTTCGACAAACTCGCAATGGCCGCCCGAGCAGGACAGCTCGAGGACGGCGACGTCGTGGTCCTCAGCGGCCCATTCCAACCAGGGGACAACATCCTCTACTCCGTCGGCAAGGAGAAGGCCGTCTGCAACCCGGCCGCCTCGGCGGCCGCGGATCGGGCAGCTCAACGCAAGGCCAAGCGCAAGAAGCCCGCCAAACCGGCCGACGCCTACGCCGCCATGCGCATGGCCGACGGCGGCTGAAAACCCCAACCCATCCAGTGCAAAGTTCAACCTCGAAAGGATATACTGAGACCATGAACACCTTCCCGATCATCCTCGACGGTTCGAAGTTCGACTGGTACAACGCCAAGGCCGCTCACGGTATGGGGTCGGTCAGCGACCACATTGACTTCCCCCAAAGTGGTCGTGCTCCGGCCAAGGTCGCAGTCCGCAGCCACCGGACGGGCAAGGTTGTCGCCTTCAACTTCGTCGAGATCGCCGACGATGGCGAGGGTAACGTCAGCCTCAACTACGAAGGTACTCTGCCCGACGGCCGCTACTGCGCACTTTCTCTCGCGGTTGGCTGAAGGCAGTGCAAAGTCAACCTCAAACAAGGTAAGTTAGAACCATGAAGCGCAACTCCTCTCCCAAGGCAAAGGTTCTCGAACTTGCTTCCTTCTGCGTCAGTGAGGGCACGCCCCTTGAGGTCCGCAGCGTCCGCGTCAAGGGAGACTTCCACGTCGAGGTGGACACCGGCACCCAAGTCCTCGCCCGGGCCCGCCACCGCAACTGGCGCACGGCCTACAAGCTCCTCGGCATCGAACTGTCACGGCGGGGTGTGACCTGAGTGCAAAGCGCACGACGAATGAGGTAAGGTAGAACCATGGACGCCACACCCCGGATCGAAGCCCTCCGCACCGCCAAGGCCATCATCGGCTCTCACGGTGTGGTCGCGCACATGAACAAGTACAACCAAGACGTGCTCGCTCGGGAGGTGACGGAGGGCTCGACGGGGATTCGGTACGACTTCAACCTGGATCCCACGAGGAGCGCGTGGCACGAGTCCAACCCCTCCGTCACGCTGGTCGTCGTCTACAACTCGGACCCGAAGGGGGCACAGCTCAATGAGGAAGGTGCCATGGTGTTGGATAACTACCTCCGCATCGCAGTGGCGACCTCAGGTGGCGACATGGACCTGGAGACGTTGAAGCGGCGGGAAAACATGGTCTCGATGGTTGCCATGCTGGGGGAGATGCTGACAACAATGTTGCCCCAGAAGATCACTTTGACCATGGAGTCACCCGCACAGGTGGTCGAGAGGACACAACGGACTGCAGAGCAGCTCGTTGGTAAGCAGATCTATGACACGCTCGGCGATGCGGCCTTCAAGGGTCTCCGCATCGGAGGAAGCTCCCGCACTCTACGTCTCACCCCGACCTACATTTCTATGACTGGGAAGTATCCGGATCCTGGGACCTATCGATTCCGTCACATCCGCCGGGCTGACCGAAGGGGTTACCCCAAGGAAATCGCCAACTATTCGATCCGGGTGTACGGGTGTGGGGATGGTACCCTTCCCCCGACGGTCGCAATTCGTCGCACAGAGGCAGTGTAAAGTTCCTCAACGACCTGATAGAGTAGAACCATGGAAACGATCAAGATCGGCATCTGAACCAATCCGGCCACCAACCCTCGTCCAGGAGAACCTCATGTCCACTCGCTCTTTCATCGGCATCCAGAACCTCGACGGCACTGTCACCGGCGTCTACTGCCACCACGACGGCTACCTCAAAGGCGTCGGTGCCACCCTCAAAGCACACTACACGACGGTCCGTCAGGTGCTCGACCTCGTGGCGCTCGGTTGCTTGTCGTCGCTCGGTGAGGACCTGGATTACACGCAGGCCTACCACCGCGACCGTGGTGAGGAACTCGACATCGCCACCTACACCCAGGCGAGCAGCATCCGCTTCGACGACGGTGGTTACGAGTTCGTCTACCTCTTTCGGCCGGGGGACGAGCGAGGGACTACCTACAGCTGGCACTACGCAGACCGTGAGGTCTTCGGCAAGGGTCCCGAGTTCAAGCCCCTCCCCTGAGCAGTGTAAAGTCAACCCCCGACAAGATAAGGTAACAACATGACGCGACGAGTTACGAACAAGCTGCTGGAGATGATGGAAGAGGGTGCCTTGGACGCCGAGGTGCTCGTGAGGGCCTGCCTGACCTTCATGTCGGAGGCCGACGTAGCCGAGATGGCAGTGGGTGAGGGGTTCCTCGAGGAGGAGGATGCAGAGATCGACGAGGACGAGGAGGAGGAAGAGTTGGGTGAGGACGAAGAGGAGGAAGAGCCCCTCTCCACCTTCGGGGTGGACGACGACTGAAAAAGTGCGGCGGTGGTGCAAAGTCGACCCTGAACAGGATAGGGTAGAACCATGCCGATCATCAAGAAGAGCTACGCCTACGGTCCCGGCCCCTCCACGTCGGAGGTCTTCTTCCAGCACCGCGTCCTGCGGATCGAGAAGACGACGGAGACCCGCAACTGGTCGGACACCCTCGACTACTCGGACCACCGCTCGACTGAGTGCACCTGGGCCCTCGTCTGGCTCGGCACCTGCAACGTCCCTCCCAGCCCGCACCACTACGCCGGTGAGCGGATCCTCGCCTACATCGATGCCCTCAAGTGGGATGCCGACAAGGTCCGCGATCTCGAGGTCCACGAACAGTTCGCCTGGGTGGACTGCACCAACCTCTTCTCCGACCGCAACGGCTACTCGCTGTCGGCCACGGTCGATCCCTTCGACATGCAGCTCCTCCACGGTGGTCCTGAGATGCTCGACGGATGTGCCGCCTGGGAGGCATTCCACACGGCCCGGATGGCCCGCATCGAGGCGGAACGGGCGGCCAAACGCGCTGAGCAGGCTGCCATCGCCGCCGCCGAGAAGGCGAAGAAGGACGCCCGCCAGGCTAAGCGTGACGCCAAGCTCCAGGCCGAGAAGGCGGTGGCTGAGGGTCAGCTGGCCCGGATCCCTGCCAAGGGCACCACGGTCACAGTCGACGGCTTCACCGGCAAGGTCTTCTGGATCGGCGTCTCCAAGTACCGCGGCAAGTGGAACGCCCGGGCAGGGGTGAAGGACTCGGCAGGTAACGTCCAGTGGGTCCCGGCAGAGAAGTTCTGACCCACGCCTGAACCCCTAGGATGCCCTTGGGGAGGTTCTTGGATCTAGGAATGGGGTAACCTAGGTCGAATTGCCTCCGGCCTCCCCAAGGGCATCCTGGGTGATCTGAGAAAAAGTTCCCAGGTCGGTGCAAAGTTCCGCCGGGAAAGGATATACTGGTGGCATGAAGACCAAGACGAAGTGGTGGGTCTACGTCGAGACCGGCGAGTGTGTCCGGGCGCGGACCGTCGAGGGAGCCATCGTGTTGCTCCAGCCATTTTACCGTGGTCACGTCTTGACTCCAGAGAATGTGGTGCCGGAGGAGTTGGTTCCTCCTGCGTCGGTGCAAAGTCACATCTGAATAGGATATACTAGGACCATGAAGAACGCCGCAGCTGACATCCTCGGAGCCATCGTCACCGTCGCTTCCACGGCCTTCGCGGCCTGGTGGATGATGGCCGCCTGAACCCGGTGCAAAGTCAACCACGAACAGGATAAGGTAAAACCATGAAGACCACCTCCAAGAAGCCCTCACGTCGCACCTACCTCTACGCCGCCGTGGCCTACTACGGCTTCTCCAAGGAAGACTGCATCCCGGTCGGCTGGTACTTCGGGTCGACCTCCATCGCCGCCGCGGTCCGCAAGGCCAACCGAATCGGGCTCGGTGGGCGGGACATCATGACAGCTCGGGCTGCCGACCGGATCCTGAACCGGGCCTGAGTCGGTGCAAAGTCACCCCTGAACGAGGTATACTAGAACCATGGAACACCTCTCCCGCTCCGAAACGAAGCTCATCCTCGAAGGCCTCGACTCCGTCCGGGAGAGGATGCGTCTGGACACCTCCATCGACCTCCGCGACGATCCTGACTACCGGTCGCTCCTCAAGCTCCAGGTGAAGCTCATCGAGCACCTGGAGAATCTTCCCTACTGAGTGCAAAGTCACACCTGAACGAGGTAAGGTAGAACCATGGAATTCGACGAGATCGACCTCAATCGCCTCTATGAGGCACTCGTGACCCAGATCGAGACCTACAACGGTGATCCCGACTGGAAGGAGGAGTTGGTTGCCCTCAAGGATCTCCGGGACCGGGTCGCCCTCGAGGAACTCAAGGCCCGGATCGGCGAAAAGCTCAACGGCTGAGTGCAAAGTTCCTCCTCGAAAGGGTATACTGAGGCCATGGACGCCAAACACATCGCCCAGCTCATCGCCCAGGTGACCGATCTCCTCACCGCGGGGAAGATCGACCACGAGATGCAGGCCAACCTCACCGCCTCCCTCTGGGAGCTGGCGGCCCGGAAGGACCTCCGCGAGGAGGTGACCGACATCCTGCGCCAGGACGCCCTCGAAGAGATGGGTGTGTAAAAAGTTCGCGGATCGGTGCAAAGTTCAACGAGGAAAGGATATACTGGGACCATGAAGAACGAAGCCATCTACGAGATCGCCTACTTCACCCCCAAGGGCAAGCCCGGGCGGAAACAAGTCCGCCAGTCGCGAATCGTCAAGGAAGCCCAAAAGCTCTACGACGCCGGCTACCACGGAATCCAGGTCTCCTACTACCCCTTGATCGAAGGGGTCGATCCCATCCTCTGATCCGGTGCAAAGTCACCCCAGAACAGGATAAGGTAGAACCATGAAGATCACCCGGACCGCCACCTCCCCCACCGGCACCAAGGAAGACGGCATCAACCTCTACCTCTCCCTCGAGGAGGCGAAACGGATCCGCGCGGCCTTGAGCGAATTCGATGCCGAGGAACTGACCGCCTACGGTGACATCCTCGAGAAGCTGCGGCTCGCCATCCCCAAACAGTGGGGCTGAAAAAGTTCGTCCCGTCGGTGCAAAGTTCATTTGAGAAAGGGTATACTAGGACCATGAAGAACCCCGGCAAGTACGAGTCCACCCTGGAAGCTACCATCAAGTCGCTCGGCCTGATGTACCTCGCGAGCACGGCCGCCTTCCTGGAGGTCCGTGAGGCGGCCTGCAAGATCGACCAGCTGCGCGAGGATCTTGCCGACTGCGCCGAGAGGCTCGCCAAGAGCTGCACCTCCTTCGCCACCTACGTCAGGGACGGTGGGTCGCACATGTCTCCTCCGACGAACGGCTCGCTCATCAGCGAGATCTCGGAGAAGACGGCGCAGCTCAACGAGAAGCTTGCGGCCTTCCCCCTCCTCCTCAAGCTCGGTATCGGGCCGTCGGCTCCGAAGAAGTTCTTCCGACTCCTCAAGGAGGGCTGCTGAAGGATCACGCGGCGGCCTTCGCCGAAGGAGCAATCATCGGAGCAGCGATCGGCTGGGTTCTGCGGTGGGGCCTGCTGCAAGGTTGAAATACAAGGGGGCCCGAGGAGACAGCAATCGGGCGGAGGGGCAGCCCCCTTGCAAGGGCCCCTCGAAGGGCCCCTCTTTAGGCCCCTAAAATGGGGCCCCGGCCCCGCCCCCAAAAGGGGCATTTTCTGTGGGGTTTTTGGGGCCTCCGGGGAGCGCTAAACCCGCGCGCAAATCTCGAGAAATTTTGAGATTGAAACGGTCATTACCCACACTCGTGGGGGCACATGCCTATTTATAAGCATGTTAAAGCTCAGCCCCGGAGATCTGTGCGTCTACGAAGATGATGGCGTGGCACCGAGAGAGATCTTGGATCGAGTCTTGGTGTTCCTGTATCATCTCGATGAACAGCCGGATGAGGGAATCTTCCTGTGCAACGACGGGACGGTTGACTTCGAGTACATAGCCTTTCTAAAAAGGTTGTGAACTGAGTTCCGGCTCCGCGGATTTTCTGGAGCTGTTGTGGTGCTCGAAAATTTCTCGGGAAATTTTTTGCGTCGAAATGACCGTTGTTCTTCGCAGCTGGAGCGACGTACCATGGGTGCTGAGGTGATGAGATGCGGATGAAATATGGTCGGATGTTTGAGAGGATGTTCGTGGCTTCGGTGTTTCGATTGATCATTGGGGCATTGTTGGCACCGTTTCGTCGACTTCTCCGGTAGACGATGTATAGCGTGATATATATATGTACTGGAGTTAGTATGAAGTTGACGTTGCCGAGATTGAAACAGATCATTAGAGAAGAGTTTGAGTCGTTGACCGGAGGGGCCGAAGAGATTCAGTGGAGGCTTGTGGCTGAGCCGGTGATGGAGATATTGGCAGACGAGGCCGCGACCAATCCTGATCTCGTGTACGACATGGGTCCTGATCTAGATGGGATGCGTGATGGAACCATTGCGAGGTTGAGCGATCCTGAGACGGGGGCATTCGTCGAGTTGTCTCTCAGAGAGCCAGGAGAGGTGGTCGTGCGCTGGGCCGCCGCCGCGGCACGTACGAAGATTGACGTCTTGAAGGGAGATTCTCGAGACGATCGCACCATGATGGACGTGGTGGATGACGCCTTCGGTGGCACCTGAATAAACTGTAATAATCGTCTGTGTAGAAGGCCACATGAATTATCCAGGAATAATTCATGTGGCCCGTGGTGCATAGAGGACGTGGTTTGTTGTACAAGTGGCCTTAAGGGATTAAGGTATACACAAGCTTATGGCACTAGGTGTCTGTTGTCATTGGATTAGGCACGAGAATGCGCCGCGGAGCGGCAAGTTGCAGGTCATCAACGAGTTGGAGGAGAAGACGTTGCAATTGGGTCGATATGAGCGGGGTGCATACTCTGAGGATGCGATTCGATCGTTGTACCTTCACAATGCTCGAATGTTGCGAGACGTGTTACGGAAGGTGGCAGCGAGTGGCGTGCGGTTGTTTCGCGTGTCGAGCGCCATGTTTCCGTTGAATGATCGCGTGCCTCGGGGATTGTGGGACAACGATGTTCTCAAGCGAGAGCTGGCGATGTGTGGTGAGGTGGCGAGGAAGCATGGCGTTCGGTTGACGACGCATCCGGGTCAGTTCTGCGTGTTGTCGTCGGATTCTGACTCGGTGGTTGAGAAGTCGATCGTCGAGCTCGAGCATCACGCGTGGATGTTTGATTCGATGGGGATGCCGCGGAGTCCGTACGCCGCGATCAACGTGCATGGTGGTAAGGCGGATCGGCAGACGAGGCTGATCGACGCGATTCGGTCATTGCCTGAGGCTAGTCGATCGCGATTGACGCTGGAGAATTGCGAGACGTGCTATTCGTTGGTGGATCTGTTGCCGGTGTCGATGGAGACGGGTGTGCCGATCGTGTGGGATTCGCATCATCATGTTTTCAACGACGATGGATTGGACGGCGCAGAGGCTGCGGACGCAGCCGATGAGACGTGGCCTAAAGGTGTGAAACCCCTGCAACACATCAGCAACACTGAGCCAGGCATGGAGGGTGGATCTTTCACCGAGCGGCGCAAGCACAGCGACATGATCCATTATATTCCTGCGGTGCAGCTCGAGCGCCTGCGGCGCGATGCAGTGGATCTAGAGGTGGAGGCGAAGATGAAAAATCTCGCTGTCCTCGAGATGCCTAAGAAATTTGATGTGCCCCTTTAATCTTCCAGTGCAATGTTAATGTTGCATGGTATAAAAAGAATTTGTTCCCTGGATTTGATGAACGCACGAAAGTGAGAAAAAAATGGCAAAGAAAGCAAAGACAAACAAGATCAACGTTGATTCCCCGATTCCTTTTCCTCAGGTGCACACGTTTGATGAGCTGGCTATCATCGACGACGATTCATTGAACAATATGCAGCGATCGCTGACGGATTCCATCGCTAGGGTGAATAGTCATGGGTTGAATCCTTCCGCATGGGAGGTTGAGATGTGTTATGTACAACGAGAGCTGCAGATTCGAACAGCTCGTCGTGAGGCCCACGCAAAGTATGTTTCGGCTGTTTCCGTCACGGAGGAGGATTGAATTTGAGTTCTCAAGGCACAATTTCTCGAGAAAACTCTCGAGAGTCAGCCTTCGGCGGCGATTCAATGAATCGCTACTTTTCTTCTCTAAAGAATCACCAGCAGCTTTCGCACGAACAGATGATGGAGCTCTTTAAGATTCTCGAAGCAGGAGGATCTGACGCGGCAATTGCGAAGAAAAAGTTGATCGAGGCCAATCTACGTTTGGTCGTTTACGTGGCGAAGCAGTACAAGAACCACAGCATGCCTCTCGAAGACATCATTCAAGAAGGCAACATGGGGTTGATGCGAGCGATTGAGAAGTTTGATTGGAAGAAGGGATTTAGGTTCTCGACCTACGCGACCTGGTGGGTTAGGCAAGCGATTGGTCAACACATCCTGAAGCAGAAGCGGGTCATCAGAATGTCCGCGCATGCCGTGAATACTCAAAAGAAGTTGTTGACAGCCGCCGAAGAATACAGGAACGCGATGGGATGTGAGCCAACTCCTGAAGAGTTGAAGGAGTTGACAGGCACTTCAGATGCAATCTTCAATGCGATGAGGATCAGTGGTCGATCGATTATTTCGCTTGATCAACCTCTGTCCTCAGATCCAGATGCTGACACGATTGAAGATAAGATTGAGGCGGATCCTACGTCAGATCCACTCGAGATTTTTTCTTCCAAGCAAATGTTAGAGTTGGCTCAACGAGTCATCGTGGGCCTTTCTCCAAAGGAAGCTGCGATTTTGAGGTTGCGGTTCGGGCTGGTCGACGATGTGTTGAGCGATGAATCTTATAAGATCACTCAAGAGCAAGTTGAGAAGATCTCAACGGGAGAAGGTCTCACGTGACCAGCGAAAGTCTGATTCTTGTCCTATGTTCGATCAATCTGATCACTTCTTTTGTTAGTTTGTACACGTTGATCCGTGACAAAAAATCTGATGAAATTGAGGAGGAAGAAGACGTAAAAGAAGATCTGCTGGTCGAACGGAACTTAAATTCACGATTGCGATACTTGCAGACGACCAGATTCGGTCCATCAATGGTACCTCATTCTAGGGGCGAGACATTTCATAGGAAAAATGACAATGACAATGAAAAAAGGTAGCAAATTTGTTGGTGGTTACGCAACAATTGACGATAATGGTGTTAATTATCGTGATATTGCGGATACAATGACAGAGCTTGGGTATAAAATGAACCATTCCTCAGCGAGGAATTACGTACTTCGAGTCATGCGCAAGTTTGTTGATGCAATAGCAGATCAGCATAACATTCACGTCGATTCTGAATCAGCTGAGATGATTTCGAAATCTCCGTTGTTCCAAAGTGGAATCTCTGACTTGTTACAAGATCTAGAGTCTCATAGAAAATTGGTGAAAAATGAAAGCAACTAAGTATCAAAAGAAGTCTTTGATCAGACTAGAAGATCTTCTTCGTCGCAGAAAGACCACGTTAAAAAAGTTTTTGATTGAGAGAGGTATCACCACCTATAGCGTTCTTGAAGAGACTTGCAATAGATTGGGTGTTGTGACTCCTGGTTTCGAAGCATTCAATTTATGCATTCCTTCGTACGTTTCTGATCCAACGGCAGGTGTCGTTGTTGTTCCTCCGTTAGATGTCGTTGCAGAGGCGACTGGTGAGAAAGAAAATCTGCACGAGGTTTTTGCAGCTATTCCTCCAACTACCGCGTATGAAGACGTTCTGTCTCAGGAAAATCTTTCCCTTGTTGAAGATGAAGATAGCGATGCATCCAAGCTAGATCCAACATCAGAAACAAGGAATTACCAGAAGAAGAAGCTAAAAAAGTAGGTGGAAATAAAGATGAGACGAATCGTATACGAAGTAGAAAAGATCAATAGTAATAAGGTAAACGAAAAGCAAAATGATTGGTCATTTGAAAAGCAAAAAATTGCTTTTAAGTTGATTAATAATGCTTCAATTTTGACCGACGCAGTTCAGGCTTGCAGGAACGTTCTAGAAAAGAATCCAGATTCGGATTTGAAAGTTGCCATCGCTAAGATTGACGGAGTGATCGAAGAATTAAAGGTAGATTTCAGGAAAAACTACAAGTTTTGAGAAGCTTGAATGAATCTGAATTAGATTCATGTCGAGAAAACCGTGAAATCTTTGAATAAGGTTGGTTAATATAACCTCATAATGACAGTCATCGATATTCTAGAATCTCTAGAGTCTAACAATTCTCGAATCTTTAAAGAAGAACTGTTGGACACTCATAGCAACAATCAACTCTTGCAAAGGATTTTTGTATCTGTTGGTGATCCTTATACAAACTTTTTTGTTAACAAGTTTAAGATGCCTTCTTCTCGTGATGTTGGAGAAGATGATGATGAAGTCATTGATAGTTTTCTAGATTTTGTAAATCATTCGTTGGCTCAACGAAACATCACAGGAAATGCTGCAAAAGATGCCGTTGTTTCTTTTTTCTCGCGTTTGACGGCAAGCCAGCAGAAGTGGTGTCTAAGAATTCTATTGAAAAATTTGCGATGTGGCGTGCAGTCCACCACGGTCAATAAGATTTGGCCGAATTCTATCGTCGGGTTTTCAGTGCAGTTAGCTGAGAGCTTGCAGACAAGATTCGATCTTAATTCAGGAATCATCATCAACGACAGCATCAGTTATCCTGTCCGCGTTGAACCTAAGTTGGACGGATTGCGATGCATCATCGTGAAGAAAGATGGTCTAGCCACCATGTTTACCAGAAGTGGTACGGTTCTAGAGACGCTTCCGAAGATTAAGAAAGTGATCGAAGACGCACCATGGGACAACTTTGTCTTGGATGGTGAGGCAATGGGTTCCGATTGGAACGAGTCTGCGTCTGTGATGATGTCTCATAAACGAGGCAAGGATGATTCTAACATCATGTTTCATGTGTTCGATTCCATGCCTTTTTCTGATTGGCACGATCAAGAAAGTTCGATGGAGCTGCTGACTCGAATTGAACTGACCGAAGAACTAGTTTCGCAGGTCAATAACTCTTCGGTAGCACATGTTAAAGGCATCACCGTTAATGATTCAGGTGAACTATTGGATTTTTATTCAAAAAATCTAGAAGGCGGATTCGAAGGAATCATGATCAAGGATCTCTCGGCTCTTTATTCGTTTAAGAGATCTAACTCAGTTAAAAAGATGAAGCCGATTGCCACCTATGAAGGTATGATTGTCGGTCACTACATGGGAAATAGAGGTTCAAAGAGAGAAGGTCTGTGGGGTGGATTTGAGGTCATGATGCCAAACGGGATCATCACACGTGTGGGTGGAGGTTTCACCGACGCATTAAAAGCTGAGATCGGAATGGATCCTGACTCATGGATTGGAAAAGTGGTTGAGCTAGAAGGTCAACCTGAACCTTCCACGTCGAATGGATTGACGAAGGACGGAAAAGTCAGATTTCCTGTCTTTATCCGCGAGAGAAGCATCAACGATGTCGATCCTAAAATTGCTGAGGTCGGTCAAAAATTCTTAAACATAGTTTGAATTTACCTTATAGTTATGTCACGGGTTGTATCACAATTGAACACAGCCTCTTACAGGAGATTATATAAAATGTCAAAGTTTGTATTCGTTATCGCTTCAGTTTGTCTCGTCGCATGTGCATCAACCGACGCACCAGCACCAGCTGCATCCGCTACAGCCACGGCTGATGTTGCAGTTTCGGCAGAGCCTGCTGCTTCTGCAGCTCCTGCAACGGCGGCAACTGTTGTCGAGTCAGCTGCACCTGTGGTTGCTCCAAGCGCCGCAGTCAGTGCAACACCAGCTGCAAAGTGATTTGAACAAATGGGACTGCTTGTATTATAAGTAGTCCCATAATGGTCCCATCGTCTAGAGGTTAGGACAGTGCCCTTTCAAGGCGCTTGCGGGGGTTCAATTCCCCCTGGGATCGCTGAAAGCCATCTATAATAGATGGCTTTTTTATTATGAACTCTTTACCTGAAATTGGCGAAAGAATCGTCGTTTATGGAATGCTACAAGAAGCAAAGGTAGCATCTGTTTGTTGGGATGCTACCTCTTTTGATTGGATCATCAATCTTGATTGGGGATTTCACGGACAATCTAAAGTTAGATTGCACGATGAGAACAAGACCTGGTATAGATTTTCAAAGGTCAATTAAATCAAGAACCTGTTTTAATCTGTTTTATTAACCCAATGATAGACTGGATATCTCCTGGATCAGATATTATAATCTTTAAGAAAGCTGTTCCTAACGCTTGTCTTTCCATCTTGTCGATAAGTTTTTCGTCGCTTATAGCAGCAGCTGCATCTTTAGATTTTGCTACGTCTTTTATTGCTGAAGCTAACTTCGTTGCATTAGCTTCTGGAGCTAATTTTTGTAGCTTCATTCTTAGCTGTTCTATTGGGCCTTCTACTTTTCCTGTTGCAGCAGCTTCTTCTCCTGCTTCATGAATGTTGTTTAATTCTTCTAGTATGATCTTGCGCAACTGACGTTCTGTTAGTTTCATGTTGGGTCCTTCTGTAATATATCTATGTAATTAACCACGATAGTTTTATTTGCAAAAAAAGATTATATTTAAGATTCGAAATGAAAAACAAGAGAACCAATCGTCGTCCGCTCGTAGAAATGAAGAAGGCTTCTGGACTAGGGAAGTTATTCGATTCTTTATACGAAGACATTTTAAAAGATTCTGGTGGTGATAAGAAGAGAGCTCTTGATGATTTCATAGATCAAGTCATGGCATATACCGCTGGGGGTTCTCCTGATATGGGTTCTTCAAGGTTGGCAGTTATTCATGGAGATGAGGTCATTAAGGTTGCACTCAATGAAGCAGGTTTTGCGCAGAATGGGATTGAGGCGACGGCAGGAAATGACTCTGAAGTGAGCGATATAGTCGTTCCTGTTCTTAGCGCCAGCGATTTCACGGATCATGACGGATTTTTATGGATAGTTTCGCAGAAGGTCAAACCCTTAACAATCCCAGGATTTTCTAAAGAATGGCAGATGGTTAGGTCAGCGTTGAAGCAAGCAGCAAGCGATGCAGCTTCGGGAAAAACGCCTAAGGCTCCACCTCCACCCGCAGCCTTGGCCGCCACAACTAAAAAGACTCCTAACGTGCAGGTTGATCCTGATGCCACTAAGGTTGCAGTTCCTCAAGGAGCCGCAGCGAAGCAAGCAGCCAATGTGACTTCTCAACTTCAATCGACTGGGTTGGACAAAATGTTGACTGATGAATTCCTTGGATCTTTTGCAAAGCTTGTCACGAGGTATTCTGAAATAAATACAGGAGATCTTTACAAACCTGACTCTTGGGGAGTGAGTGGTGATAGCATCAAATTACTGGATGCCGGGTTGACAAAATCGATTAGCAAGAGCTATTATAAGAGCACAGGCGGAGGCCTACTGTTCGCTGGATCTGAACAAGCCGAACAGGCCAAAGCCGAAAAAGAATCATCTAGATCTTCTTCTGTCGAATCCAGACGTTCTCAAAATGAAGAGTTTGCCAAGGACGCTCTACAACTGTCATCCTATCCTGAAGAAACAGCCTTGCTTCTCTATGTGAGAGGATTGGTTGAACCTCTTCCTCGTGCTGTCTTTTCCTATGATCCTGACAAGGGATTATCAAAGTTTGAAATACGTTCTGCTTCTAAAACATTGAGAGATCAGTATGACAAGATCGTTGGACTCATTGAAAAAATCTCAGACGCTTCCTTGAAAGATTCTCTTCTCGACGGATTGGACGGGATCTTGACGTTGCAAGAATCAGCAGGGCAATCTCAGCTCAGAAACCTTATCAGGATGCATCTGAAGACCTTGATTTAATCTTCATAACGACCAACGGGTTATCTTTTATTTTCCAAAATTGTTTTTCTAATGGTGGTTCTTGTCCTTCCTTGAACCACATCAGTTTGCGTCCTTCTGTCGAGTCATAAACACCGATGATCGTTATTTGTCCTGCGTGAATTAAATCGTGACAGACATGACACACAATGCTGAGATTGTAGTTGTTGTTCGTTGATCTAGGATCTCGTCGCGGAATTATGTGATGAATGTTGAGAGCCGCAGGATTGTCATATTTGCAAATCTCACACTCTTTTTTCTTTAACTTTGTTTGATTTCTAAACCGACGATAGATCATCAGGATATTATATAAAAGAACGTAGAACTCTTATCCTGTTCTGTCATTCAACGAGTTCTGTGGGTCTGATGTTCGTCGTTGCAGTTCGGTAACAGGTCCTTTGTACGTTTCCAACATCCTACGTAACGTTTTAACTATAGCATCGTATCCGACCACAGAGACCCCACCTGAAAGTGTGTAGGCTAGGATCGATCCTGCTAATGTCTTTCCAAATGCGATTGGCACAGGCAAACCATACTCATATCCGATCAGTCCAACTCCTGCTCCCACAGCTAGGGCATGAAGAGGTAGAGTTGCCCAATAGATCCTTCTCCACCCGACGTGCCCATCTGATTCTCTTCTCTTGTTCCCAAGAACGATGTTACGGGCGACCTGCCCACACATCCCTATGATGAAGGGAACAACCCCTAGAATAATTATCCAATCTTGCATGACCAATAATTATAAGAATTATTCATAGATTATCACATGTCATTCTCACATTATGATATACTTCAAAAGCCTCTTTTAAGATTTCGAAAACTTGCATTAGAATCTTGATTTTACTTTTTAAGTTCTTAAGAGACGTTGCCAATGTCCAATAGTACGACGTCGTTATGATTTTTCTGTTATAAAAGTGTCGATTACAAAAAGAAAAAGGCCTTCTTTCGAAGGCCTTTTCCATCAAAGATGGTCGTTTCCGACTATCAGATGATGTTCATGTCGAGTACCGTGACGGTGCCGTAGAAGTCCGAACGGACCATCTTCTTACCGTAGCGGGTCATCACGCCCTTACGTGGTGTGAAGTCCTCAGGTGCGAAGATTGTTGGCGTCACGATGAGTGGAACGTATGGTGCGTATACGTATCCTGTCTCGAGGTAGCTTCCGCCCTTGTAGCCGACGAGGATCTTGTTACGTGGGAAGTAAGGATCCTTGTAGACTGTGAAGCGGTTGCTGACTGTACCGATTGCCTCTGCACCGATTGTGAAGGGGCTGCCGACCTGACCTTCGCCATCGATCGAGAACTTGGGCTTGTAGAGGACCGAGCTCTCGAGGATTGTTGCAACGTCTGGTCCTGTGACCATGAAGTTTGCTGATCCGCGGAGTGTCTTACGGTGGATCGTGTTGGCAACGTCGATGACTGTCTCGACGAGAGTCTCGTACCACTCGCGAACCGTACCGGTGAATTGTGGTCCGATTGAGAGGCTTGATGCGAGTGTTACAGGCTGGCCTGTTGTCTTGTTGACAAACTTGCCAGGAGCGCGTGACCAGTAGTAATTGGCGCCGTTGGCCTGTGTGACGAGGTCGTTGAGAATCTCGCGATCGATCTCAAGGGCGATCTGCTCTGAGAGGATCGAGGTGAGCTCAACCTCTGCGTCCATGCTGTGGTAGGCGTTGAGGTCCTGTGCGAGCTCTGGTGACCAGCGAGCACGGAGCTTGCGGGTTGTTGCTGTGATTGCAATCGACTCGATCTTGATGTCGATCTCTGGGATTGCTGGTGCTGGTGTTGCTCCGAAGTCAGACTCGAACGAGGGAACCGTTAGGGTCGCGCCGCTTGAGCTGTCAACTGTGAGGCCTGCCTTGAGAGAGAACGCGAGATTAGCACCTGAGGTCTTGACGAGATTAGCTGCATTTGCGCCCTTGACGACGAACTGTACGTGAGTACCGTTAAGTGCATCAGGTGTGAACCCTGTCGTAGACCAGTTACCACGCTTATTGAGGCGACGGAGGTTGAGAACGCCCGTTCCACCTTGGTAGCTGCTGCCCCATGCTGTTGCTCCCGTTACACCACCGAAGAGTGCGATCTGATCGACTGCGAGGAGATCTGCTGCTGCGTTTGCTGTCGTGAAGACAGATGACGAAACGTAGAGGAAGCATGCATCAAGTTGGTTGAGGCTGAGAGCTGTCTCGACCTGACCATCGAAGTCCATGAGACGAGCGTTGCTTCCGCTGAAATCCAACGAGCTTGAAAGCATACCGTTGTAGAAGCTACCTTGACCGTCTGCACCGACCCACATACCGAGCTCTGCAACGCCTGCTCCTGCAACGTTGAATGCCTGGAGAGAACCGGTCACCTTTGAGTAACCTGATCCTACGAGGTCATACATACCGCCCGTTGCGAGAGATCCGCTCTGGACTCCCTTGCCCGTGGGGTTGTTATAGATAGACTGACCGCGTGTGTATGTCGAGTTTGTTGTGTCGCCTGCTGCCTGTCCAACGTTCGTACCATATGTGTAATCAAGGTAGAAGATGAGACCTGAGGGGAGGCTCATTGGTTGGATTGAAACAAGCTCGTTTGAAACGAGACCGCCGAAGACGCGACGGACGATTGGGAACGCGATGTTTGTGAAGCCCTGGATCTGTCCGCTTGATGTCACGTTGCCACCGCCTGTTGAGAGGCTGTTGCTCTCTTTGAGGACCTGTGCTGCCTGGTTCTCAAGGAGCTGTGCCATCACTTCGCGACGTGTGCCATCGAGGCCACGGAGGAGACCTGTGCGGCTCCACTTCTCTGTAAGACGGGCACGCTCGGCGCCGACGTGACGCTCTTTGATGCCCTGTGCAAGCTGATCAATTGTAAAAGATTTCATTCTTATATTCTCCTATAAACAAATTGAAAGATTAATCTACATGCCCTCAAGCATCACTTAGCTATGCCTGCGAGCTTTGCCCAACGCTCTGCTTCATAACCCTCGTTGAGGGATTGTGCCGAAGCCGAACGTGTTGCCTGAGAAGAAGATCCAAGAACGCGACCTTCTGTTACAGGCTTACGCGGAGCTGCCAATGTCTTGGCGAGGCTCTCATATACAAGCTTCACTTCGCGGAGCGTGGCTGCTTCATCGAGCTGCGCAATAACCTGCGATTTCTGGCGCGAGGTTAAGGCTTCTGATTGAAGAAGCTTGTTCGTGAACATGAGCTTGGCGTTGAGCAGATTCGTTTCTGCCAACTTGTTGCGGAGCTGAACATCGCCTGCGCTCGCACCAGGTTTCACGTTGCTATTAGAGCGAACGTTGCTTGGACGCTTTGCTTCAGCAAGCGCCTCTGAAAGTTTGTTGAATCGTTTAACAGATTCGTTGTAACGCTTTGCGAATCCCGTGTAGGCTGCCTTGTGAGCATCTCCATGACGAGCAATTTCCTTGCGTTCAGAAAGCGTACGGGTCTTATTGAACTTTGCTTTAGATGCCTCATAAAGGCGCGCTGCACCACGGGCTCTTGCACGGAGAGACTCTTGAAGCTTGAGCTCTGCGACCATCTGACGACGGATTGACTCACACTTAGCTGCTTCATCGGCAGACTTTTCAGCTTCCTCGTCCTCTTCATCTTTGTCAGCTTCATTGACTGGAGAATCACCTTGCTTTTTTGTTTGTGCGTATTGTTCGCGGCGATTCACTGCGGCAGGTGATGAATCGGTTCTGTCGGCTGCTTCACCTTCTACGCCATAGGCTTCGTAGGTCTCATCTGTCATAGCAGCTTCATCGACTTCATCAACTTCGTCGACTTCACTCAATGTCATCTCAAGAGGCTCGCCTTCTTCTTCGGCGTCGCCAAAGTCGTCAAACTCATCTGATCCTGGGGCTTCTCCCTTGGTTGAAGGAACTGCCTCTTCACGAATAGCCTTCATGCGTGCAATTTCACGACGTAACATACCTTCGTCAATCTCGACAATCAAATTGTCGTTGAGACGACGAGATTCTGTCTGCGGCGTATTAGGCATAGACATTTCTTCCATGTCTTCTTCGTCCTCATCGCCTTCTTCGTCATCTCCGCCGAGATCTTCCATGTCTTCGCCACCCTCTTCCTCGCCGCCGAGGTCTTCCATGTCTTCGCCTGCTTCTTCGTCTTCCTCTTCGCCGCCTCCGGAGACCAAATTGACTCCAAGGCTCTCGAGGTCGACGTCGTCAGGAACTCCTGTTAATTCAATGCTAATTGTTTCTTCATCCAAACGACCATTTCTCTTCTTCATTTTAATCTCCTGAAGCTTTTCTAGTTTTTTTAAGCAATTTTGTATTTTAAGGTTACAGCTCAACTTTTGAGTTGAACTTACGATACGCGTGTTTGCATGTTCATAAAGCTCTGAGATCGTTTCTTCAAGAGAAGAGACTTTGTTTTCAAAGCTTTTTGATTCTTTCATGCTTTGTTCAATTGATGATAACGAATCGATCATCTTTTCGACATAGCGTAACTTTTCTTCAAATTCGCGGAGCGTTTCGTTCTTGCTCTTCGACGCGATTATCTCCATGACATCTTCAAGCGTTACCTCGGAAGCGGTTTGGTCCTCTTCAACTTTTTTCTCATCTTCTTCTGAGGTTAATTCGCCAATTGACATGGACATTTCGTTATTTTTAGCTTCAGGTCCTTTTTTAGTAGGATCATCTGTCAATATTTTATCATGATTTTTATCATCATGATCATCCTCCGCAGACATGTCTGCGGAGGATTCTTCCAATAACTCTTTTTCTATCAGCTCACGAATTCGTGGAGCAACTGCCTCGATAACTGCTCTTTTAGCGTTATCTTCAGCTATTTCTTTTAGTTTTTTTACGTCTGCTATTGCTTCTTCGTAGAGCTGTTTAGACATTTTCAAAAATTCTCCATTTCAATTATTGTCATGTTGATGAATCAGAGGTTCCCATTTTGGTGGCACCATTCAGCATCAAAGATCCAATTTTCTTAGCGTATTGTGCTGGTGAACGAGTGCCAGTTGCAGGACCTCCAGGGACATAGTTTGGTTTAACATCGACTGCCTTTATTCCAGGATCTGCGGACTTGTCGACACCATCCGTCTTTCCAGGTCCAGGTGATGAGAGATCTGGTGTAAAAGAATTAGCAGGGTCTCCAGGATTTTTCCAAGCGCCGTCAGCACCTGCTAATATATCTGGAGAATTTTCGTAGTTAAGACTTACCTTGGGACCAAAGAATGCGTCGCCTGTCGTTGAAGAAGGAGCTAGATATGCATTGCCTGTGCTAACGACAGCTGCTCTATACTCATTTTCTTTTCCAACAAAATTTGCTGTCGGGGATTCTGGATACAGCTTGCTCATTAAATTATTTTTTGCGTTCGATTCCGGTGCGTACACCGTGTATTTCCCTTGTCCAGGCATAATTTCCTCCTTAAAGATTAAGTAAGGTCACTTGTTTCGAAGAGCTCTTTTTGCTTCACGAATTTTCTCTAAACGTTTCACTAGTCTAGCTTCTTCAAGACCAAGTGCCTTGTAATAATTATGAGGATTCTCAATAGTATCTGCAAATTCATCAGCATCTACTTCTTCGGCATCTTTTGCTGCATCTTCTGTGCTACGTTCTGCCTTAAATTTTGCGACCTCTTGCATGATGATTCTCTTCAACAAATTCGATGTTAGTTTCATAAAAAGACACCTTTCGTGCAAATATATAGGCTAAGTATTCTAATCTATTTTAAAACATCAAAATTTCTTTGATGTGTCCATAAACGCTAACGCTGCCCATTTCGACGCTGCTTCATCCCCAAATAGTTCTTCTGGATTTGTAGAAGCTACGATTCTTTCTACAGAACCAACCGGTTGTGGTGTGTGATTGTGACCTTCATTCATTAACATGTTTGGTAGTGTAGTTGAAGCTGTGTCAGCTAAAATTGCAGCAAGAATAGGATCACCTTTAGACTCTGTCTTTATGACTTCGCTTATTCTTTTCTTATCCATTATCTGATTTCTTTGGCCATAAGAAATCATATCAGCAGGTTTTTTATGCACTTTTTTTTCTTGAAAAGCGAATGACTCTTTTAATTTTGTGGAATTTCCCATGCCTTCGGATAAAATTTCCACAAGACATTCTTTCACTAGATCTTTCAGTTCATTACGAGTCATTTTCATATGGCTGCTTCCTTTTTGACCCTTACAATATTACTTCTTTGTAGATAAAATATCATTAATAATTCTATTGATTCTGTCAGAACGATTAAAAATTCCTCTTACCTCAGAGGGATTTATTGTTTTTCCTTCTGCCATCATGAACGCACCTGGTGTTGATGGTTCAGAAACATAGTCCCAACAGATCAATTGAAAATCATCTTGAACTATCTGGTAATCGCCTTGCTTTTTTGTAGAACCAACTCCTCTAGATGATATTCCTAATTTTACTCCGCTTTCGACTAAGGATTGTAGTATCTTACCAGAAGGGGTGTCTAGAATTTCCACGCTTCCATAGACGACATCTCCGTCTAAGTATGCTTCACGAACTATATGAGAAACATTTTTTAAATTTACCACTGAAGAATCAGGATGATCTAACTCTCCTAAAGCTCTATTTTCAGCTATAAACTTTTGATAGTTTCTTATTTCTCTTTCTAGAATATTTTTCGGGTAGATTCTGCCATTTTGATTCAAGGTATCTGCTTTTTGCAGAATACCTTTCATCAAGATTTTTCCATCGTTCTTTTCTCTGGACTCTTTTATAGTTTCAGAAGAATAATCAAATATTTCATAAGAATTTAAGAGTTTCAAGTCAGACATCTGACCCTCCTGAAGTTAGTTCATCAACTAACTTTGCGTATAACATGTATTCAGAAATAGTGGAATCGTTAACTTCATTTAACGGTTCGAACAACTTATTCTTTACTTCTAATAATTTAGTGTTCAAATACTTTGAAGATTCTTTTGACTCCAGATAATCATTGATAGATTCCAATAATCTTTCTCTTATTTCACTCAATTTTTTTAAGATCGTAGAGCTGTCGTCATTGGCTGTAGCAAAAGCATAAGCTTTGATAAGAGATTTTTGATCAGACGTAAGAGCTCCATCGTATTTTTCGCTTAACTTCTTCATCATGACTTTCATAAGAAGACGATTCGTTCCTACTGAGTTTTCGTTGACCTTTTCTTCTTGCAACTGACTCTTTGGAGAAACAAGCCACTTCATCAATGCTTCTTCATATTCAGCTGTTTTTTGCAAGTCAGAATTAGGGTTCCTCCAACTGTTGAGCAAATTCTGTATTGTTGCAAACATCTTGTATTCATTGATATGCTGGTCATAAAAATTATCGTCTTTTAATTGGTGGTTTATACTCCTAATTAAAATTGATTTTTCTCTGTCTAATTCATGCATATCATGACTTCTAGCAGCGTTTTTTGCTTCAAAAATTATTGAAGCAGCAATTGATTCTGATCCAACTGTAGTTTTCATTAAAGCATTTATGAGTCTAAATTCTCTATATAACTCAGTACCAGATTTGAAATTTTGCTTAATGATTTTAAGCGCTTTTGATGATTGAGGTTTGTTATTTTCTACGAGCGCTTTTGATATGGTTTTAATTAGAAACTCGTAAATTAATCCAGTATTTCTTTTTTTATTATGTGAGGATGACATTCTGGTCAATTCCTTTCAACAGTTGAATTACTCTAATGAATAGATATACTTTCAGTCTTCGATGTCAAGATCTAAAGCCGCTTCCTCGTTAGATTCTGTTAATAATCCTTCTTTATTTTTTTGAATCTTCAAAGCTACTGTCATCTTTTTTAGAGAAGACATTACATCAGGAGGAAGACTTGTCACGTGATAAGTTTCGTTTATCGACTCTGATAATCCTAATGGATCTTTAAATTGGTTTTTTAACCACTTCGTATCATACGGGTCATTCAACGCTTGATGAGTTGACGTCATTTTTACGAAATCTGGTTCATGTAGTTGCCATTTTTTTCTTCTAGAACTATCATACTGCGCTTTTTTATTGCTGTATTTAGTCTTATTTGATTTCTTTATGGGTAGCTTGTCTTTTTCGTATAAATTTGGCATTTGTTCGGGTTCATCTACCGATAATAGCAACTTTGCATCAGGAGATGCATCATCTGAAGGTTTATCTCCTGCAAATAATCCGCCTCCTCCGCCGCCTGCTTCTTCTTCTTCTTCGCCTCCTGCTTCTTCTCCAGCAGGCGCTTCTTCTTCGCCACCAGCAGGCGCTTCTTCTTCACCTTCAGGTTTAGCAGCTTCTACTTCAGCATCAATGATCTTTTCTTGCTTTCTTTGTTCATTGATTGCAAGAATTTGTTCGTCATTCAATCCCCAAATTTCTTTTTGAATAAATCTTTTGCTTCCCATTCCTTCAGGTAAAGCACCACCTATTTCAAACTTTGATCTCCAGAGTTCTAGCTTCTGTTGTTGGGCAACAGTCGAAGGGTTAGAAAGACGTAAAGTAAAGTTTTGTAAATCTTCGTTGTCAAATCCATTTGCATAAAGATGTATAATCGCCAACTTATTAAGTTCAGAAACAATCGTCTTTTGAACCACATTTATCGTTCTAGAAAATCTGATATCTTCTTGAGCTAATGTAGCTTTTGAAGACAACATTTCATCATATCCCAAATAAGCTCTTGGAATTTTTAATGCGGCAAATAGCTTTTTTTGAATGTAAGCTACATCTTCAACCGAAGCTGCATTTTGACCACCTGCCAAGGTGTCAATCTTTGTTCCGCTTTCTCCGCCTCTCACTGGAATGAAATAATCATCTTCTACACTCAAAGGAGAATATCTTAGATCGACCCTACCTGTGTTCCTATCAACAACTTGATTAGTTCTAAGGTTCTTTCTTTGTTCTTCAACGTACATTGGAACGTTCTCGGCCGGAATATTCGCAACGTCTACGTAAAATACACGACGTTCTGGTGCGCGGACAACTCTATACACAAGCATAGCGTCTTCAAGAAGAATTAGTTGACGCCAGATTCTTCTGGCGGCTTCTATGACGGAAGATCCATAAGGTAGAAACATGTCATTTCCGATGTACCTAAAATGAGAAATTTCCCAATTTTCTAATGTTCTATTTCCCATAGTCGTCCAACGATATCTTACTGCAAATGGATCTTCTCTATCGTAATTTTCTTCTCTTTCAATTTCGTTTACTGGAATTGGGAATGCGTTGATAACTCCTTGTGTGGGAGATACATCATTATAGAGAAAGAAGTCTCCATACTTAACCAAATTTCTAGCCCATGAACGTAAGTTAAATTCTACATTTAGAGTGTTGTAGAATAGATCTTCTAATATCTGTTTTATTTTTTCGTTATCTGAATAAATGTGAAGTACTCTGCCCTTTTCATCTTGCGCGCATGTTTCGTCGGCGTAGATATCGAGCGCCGCAGCAATTTCAGGCGTATATTCCATCTCTGCAAAATCTTGATATCTCATCAAACGTTCTGACAAGTTATAAGAATTTGCAGTTATAGTAGAATAAGTGGGAGACATTGAACGCTGAAACAACAAGGCCGCTGACGATTTAGCTTTGTCAGCAACCGCTATTGTAGTGTCTAATGTCCGAATCTTTCTCTTGACTACAGGACCGCTTTTAAATAAGCGAGTAAGACGCTGAAATAAATTTTTTTCTTCTTTTGCCACGTTCTATAACCCTACGTATGAATATATTACTATAGAGTTATCTTGGGTAATAAATTCTTCAATCAACATCTTTAGTTGGTTTAAAAGTTACTCTTTGCTTTTCGGCCATTGTTGTTGATTGTGGCACGTAGCTTGTAGGATTCTCTATCATTTTTTCAAGAGTGTCCTTCACGTTTTTTAAATGAGGAGTCAATGCATTAATAGCATCGGCGGTTGCATTCTGTTCGAAATCTATGATTTCTTCATATAAATCTGCTGCAGAAGAAATTAAAGATTTTACCCCTGAAGAATCCACTCCTTCCATTAGTGCTTCTTTTTGTAGCAAAATTTTTGCATGAAGTTCAACAGAATTTAACTTTTTTGGCATATTAGTCTCTTTTATCGTAACAGTAATGTCAAATATTTATTACGCTTCAACGATACAACCAAGATAAATCTGCAATTAGTGGATCAGAATTAGCGTTGACATGTTTAACGTCGGTTGGTTCTCGCAATTTATACACATTTTGAGGATTAATTCCAGTTGAAGCTCTTAATGAAGGACTGATGTATGGACTAGCTGAATTAGGGCCATTAGGAATTTCATTTAATTCTCTTCTAGAGATACCCGTCGCTTTTAGCATAGCATATGCCATAGCCATAGCAGATTCATTAGCACCACTTCCGTCTTCAACTAGCCACGCACCAATAGCAAGACTCATGATTAAATCATCATGACTATCTTTAGAAGCCATAGGCTTATTACCATTCCAAATAAAAGCCTGAAGTTGATCGTACAGGCGTTGAGAATGGCACCTTAAAACCTTATTTCTTATAAGTTCTTCAAGCTTTGTTAAAACTTGAACTCTCGTTTTTTGATTCGTTGGGAACCCTGGTAGTTCTGAAGGATCTACTGAAGAGTAAGAAAACGGATCACCTTTATTGTTGTGGTAATACAATCGTGGATATCCGGAGTCTCTAAGCTTAACATTCACGAAATATCCAAATGTGTTATTCTCTGGACAGATGAAAGCATTATTATATTTTTTACCCCATTCAGCCAATAACTCTGCAAACTTTTCTGGAGGTATTTTACCCATGTATTCTGCTACAATCTCACAAGCAGATTGATCTATTACATGAAACGCAGAATAATCTGATGCATCGCCTCTAGCAACATCTGCAGAAATTACATATGATTTTTCTGGTGAAGGGTGATCCCATATCCAAACGTTTCTATCAAATCCTGATTTTTCAATAGGAGGAGATATTTTGGATCTTAAATCTTCTAGATCTTCTGACTGTAAGAACGTATCTCCAGACGTGATAAAATCGCAAAGATATTCTTGACTAACTTTTCTTTTTGGTAGATTTCTAGTTTCTTTTGCAAACCAAATTTCATCGTGCTCTGGGTGAACAGTCCACGGAAGTCTTATCGGATTAAATTCGTTAGCCCCAGCTTCTGCTTCAACCCATAATCTGTAATATAAACCACCTACTCCATTAGGAGAAGAAATTAGAATAGCGTTACCACCTGTCGTAAGCGTGGGATAGAGACCTGTCCATATCGTGTCAAAATCTCTAATAAATGCACACTCGTCTACAATTAGCAAAGATAGAGCTTCAGAACGGCCTGCATCTTCCGACGTAGGTACAGCCTTTATCTGAGATCCATTGCTAAAAGATATTTGTTGCTTTGATGGCTCAAACTTGGGCATCAAAAGCCATTTTGGCAAAGATTGTAGTAAAACAGCTACTTTCTTAATAAAGTTCTGAGCAGTAGCAAGTTTTGTTGCAATAACTAATACGTTTTTATCTTTGTAAAAAATAGCTAACCAAGTGGCATATGCAGCTGAAACCGTTGATAAACCCAGCTGTCTGGATTTTAGCACAATGTTAAATCTATGCTTTTGAAAGTTTTCTAAGCATTCATCTTGAAAAGGATACAACTCAAATGGAATCGTACCTTTTAATGGATGCTGGATTCTTGCGTAGTGCTTTATAAAATACGACGGATCTTTGCCACAACGAATTATCTCGTTGACTTGTTGCTGTTTTGTTAACGTTTTTTCAGACATTATGCTAGTTCAAATATACACTTTCTTCTGTACAAAGCAGTTCTTTTTGGATTGTGAACATTAAGACCAATTATTTCAACAGATTCGCCTGAAGAAACTTCTTTAACTTTTAAAGACTGTCCAGACAGATCTTTATATTTGCTTTTAACGTTATCAACTATCGATTTCACATTTTTTACAGCTTGCTCAGACTCAAATAATTTTACTCTAAGCATTTCTCGCTCTGAAGCAAAGTTAATCACAGTCTGATAAACCAAGTGAAGTTGATTTTGACCAGCAAGCGACATTTTTGCTGAAAAACCTGAAGTCAAAGGCATGGAAGATCTACCCCATGATGTATCGATTGCTTCTCCAAGAGAACTAAGATCAATATCAGCCATTTTTTCCTCTTCAAAAACAAAGATAACTATGTATCATCACATTTAAAATTCTAAATGAATATCTAACTTTTTTTGTTCTGCTTTCAAAAGAACAATCTCTTTTTCAGGTCTCCACCCATTTTTCCATTTTTCTTGGTTGGGTCTTGCCCATAACGTCTCACAGCTTTCACAGCATCCAAAGCTTTTATAAGATTTTTCATCTTCTGAAGATCTAAAAATACATTCGCAGACTGGACAAATCAATGGTACAATTTCTCTTGCAATTTTTGGTTTGATCACGTAGTAACCTGAACATTCTTTAATCAATCTTTCGTGCGAATAATCTTTCCACGTCATGTGACAACCACCTTAGAATCTTTTTCTTGCTTGGTTATTTCGATAATATGATCTGCCATATCTTTTATTCCATCCACATGGGTAATCATCAAAATTGTCTTAAAATACCTCTTCAGGCTATTGAGCAATCTACTACATGCTTCCACTCCAGATTCGTCTAACGTTCCAAATCCTTCGTCGATTATAAACATATCCAATTTTGGAAGAGTTGAAATATTAACTAAGGCTACTCTAATTGCAATTGATGAGATAGTTTTTTCCATTCCTGAACATAGCTCAATTATCCTCCTGCTGTCTCCATAGTTGATGTATATTTCCGTAGAGTCTGTTTCATCATCATTTTCAAGTTCTACTGTAAAATCTACGATACCTTGTAAAATTTTTGAAATCTCTTGATTGATGACAGGAAGCTGAGTTTTCGTGATCATTAAAGGAAGACCTTTTTTTGAAAAGGCATCGCATATCATTTCCGTCGATTTCATCTCACGAATCAAACTCTCTCTAGAATCTTTTTCAGATTTCAATTTTTCTAGATCAGATAAAGCTCTTCCATGCTGAGTCGCTAATCGTATCTTTTCATCGTCATGATCTCTAGCAATACTAGATAATTCTTCTAATTTTGAACGTAAGGCAACAACCTCATAATTTTCATTATTTTTTAAAGCCTTTTGAATGTCAACTAACTTGGTCTTTGCTTCTTTTAAGTTCTCTAAACAAATCTCGCAGGAAGATTTGCACTTTTCAATTTCTGTTTCTTTCTTAGAGATTTCCAATTTGATGTTAGACAATAAACCAACAGCTTTTTCATATTTAGAGATTTTTGAAATTATGGAATTTTTATCTAACAAATTTAAAGAGTTGATTGCCTTGTCAAGAGATGCTTTTATATTGGCTTCTTTTTCTTTTTGATTTTGAAATTTTGACTTATCTAAGTGAGCATCTTTGATGAATTTGCAAGTGGGGTATTCATCACCACAAGGGACTTCATCCAACAACGCAAGAGATTTTTGTTGTTGTTTTAAAGTAGCAGTTTCTAACTCGTAAGAATGTTTTAGACTTGTGATAGATTTTTCGATAGAATCTATTGCGGTAAGTTTGGTTTTAAGTTCATCAATGTCTTCACTTTCAATAAAAGAATTGACAGTTTCAAGTTTTGAAGTTAAAGATGATATTTCTGCTTTTAATGAATCGATATAAGAAGAACATTCTTGCGCTTGCTTTTCTAGCGAAGAAACTTTTTTCTCTTGAGCTTCAAGCTGAATTTTTGTTACTGGCTTTAGATCTTTATGCAAAGACAGCTTGTACTTGACGTCCGTTAGCAAATTTTGAGTATCAGATATTTTGATCTGCAGATCTTCAATCTTTTTTTGAAGGTCTATACAAAGATCTTCTCCTTGTTTCTTCAAGGCATCCCAATCTTTTTCTGGGTAATTCTTTAACCTTGCTTTAAATCCATTTAGCTCTTTGTTGCAATTTTCGTACATTTTATCAAAGACATCTAAATCTAGAAATCTAGACAACAATGATCTTCTTTTGGCTGATGATAATGCAATGAATGCGTTGGTTTCTCCTTGTGCAGAAAAAGAAGTCAGCAAGAAGTCATCAGGAGATCCTAACAACGATCTAATGATCTTTTCAGTGTCTGTTCTTTGCTCGCCGCCTAGATCTTCTGCTTCATCGTCATTAATCTTAAAAAGGTTAAGAGCTGTTGAAGCACTTACTCCGCCTTTTTTATTCAGCTGTTTTGTCGTTTGCCTTTCTACAACATAAGATTTACCGTTGTGTTCAAATATTGCCCTGGATGAACAGTAAGGCTTTCTTACGTTACAAACGTAAATGTTCTTCATGGATCCTCTATCGGTCGTGTTGAATAAAGAATACATGATTGTGCCTATAATCGAAGATTTTCCAATCCTGTTGGGACCAAAAATTCCTACTATTCCATTCAAGTTTGAAAAATCTATCTCATTGCCTTCGCCATAAGCAAAAATGTTATCCCATTTCAACTGTTTAAGAGACCATGAAGATCCTCTAGCTAAATCATCCGTCGTTGTGACCAAAGAAAGATACTTTTTTACATCATTTTCTACCGCTTCCCAGTTTACGTTAGAATATTTGTTTTCTTTTGCATAAGAACGCAAAAGAGATAAGATCACTTCATTAGATCTAATATCAGATTTCTCTATTACAACATCTGACGTTGAGATTTTTTTCGTCTCTACTTTACAGTCTGTTTTAAAAGTAACTTCCGTTGCTTGAAATGTAGTTTTCAGTTGATTAGAAATCGTCTGAATGTCACCTTGTGACATTGGTACGTTAGATCTAATACGAAATCTTGACTGCTTTGGATAAAGCAAAGCTTCGTTGATTAACTTTTCATGATTCTCTTGCCAATCAATCGTTACGTAAGGCTTAACATTAGGAAGTTGACAAAACTTAACATCCCAGTTGGATGCTGAACCAATATCCCAAAGCAAATATCCATGATCTAACTCTTCTGCGTAGTTTTGCTGAATGGGTGTACCTGGAAATCCTATCCAAGGCTTTCCATCTCTGTAGGCTAACATTTGTCGTTTGTGTATGTCACCTAGAAATACAAAGTCATATTCATTGAAAAAATCAGTGCTGATGCCTTCTGTTATGTCCCATCCTGTTTCCGTTACGCATCCTCTTACTGATCCATGGAAACACGCGATGTTGATCATTCCTGGGACTGGTTTTACATCTTTCCAACCTTCTTCGTCAAAGAGACTAAAAACACACCAATTGTATCCAGGAGAAAATTCGTAAGTACCACTTTTCTTGTAGAGCTTTATCCGATCATTTTTCATTGCATCAACAATCGGAGAAACTGCGTCTTGCCTAGAAAGATTAGTTAGGTTACCATCATGGTTACCCAATATGATGTGCACCACTGCAACTTCAGACATGGCATTTAGCCACCACGTTAGTTGGTTGATGTATTCAGGAGAAATTCCTGATGTTTTTGTATGAAAGATATCACCACCAATGAAGATGTGGTCGACGCGGCTCTTCTTACAGTCATTTATAAAAGCAGAAAATATCTCTCGATATTCATCATGTCGACTAAGCCCACGCCAGTGCACGTCTGCTGTATGCGCAATTCGTAGCATTATCTAAATGTAACGTAGATAATGCGTATGTTCATATCTCATGCTCCGCTGACAATTTTTCGAACGTCAGCAAATCCTTTTGCTAGTTCGATGCCTTTCACTGTTGTTGCAGTTCCTTCAACAAATCCTAACAAGGATGCACCAGCCTTGAGAGCGCCTGCTAGTCCTTGAAAAGCAAAATATATCAATAAAGCCTTATAGATTAATTCTGCTGTTTTTTGCTCTGATTTCGAAGATTTATATCTTTCGTAAGATAAAACTTCTTTTTCACCAGCCGTATGAAATCCTTTTTCAGCTAAAAACTTATATACGAAATATGAAAGTTTGCTAGGGATTACAAATTTTATAAATTTTTGCTCAAAAGCGTGAGTAACATGTTCAGCTTTTTCAAAGATTGAAGCTAATTTTTCAGCTTTCAAATAGACAGCCAGCTTAGTTAACCCTTTAAATAACAAAGGTAAACCTCCGATGATCGCTAATCCAATACCTGCTCCAGTTATTATTCCTGCTTCGTGTAAGTTTTTTCTTTGTTTGACGTAAGAATTATCGGACAATACAACATACATTTCTTTTAATTCTTTTGCTTTTGCGTAGATAGGACCAGATAATTCTTCTTCAGCAGAAGCAAGAGGATTTTCTTTACTGAGAGACTGAGCTAGCTTTAACGTTTCATCTAACTCTATTGATTCTCCTGTCGACTTCTTTCCTTCTTCGAGTGCATTGACGATTGTCAATATCTCTGGAGGGATCGTCTGCATCATGTTTATCTTTTCAGAGATAACGTTTGCCCACTTGTCTGCTGCTTCCTTAAATCTATTAGTAACTGCAACTGACAATTTTTTTATTGCATCTTTAGCAGAATCTAAAAATCCTTCTTCAAGGAGCTGTTGAATTGCTATTTCTTCTTGGATTATTTCTCTAATCCTGGCTTCTGTAATTACGTGCTTTCTCACAATAACTAATTATCACTAAAATGCAAAACTTACTGCAGTAGCTTTTTTTAACTTTCTACTAAAGTTATCGTCCCAGCTAATTTGCTTTGCTTCTTTTAACGCTTCTTCAAATTCGATTTTAGACATGCTACCTGGGTCTCCCCACGGACGAACATCAACTACGATGACGTCTACATTATATTCCTGCAACTTTTTCGCTATTTTAGGAGTCTTTTTGTCCCACATGTCTCCATCTAAAGATAACGCAATTGGTGTGTTGTGTAGTAAGATTTTATTAAAGATTTCGTGTCTCTCGTCAAGATCCGATCCTAATATTGCAGTAGAGTTTTCTGGGCACTTTACTAGATCGAATGAACCTTCTACTAGCACCAATCTCTTTGACCAATCTATGTTTAGATCGTTAAAGACGATAGGATTTTTATCTACGTCTGGGCTATCATACTTTGGCTTTTTGTCCTTATCGATCGCTCTAGCTACAAAAAAATTTAAATTTCCTTGCGCATCAAATGAAGGCATGATGATTCTTCTCTTCCATCTAGGCTCATCAGAAACTCCTAGTTTGAAGTACCAAGCATCTCTGTCAGTAAGTCCTCGAGAGTACACATAGCGCCAGGCGGCCTTTACGTCAGGATCCATACTATTTGCTAACGTCAAAAGCCTAAAATCTTTTGGAAGTTCGAGCTTTTGTTTTTCTTCTTTTTCACCAGTAACCAGATGAAAAGAGTTATCGAACAGTCCAAACAACTCTTTGAATTCTGCTAGTTGATTTTGAGTTCCAAATTTTCTTATTAGAGGAACTATGGTACGAGACTTCCACCCACAAACCCAACAATGATTTGCGGTGGTGTCAGTGCGAATAGAAAGTTTCTTTTTCGTTGGATCTGCCGAGGCGCATATTGGACAACGAACGTCAAAGTTGATACCGTTGGAAGATATACGCCCCTTACCAAAAACAGATTCAAAAAAATTAATGCTATCGGAGACCGAACGAATGGCCACGATAGCATCGTAATACTTGTAGAGTTATATGTTCAATTATTTGCCAGGCAGATCGAATAAACCGCCGCCATAATCTGGTGCGTCTTGTTCAATTTCTCTTTGGTTGGAAATCTGTGCAAGGACCGCCTTTAGATTAACCTGTTGAGAACCTTGTCCTCCAAATTTTTCAGGGCTTCCCTTTCCGGATTTTTCTACGATCTCTACGACTTTCATTAAGGCATCTTCTGCTTGACGTAAAGCGTCATAAAAAACCTTTTGTTCCTCTTCAGGACCTTCTGACAATCTTTTGACTTCTTCTTTTATGATTTTACGTAATTGCGAAGGGGTAATCTTCATGTGAAATACTCCTTTGGGATGTAACTAATTATATTATAGTTAAGAAATATCATTTACAAAAATTATAAGAGACATGCAGCTCGAGCTATTACATATGCATCTGTAGCATCACGGCTCCAATCGACGGGTTGACCATTTTTCTTCTTCGGCCAATCCACATGCTTCAGGTCGTTTTCAGACATGTGTTTGAAGACCTGCTCCTTACCATTCATTCCGGCGATAGATGTTCGTTGCATCTTTATTCCGCATAGTTTTCTGGCGTGCGAGGATGAGATGTAGGTTGGGTCCACCTGAAATATTCTTCTACCGATATAAGAAACTATACCATTAAACCTCATGAGGGTGGTGATGGTTGTTGCTGATGACATTCCTTTTTGAAATCCCAACAACGGTTCCTCAAGAGCGAATACGACTGGTGCTAGTTTCTGTCGATGGAATATGTCTGATAAAACTGATTCAATAACATCAGACTTCTCCCAAAATGTTTTACACTTCTTGAACTCTACTTTGTCGAGGAGAAGGATGTGAGAACCCTTGTCATCAGGTTGAACATCTTTATCTATAACGCAAACACCTGTCACTGAAGTTGAAACGTCAAGACCTAAAACAATTTTTGACACATCTGATTATCATCATCAGGTGACATCAGGTAAAATCTTTTTATAAGATTCCCATATCTTTTAATTCTAATTCAGTAAGAATTAAGAAAGAGGCATTGTTGATCATGCACCACTGTTGTGCCGCTGCCGATTTTTTCTTGACGGCCGAGGAATCTAACTTCCTTTTTTGTTTGATCTCCACGACGAGTAGATCGCCATTTTTCATCTTCACAAAAAAATCAGGATAGTACTTTCGAATTTTTCCTGAAGACTTATTAGAGATGTATTTGATAACGATCTTTTCGTAAGACCAAGATTCTACGTTCGGGTCAGCATCTAAATACTCCATGTACTTTTGCTCCCATCCTGAACGAAATTTACACTCGCCAGCCAGAGGAGAATTATGAGTACCTCTATGATACCTTCCTTTTTTCTTTCTCTTTTTTACTGTCATGAACTAGATCTGTTACCAATCGTATTTCACTCTGAAAGCTATCTTATCAGAGTGTCGTTTCATGATGGGCTGTGCAAGCTGAGTTTTCATGATCACGTTTAGATTATCATCATGAAAATTTATGCCTGAAATATACACGAAGTCAGAGTCATATTCATTAGGATTCAGCGTGGATGGAACCTTCACGAATGTGGGATTTGAAGATGAATTTAGATGATTGACTGGTGCTGACATGTCTAACTTCAAAACGTGAATGTTTTGTTCACCTTTAAATGAAACTTCAAAGTTTTCCTTACCAAAGAAGTACAGATGCGGACTCTTTATTGCAATGATTCCTTCATTGTAATAGATTGTTCCTACAGTGTTCCACTTGCAAGTAGGCGAATCGCTATCTGCTCTATACAACCCTCCGTTGCCGTTGTCTCTAATGGTAATCTTCATTTCTCCGTTAGAGCCTGAAAGAGAAACATCTTTTATCATGAAACTGCCGGGTAAAATACTCATCCCATAGTACAGATTGCTGATATCAAAGAAAGTTACTTGATTAGAGCTAGAATCTCCTGTTCTTTGATATATCGTCAATGGAGCATTTTCTTGAAGACCTTGTCCTGATTGTCCTGCATAAATTGCTTTGTTGGTATTTCTCAAATAATTCTTGTAAGCAGGCCCACCAGATGAAGCGGGATTTTCAGGCGTGACGCCGATCGTCTCTTTTATGAAGAAATCTGGGTCTTTTTCTGCTTTATTAGTAGATTCAGAATCTTCAAAAGAGGTGTTAAACACTAATGAAGATGTCAAAAGCATGTTATTAAGGCTGATAAATCCAGGAGTGAAGTTATCTAAATCATCTGAATAGAGGTTTTGCAATTCTTCATTCTTAAGCAAATCGTAATCAGGATAGAAATTTCCATCATCACATGGCATGATCAACAAGTTTCTTTTTCTGACCATAGGTTGATCGTAAAGAAATTCATTCGCTGATCTAGCTGTCGTTGTGCTGTTTAATGCTGATGCTGAAAGGTGATGTTGCCTAGGAAAGTTGTTGGTGGCAAAATCTTTTAAAAAGTTTTCAGTGTTGATGTAATGGCCTGCCACACCAAATGCCATTGCAATGTTGAATGGATCAGCCGTGGTTCCATCGACTTCAATAAAAGGAGTTTGTAGTATTCCTCCCCACGTATTTACGAATTTTCTAACAGGCGTTGCTTCGACAAAGAAAGGAGGAACATAAAAAGCCACTCTAGAATCAATGCTTGAAGGACCTATCGAGCTAGAAACTTGTAAGTCGGCTTCTGACATATAGTAGTTTTTTATTGATAAATCATGGACCTCTGCTCTAAGAGGGTGATTAAAAGCATATTTGTCAGGTTCATCTACGCCCGTCGCTGGATCTAGTTCTAACAGACCTTCTCTGTTAGACGTGTCTCTTGCAAAAAAACTTTTAAGAGTATTAAACCCACTATTACTGCCTTCGTAATAATTTCCGATGCACAAAACATCTGGATTTGTTGGATCGGTTCCGTTGTCTGGAAATACCAACGGAGCTATTGTTCCGGAAGGAACTACAAAGTAACCTTTGTCAACTCCGTCAACATTGAATGAACCGGTACCTGCATTAATTTCACTTGTACCCCACCTGACGACAACATGATGCCATTTATTAAATGTCAATGCATTGTCCTGAGACTCAAATACTAAATTATTTGGGTAAGAACCTTGCGTAGCAATTGATGGAGGAATATCGGCGCTGTGACTTAGCTGTAACAGCATCTTAAACCCCAGGGGTCGTCCTCGACCATCTTTTAAGCTACCTGACACCAAAGATAACGCATACGTTGATGAAAGATGAAAAATGGTTCCTGCTTTAAATCCTTCATCTATATTGTTATATCTGGGATTTATGTAAAAATCAAAACTGATGGCTCCACTTGGCATGTAAGCGCCGTAGGAGTAACCTTCGTGGATTGTCCCATTGTCATAGTTAGGATACAACAGGACCGATGAAGATGGGATATCGGAAGAAGAAAAAAAATTTAAAGAATTATAGTTAACATAAGCCCAGTGAGATGATGGGTATGCACCTCTGTAATAAGAAGATAAGTTCTCTTTTATCACCATCTTTCGCACTGTATTCGAAGTGAAGTTAAAAGAAGGTGTGAATCTTATTACGTCAAGAACTTTTTTCTTCTTTGCAGATACTCCCTGATCATTTACAAAATTTAAAAAAGATTCGACTGCATTTTTTACATCTATTGAGCCTGTCGTCGAATTCTTTTTACTTTTTATCTGTTGCTTTATTCCCTGTATCGTCGAAGCGATGTCAACGTCATTGTGTGTCGCTTCAATGAAGGAAGATAAAGGCGCTGTCTCTTTTTCTATTTTTGATCTGCGCGCAAAAACGTGAACGGATCCCGTGACGCCACTTGAGCTTGAAGAATAATATCTACTAGGATTAGTGGCGACAGTGATGCTTTGAAAGTCGGTCGGGTTTACTTTGTATATTGACATTCACGCTTCAACTCGTTAAGGATCAGAAATCTAGACGTACTCTAAAGGTCAAGTCTCTTTCTGGACTCTTCTCTACTGGTCTACTTAACTTAGCAACTGCGAGCAAGTTATCATTCGGATCATAAAGCCCAACCGACGTCACGAAAGTGAAAGTCTGTTGCGTGTCTTCTTGCCCCGAATCAATTACAACTATTCTGTTTTGTGAATCTGTAAAAGTAGGATTCGAAGAATAGTTGAACTCATCAGCCGCTGCTCTGCAAAAGACTAACGTGCTGTTAATATTTGTCGTGTTTTGAAAAGTAATTGCCGTCTGCGATCCCGAACTAAATCTGGTGGCACAAATGTGATCTACTACATTGTCAATAGAAGCTGAAACTATAAAGTCAGGAATAAATTTAGAGATTCCTGAAGTTTCGGTCCCAGGTCCACCTAACACAGCCAATCCTGTTGGAGACATGGCATCAATATTTCCAGACACGAATTGGCTAGCTGATGTGATCTTTTCTAGATCCATCACGGCAATTCCTCTGTCATAGAACAGCAGACCGACAGTTCTATTCGTGTCAGCGGCATCAACTATGTTGCCTAATTGACCACCAAACTCAGTTAGTTTGTTGGTGGAAGCTCCGATATCAGTGTAAATCGACATTCCAATCTCTGATGTTTTATAAAGATTAGGAATGTTAGGAGCTCCGTCGTATCTGCAAAGAGAAGCTGATTGAAAGAATCTCATTGCAAATGATTCTCTCTTTATCGCATCACGAGCGAATAATCTCTTAAATGCTATAAAGAACGCGGCATCAATTTTATCATTTGCGCTAACTGATCCATATGGAGCGACAAATTGAGAATTAGCATCTCCTAACAAAAGTTGCGCAAACTGACGATAGTTGTCAAGCTTTTCTCTCATCATCAATGAAGATGAAGGAAAAATTTCTTTTCCTGCGGAATCTACTGATGATAAAGAAGATGAAGTAATATCCGAGTTGGGATAAATTCCAACAGTACAGTCAAAAACAGGGTTAGCCGTTTGTAACGTAAAATCTTGATCATAGACGGTTTGAAATAATGAAGACGTAATTCCGGGACCAACACCTCCAGTTACGAAAACTTGATATTTTCTTCTTGAAGTTGATCCGCTGATGTCTTCTTGAATTACGTCAATCAATTGACTTAAAAAAGAACGAGCAGTTTTTACGTCTGATGGATCTAAGTTTTTATAGGTGGCCATATATTTCTTTTTTCAACGTTTGAGTTCAACGGCTATGTCTTTCACAGCGCCTGATTGCATACCTGTCACGCGAACATAGGTCTTTATTGTATTTTTTTGTGTACCTGTTCCGTACACATCAAATACAGTTTGCGTTAAAGATTTTGCATTAACAGTAAACATTAAAGTAGATCCAGCTATGCTATTAGTTCCTGATTTGGTAAGAGTATAATACGCTCTTTGCTGATTGTCTATATTGTTTGGAGATTTGTTACCAGAATCTACCAACAAGAACAAATTTGGTACGTCAACAATAAAAGTTTGATCTCTTAATTCGACATCAATCAACGTTTCATTCAGCACTGTCTGTTCTAAATTAATCTTAGAAGATGTAGCTTTTCCAGAAGTAGACACGGTGTATAAGGTTATAACACTTCCAGATGAAGCTGCATCTCCAGTGTATGTGAAGCTCGGTAATCTAACTAAATTAGGATTAGATACACTTATGAGCCTATATTTCTGAGAATGAGCTTGATTCGTTAATGCTTCAAAAATAGGAGTGTTTTTTTCGATTTTTTCTCTGCCTACCGTTCTACCGTATTTTTGTATAATGCTGTAGTTTACTTCATCATCTCCCAGAGCGAACTTAGTCAAAGTAAAATCGCCATTATTTCTTGACAAAAATTGTCGGCCCGTGTCCGTTAAAACAGCATCAAGGATGATGTTATTGGTCGAATGATCAAGAAAACCCATAATTCCTCTACTCTTAAATCTACACGTAAGTATTAGTTAGTTAAATATTGCTTTCCTTTATTTGCCAAGAATTGATTAACGCCTATCGAAAATCTTTCAAGTTAATAGTGAGTTGCGTAGAAGCTTGATTCTCTATGTTTATAAAATTTATCTTGTATCTTCCATTTTCTGTCACGACTACATCAGTTTTGACGTTATCGTTGTTGACGGAATAACAGGTTGGTGTGAAATAAACATGCATCGTATTTTTGTTGCTTGTTTTTACTGAATCCAAGAATAGATCTTTTTCAAGATACATGTTAGGATAACTCTTAGGAGCATTTTGAGTAGAAACTAATCTTATTATTAGTTTATTTGCATATTGATCAAATTTCACTTGAAACTGTTCAGAGTAATTGGAGCTAATTCCGTGAGCATCTACAGACGCAACTGCGTAAATGTACTCTGAATTCTTAAAAAAATCATCATCATAATAAGAAGATTCTGGATTTGGTGTAACTATTTCTACCAACTTTTGATCAATCTTTTTTTCATCATCTGGGAATTTGATAGATGCATCGTTAAAGTCAAAAACTTTTAATAACTCAAATGGGTGTTCCAGATTTTTTCTTCTAAATACTTGAAATTTTTTGATGTCCATTTGCGAATTTACTGGGAATGACCAGCAAATTAATAAACTTCCTCTAACACCAGTTCCGGGTATAATGCTGTTCGAGATATGATCAAATTCTGCGGTTACAGGATTTATCCTGTCAAAATCCCAAACAAACTTTAATCCTGTAGGCGGAGGAGGAGCTATATCCTCTGTCGTTTCTACATAAGAAATCACAGGTTTTGAACTGATCAAAGAGCTGATCATCGATATTCCTAGTCCGACGTTATCGACAGCGGCAAAGGTTGCTTCCATTATTGATTTAACTTGGTAAATGTAGACAGTACCATACCGTACATCAAAATCTGCATAGCTAGTTGATCTTGGATCCTCTATAATAATTGGATTAAAATCTCTTTGGGTTCCATCGGGGAAGATTTCTGTTTTTTCTATAACATAACCAACAAGCTTGTAGGTGGTTGGAACATTCGCATCATCCGCTGAAGATACTACATTGATATATTGTACGTTCGTCTTAAATTCATCTTCGGTCAGGTCAAAATTGCTGTTGCTATTTCTTTTATTACCAACCGAATTTTTTAATTTTTTAAAAGAGTCCTTGTTTAAATTCAATGAATCATTGGATGCTCTTTGAACCAAGTCGTATAGCAAATTATTACTAATCTGCATGTTGGTCGAAACATTCTTTAAACTATTCAAGTAGTTGTTTATTGTTTTTTTACCATCATTTTTTTTATAGATAGTGTTAGAAATGTATTCTTGCTGGCTTAGCACATTTCCTACTACTTTTTCATTAGAACTTCCTACCAAATTTTTTACAGACTGTACAGACTTTGAAGAATCAATTTCTTCAGTATCATGAAGCAGCATTGAAGCATTTTTAAAAATCGAAGCAGTCTGTTTGTCTATTTCATTATTTTTTAAATTTACAGCAGTGTAATAGCTGGTAGCAAACTGACTTTCTGACACAATCTTGTCAAAATTTTGAGCAATTATGTCGTTCTCTTCTCCAGATTCTATGTAAGGTATCTTTTTAGGACCTTTGAATGTAATTTTTACGTACCTTGGGAATTTTCTGCTACCATAATCCAAATAAGATTCTGCTAACTCAGTACGTGGTTTAGAGATGATATTTTGCGATAAATTCATATTTTTTATCGCGTCATCGGTTAAGATATCTTTGTCTCTGACAGCTTCATTAGGAACATAATAATTGTAAACAAATTCTGTCTTCAACTCAGTGACTTCAGGTACGTCTACTGAATAGATGATTCTTGTCGGTATTGATTTTATTCCCATGTTCGTTTCTCTTTATAGCTTACCAACGCTTTTTTTCGTTATGGATTTTTTGTCTTGTTGCTTTCTTGCTGATTCCTGCGCATTTTCGCTCTTTTGAATTGAAGTTAACAATTTTGGATCCGCAACAAAAGGCTCTGCATGAGTTTCTACGACCGCAAAAAAAGCGTCTAGGGATGGATTTTCAAAAGATTTATCTACATCAACATAGACATTGGGATTACTTTTTTGTTTAATAGATTTTGCAGTTTTTATTAAAAATTCTAATTTAGAAGAACTACTTTGGGTTGATGTTGATTTTTCATAATCTATTTCAAACTCAGGATCGAATATAATGTTAAAGACTCTATCAAATTTTTTAGGCTGAACCAAGTTCTTAATATACAAATCTTGTCTTGGAATCAAAACATCTGCAACTATCAAATTTTTTAAAGCTTCATTCTTTATCTTCGGTATCTTATTGAGACCAGAAGAATTTAAAACAGATTTTCCTGCATTTCCTAATCCTTTAGATAAAGAGTTAGAAGATTTAGAATCTTTAGTGGTCGAAGTAGAACTTTGCAAATTCTTAGTTACGTCATCGTTAGTTGAATTACCAGCTTCAGCAAGAGCATCTGCTTCTATATTCGATAGATTAAATTGAACATCTCCAACATCAAAACCTGTCAAGATTTTTATGTAATTTTCCAAAAGAAAACTAGTTATGTGATTTTCTATAATTTCATTTTTTTCTCTTGATGTTAGAAAATTATATTCTTCTCCAAAAGAGCTGGTTTTATCGTCCCAATACGTAGATGCTCCTGTGTCTATCAAGTTCAAGCTTGTAAATAAAGAGTAATTTCTAGTTGGAATTGCATTAGCTATGTCACTGATTCCTCTCACGTCTGTGTTGATTGGCTTTACTGATGAATAAACACGAGTTGGAAATCTAGAAGCTTCAAACAAAAATTCCTTTGGTTTATACACAATATCACTATTAAAGACGTCTATCTTATAGATTAAGATCTTTATAATATCATTATGTTTATTACTGTCAGCCATCAAGGGATTTTTTAACAAACCTTTAAGCAACCCTTGCGGAATTCCAATTGTGGCAATTTTTTTATTGTATCCTTTTGTCTCAGTGAATTCTGAGTCTGAAAAGAATCTTTGTAAAACTGATACCATTTGTGGAGAATAATGCAAGCTTTTAAGATACTTGGTCGCTAAGATCATATCAGGATCAGTTTCTTCCGTCGAAAAGTTTTCAGTAAAAGTTTGAAAATTTTGATACACATCTTCTACTGATGAGAGCAACATCATAAGTTGTTGCTCTCTCATCAAAATTGACAACTTTTCAGTAGTTTCCAGATATCCTAGCAAATAAGCTATTGCTTCTTTATTGAATTTGTTAATCGTGTTGTATATCGTTTGAATTTTTCCATTCAAGGTATCCAAAAAATTGGTTACAGAAAATATCATTGAAGTCAAAGTTTTCATTTCGTCTTCAATTATGGAGATAATTTCTTGTTGGCCTATAGAATGATTTGTTGGATTAGAATCAACATATACGACAAGTTCGTAAAAGGAAGCTCCTACGCTTACGAGAAATTTTTTGTCTTCAGGGGTTAATGAAAAATTTCCATTGGCCGTTGAAAGATTTATGCCATTTGAGTATGGCGTTAAAAAATCTTGAAATGCATTAGTAGCAGCAAAATTGTTGTCTGAGAATTTCTTGACTAACGAGCAAATAACAGTAAAAGCTAGCACAATTATTGTATTAATGTTTAATTCAGAGAAAATAGTGTTATTGGTAGAACTTGAAGTCGCATAGTTAGAGAATGCAGCCTTGATATCTTTTATTATGTTAACAATTGAAAGAAATAACTTGTTACTTCTTAGAGAATTTCCTAAATCTGCAGTGTTATCATATTTGCAAGGAATTCTATTGATTATATTTTTGCTTTCGTAATTAGCTGTCAATGATGTTTTAAGAACTTCTGCAGTCTTTTGAAAGATATCATTATAATTGCTCACGCCAAAAAAAGCTGAAAATGCGGCGCGGTCGGCGATTATTTGAGATAATAACTCAGGAGGAACGTTTTTGGATTCATTAATCAAGAGCATCTTTAGATTTTCATCATTATTACCTGCGTTAACAGAATCTTCCACTAATTCAATCAAAGAAATTAATAGAGAAGCTCTTAGTTCTCTACCAAAATCACTGTTTTCTCCAGCTTTTGCTAAAATAGCAACTATTCCCCTGTCTTTTTGAGCAAATATCTCAAGATCTGATTCTCTATCGGCAAAATCATACGTTTTAGAGTTTCCTTCTCCATCGACAAGAACATTAAGAATATTTTTAGCAAAAGTTGCTGGATTAAAGGATGTAAATGAAGGTTTTTGAGAACTGTCATTTTTCATGGTCTCAAACATGCTGTCATCTATCGGCAAAAATCCAAAGTTTGAAATAATTTCAAAAAAGCCAGAATCTAATCTTTCAATTTCTCTAGAAATTTCAAACATTCTAGATAGATTTATGCTATTTTGAGATATGTTATTGAATAGCGCTTGTGAATCAAAAAAATAACGACCTCCAGGAACCAATGTTGTAGACATGTTAGAAGATTCATTCTCTTCAAGAGTTAACACTATTTTAGAGCTATCTTCTACATGTCTAGAGTAAGTAAGATCAAATAAAGAAAATGAATTTACGTTAACATTTTTACTGGGTGCCTGAAAAACATCAAAACCGCCTGGGTCTTGTCCAAATATTTTTTCAATGTAATTTGTAGAGTTAACGACTCCTGTCCCAGTTGAACGAAAATTTCTTAAAAATTGGAAGTTTTGATCGAAACAAGCAGAATGTCTCAACTCTTTTGACAACAAGTGAATCAATACAGGAGCTATATAATTTTCGCTTTTTAAATTATTGTTAAGAGCTGTATCTATTTCTAACATAGATACTTTTAAATTAGAAGCAAGAGATGTTAAGTCGGAATTTAACTTCTGTTGATTTACTTTTTGATCTTTTACTCCTGTTGGAATTTCGAAAGAAACTCCAAGATTTTTTAAGTCTTTTTGTGCTTGCTCTAATTTTTTTTGTTCTGAATCAGTAAGAGAAGTTTGAAAAGTGGGAGCAATCACTAAATTTGAAGGTACATTAGCATTTTTTTGAATACTACTTAATGATATCCTGTTTTTTCCACCATCGAGAGGAGGAATCTGCCCTTTAATAGATGACTGCTTTTCTTCAAGCGGATTTACATTCAAAGACTTCTTTGAGTGAGTTTTTATTAATTTTGCTAATTCACCTACACACATCAACCATAGCTTTGTAGAAGAATAATTTTTTGCAGTTGAAGGCGTAGAGATGATAGCATCTGCCAGAGATGTTTCTAGGGTTAATGTTTCAGGTAGCTTTTCTGCTATGGCATCTAAATCTTCTTTTTTAGTTTTTCTTTGCGAGCCTTCAAACATTCTAGAAACAAACTCAGTTGGAGAAAATCTGTATATTGAGTTGTGAGAATTAATGTTCTTGTTGGCTGTTGCTAACATTTTAAGAATGTTATTGAGTTCGCTCAATCTGTTTCTCAAAATGGAAATTTGTTGTTTGAACTGTTTGTTGTTGTCTTTTATTAACTTCTTATTTTTTTCTGAGTTCATGGCAGATTGAGTTGAAGCATCAATCTGCCTTAATGTTTCTACGTATAGATCGAATAATTCTCCATATGCAGTCTTTGTTTGAGAATCAGTCAAGATAGGAGAAAAATTAGTTAGCGCAATCATTTCAGGTCTGTCTTCTGAAAGATTTGCTAGTTCTTCATATTTTGTTAACTTACGTTTATGAGAATTTGTAGAAGTTGCAGACGGATCAGAAGACGGATCTAGGTCTTTTTTTGGTATATAAACGGTAGATGTTTTTCTAGAGTTGTTTGAATCAGAACTAACAACTCTTGTTTGCATGTTTCCTGACTTAAGAAACGTTCCATTGCTTGACTTAGGGAATCTAAACATCTTTGATCCTTCTTTAATTTATTGCGCTTTTAATTTGCCTGTTCTATTAAAATCTTAGAAGATTCTACAGTATTACCTGAAGTATAATCTAAATAAACGGGCGTCAAAAGGTAAGAAACAAGTCCTATATCATCTTTTGTTAAGTTATGAATAAAATTATGCAAATCAGAAAAGCTAGCCGACTTGCCCACCAAGGTTCTAACGTCATCAGTTGTTTTCATTACAAGTATATGATCAATTAAATTAGGATCTCCATCAATTTTCCAAGTTAGATAATTTTTGCTATTCGTTTGTCTAATTGAAAGACCATTTATCCGCGGATTTTTATTGGCAAATGAGATAGGAACTTCATAACTAATTCCAAGCATACCTTTCATCATCTCTGGTCTTGGGTCGTTTTTTATAAAGTGATCTGATACAACATTTCCTTTTAACAAGGTCGCTGGATGGTGGTGTTTTTGTGGGGTTATTTTGTAACTTTTCTTTGTTTCAGTATCAACCATGTCGATGACTTTGTCAACGACGGTATTTGGATCTCTGACCAACGGATATATTATGTACTTGTAAGATTGGCCGATTTCTACTGTCTTTATTCCTCTTTTACCTGATTCTATAGAATCAGAAAAAGTAGAATCATTGGAAATGATTCCCATGTCATCGACATCGCCCGTTAACGTGTTGTATCTGGTTATGCTGAATGCTATTAATTCAGAAAGCGTGCTTCTACCTACGGGATCTGAAATCTGCAATTGATCCAACATAGTCCTCAGCATCTTGGTTTGATCATCAACTACGTTAGCAGCCACAGAAAATTGAACGTCTATGGTATTTCCACTGTTAGAAACAGTTAACGGTTTAGATATAACAACGTTTAGCGGAGTTCCAACGGGCGGAATATACTCTAGACAAGCAGAATAATTTGATGGTATTTCATCTCCCATTTCGGTAATTAAAATCGTCTTAAATTCGTAAAGGTTATATGGGATTAAATTTTTTACAATTAATCTAGAGCTGTTTTGTTTATCAGAAAAATTAAAATTATTTACAACTTCAAAGTTTTTCTTTCCAGTGGTTGCGTTTCTTACTAAGAGTTTAGCGGCGACGACGTCTGGCAAATAATCGTTATGTGCTGTTATCTCTATTCCTTCTCCTCCTTGTTTCGATAAGGAAGGAATAATGATTAATTTTCTTTCATTTACTCTAGGATTATCTCTTATCACCACATCAGTAAATTCATAAGATTGAATTTTTGTTATCCCGTTAAAAGGCACAAATCGAAAAATCGCTATGTTGTCTTTTAAATTAATAATGTTGAAACTAGCTTCTCCTTCTTTCGTTGTAACAGGAACAGAAGCTAGTTTTACATATTTCTCTCTTAAATTTCCATTGTTTATTGTTCGTTTATACACCGAAACAAAATTAGCGTTTGCATCCAATTGTTTTATTTTGAAAGTGATGTTTTGATTTGTCTTTGAAAATCTAACAAGAGGCGGAGTCGTAGGACGAAAAAGATTCGAAATGTAAGACTGTATGTTTAGATCTTTTTCTATTTTTTCGATAACCTTGACTTCTTTAACGCCAGATTTTTTTGTTGTTGACTTTAGAAGTTCGAAGCTGACCAAAACCGTAGACTGATCTTTTGCAACTGATTCTTTTATGTTAATTTCAGTATCTATCAAAATTTTATCGTCAAAAATATCTTGAATAGATGCAAAAAAATCTTTTTTTGTTTCAAGATTTCTTTGACCCTCAAAAAGATGAGCATTAAGTAATTTTGTTTTTATGTCTCCTGCATATTCTTCTGTTTTTTGTTTTCTAGAAGTTCCTGAAGATGCATTATGAATTGATAAAGATCTATCTGAGAGTTGAGTTATCTGAGATGGCGAATTTTCTTTATTGAAGATTAGCTTTAGTCTTTCATTCTTGACATTAACGAATGTAGAAAGATTGTTTTTCAACAATGTATCATTGTCTTTTATTTCTACAGAGTTATGCCCTACTTGAGCTTCTAAAATGGAGTTCTTTGAAAAATTATTTATTTCGTTTTTTGCTAAGAACACTAGCTTGGATTTTTTTAATCCTTTAAGCTCGCTTATGTCGTCACCATTTTTTAGAGCATTTAAGATTTGGTTGTTTACTCTTGAACCAATATCAGATTCTTTGACCAGTATTATAGAATCTTTCTCTTCTTTGTTTGAATTGACAATGTTTATCTTTTGCATTAAGATATTTTCTACTAACTTTTTAGTATCAACTGATCCTACTTTAGTAGATTGAGTAATGCTATTTTTTGTTTTGTTTTTCTTTTTTACTGTGATTCTAACTAACAACGCATTCTCTTGCGTGACTTTTATTTGAGAAACCTTGTAAGTAAATTTAAACTTTAAACATGAATCAATACGTTGGCTTTTAAAATCAGAACTAGAAGAAGCTGGTGGTCCTGTAATTTCTACCAACTCGGCAAAATTATCATCTATTTCTAATAATCCTTTTACGTTATTTGCTGGATTAAAGTACATAACAGTTATTTACCTTTGCTATTCAAAAACCACTGTAAAAAGTCTAACGAACGTGTTAGTACCATTATCATCCAACAACACTTTTCCTACGAAAAATGCTTGTTTCATCTTATTTTTGTAACGATAAGATCCGTAATCTATCACGTCTAGTTTTTTCATTTCTTCTTCGTTCACTTCAAAGAATTGAGAAACTAATTTGTTATTTAAAGACGTCGGATCAAAAACTATAGTTTTTTTGTATCCTAATTTTTCAAAGTTTGCTAAATCGTCTTCTAGTTGAACAAAATTATACTTTTCAGCTTGATTTAAAGGTTGATAATCGCCGATCTTGTTAGATTCGATTATTTCTTTTGAAGATTTGTCCACCAAATCGTTTTGCACCTTGTTTATTGGCGGCAAAAATTTGAAATTTAATACATTACTTAGTAGCTTATCGTTGAATAAACTTGGTATGTCATTCAAGTTTTTTTCATAAAATTGCGGGCTAGAAATTGGATTGTCTTTCAATATCTTAAATTCTATCTCGTTATTTCCAATACCAAATCCATCATCTTCAAACAAATAATCTCTAGTTCCTAAGACATAAAGCTTTTTGTAGTTATCTATTGAAGAGTTCAACAAGCTCTCTGCTGTTGAAGCAAACTGAGAGCCTGTCAAATAAACAGTCTCTTCTCTAGAAGAACCTTCAAAGACTTGATTAATGACTTTTTTGGATAATTTTCCATTCAATACGTCAATTTCGTTAGCGTTTTTGAACGGTTTTAATTTTCCTGAATCATCTGCTTCAAAAGTGATTTGATCTTGAGGTAAATGACATTGCTCAAAATACAATCTTTTGGTTACATCAGCAGATCCGCTAACGACATCCGCACTATAAAAAGTGGAACTATCAGTAAAGCTGATGTATTCTATCTTTAATTTTCCATCAGCAATTTGCTTCCTGCCTTCCAACGTAACGATGGTATCCATGATACGTTTTCGGCTGTCTAATATACCACTCATAGCAATAAATTATGTTTGATGTCATTATATGCAACCAAACAATTTACAATATTTGAGAAGCCAATGTAGCAAGTTCGCTTCTTTCTCCTTTTAGCATAGTAACGTGTCCAGCTATATCATACTCTTTAAATTTTTCAATTGCGTATGTTAAACCGCATGTGTATGCATCAACATGCACATTGTCGATCTGCTCAATATCTCCAGTAAGAACTATTTTTGTTCCGTCTCCTACTCTGGTTATAATCGTCTTTAATTCATGCATAGTAAGATTTTGCGCTTCATCAATGACTATAAAAGAATTAGGTATAGATCTTCCTCTGATGAAGGTGATCGCTTCAATCTCAATTAACCCTTTTTCTTGCATTAAAGACAAATACGCGTTGCTATCGGTCTTGTTCCACCCGCTATCTGCTTTTGTTCCGCCTCTGACTTTTGCTGCGTTGCCTCTCTTACTTCCCATTAAGAAATTTAAATTGTCTTTGATAGGAGATATCCAGGGTTCCATTTTTTCCTGTAAAGTTCCAGGCAAAAATCCGATATCTTTTCCTACGGGTTGAACTGGCTTAGTTACTATCAACTTTGAATATCTGGCTACTTCTGGACTTCCTATTCCTTTTAGCTGTTCTAATGCTGCGGCTAACGCTAATAGGGTTTTTCCACTTCCACTTAACCCGACCAAGGTTAAAAGTTTAACGTCAGGATCAAAAAGCAAATCTAAAGAAAATGCTTGTTCTTTGTTTCTAGGTTTTAACCCAAAAACACTTTCAAACTTCTCGATTGGAACAAGTGTTTTAACTCCGTCAACAACTTTTAACTTCGTTATTGCTGATTTTACTGTCTTTTCGTTCTCTACGTGCTTGATTATGACGACTTGGTTTGGATATCTGACTTGAGGAACATCGATTACTAATTTTTCCTGATGATAAAAATTGTCTATTTCATCTTCAGATAGCTCTACAACTTCTACTCCTTTGTAAAAAGTTTTTGGATCATTAGTAATTCTTAATTTCAAATAATCTTCAGATACTATTCCTAAAGCATCACACTTAATTCTTACGTTAATATCTTTAGAAACCAGTATGTAATCTCTTGGTAATCCTAACATTAAGCTTATGATTACGTTGTCTGCCTTCGTTGGATCTAGTTCTACTGGTAGTTTTTCTTTTACAACTGTAGAATCAACTGATACTACTCGTAAAATTCCGCCTTCAGGCAATGCAACTCCGTCTATCAAACTATCATTAGATGATCTCATACCATCCAACGTTCTGCTCACGCTTCTGGCGTTGTGTCCTACTTCATCCATTCTGCTTTTATGGTGGTCTAATTCCTCTAAAACCACCATTGGAATAATGACATCATTATCTTGAAATGAAAATATAGCATTAGGATCGCTTAAAAGAACGTTCGTGTCAAGGACGTATGTTTTTTTCATGTTGATTTCAATATCTTCTTTGAACAATGTACCTTTTTTTGCCTAAAGTATAAACAAATTCTAATGACAAAAGGCAAAAGTTTACCAATACTAAAACAATCAGCTACTTGCTTTGAGACGCATGCTAAATACAACGTCAACTGCAATAAAGACAGCTGCAAAAATTACATGAATGATAAAAATAATCAAAACTGTGTAATCATTGCAGCTCAAAAAGGACCATATACCCTACAAAATATAGGAAAAATATATGGATTGACAAGAATGAGAATTTGTCAAATAGAAAAAAACATCATTCAAAAGTTAAAGTTTCAGCTGTTGTTTGATAATGATTTCTTTTGAAATAATTGCTTTTTCTTTTGCTTTTCTGACTGTTCATCAACACTTTTATCAGTTGAAAAATTAACTTCCACTTTTTCTTTAATAATTGTGGATGTAGTGTCAGCTTCTTTTTCTTTTAAGGAAGCATCAGTAGTAATGGTAACTTTTTCGTTTTCAACGTTAGGACTAACGTCCATAATTTCGGTATGCTTTTCTTGCTTTAGAGTTTCCACCTTGGCGGATTCTTCTTGCGTCGGTACAAAAACAAAACCTGGTTTAAGATCTTTCTTCTTTTCTAAAGAAGCATTCTTAAGCTTTCCATCTTTAGACAAAGATCTATGGGATTTTTTTGGATCTAATCCCAAGTTTAAGATATCTGCTAGGACTGCTCTAGGTGCTGGCATTTTTTCCTCTTATTCAATTAAAATTTGAATATTAATTCAAACGGGTGCTTCAGCACCCGTTTAATAATTATTCACTTTGAATCTTTTGAACTTTTTTCAAAAGCAATCGTTGTTTTCACCATGTCGGATGCTTTTGTCTTTAATTCTCTTAATCCTTTTCTAACTCTGACGCCTGCCGCCGCGACGCCTCTAGCTGACTTTGCAACGTCATGTTCAAGAGATTCAACTAAAGATTTAACTTCATTCCATTTTGCTAAAACTTCATTATCGGACATTTGATTGTTACCTCCAGAATTAATATACGGAATCACGTTTGCAGGTAAATATCTTAAAAAATTTTAAATGTCTCGTCAAATAACGTTCTGTTCATTCGAAAAAACTTTTCCCAATCAGAATCTAATATGTAAGAGATTGCATGGTCACTTTCATTCCTAATTGATCTACCTAAAGATTGGATTATTGATTTGGCTGTCATATAAGGATACCAAAACTTGTTTTTTTCCATTCTCTTTTTTACGACCAAGTCTCCTAGATAAGGGAAAGGAATCTTGCATATAATTTGAAAACGACTTAAATCATCATGTAAGTCTACTCCTTCCATCATAGAAGGGCTGACTAATACAGTTGGATCTTTGCTATTGACATGAAACTTTAGCATTTCTTCTCTATTGCTTGAATCATGAAGCACTAACCTATTAGAATCTACATTCTCTTTGATGTATTTTGCTACTTTGAAATTAGTACAATGAATGATTCCTTTTTCTTGAGGATGCTTTTCTAGCAACAATTTTACAACTTCTACCATTTTTGGTAGCGTAGAATCAATCGTCGATTTTGACATAGATCCTACAGGCAAAAAATGAACAGGTCTGTTTTCTACAGGAAATGGAGAAGGTATAGAAAGATAAGAAACATCTTTCTCTTCGATGCCTATAGATCGAGAAAAAATCTCTTTGTTGACAATTGTTGCAGACATTAGCAACACTCTATTTCCTAATCTAAAAAAACTTGAATATGCATAAGGTGAAACATCAATTGGTTTAAATTCGAATTTTTTACCTGCCTTCTTGTTATCGTATGAAGGTAAAGCTACGTTCATGATCCAATTTTCAGGTTTATAGACTTCTGTAAATCGATTGATTTTACACACATGTTTATCTAAAATCTCATATTGCTTTGAAAAATTGCCATATCCTTCAATATCATTACTAAGTTTTTCTAGAGCCTTTTCTACTTCTTTAATATGTTTCAACAAAGCTTTTTTGTAAGTTGAATTAATCCATTCAAAAATAGCAGATTGAGATTCTGATTTTGGAGACTTACACTTTAGAATGTCTCTAGCAAATTTTTCTGAAAAAGTAATCTCAATGAATTTTCCGAGCTCAGTTTCAGCATTGTGAGCTTCGTCTACGATAAGCATAGCTCTAGGTTCTAATTTCCCTGCATAAGTAGATTCTGCAAGAAGATAAGGAAAATTAGTAACAGCGATAGAAGAATCTATAAATTCTTGCTTTTCTATAGAATACTTGCAATTAGTTTTACAGTTTTTTTGAAAATCAGTTCCATTTAACTGTTTTCCTAAATTCATCAAGATTCTTTTAGATTCAGCGCACGTTTGATCTGAATAAAAAGAACACATATAGTTGCTGGAAGATTTTATAGATTTGACAAGGTTCTTCCCACAACTTGGGCCAAAGTCTCTTAGATACTGCTCTTGAAGAATTTTTTGCGTTGTAACCACGTAAGAACCAACCAAACGATCACCATTCTCTCCAATTGAAATCGGAGCATGATTTTCCATGTATCTAGCAATTGTAATTCCTGTTGCGGATTTACCCACGCCAGTGCCTAGCTCTAAGATTACATACTTCTTATTTTCGTTTAAGAAAGAGTTTAAAGCAAAGTTAATTGCGACTTCTTGCTCTTTGCGAATCTTATCGAATGGAAAATACATTTTCCAATCTTCAATAGAGATTTTTTTCATAAATGATAATCGTCTGAGGATTTATTCTCCCCAGACGATCATAAAGCAAACTATCGATCAATTACAAAATTTATGCACCAATAATTTTATCCACGATGCCTAATTTGATTGCTTCTTCAGGAGTCACATAAAAATCATGTCCAGATTTCATGATTTTTTCGACTTGCTCCTTTGTCATGTTGGATTCTTTTTGAAGAGATGAAACCATCAATTCTTGCAACCTTTTGAATTCGTTAGTTTCACTCATAGATTCAAAAACGTTACCGTAAAAACCACCTGATATAGGATGCATCATAAGTCTTGCTGATGACCCGATTAAACGTTTACCTTTCACACCAGAAGCTAATAGTAGCACGCCTGCTGACATTACTTTGCCCAACGCTATGGTATGGACAGGACATGGCAAAAATCTGATGGTATCATAAAGCGAAAACATTTCATCTACAGATCCTCCGTAAGTAGAAACCACTAGATGAATTGGTTTGTGGTTTTGATTTGCTAAATACAAGAGCTGATAGATTACTGCGGAAATTGATTGTTCGCTGACCCCTCCGTATAATACTACGATTCTAGAATCTTCTCCATGTTTTGGATGAGGGAGCAAAGCTGCTAATTCAGCTTCATCATGATCGCCGGTTTTATTTTTTGTTGTAAACGGAGTTTTTACGTTAATTGATCTTCCCATCATCGCTCCTTGAGACAAAAATATCGTCTCCTGCAATTTCTTTAATCACTTCTGTCAGGTCTTTTACATATTCTATATTCTCTAATTCAAGAGAAAGTAAATAAATAAGGAACATTTGTTGCCTTTGCGTAAGACCTACATTCAAAATTTCTTTTACGATCTTTCGACATTCTTCATTTTCCTCTGCTAATTTTTCAGAAGAAAGCTTACCAAAAGTTTGCATATTACTCACCTAATGTTTCTTTTCTTATGTGAGAATCTACTTTGAACAATGAATCGCCTAAAATTCTAACGTATTTTATAATTTTATCTTCTTTTTCTACGTCAGTAGATAATACGACAATTTCTCCCCATCTTTTATTCTCAACAACGTATTGAGCAAACTCCCAAGTAGGTAAATCACAATTGTGTCTATCTAATATCGAAGATAAGCTTTTGTTCATGGAAGATCTAATGTCGTCTATAGTCATAATAGAACTCATTGCATCTTTTCCACTCATTATTTCCGAAGAGCATATGTCAACAACCTTGTGAACCACTCCGCAGTTATTACATTGAGAAAATTTAGGTTTTATTTGACCTTCAAATACTTCAGAAAAAACCACAAAACAATGAGGAGCAGGATTTGCAGTGTTTTTCATTTGCGGCAAAATGCATCTACATTTTATTAGATGCTTTTGTCCAAAAGATTCTTTTAAGCTTGTTCCAGAATCCTGGATTTGGGCTTTTCTTTTCTTCATGATCTACTATTTTTTTTTCTTTGGCTGTTCTTCAGTCATGTTTGATAAAGCATTTAAGAAATTATTGTGGCCTTTATTGAATCCTTCATTAACTGACGCATCAATAAGCCCTAAAATAGCAGGTAGTAAGCTTTCATTTACGTCAATTTGCTTTGTGTTGACAGCCGTGACTAAATTTCTCTTGGCGATTTCTTTTGTAACTTCAAAAAAATCCCAAGTTAATTTGCTTACTTTATTCTTGTTTAACATAAGTAAGATATAATTTATTACATGAGTGAAGTAAACAAAGTTAATGAAGATATCGTAGCGTTAAAAATCGCTTTATTAGAATCTAAGGTTCTAAAAGAGATATCTGAAAAAGAAAAAAAACAATTTATAAAATTCGCTGGAGCTGTTAATAAACAATCAAAAATATATCTGGATGCTTTAACCAGCGAAGGTATAAGTTCTACTGCCATCAAAGGTTTTTTAGAAAAAGCTCGAGACAAACAATTTGAGTATCTAGAAAAAATTCAATCAGGTTCTTTAAAACCTAAGGATGAAGCGGCAGCAATAGAAGGCATAAAAAAACTACAAAGAATTTTTGTGGGATTTCATAATGTAATAAAAGATATTTCAGAGGCAGGAGCATCTATAAGAGATTATGAAGATATTCTAAAAAAAGAATTAGAAGACAGTAAAACCGGTAACAGAGTTAGCAAAAAGATGACAGAACTTTTTCCTAATGAATATAAAAAGTTCAAATCTGCTTTAACTTCTTCTTTTAATTCTGAAATTAAAGTTCTTAATCCTGAAAAGCTAGAAATTCCTTTTGATATAACTCGTCTAGTTGATGAGTTTGTAAACATGCCAGTTAAGTCATTAAACGCTTTTGCAGGAAAAGTACAAGAAAGTGAACCGCCAGCTCCACCAACACCCCCTGGTGGTCCACCAACACCTGCCACACCTGATGTAAAGATTAAAGATATCTTTAAGGGAGCAAACGAACAAGATATAAGAAAGTTTAATGAAAAATTCAAAGAAAAATTTGGGTTTGAACTTTCTGATAAAGATGATCTAGCTGCAATACTTGCTAGTATGACATAATGGCAGAGTTATGTATTACTGCACCTAATGAACTTAATTTTTCAAAAAACAATTTAGAATATAAATTAGAAGAGACATAAGATCCATAAGGTTTAGAATCATTTAATACTCCAAATTCTATCATAGATTTTATCGACCTAAGACAATAGTCAATTGATTGTCTTTTTACAACAAAATCGTTAGTATCTGGAAGTCTAATGAGTACATTATTGGAAGATAAAGATCTTATTCTATCTTCGTAAATTTCTTCTACATTTTTTGATTCTTCTCTTTTAGACAATAAGAATTTTATATGAGAATTAACATCAGATTTTGATGCTTGATTCTTTATGCAAATTGAATTAACATAAATAGAAATTTCATCTATTTTTTTTGCATCATCTATAGAAATGTTAGAAATTAGCTGGCCTAAATTGCTAGAAAACAAAGATGTAGAACAAGCTATTGAGATGTCGTTAAGCTTATTTATACCTTCTAGATTAAACTCTACTACGATAGGATAAACTTCAATAACTCCTCTAATTTTATTAACTTTTATCGTATTTAGTACTTCTTCATGAAGTCCTCTAGTTATTAAGACTACAGGATGCTTTGTTACACTTGCACCTTCAAGCAATAAATTAATTTCAGAAACAGATTCAACAAATCCATCAATAACAATGATTTTAGGATTTGCTATTTTGATAGGTTTTTCTTCAAAAGTTTTTACTTTAAATGTGAAACCATCAATCACTTCAATCGAAGCAAAATTATTACTGGATTTTTCTACAGATATTCTACCGCCAAATCCAGCTAAAAGCACGGCATCAAATAACATTTTGTTCAGAAAGTCATCGTCTTTAGTTTGAGAAACAATTATATTTTTTAAATCATTCAAAGTAGCTTTATTTGAAGCTTTATCTAGATTGTTTAAATCAGAACTTACAATTTTATGTAATGTTAAGTCAAACCCTCCAGGAGATATTTTTTCTGATAAAATGCAGTGTTCTACTATCAACCTATGAATAGCTAATTTTAGCTGATTAGAATATTTTAAATTAAAAATTCCTTGAAATGAAGTTTTAATCAAAACTTGATCTTTTTCAAGGAATAATACTTTTTCTGTATTTGAAAAATTTCTTAAATCATTACAGACTTCTTTAAATGATTCAAGTATTTCTTTTTTTAGAAAAATTGCCACAAAATCAATGTAGCCAATTATTTGTTTAATGTTCAAATAATTTGAACATGAGAATTGATGTAAGCATGTATTATCTTACCAATAGCACCTAAGATTGCTGTACCTACTGCAATTGAAAGCCATCTAGTAAAAGCTGCTTGTTTTTGGTACCAAGACTGTAATTCTTTAATTACCTCAGAATGTTGATTTATAATCTTTGCAAGATTTTCATCATTGAGCTCTTCTTTTTGAGCTAATTTTTCTTCATGAATTTTCCAGCTTTGTATGGAATGTAGTTGTTCTTCCAACTCTTCAACTCTTTCAATTTCAGCTGAACTATTTTCAACGTTTTTTATTCTTGCGTATAAACCATTATCAGGATCATATAAGACTTCTCTTATCTCATCGACTTTCACAACCAACTGCGTTTGCGATTGCTCTATTTTTTCAATTTTGTACATTAAATTAGAGAAGCCACCATTCATAGCAGGAGCCGATAAGATTCTTTTTTGCATCTCTAAAATCTGCTGTCTATTGCTTTCAATAGCATCCAACGTCTTTTTTGTTTCAATGCTGTCAGGAGAATCTTTGATGTCAAGATGTTTATCAGGAAAATTTGGAGAACTTACTTGAGTGTTAGATTTTTTTCTCGACATATACATCCTCCTAAACGTTATTATTTTTTCTAAGATTAAGATTTATAATTTACTAAATCTTAGTTCTAAATCTATAAATTTAGATCAATTTACTTATAGAATTAATTATAATTCTTCAGAGAATTTAAAGAGGTAAATCTTGCAAACATTCAATAAAAGCGTATTCGAAAATAGTTCTAGACCTCTCATCATCCCTGATGAAGTTAAGGTTATTTTTGTAGCTGATCTTTTTTCAGAAGATTATGTCGGCGGAGCAGAACTAACCACGCAGGCTTTGATTGATGAATGTCCTTTGCCTTACATGAAAATTCGTTCAAAAGAGCTGACTATGCATTTGTTAGCTCAAGGAACCAATAAGTTTTGGATCTTTGGCAATTTTGCTCAAATGAACATGGAACTAGTTCCAAGCATAATTGGAAATTTGAATTATTCTATTTTAGAATATGATTACAAATATTGCAAGTACAGATCTCCTGAAAAACATTCTGAGAAAACCGGATCTCCATGTGATTGTCACAACCAATTCAATGGAAAATTAATTTCTGCTTTTTATTATGGAGCAAAAGTTCTATGGTGGATGTCAGAGGCGCAAAAAGATCGTTATCATAGAATGTTCCCATTTTTATCTGAAAAAGATAATGTTGTCTTATCAAGCGTATTTTCGAAAAAAACTCTAGGTACCATCAAGTGGCTCAGAGAAGCTGTTTCTTTATCAACATCAGATCGAAAAAGGTGGATAGTCTTAGGATCAGAATCATGGGTAAAAGGAGCTCAAGCTGCAGAAAAGTGGTGCTTAGACAACAAAGTAGAATATGAAGTTGTCTGGAATGTAGCTTACGAAGTCATGTTGGAAAAGTTAGCTAATGCAGAAGGTTTTGTATATCTTCCAGCAGGCGCTGATACCTGCCCAAGAATGGTCATAGAAGCGAAGCTTCTGGGATGCAAACTTCATTTGAATGAAAACGTACAACATAAAAATGAAGATTGGTTCTCTACAAATAACGTTGAAGAGATTGAAGAGTACTTATTTGGAGCGCCAACTCTATTTTGGAATTACATAAAAAAGATGATGGAATATCGTCCTAATATCAGCGGATATGTGACGGTTTATAATGCATTGTCTCAAGAATATCCATTTATACAGTGTGTTAAGTCTATGCTTCCTTTTTGTGAGGAGGTTTGTATTGTTGATGGAGGTTCTACAGACGGCACTTGGGAGAAGCTTCAAGAATTGTCATCTACTGAAACAAAGATCAAACTGAAACAAGTGATAAGAGATTGGAGTCATCCTAGATTTGCTGTTTTTGACGGAATGCAAAAAGCCGAAGCAAGATCCATGTGCACAGGAGATTTTTGTTGGCAAATGGATTCAGACGAAATAGTGCATGAAGAAGATTGTGAAAAAATATTAAATTTATGTGCTAAGTTCCCAACTAGCGTAGATATTATATCATTGCCAGTTGTTGAATATTGGGGAGGCCCTGAGAAAGTTAGAGCCGATGTTCTTCCTTGGAAGTGGAGATTAAGTAAAAATAAGAAAAATATCACTCACGGAATACCTTTAGATGCTCGTCGAACTGATGAAAATGGAAATCTTTATGCGGCTTATGGAGATGGATGTGACATGATAGATTCATCATCTTACGAAAGAATACCTCACGTAACTTTTTACACTTCTGAAGTTGATGATGTTCGTAATAAAGCTGTTTTAGGAGATCCTGACGCAATAAAAAATTATCAAGAGTGGTTCAATAAAGTCGTTGATAATTTACCTGGTGTGTTTCATTATAGTTGGTTTGATTTGAATAGAAAGATTAAGCTTTACAAAAAATATTGGACCAAACATTGGGAATCTTTGTCAGGAAAATCTTATGAAGACACAGCAGAATCAAATATGATGTTTGATGTCCCTTGGTCGCAAGTAACAGATGAAATGATAGCTTCTAAAGCTACTGAACTTTCGGAAAGTTTAGGCGGTTGGATTTGGCATAAAAAATGGGATGGTAAGACAAAAACTTATCATATTGTTGTGAACAAATCTCAGCCCAAAATTATGTTATAATCTAATGCAAAATAGATTCGTTTTTGTTGCTCCAATGTATAACGCATCCGAGACCTTGCCTCGGATGCTTCATTCTATTTGTGGTCAATCATATGAAAATTGGCGAGTAATTTTGATCGATGACGTATCTTCAGACGAACATGTTAGAAAATGTAAAAAAATAGAAAATGATTTTTCTAACATGTTAGATCAAGCTTACAAGAAAAAAATTGATTTTGTATGGAATGTTGAAAAAAAATGGGAAGTAGCTAATGTATTAACAGGAATATCTAAGTGCGATGACAATGATATTGTTTGTAGAATAGATGCAGATGATTGGTTGACAGATCTTGATGCGTTATCTATCATTAACCATGCGTATGTTGAAACAGGTTGCGAAGCTCTTTGGACAGCTCATCGATGGAGTTTTTCTGATAAAAATATTAGCAACACTATGCCTAACGACGCAGATGTTTACGCTTATCCTTGGGTTTCAAGTCATCTAAAAACGTTTAGAAAAATTTTAATAAATGAAGTAAAAGATGAAAACTTTAGAGGAGAGGACGGCAACTATATAAGAAGAGCAGGAGATCAAGCGATTTACTTACCAGTTCTTCATAAGTCTAAAAAAAGGCTATTTTTGCCTCGTATAATGTATCATTATACCATTAAAGATGTTCCTGAGACGTATCAAACAGATGACGCTAAATTTCAAAGAGATGAAGCTGTATTTTTAAGAAAACGTGGGTTTGTAAAATGAAAAAGCAAAATTTTCATGATTCTATTACTAAGCTGTTAGTGGAAAGACTTTCAAAAAGAAAGAATCAAATTTTAAATAAAGCAACTTGCATAGAGATTTATAACGATGTATTTTTTACATTGTCTGAAGTGATAAAAACGGCTGCAACCCCTCTATCAAATGAATCAGTTAATTTTCTAGCTCAAATGTACTATGATTCTATAAACATAAACGAGACCCAAGAATTAGATCCCAACATCTTTACGCAAAGAGCTAGTTTAAAAAATATTGAAACTAAAGAAATTGCTTTAATGGCCGTTATGCTAAATGGTACTGAATTTGCCACACCTTTTATTTCAGAGGTAAAACGAAGATCGTGAAAATACATTTAGACAATGTGAATATGGGATCTAATTCAGGTCCAAATTCTTTTGCAAAGAGATTTGCAAAAGGTCTTATAGAATCTGGGCATGAGGTAGAAATTTATGATGGAAGAAATTCAGATGTTTCTTTGGTTTTTATTGAACCTAGCGGTAGACCCTTGGCAAAGAAAGTCGTTCAAAGACTTGATGGAATTTGGTTTTCTCCATCTGAATTTCACGTAAAAAACTTCAATATAAAATCATTATATCAAAAAGCTGATGGCGTGATCTGGCAATCTGAATTTGATAAGAATATGGCGTCGAAATGGTGGGGAATTCCAAAAAATGGAAAGATCATATTGAATGGCATAAATGCTGAACCCGTTAAACAGTTTAAAATTTCTTCATTAGAACAAATTAGACAAAAGTATGAAATGCTTTTTGTCTGTTCAGCAAATTGGCACTCACAAAAAAGGCTTGAATCTAACGTTGAGTTATTCAAGCATTTACAAAGTTTTTATAGTTCAGCCGCGCTCATAGTGATGGGTTCAAATCCAAAAATGATTCCTGATGTAGACATATTCTACACAGGACCTCAACCTCATGAAGTTTGTCTAGAAGTATTCTCTGCTTCAAATTGGATGATTCACCTTGCTTGGTTAGATCATTGTCCTAATACGGTGGTAGAATCTTTATCTCAATTTACTCCTGTTATTTGTTCGGAGCAAGGAGGCACAAAAGAACTAGTTAAGAATTTTGGAGTGATTTTAAAAGAGAATCAACCATATGATTACGAACTAGTCAACTATGATAATCCTCCAAAAATAGACGTGAGCCAAATAAAAGAAAAACTTCCAGACCTAAAAGACAAAAAGCCTGACACAGACGTCTCAATGAATAGAGTCATGAATGATTATCTAACATTTTTTAAAGAACTATTATGAAAATAGCCATAAATAGAAAGCCAATAGACGGACCTTGGGGCGGCGGAAACAATTTTGTTAGAGCAGTATATGCAACTGTTCCTTCTGGCATAACCATTACTAATAATCTGTCAGAAGATGTTGATTCCATATTTCTAATGGATCCTAGAAAAGAAAATGGAATGTTTGACGCAAATGACGTCTACAAATTTGTGTCTTCTGTTAAAAAAATTCCAGTTGTTCAAAGAATCAATGAATGTGATGCTAGAAAAGGTACTGAACACATGGATAGTTTGCTCTTACAATGTAGCATCTTAAATACAAAAACAATTTTTGTTAGTAACTGGATGAAAGATTACTTCAATAAAAAAGGGTGGAATTGTAAGAAACAATACGTTGTGCACAACGGAGTAGATGACACTTTCATTGAAAATAGAAAGAACAACTCATATACTCGTTCAGATAATAAACTCAAAGTAGTAACTCATCATTGGTCTAACAATTCTTTAAAGGGATTTGACGTATACGAGTTTATTGATTATTTGACCACGAAAGAAAGAAATATTGAATTTACTTACATCGGAAGAGAAAGAGGTACCTTTAACAATACAAAAATAATTCCTCCAATTCACGGAGAAGAGTTAGCAAAAGAGTTAGCAAAACATGATGTTTATATAAGTGGATCAAGACATGACCCAGGACCTAATCATGTTTTAGAATCTATTGCTGTAGGTTTGCCAACATACGTTCATGTTGAAGGTGGCGGATCTGTAGAATTCGCAGGCATAGATCATGTCTATAAGAATTTTTTTGAAATTGAAAAGTTGTTGCTTAGCAGAGATTTGAAGAATAATTCTTATGATATTTTAAGATGGTCCGATTCAATGAAACATTTTTGGAATATAATTTTTCAATGAATAAGGTGTTTGTCTTACCTCCATCTGAGGATTGGATAGTCGATAGATTTGTCAAAGAATGGAATGAAGATAATTCAGACATAAGTGTTAATCACCCAAAAGACGCAAATGTAGTTTGGTTATTAGCTGATTGGGCTTGGCAAAATCTGTATCAATCAGGTTGGTTAAACGGGAAAAAAGTTTTGACCACCGTTCACCACATTGTTCCTGAAAAATTTAATTCTTTAGCTTATCAAGAATTTATGTTTAGAGATAAGTTAACGACAGCGTATCACGTTTACAATGAACAGACTAAAGACTTTATAAGTAGATTAACAAAAAAAGAAGTATTCGTGGTACCATATTGGGCAAATCAAAAGATATGGAAAGCAACTGGAAGTAAAAACGATTTAAGAAAAAAATATAATTTGCCGTTGAATTCATACTTGATAGGATCTTTTCAAAGAGACACAGAAGGATCTGATTTGATAAGTCCTAAATTAGAAAAAGGTCCAGATTTGCTGGCCGATTATCTAGAAAAAGTCGTTAAAAAGAATCCTGACTTGCATGTTGTTTTGGCTGGATGGAGAAGACAGTATATAATCTCTAGACTAAAAAAATCTGGAATACCATTCACATATGTCGAACGACCACCTCACGATGTAATAAACGAGTTATATCAAACTCTTGATTTATATCCTGTGACAGCAAGGTGTGAAGGAGGTCCTCAATCTTTGATAGAATGTGGATTATTAAATGTTCCAGTAGTTTCAAGAAACATAGGAATAGCTACTCAAGTTCTTCCTCTTCATTCTATTCAAGACGATGTTAGCTTAGCTATTCCTTCAATCCCCAACGTTGAATCCTGGAAATTACCACAAGGATATCAAGGATATAGAAATTTAATATCCATTATTTGAAGAGTAGATAAGGAGGCAAATATGTCAATTACTATTGCAGTTACAACTTTTAATAGACTAAAGTATGCTAAGTCTCTTTTAAAGTCTTTAGAAAATGTAAAAAGCAACAATCAAATTATTGTTATTGATAATTGTAGCACTGAAAAAGGTTTGCAAGATTATCTTTTTAATCTTAAAAAATCTAATTTGATAGACGATTTATTTTTGAGAGATCCCAAAGAAAGAAATTGGGTAAATGATGAATACGTCGCTAAGAACATGATCATCGAGACCGCAAAAAATGATGTGATTTTATTCTTACAAGATGATTTGCAATTGATTGTTAATAATGAAGTTTTTGAAAAAACAGTTCAAGATTTTGTCAACTTTGATGAGGCGAAAGCATTAGAAGTAAATGCTGTTAGAAACTCGACTGTATCAAACAGGTATGATGCTGATAGATGTGAAGTTTTTAAGCTTGAAAATTACAAATATTACAAACCAACAGATAATCATTTCCCTACGATGGGATTTTTCAAAAAAGAAGTCTTTGACTTAATCGGAAAGTACCCAGTCGATTGGCCTCAGACTCAAGATTATTGGGGAAGATCAGAAGACTGGTACGACAATGAAGTAAAATTGAAGTTAAAAGATCAAACGAACTATTCTAGCTGGGTTCCACTGTTCGCCCCAGTATGGAATGATCCTAGAGGAGGATACGCTTTCATTAGAGGCAATAAGAGATATGGTTATTATTTAGATGCTCCATCTGCTTCTGGTATGTACTATGAAAGATTGTCTGATGAACAATATCAACAAAAGCAAAATTCTAGGATTCCATTAGGGTTTACTGATGTCTGTAAATCAGACGGGTGGGAATACAAAGTGGTTAATAAAGACCAGGTAAAATATCCACAAAATAAAATTCTTTTAGAAGGACCTGAAGAGGAATTTTGATGAACGTCTTAATATTTCCTACAGATGATAGAAGTGGACTAGCTTCTATGATCTACCACTATTCAAAATTGGGACATAAGGTTTTTGTTCCTAAAAAAGGAACTCTTGGTCTAAACTGGCAAAGAATAGCAACTTGGCCTGCTATGCTTTGTAAATCTTTTGAAGACAAAACAAAAAGAAATTTAGAAATTTATCCATTTGAAGAAAATTTTTCTTTTTTTGGAGAAGATTACTTTTTGAAAGATTTTAAATCTCATAATCTTTATGAAGAAGACATCTCTTGTCAAATCATAGATTTGACAAAACAAAAATGTTCAATTGATGTATTCCACACTTTACGAGGCGGCGAGAGTTCTTTATACCAATATTTCAAAATAGCTTCAGAATATTTCCCAAATGCAAAATGGGTATCTTCAACGATGAATGCTTGGGATAGTTCGCCTGGAAATTATAAAACAAGAAATGCCGCCAAATTTATTCCTGCAAACTATGAAAATAAAAATGTAGACGTAAACAACGTTAATGTCTTTTGCCTACCATTCGAAAAGTCATTACTAGATATCACGAATGTCTCTATTTCAGGTTACGAAAACGTTTCTTTTGCTTCGTTTAATCACAACTTTGAAGTAAGACAACCAGACGACTATAAGATTTTCAAAAAAATGAATTCCTTACTTAAGGAAATCAATCTTCCAGAAGTAATAAACTTTGGCGGAAACGTCCGTAGCGCAGGAGCTGACATCAGATATTCAAAAGAAAATGGCGTAACTGGTAAATTTCCTACAATCACGCCTAGGCAATCTTATAAGATTACTTCTGGATTAAAAGCGGCTGTTCATTTTAAACAGACTGATTGGGGCGGAGGAGTTTTTTATTACTGCTTAAATTCTGGAACTCCTATTATTACGACTAATAGATACGTTAATTCTTCAAATGCTTCAAAATATCTTATAGATAACATTAATTGTATTCTTGTTGATGATGCAATTAAAGCAACAAACTCGATTGAAAAATTGTTATTTGATGATTCTTACGTTAAAAAATTAAGAAATGGGATGTTAGAACTTCAAAAAGAGATTCTTAATAATTCTTATTGGGAAAATTGGGAAAATTTTATTGGAGAACTAACATGAAAGATACTTTATTTCTTTTGGTTACTTGTACGAAAGATATTACAAGATTTGAAATTTTGAATCAAGTTGTTAATAATTTGTGTAATGTATTTGATAAAAAAACGTTACATAACATGTTGGTATTTGACAACGCTTCTTCTTATACAGGTAGCGTAAAATTGCTGACAGACAACTTTAATAATGTTTATCAATCTAAACTAAACGTAGGACTTTGGAGTGCAATACATTGGTGTTTGAAAAATTATCAAACGTTAATGAGTAGAGATTACAAATATCTTTACATAATTGAATCTGATTTAATCCATTTTGATGATTCTTTAAAAAAGCTAGAGATGTGTGAGTCATTTTTAGATTCTAATGATGATGTAGGGTTTGTAAGAACAGAAGAATTTTTTGTTGCAGAAAGACATCTTTATGATAAAGGAAGTCCAAAAAAAAATTCAAGGAAATATGCATGGGTGACTCAAAATAATTTTATTCAAAACAAAAGAGTAGAGTTTCATAAGACAAATTATGAAGGAATTTATAAATGCAATTTTTTAGCAAAACTACCAGCTTTAAGTAGAATTCAAGCTATAAAAGAAGTTTTTTTAGATCTTTCTTCTTTAAAAAAATTTAGCGAAACTGATTATCAAAAGTTATACTACGATAGATACAAGATTTCAGCACTTTTAGATGGCGGAGTATTTCATTCTAAGCTAGGAAATGAAAATGTCAATGTTGTTGTAAACGGAAGCAGAAATTACAATTTAGAAATTGATTATAGACCTACTAGATCTGATACAATATCTGAAATTTCTTTAAATGATGTTACTAAACTTTGAACAGTTTTTTTTGCAAAAGTTATAATTTGAACGATGAAATATCTTATATTTGGTGGAACAGGTTCATTAGGAAAAAAATTAATTTCTAGATTTTTGATAAACGGAGATAAAATCGCAGTTTATTCTAGAGATGAAGCCAAACATTGGACCATAAAGAATGAACTTAATTCTTCTACGGATGTAGAGTTTTTTGTTGGAGACATTAGAGATTATAATCGAGTAAAAGAAGTCATACTTCATTACAAACCTGAAATCATAATTGTTGCGGCTGCTCTAAAACAAGTTGACACTTGTGAGCTTAGCCCTTTTGAAAGCGTAATGACAAATTTGTTAGGAACTCAAAATGTCGTTAAATCCGTGAAAGATATTTCTCAATCTTGGGCATCAGACTGGAAAGTTGAAAAAGTTTTATTTGTCAGTACAGACAAGGCTTGCTCTCCTGTAAATGTTTACGGAATGTGTAAAGGGATATCTGAACGTCTTGTAACTAGTCAATCAAAGAATGACTCAACTGGCGTTAAGTTTTTGTGCACTAGGTATGGAAATGTTCTAGAATCTAGAGGAAGTATAATTCCTCTTTTTAAGTATCAAGCTGAGTATTCTGAAAATTTGACAGTAACAGATCCAAACATGACTAGATTTGTTATGACTTTAGATGACAGTGTAGATCTAATTTTAGAAGCTTTAAAAAGAGGAGAGAGTGGTGAAACTTGGATCCCTAAAATACCAGCGATGAAAATAGGAGATTTGGCAGAAATTTTTTCAAGCTTATATAAAAAACCAATTAAAATAATTGGTTTGAGACCAGGCGAGAAAAAACATGAAGATCTTGTTAACGAATCTGAATCCGTCAGGACAAAAGATGTAGAAACTCACTACGTAATAGGACCTGCATATCAGTCTGGAACTAATAACAGATTCACTTACACTAGTGCCGACGATGTCATGACTAAAGAACAACTTTTTGCCAAACTTAATGAGCTTGGAATTATTGACATGTCTTTAGATAATTTTCAAGGGTTAAAGATAGAAGAGATTGCAACTAATAGAAAGAACTAAAATGAATAAACAATATCATCTTTTTAAAGTTCATATACCTGTCGATAAAGCCTTAGAAGAAATTAAGAAAGTTTTTGAGTCAGGATTTATAAATGAAGGTGTCCAAGTAACTGAACTGACAGAAAAATTAAAATTATATCTAAAATCAAAAAATTTGATATTAGTCAACAGTTGCACTTCAGCCTTAACGATGGCTCTACGTCTTTCAAACGTAACAAAAGATGATGAAGTTATTTCTACTTCTATGACCTGTGTTGCTACAAATACTCCTATTGATAATTTAGGAGCAAAAGTAGTTTGGGCCGACGTAGATCCTGAAAATGGAATGATAAATCCAGATGACGTTATCAATAAGATTACTTCAAAAACTAAAGCTGTTATTGCTGTTGCCTGGGCAGGCACGCCTCCAAGACTTAGAGAATTAAGCAAAATTTGCCAAGAAAAAAATATCAAGCTTATTTTGGATGCCGCCCATGCTTTTGGAGCATCTTACGAGAATTTACCGTTACATGACTGGTGCGATTTTGTTTGTTACAGCTTTCAAGCTATTAAACACGTCACAACAGGCGACGGTGGAGCTTTGATAAGTAAGTCTGACGAAGATTATAAACGATCTAAGTCTATGAAATGGTTTGGGTTAGATAGAGATGTAGCAAAAGATGCTTCAGGAAATTGGAAAGGCCAGCAGTGGGACGTAGATATACTTGAAGCTGGTTACAAATTTAACATGAATAATGTGTCAGCTGCAATTGGATTGTCACAGATTGAATATCTTGATAAAATTGTGACATCTCATGTAAAAAATGCTAAATTGTATAATTCTATCTTTGAACAAGAAAAGTTTTTATGCCCAGTATTAGTTCCAGAAGGATCGAACTCTACATTTTGGGTTTATACTATGAAATTAAAACATCCTAAAATTACAAGAGATCAACTATTGAAGTTGTTGAATGAATCAGGAATACATGCGGGAGTAGTACACGTTCCTAATCATGAATATACTGCATTTAAAGATCATAACGTTGATTTACCTGGCGTAGAAGAATTTTCAAAAAATCAATTTTCTTTGCCTTGTGGATGGTGGCTTGATGAAAATGACATATTGCAAATAGCAACAAAAGTGAAAGAAATTATTAATGAAAATTAATATTCATGTTACAGTCAGCGAAAATTCAATTGCTTATTTTGAATATATGCAAAAAAACTATAGTCAACTTCTTAGTAATAAGAACAAGTTAAAATTTCATGCTTACTGTTTAGATGAATATTCTTTTAACAAATTTCATAGCTCAAAATCAATAGTTTCTCATTTTGTTAACAACGAAAGAGGGACTAGAGGACATTGTGAGGCAATTAAATTAGCTCTTTCTAAAATAAAATCAAAAAATAATTCAATTAATGTGATTGCTGATTCAGATACAGTCATGTTAGTTAAAGAATGGGATAAATTACTTGTAGATGAATTATCAAAAGTTGATATTTTAGGTTCATCATATGAAGCTTATGGCGGATTTTCATCTGGTTCTGGAAACGTTCAAACTTATAAAAATAAACCAAACTTTACTTGGTTTGCTATGTCAAAAAACGTAGATTTTTCTGGCATAGACGTTACCCCTCATAAAGGATCTCATTTAGATATATCTAACGATTTAGAAGCAGAAATATATCAATTACCTATAGGCTTTCGAGTTTTAAGAGATACAGGCTGGCAAATACCTAGTTTCCTACACGAAAACAGTATTTCTTATAAAATATTGACTCACGAAAAGCCTACAAAAAACGCAAAAATAATAAAAACTAACAACGATTATCATGAAGAGTATCAATTAGATAATTTACCCTTTGTAGGACATCAAAGAGGTTCAATGAGTCATAAGTTTAAAAATTCTGAAATCTCTAGTCAATTCTATTCAGTTGTAGATTCTCATTTTTGTGAGAAAGAAGACTTGTTTTCTTTAAGAGAAGTTTGTGACGATGATCATGATTGGTTAGTAGATCTGCACAATGATCCTGAAGTCCTAAAAAATTTGACAAATCCACAACCTATTACTTTAGAATCTCATTTGAGGTGGTGGAATTCTTTACATAAAGAAAAAGAAAAAAGATATATTTTTTGCGTTAATGAAGAAAAAGTAGGCTTTTGTAAGATCTATTCGATAGATCGTAATAATAACAATTGTGTGTTAGGAGCGGACATACACAAAAATCATAGAGGAAAAGGATACGCAAAATTCATGTGGAAGCTGATGCTTCAGGTATGTTTCAACGCGTTAAATTTACATAGAGTTTCGCTGACAACAGCATCATACAACGTGGTGGGACAAAAAGTCTATAAGAATCTAGGGTTCAAAAAAGAAGGTAAACAAGTTGAATCGTTGTATAGAGAAGAAAAATATCATGATTCTATTTGTATGTATTTGTTAAGACAAGATTGGAATGATAAATGAAAATTTTTGTTGGAACCATGGAACATGGAGAGTTAGATTTTCAAACTTGTAAAGAATCAATAAAAAATCAAGTAGGCGTAGAACTGACACATTACGTTGTTTCTAATCTTCCAGAAAAAGAAGCTCATGAAAAATTATTTTCCGCGTGGAATGAAGCTAAAAAAGATCATCAACTTTTCTTGAAGGTTGATGCCGATACTGTCTTGTCTCATAATGAAGTTATAAAAAACTTTGTTGAAGTTTTTGAAAGTAACTCTAGAGTAACAGGTGCGCAAGCTTGGTTACACGATTATTTGACAGACAGCTTGATATATGGACTAACTTGCTTAAAAAACACTGTCAATGTTGCAACAAAAGTTGATAAGTTGTATCCTGATCGAGCAGACACGGGTCATGATATCGTTTTACGCGGAAATCAATTACCTGAAAAGTTAATACCTGCCGGGAAGCATTGCTGGTACTCTTCAGAATCTCAAGCATTTCATTACGGCTTTCATAGAGGTAAAAAGAACCAATCAGACATTCTTAATAAGGTCTATTCTGCTTGGGAAAAAAACGATTTTGACAGAATCAGAGGCATGTGTCTAATGGGATTTAAGTTGTCTTTATCGTACGAAAATGTTGATTATAGAGATGAAGATTTTCAAAATGCTTTTGAAATTGCTAAGAGAACTTACTCAAAAGAAAAAGTAAAAAGATGAAATTGCATGTATTGATTGACAACTTGTCTTACATTCAGTCTAACTGTTATCAACATCAGTTATTCAAAACCTTAAGTCAAGAGTGTGAATTGACCTTTAGCACAATTGATGACATATTGAAGAATAAAAAAATATCTTCAAACCATGATAGGATATTGTCATGTTTAAAGCTTAGGACAATAAACAACAACGTTCATACAATTAAGAGGTTTTTAGATAATAGAGAAATTTATATCTATGAACAGGATCCTTGGGAATCTTTCAAAGATGATTCGCAATACAAGGGTTCATATCATAAGATTTATAACGAGTTGAATGTTTTATCCTTCTTAAATACGTCGAAGTGGTGGAGCGACTTTATCAACTCTCAAGGAATAAGGTCTAAATTTGTGAAGATGTGGATGTTGCCAGAATATTGTTCTGCTGTTCCTGAATTATCTTCACGACAAATAGATTTAGGCTTTTGTGGCCAACTACATCCTTATAGGAAAAAATTCTTTGATTATCTTAAAAGTGAAGGAATTGTTGTCGAGGTGCTGAAACCTGCTCCTTACCAAGAATTTTTGCAAAATTTGTCAAATATAAAAATCTATGTGCATAATGAGCAAGTCAATTGGCAAGTGAATGGAAAAAACATCTCAGCAAATGCACTGTGGATTAAAGATGTTGAGGCCGCAGCTAGAGGTTGTATAAGCATTAGAGATTATGAAGAAGAATTAGAAAATTATGTTCCTAAAAATAATATCTCTACGATAATGACTTATGATTCATTTGAGAATGCAATTGAAGTGATAAGAAGAAACTTGAAAGAAGCGAATCAACTTCAAGACAAAATAATTGAATCAGTGAACGTAATAAAGAATGATGTTGGATGGAAAACTGTTATTAAGGCGTTAGAATAATCTTGATCATTTTTTTATTTTTTCTTATAATCTTTGTATGAAGAAACAATCTATTGCTGTTGTAGGTCAAGGGTTTGTTGGCGGCTCTCTTACTACTGTCTTTGCTGAAAGAGGATTCGACGTCTTGGTGCATGACAAGACAGGAAAAGTCTGTACTGGAGGAAAGCAACCAACAACACCAGAAGGATTACACCCGACTAATGTAAATGAGTTCGTAAAGTCATGTGAAGCATCTGAAAACTTCTCAAAAGTGTATTTTGTGTGTCTACCGACTCCGATGTATGATGACGGATCTGCGGATCTGTCTATCGTAGAAGGTGTTCTTTCGCAATTGGCAACTTTACCTGGCGAGAGAATTGCTGTAGTAAAATCCACGGTTCCTCCTGGCTCTACTGAGAGATGGAACAAGATGTTCTCGGAACAAGGCCTTCATGTAGTTTTTAATCCAGAATTTCTCACAGAGGCCAACGCTCTAGATGACATGAGAAATCAAAATCGTATTATTCTTGGTGGACCTCGCCCGTGGATTAATACCGTGAAACAAGTTTTTCAAACAGCGTTTCCAAAAGTTCCACTCATCAAAACTTCGTCAACGACAGCTGAGATGGTGAAATATGTCACTAATAACTTCCTGACAGTTAAGGTTTCGTTTGCAAACGAGATGTATCAGGTTTGTAATGCCCTAGATAAATCCGGATTAAATGTGGATTATGATAAGGTAATTGAATATGCAAAGTATGATTCTAGGTTAGGATCAAGCCACTGGAGTGTACCTGGACCTGATGGTGACTTTGGCAGCGGGGGTCACTGTTTCCCTAAGGACATCAATGCTATGATCGACGTTGCAAAAAATCTTGAGGTTAAACCGACTGTTCTTAAAGCTGCGTGGGAAAAGAATCTTGAGGTTAGAAAAGACAGAGATTGGGAACGCATGTCTGGCCGTGCAGTTTCTAAAAAACCCAAAGATTGAACTAATAAGGTAATGTAAATTACCTTATAACAATGCAAGAAAATAATAGTTCCTTCCAAACTTTACCTACTGGAAAACCGCACGTTTCTTTTTCTGAGGTAAAGTTATGGAAGGAATGTTCTTTTAGACATCATCTAATTCATATTAAAAAGATTGATTTGTCTAAACCTTCTCCTGTTTTAGACTTTGGAACCGCTGTCCATGCATCTTGCGAAAAATATCTGTTGACTCGAGAGATGGATCAGCAGGTCGCGTTTAGTCATCTAGACAATGCTTGGAAGAAGCATGAAGACAATCCTGATTTTTCTAAATCTGCTTTAGAGAAAGCTAAGGTTGAAGTATCTCAAATTCTATCTGAGGTTCCTGCATTTTTAGATAAAGAGTTTCCTGAATGGCAAGTCGTTGATGCAGAGCATCAACTTTATGAAGCCGTTGAAGGTCATCCTCATGCATTCAAAGGTTTTATTGATGGAGTCATTAAAGCCAAGGGTAAAAGAGGAGAAACAGTCTATTGGATTCTCGATTGGAAAACTACTATAAGAGGGTGGTTTCGAGAAAAAAGATCAGACGACATGGTAAAAGCCCAGCTGGCTCTTTACAAAAACTATTGGTGCCAAAAAAATCCTAATGTTCCATTCAAGGATGTTAGATGCGGTTTTGTGCTTTTGAAAAAGTCAGCAAAACCAGGAGAACATTGCGAGTTATTTTCTGTTTCTCTTGGTGAGGTACCAATTAAGAAATCTCTTAAGGTTGTTGGAAACATGTTGACTTCCGTCAAACGAGGCATTGCCATCAAAAATAGAGATGCATGCACATACTGTGAGTATAAAGGCACTGAGCATTGCACATAATTTTTTGTTAGTTTGATGAATTTTTATTACAACTTTTGAAAAGTAGGTAATATATCGTTGATGCAGAAAAAGACAATATTGTTACTTTCAGATCACCCACTTTCTACGAGCGGAGTAGGAACTCAAGCTAGATGGTTGATTAATGGACTAATTTCTACAGGGAAATATAAGTTTAAGTGCTTTGGTGGTGCAATGAAGCATGAAGACTATAGAACGATTGTAGTAAATGAAGATTTCATTATCAAACCGACTAACGGATTTGGTGACAGAAATCTTTTGCGACAAGTCCTTGCGACTGAACGACCAGACGCTCTAATGCTATTTACCGATCCTAGATTTTTTATTTGGGTTTGGGAAATGGAGGATGAAATACATCAAATATGTCCAATCGCATACAATCATCTATGGGATAACGGTCCTTGGCCAGAATTCAATAAAGTGCTATATGAATCTACTGATTTAGTCAATTGTATAAATTGGCCCACCTATCAAATGGTTAAGGAAAGATTTCCAGAAAAAACCAACTATATTCCTCATGGAGTTCCAAAAGAAATCTATTATCCTTTATCTGAAGATAATTCTAGAAAAAATAAAGTTAAGATTTTAGGTTCCGATAGAGCAGATCACTTTGTGGCTCTTTATGTCTCTAGAAATGCTAGAAGAAAAATGCCAAGTGATATTTTAGTGTCTTGGAAGCAATTTTTAGATGCTTTGCAAGAAAAGCATGGTCATAAAAAAGCTACGCTTTTGATGCATACAGATCCTCTTGATCATGAAGGTCCTAATCTTTATCATGTCATAGAGATGCTTCAGATTGAAGATCATGTAAAATTCTCTAAAAAGAGAGTTGATTTCGATGAAATGAGAGAAGTTTATTCGGCATGCGATACAATCGTTAATAGAAGTTCTAATGAAGGATTTGGTTTACCCACTTTAGAAGCTATGATGTGTGGAAAGCCCATTATTGCTATTAAAACCGGCGGGTTAACTAGACAAGTTGAAGATCTAGAGACTGGTGAACAATATGGGATTGCATTAGAACCTGACGTTAAATCTTTGGTTGGCAATCAAATGGTACCTTTCATTTACGAAGATTTAGTTACTCATGAAAAATTAGCAAATGCATTTTTAGAAATGTATGAATGGGGTCCTGATAAGAGAAAGCAAGTCGGAATGAGAGCATTAGAACACGCTCACAAAGATTATGATCTAAAGAAGATTGTTTCTGATTGGGATATTTCATTGATGAAACTGATTGAAACTTGGAAAGACCAAAGAAAAGCTTGGGAGGTAAATTCTCTATGAAAACTGTAGTTCTCAGGGGTCCTGTGATGACGCAATCTGGATACGGAGTTCATAGTAGACAGGTAGCAAAGTGGTTAATTAATCAACCTGATATTTCCGTGAAATTTATGGCAACTCCTTGGGGAGATACTCCATGGATTTTAGATAAAGATTTTGATGATGGATTGGTCGGAAAAATAATGGAAAGAACGGTTGGTCCTGATTACAAGGCAGACGTTTCTTTTCAACTTCAGCTTCCTAACGAATGGGATCCAAAATTATCTTCAAAAAACGTAGGTTTGACAGCATCAGTAGAAACAGACAAGGCTCATACGTCTTGGGTAACCGCTTGTAACAGCATGGATGCAGTTGTTTTTCCTTCTAATCATGCAAAAGAAAGCATTACTTCAATAGGCGAAGTAATAAAACCAGTTCACGTAATACCAGAATCTTTTTGCGAAGAAATATTAGGTAATGATCACAGTTTAGATTTGCCAGAAGTTGACACCAAATTTAATTTTTTAGTGTTCGGACAACTTACAGGAAATAACCCGCACAATGATCGAAAGAATATTCTGTTTACCATTAAATGGTTGTGCGAAGTTTTTAAGGATGATCCTGATGTTGGAATAGTTCTAAAGACTAATTCAGGAAGAAATACTAAAATTGATAGAAATCTTATCATTAAGATTCTAAAAAATGTTTTATCTGAAGTTAGAAAAGGTCCATATCCTAAATTACATCTTTTGCATGGCGAACTAAGTAATAAAGATGTAGCTGGTCTTTACACGAATCCTAAAATTAAAGCTTTGGTAACTTTGACTAGGGGAGAAGGATATGGATTACCAATTTTAGAAGCCGCCGCTTCTGGATTACCAGTCATTGCTACAAATTGGTCAGGACACTTAGATTTTTTGAAGCACACCAAATTTACTAAGATTGATAGTAAGATCGTCCCAGTCCATCCGTCGCGCATAGATGATAAGATCTTTGTAGCAGGAGCTAAATGGGCTGAACCCCTAGAGTCAGATTTTAAGAAAAAAATTGCAAAGTTTAGATCATCTCCTACTTTGCCTAAAGAATGGGCATTAGAAGGAGCTAATGTGATTAAAGAGAAATATCGGTTTTCAGAAGTTGCGAAAATTTATGATGATCAATTAGGACATTTCTTAAAATGATTTATTTTTTGATATTTTCTAATCTTTTAACATTTTCATGTTTGTTTCTCTTAGTAAAGAGGCACATGCAGACGTTAGAACAGTTTGAAGATTTGACTGAAAGAATTGAAGAATCTTTAGACGTGCTTGATTTTTCTTATGGAAGAATGACAAAGTTGTTAGAAACACCAGTTGCATTTGATGATCCAATTGCTGTCGAATTAGTACAAAGCGCAAAGAACGCCCGCGATGCCATGCTTTTAGTAGCTAACAACATAGTAAACGAAAAATTACAACCGAACAATGAGTAAAATTGTGGAAGAAACAAAAACAAAAAAAACTAGAAAAAAGAGAAAAAGTGCGCAAACTGATTCACCCAATGAAGAAGGAACGCAACAAAATCCTAAATTTTATTTCACTTCCAACACTCAAGAAGCTATCTGCAAGTTTCAAAGTTCGGTGGATAAGATTGAAAGAGAAAGATTGTATGTAGATGAAATAATGCCAGCTTTTGAAAAGCTGGTTGAAAACCTTATTAACATTCATAAGTTTAGCAGCATGTATGATTCTTATGAGGACTTAAAGAGTGATTGCGTAAATTTTTTGTTTGAAACAATTCATAAGTTCAACCAATCAATGGGTACCAATGCATTTTCTTACTTTAACGTTGTCGCAAAGAACTGGTTGATCATAAAAACGAAACAAAAAGCTCAAAAAACAAAGAGAATGGTTAGTTTGAGCGATGTCGAGATGCTTTCAAACAGTGAAATACAAATAATAGAAGAGTACAACATGGTACCTTCTCAAGATCATGATCTGGATAAGGCCGCATATACCGCTAAGATACTTAAGATGTTGTATGATATCCGCGCCAAGGTAAAAGTTGAGAATGAACTAGCATGTATCAATTCGGTTATAACAATCTTTGAAAATATTGATGATATTGACATATTGAATAAAAGCGCAATTTTTATTTACATGCGTGAGTTATCAGGTTTAAGCCCTAAACAACTGACGACATCAATACAATCGATAAAAAAGCATTATAACAAGCTAAAATTTAATTCCTTAAACGATATCTTCGAATAATTTCAATTATGACTACAGATCTACATGATGCTTTGGAGTTGAGCGACAAGACCATACAGGAAAAAGTAAAAGATTTTAGCACGCTACTAAATCAAATAGAATCTTTGACTGATAAGAAAAAGCAACTATGGAAAGAGATATACGAAAACGCCATTTGTGATCGACAAAATGCGTACATAATGTTCACAAAATTGGTGATGATTGTGCATGATAAGAGCACAGAACATGCAGTGCATGGAAGAAACATTTCGTCATACATTGAAAGAATGAGCAAGGCGAACGATCAGCTTATCAAGCTAGCTGAACTCGTAGCAAAGGCTGAGACAGCTTCTGAGACCATAGATCCTGATGAAGTGTTTAGTAAAATAAGGGACAACTGAAGAATGGGTAATTCCAGATTACAATCTGAGATAGCTGAAGGTACCTTTAAGACTAACTCTGCAATTCGTGCTGCTTATAATGAGTTTTCTAACAGCGACATTAGCCTATTCCCTGTTTTCCAAAAGTTTGTAGTTCTTGAAGTTTTTAATTCTCCTTCTGAATTGACGACTGAATCATTAGATTCGATTCAAAGTGCCTACGGCGAGTTGACAAACTTTGAATTTTCTAGATCTATGCCTCGTAATTCGATTATTGCTAAGCCTGTTTTATCAGACGTTTTGGCAAATCGAGCTGATGCAGCTACAACGATGATATTGTATCCTTTTTTCCCATCTCACTTAGCCATTCCATGTAAGGCAGGTGAGCATGTCTGGGTTGTTTTTGAATCTTTGACTGAGAAGAAAAGCATAGGCTATTGGATATGCCGAATCGTCGGTTCACAACACATAGATGATGTCAACCACAGTCATGCTCCTCGAGAGTACGATAACAGTTTTAATCCTACGTTTTCTCCTGAAACAATCCAAGTAATAAATGAACTTCAGGAACCTACCAAACCTCGTTTTCATTTTAAGAACGGAATTTTTATCAACGTTTTAAACGAAAATGAAGAACCTGATCAAATCGTAAATGCGGACAGTCAATATATTTTGACAAAACAAGATTTCGCAAATGCTTACGAGAACATTATTTTAAATTCTAATGCCGCGTCACTAGAGGTAAGAGAACCAATTCCTCGTTTCAAGAAGAGACCAGGAGATTTAGCCCTTGAAGGAAGCAATAATTCTCTAATTGTGTTGGGCAGAGATAGGTTCGAAAACTATGGACCTAACCCTTTGTCTTCAGGAAATTTTTCTGCTGAAACTGCAGCGGGAGCAATAGACATAGTCGTCGGCCGAGGATCAGGAAAAAAATCTGCTGATGAAGAAATCGTAAAGAACGAACAAGGGACATCAGGAAAAATCGTAAATAATGATTTAGGAGAACAAGAGTTAGATAAATTTATAACAAATCTAGAGCCTCTTGAAGGTGATCCTGACACGCGTAATGACCGCAGCCGCATCATGATTTCTCAAAGAACATCGCCTGATGCAGCTTTAGGATTGAACTTGTATAACAAATCCAACTTTGGTCCTGCAACTGGAGATAACGTAGAAGGAGATGCTGCTATAGTTCTAAAAACTGATAAAGTTAGAATAGTGGCCAGATCTGACATTCAGTTGTTGGTGAAAGGATTTTCTAATGATGAAGATGCTAACGGGAACCCGATAAAAGATGAGAGTGATGACTCTACGAAATACGCATCTATCACTATAAAATCTAATGGTGACATAGTGTTTACTCCTTCCAAGCTAGGTTATATAAAGTTAGGAGGAGATGACGCAAATAGAGGAATAGTTTGTTCAGATTTTCCTGTAACACCTACGGGAGGTGGCATCGTGGGAGGACCGTTGCTGACGACCATGGGTGGTCAATTTGCAGGAGCAAAGAGTGCAAATTCAGCCGGTAACCTAGGGGCTATCGCACCTTCTTTAGGAACCTATGCAAACAAAGTACTAATTAAGTGAGGTCTTAACATGGGAATGGGTTGTCAAGTTGCTGCTGGCATCTTAAAAGAAGATGACTTGACTTTGACTGAAAAAGCAAAAAACAAATTCATAGAAGAGGTCAAGGACATTGTCATAAATGGATCAGAGAACCTCACTATACCATCCCCTTTTCCCTGTGGCGATCCTATTCCACCGAATCCGAATATGGATCCGCAGGCATTTAATTTAGAAGTCGAGTCAATCTTTTCAGATTTTCACAAGAACACAGTGAAAGGTCAGTATGAAAAGATAGCCAAGTCTCTCAATCTAGAGTCGACCTTCAGCTTATTACCTGCCTTGGCTGACCCCATAGCACTAGCTGGATCTTTTGGCATTGAAATGCCAGAATTATCATTCCCTAGCGGTTTTATACCGTATTTTACAGGATTGCTTGTTCCCAAGTTTGCCATAGATTTGTTAGCAGCAGGAGTCCCAGATTTTTTCCCTCCAGTTTTATTGGTACCAAAGCTCCTTGAACTAGTCAAGGTCCCATCAATACCTTCATTACCTTTGCCGCCTGATGTACCTTTTCCGCCGCCAATTCCTGGAATACCTAGCCCTCCAATCCCGGAATTACCAGCTCTCCCTCCTATACCAGGCTTAGAGATTCCTCCAATTCCTGGAATTCCGAATCCGCTTGAGGCATTTTTAGACTTTGTGGATTTACAGGTTGCTTTAGTTACAGGCATTCCTAACTTGTTGGTTGAGATGATCGCGAAGATACCTGGTTTTTTGCCTAAATTAGGAGATATAAAAGCGATATTAGCAGAAATATGCGGCATGGTGAGAGACTCTGGTATTTTTGGTAACATTAAACCCACGTCTTCTGTTCAGGCTGCAGCAACAGTGGTGTTGGCGAGAAAAACAGCCGAATGTTTGTTAAATGCTGCTTTTGCCTCAACGATTGGTATGGCACCAGGAAGCGCAGGTTGCGCTATCAACCAGCAAATCTCAGGGTATGATGTCGTTAAAAAGAAACCCGCGAAGAAAGGACCAGACACACCGTCAGAAAGGGTTCGTCGTTATGCTCGCAGCCTTGCCGGAGTAAGCGCAGGACAAAATGACGGAGAACCCTACATATCTTCTCTGTATTTTGCAGAAGCTGCGCTAGCTCAGATGAATGATGGAACCGTGAACCTGATAGGTGAACCCATTGATCCAGAAGCGCAAGAAACAAAAAGAATTAACGTAAAAGAAATTACAGATTGGTCGTCGGATTATTCTAAATTTGCTCCTGTTGAGAACGCTAACGGTCAATATCAATATGCTAAAAGTTTATCGTTAGAACAATCTTCCTGCGCTTTGTTTGCAAGATCTTGCTACTATGCAGGAGGATTCAACGCAGGATTTTTTACGTCCTTGTACCCAACGTCGACAGCCCCAGCAGGTCTAAAAATGTCTTTCGTATTGAGAAATTACAAATGGTTGAAAGACGATGGGACTTTTAATGTAGAACTTTACGATATTATGCAAAAAATATTTGCAAATGTTAATGCGGCTCAGGATGAGGACGCTATTAACAGCGTTGCGATTAACACGATCGGCGGATTAGAAGTAGAAATAGTCCCAGACGGAACAGGCGGGTATAGAGCAAAACCGGTTAACAATGCAAATCTTCTATCACAGTATTTAAAACCATTTAATCAAAGACCCTACATAGGAAGTCGTGAGCTATTGGCAATAGCTAAAAGAAACCATCCTGATTGTCCCGATTTTCCAGCATTAAAACCAGGAGATCTAATATACGTCATAGGAAAAGCAAACAACGACCACGTTTCAGTGTTAGAAGAACCCCGTGCTGCAGGGTTTGAGCTGATTGAAAACAGAAAACTCAAAGAACCTTTTATCACGATTGATGGAGGACAAGTCGATCCGGACAACAAAGCGGATGTAAATTTAGGAGATTATAGTACTATTGTTAGATTTCCTTATGAAAAAAATATAATTCCTGGTTGGCAGCAAGCCTTATTTCCTGTAGGAACTCGCTTCGTAGTTGGAGATAAGGTTAGACAAATTACGGGATATTATGATCCTCCTCGCGACGTGACCGTCATAGAAAATGGTCAAAAAGTAAAAAAGCAAGTCAACTTTTCGACGCAAGATATTACCGAAGATTTAAAGGTCGGTAAACCCACTGGGATCTTACGAGTAAATAGAAATCTGGGTGGTCGTGACGCCGTCAACGGATTTTCGTTAGGTTCTGAAGAGATTATCTTGTCGAACGGTCAACGTATGGCATATAACGAAACTAGAAGAATAGATTACATAGCGAGAGCTGAATTAATGTTAGATGAGAAAGAGAATAGTCAAGAAAATCCTGAAGCTGGGATTGCGGCAGCTGCTCAAGATGAATTGACGGCTTTTCTTTGGAGACGACGCATTGAATACAACGGTGGCGACTTTGAACGTGTGTATAAGTGTTTTCCAACTCTCGGCGCTAAAAAATATAAAGCTGAAGCTGCTAAAAAAGCCGAGGCCGAGGCTGCTAATAAAAAGTAAACTATTTCTGATAAAATTACCAGCAAAAGACAAGTGGTCTTATTTTTTTCTTTAGATATTTACTCTTGCAAAGATATTTGGCATGGGTAGCTTTAATTTCAAGAGTTCTGGAAAGCTTGCTTCACAACCCGCTACGGCTGTTGAGCAGACTTTTTTGCAACCCATAGGTATAAAGACCCCCTTGCAGGTCAGCGATAAAGACATATATGCTATGCATTATAGCTTAGCTGATCAGATACATGATAATTTGAAGAATTTGCTTTTGACTAACTGGGGTGAGCGTTTAGGTTCGTATTATTTTGGCGCAAATTTAAGAGAATTGACATCAGAGATATCAAATCTCGATGCATTCGATGAACTAGCTATCACAAGAATAAGAAGCGCTGTTGAAAAATGGATGCCTTTCGTTTCTTTGAAAGATTTTTCTTCTTCTGCCGATAATGTCAACAATTTTTCTACAGCTATTGTTAAGATTACGATAACTTATACTGTCCCTAAGATTAGCACTGAAATTAGATCATTGCAGATAGTCTTGTATGCAATATAATGTAATGGTGGAACTATTATGGCAATAAATGATTTAAAGAACTATCGTATTAGGACTTATCTAGCAAAAGATTTTGATTCTCTTCGAGCTCAGCTTGTTCAATACGCAAGGACTTATTACCCTGATAAGATACAAGATTTTTCTGAATCTTCTATGGGAGGAATGTTATTAGACTTAGCCGCCTATACAGGCGATGTGATGTCTTTTTATTTGGATCATCAATACAACGAATTAGATTACAACGCTGCGATTGAACCGCAAAACATAGAACGAGCTATCAGGTCTTCGGGAGTTAAAATAACGGGAGCTTCTCCTTCAATAGTTGATTTAACTTTTGTTATCGAAGTTCCATCATCGATAGTTTCTAACGCCATAGTTCCTTCTGCTGAAGCTCTACCGATCGTAAGGGCAAATTCTATCTTTACTTCTAACTCAGGAATAGACTTTACGTTGCTTTCAGACGTAGATTTTTCCAGAAAAAGATCAGATGGTACTTTTTTAGCTGATGTTCAAGTTGGAAAGATATCTGGGGATGGTACTCCTCTTAGCTTTGTCATGGTTTTAGATGGACAATGCATTTCTGGTAAACAAGAAAAAGAATCTTTTTCGTTAAGCGGAGAATTACCATTTAGGACGATTGAATTATCAAGAAGCAATGTCACGGAAATATTATCGGTGTTTGATAGCAAAGGTAACGTTTATTACGAAGTTAGTTCGTTGACAGATGATGTTGTCTATCGTAACGTATTGAATTTAGCTAGAGATTCTCAAGAAATATCTGAAGCTATAAAAGTAATTCCAGCTCCGTATCGGTACATCACCAATGTTGATCTAAGCACCAGAAAAACCTATATGATCATGGGTGGAGGTTCAGACACCAGTCTTGAAGACGATGCGGTTCCTGATCCATCTGAGTTTGCAATTAGCTTTCCTTATTCAAAAACGTTCTCTAGAACAACAGTTAACCCTCTTCAAATGTTGAAGACGAGGACTTTGGGAGTGTATGCGCCAGAGTCTCAATTAACAGTGGTTTATAGATATGGCGGTGGACTATCTCACAACGTTCCTGCAAAGACTATCAACACTATCACTAGTATGACAGTGGATTTTCCGCTAAATCCAAAGCTTTCAGTTATAAACGCAGTTAGAAATGGCATGGTCGTCACGAACAAGAAGGTGGCTTCAGGAGGAGAAGAAGCACCAGGCGTCGACGAGTTGAAATCCTTAATTCCTTCAGCAAGAAATGCTCAAGAAAGAATTGTGACAAGAGAAGATTTGCTTGCTAGGATCTATTCTATACCTTCTAACTTTGGTCGAGTATTTAGAGCTGCAGTTCGTTCAAATCCCAACAACCCTCTAGCGACTCAACTTTACGTTGTTTCAAGATCTGCAAATTCTACTTTAATAAATAGTCCTGATACGTTGAAAGAAAATCTTCGAAAATATATTGCCCCTTATCGTCTGGTGAATGATGCAATCGATATATTAGACGCTTACATAGTCAATCTATCGATGATTTTCGAGGTCGTTGCCGATCCTTCCTTGAATAAACAAATTTTACTGCAAGAAATCTTGGTAAAGTTGATCGATCGTCTCAATATTAAGAATTTTTCTATAGATCAACCAATTGTCATCAACGATTTGCAAAATTTGATATATAACACCCCTGGTGTTATCGCTGTTACTAATATAGAATTCTTTAATTTAAACGGAAAGATAAACAATCTTCAATACAGCGAAAATTCTTTTGACGTAAAAATGCATCTTAGAAAAGGTATGTTATATCCACCAGAGGGTGGAATATTCGAATTCAAATTTCCCAACGTAGACATAATTGGAAGGACTAGCATATAATGTATAAAGTATTGTTAGCGGATAAAGACGCTTATATTACTAACAGATTTGTTAGAAACGCAAGTACTTCGTCCATAAAAACTAGTTCAAATGTTGGCGCGGCTTCTACTTTAGATCTTTTTAAATTGTACGGATCTAATCTTGATGAGAATGGCAATCCAAGAAAAGAACTCTCAAGAATTCTCATTCATTTTGATCTGCAACCTTTAAAAGACCTAATATCGCAAAATAAGATAAACATTAATCATTCGTCTTTCAATTGCAAATTGCAACTATTTGATGTGTACGGAGGGCAAACAACTCCAAATAATTTCGACGTATCAGCTTATCCTTTGTCCAGATCTTTTGATGAAGGAGAAGGAAGGGACGTAGTTTATTACTCTGATATTGATTATTGCAATTTCTTATCTTCATCTTTCTCTGAAGGATCATGGTTTGTTACAGGATGTTCGTTAGCGGGTTATGCTGAATCAAGCTGCGATTATATAACATCGTCAAATTTGTTATCTATTTCTAGCTTTGAGTCTAAACAACATTTTGCTTCTGGAGAAGAAAATCTAGATTTAGATGTTACAACCATCGTGTCAGCTACTCTTTCAGGTGATTTGCCTGATAACGGATTTAGAATTTCTTTCTCTAACGTTGAAGAAAACAACGCTTATTCTTACTTTGTTAAAAGGTTCGCTGCTAGAACGGCTTACAATTCTTCAAAACACCCACGAATGATTGTAAGATATAATGACTCGATTATTGATGATTCGAGGATATTAAGATTCGACACAACATCAACAATGTTTTTAAGAAATTATCGAGATGATCAACTTTCTAACATCTTGAGTGGATCTTCCTTATCACAAGTTACTGGTAGCAATTGTTTATTGTTAAAGTTAAAGACAACGAGGTCTGACGGTAGCGGATCTTATTCAATATACGCGACAGGATCTCAACATTTCGACGGCTTGAATTATTTTGCAGGATTATATTCTGCATCATTCGTGCTTCCGCAATCGGACTCAATTTTATACGCTGAACTAGCTAAATCAGGTTCTGTTCTTTTCACTCCTGTCTGGAGTTCGTTAGATGAATCTGTAGTTTATTACACAGGATCTGACTTATATGCTTATCCGCCTAACAGAAGTTCTGCTATACTTGATGGAAAAGAATATGTGATTACGACGACTGGATTACAAAACTTGCATAGGTCGAATGAAGACGTGATAGTTCGTCTTAATATATTCGATTATACTGCACCTTTTATCAAGTTAGTTAAAAAACCAATTAACTTGCCTGGGATAGTGTTAAAAAGAACTTATTATCAAGTAAGAGATTTTTCGACAAACGAAGTAATAATTCCGTTTGACGAAGTTTATAACTCAACAAGAGTGTCTAGTGACACAGACGGCATGTACTTTAACTTGGATATGTCTAGTTTACCGCTAGATAGAAGTTATGTAGTTGATATAATGGTTAACGTGATAGGGTACAAAAAAATCTATAAGGCTGTCTCAAATGTATTTAACGTTAGCAACTCTCAAGTTTCGTGATGTAAGGCAAACAAATGGCTAATTACAGTTTCACTCAGTACGTACCTTCTTTTATAAAGGCAGTTGGAGATAACAACAGATCTTACGTATTGAAGTTTGCAGATTTACCTGAGTCTGACTCCAGCAACGAAAACTCATTTGCAAACGACATTCAGGGAACAGGATTAAAATCTACTCAGCAGCTCGACATAGACTGGTCAAAATTTGAAAATCATACTTTCTTTATGTCAGCGGAAGCTAAAGTTAACTTAGCTTTTGAGTTGATAATTAACTCTTATCCTTTTGACGGTAGTAAAGAAGAAATAGATTCATTTTTTTCGAACTTGACTGGATTTGAAAAATGGGTTTTTGATCAAATTCCGAAGTACAAAGGAGAGTTGCTTTTTTCAGGAACCCAGCTATCCGAAACGACTCCTGACAAAGGAACTTATATAGTCGTAAAAGACATCCCGGGATCGATGTTTCCATCACTTAACCCTGATGCGTTAGTAAAGTCTTCAGTTCTTAATCCAAAGAATGATAAGTCACTAAGCGTAGAAATGCAGCTTTTCATTCCAAGCATACAAACTGCAGGAACGCAAATAGTCTTTCAAAAAATAAATGCCAGTAACAACCACGGAATATCTTTGCGATTGAATCCTACAACTTCGACAGATGAAGTTGAGGCACAGTTTGACGTGTTTTCAGGATCAGCTGCAATGACGGTTTCATCGCAGATTAAAAAAGGCGAATTTAATCATTTATGCGTGGTGTTGGATAAAGAATCTAACAACAATGTTTTAAGATTTTATAATAATGAAATTTTAAAAGCTACTTCTGATAGCATGTATTTAACCAATCTTGATATCGACTATAATGATTTTGTCATAGGTAGCGGAACTTCTTACAAGGTAGCTTCTACTATAGTCACCCCGCAACAGACGTTATCAGGGGTTCTTGATGAGTTAAGAGTTTTTCATAGCGTTAGAAGCGTGCTCCAACAAACTTCTTATGCAAAAAAATCAATTTTTTCTACTCCTGATTTAAAGTTATATTATCGATTCAATGAACCAGCCCCTCCGCTGTCACCAATCAACAATGACGTAACGAACACGATTGTTCTTGATAGCTCAGGAAACTCTTTACATTCCTACGTTAGAAATTTCGAAGATTCTTTAAGGATTGACGCTGCTGCTGATACAGCAAGCAACATGACATATGAAAAGCTGTCGACTTGTCCGGTTCTATTCCCAGCCTATGCAGGAGTCGTTGCTTTAAATAATGATCTTTTAAACGAAGCTGCTGATTTTGATGCAGAAAATCCCAATTTGATAACGAAGTTAATTCCCAGACACTATCTTTTAGAAGGTGCTGCGTTAGAAGGGTTCAATACTGCGTTACAAAATAACGGTTCTCAGTATTCAGGTACAGGAATTCCTGGACAAGGTAAGTTAAATAACGTTCAATTGTTGCTGTCTTTGCTTTATATTTGGGCAAAGTTTTTTGATGAAATTAAGTTGTTTCTTGACACATTTAGCACAATCAAGTACGTCTCTTATGATACTAGAGAAAGTGCTCCTGATAATTTTCTTTTTGACATAGCGAAAAGCTATGGATTCTATATTCCTCCGCTGTTTGCCAATTCTACAGTCGAACAATACTTGCAGGGAGAAAATATCGATCCTCTATTTAAGAGCAATGAATCTCTGTCTTTACAGCAAGTTCAAAATTCAATACTACGTAGAGTTCTAGTCAATTTACCGTCGGTCATACGTTCAAAAGGGACTCAACATAGCATAAAATCATTTCTCAGAGCAGTAGGAATAGATCCAGACAGCAGCATGAGATTTAGAGAGTATGGTGGACCTACTTACAAAGTTCTATCAAAATCTAGAGAGCTGAAGTCTGACGTAACTACGATGATTAACTTTACCTCTTCTTCATTAGTAACGTCTCAATACCTTTCAGGCTCTAGAATAGAGGCAGGAAAACCAAAAATTGCAGGAAATTATGTTCAAGATCCTTCATACGGATTTCATGGAATTTCTGATGACCCGAATGATGGGCTCTTTACTTCAGGTTCTTGGACTTTTGAGACCGCTGTCAAATACGGATCAATCAATTCTGGAGTTATATTATCGACGACACAATCTTTAGCTAGATTGTGTGTGACTGGTTCTGGCATACAAAATCCTGGATTGGTTGCAAATTTGGTTACTTACAACGACGACAACGATCCAAGAATTGATTTGTTTTTGCGACCTGGTAATTCGACTTCTGCTCCTCTTTTCAAATTACGTTTGAATCTAGATAAGTCTTCTATTTTCAATGGAGATGTTTGGAACGTTTCGTTCGGATGCATAAGGAATGATGAGATAGAATCTTTAGCTTCATCTTCTTACTACATTCGAGCAGGATTTCAAAATGAAGGAGAAATTCAAGCATATTACACGACGTCGTCTTACTTTTTTGAACTAGCAGGAATGGGATCTCCTGATGAAAATGCTTTCAGAAGTCTTAATTCAACGTTAAATGCATCTGGAACTTTTTTGAGCTTAGGATCCAATCAAGTAATTCCAGATGGAACTACTTCGACTTATCTTTACCTTAATAACTCGTCAGTTGTTACTGACGAAGCAGCTAGAAGCACTGACTTTGAAGGAAGGTTAGCTAAGACAAGATTTTGGTCAAAGTCATTTACCACCAAAGAATGGTCGGAACACATACGAAACTATCAGTCTTTGGGTGTGTCTGATCCATCCAAAAACTACAATTACGTGTACACAGTATCAGGTTCTTTCGAAAAGCTAAGACTAGATTCTTTATCTAAACAATCGAATAGAACGGCTTCTGCTCCTGACGGAAGCATCACGTTCTTGGATTTCAGCGAAAATAACATGCACATGTTGGGAACGGGATTTCCAACGGCCACTGACTTTTTCTTACCTGAAATTATTAGGTATTCACACTTGTCTTCGTACTATGATGAAGCGCTATCTAACGATAAGATAAGAGTTCGTGGATATCTAGAAGATTCTTTGATTGATGCAAACCCTTGGGCTTCGAGAGCGCCCGTTCATCAGATATCTAGATCGGAAAGCCCAACAGATGATACTAGATTTTCAATCGATTTTTCTTTGGTTGATTCTTTAAACAACGACATAGTAAACATGTTCTCAACTTTTGAAGCACTAGAGAACGCCATAGGAAATCCTGATTTAGTCTATTCCCCCGATTATCCAGATCTAGAAACTTTGAGAAACGTGTACTTTAATCGTTTGAAAGAAAAACTAAATTTCAAGGCTTTTTTCGAGTTCTATAGTTGGTTTGATAATTCAATAAGCAATTTTATAGAACAGTTGATACCTAGAAAGACAGTGTATAAAGGTACTAACTTTATCGTAGAGTCTCACATGCTTGAAAGGCATAAGCAAGAGTATTATTCTAGCGAGATATATCTAGGCGAAAATGATCGTAATAGAATTAGAGACAATTTGTTGCTTCAACAAATCGCTGGAACGATAAGGAGATTTTAATGGGAAATGAAGTTAGCAAAGCTTTACAGCTATTGACACCCAAAAAAAATACTAATTTTTTCTATGGTTTCTTACCTAGAATTAACAAAGAATATTTTGATGATGGTCAGGGTGAAAGCAACGATCTAAAACTCAAGCCTTCGTCAACTGAATTCGTTTTAACTGGTTCGATGGATACATCTGCCATCGACGCTTTTAGACAAGGCGTAGAGATCACAAGGTCTCGACATTTTGACGCGGGAACTTCTTTAAAAATTCACGCAGGTGAACCCGGAGGGGTCGTCAGAAAAAATTCTTATGGATATGATCGTAATTTTAGAAAAGATAATTTTTATAGCGATATTGATTATTTTGATCCTGTTGACTACCTGACGTCAACTCGAGTTTTTTCATATCCTATTATTACTGGCGATAATGATGAAACTGAAAATTATAACTTCAACGGCGTAATTGAGCCTTTAACCATAAGAGCACTAGTTTCGTTTTTTAGCATTGACGTTCCTTTCGAAGCTCATGACGTGAAAGCCAATCTAGAGGACGGCAACAGCACCATAATTCGATCTAATGATAGAATTAAGACTGTTCGAGAAAGAAATGAGAACAGGATTGTTCCTTGGTTGGACATGATAGATATGGTGGGAGAAGTCAAGAAAATCCCAACGATGGGATATTTTAACGACGATCGTACTTTTATTGCTCCGTTTAACGATCAAAAGTATAAGTTAGAATTATCATCAAACTTAGAAGGTACAATGCTTTTAGCCGCAAGACTGTTGAATGGGTCAACCGATAACTACGTTGCTGACGGGTACATATCTGCAACGGCAGGGTGGACGTACGATGACGTGACGGTTCATGGAACTGATTCGATTGCATTTGGAGGGTTTGGATACTAATGCCTTCCGCAAGATCTTCTAGAACGCCTCCGCAGAGGTTATTCAAAGATTATATTTTAACCAAAGAAATAGGTAGAGGTCTTTCGGGGGTCGATGCATCGTTATTCGTGCCAATCCCAGGTTCAGTTGGACAACCAAGCGCTGATGATGCAGTTTCTTCTGAGCTGGACATCGGATTTGGATTTCAGATCAACGGCATCACATACAATAAATTCGTCGTTTCGACAAACGGATGGATGCTTCTTGTTGATCCTTCGTTCGCATTTTCTTTGGGTGATATTTTATCTTCAACTTCTGGAGAAAATTGGTCTATAAATTCAAGCTTTGGAGGTAAGCAACATCTCTTGCTTGCCCCATGGTTTGATGATTTAAAAAACAAATACGATCTAGCTTCTCTCTTCACGACAGTCCAACAAGACTCCGTGAACAAAGGGCTTTTCCCCCTCACTGATGCCTACCACCCTACAGCAAATGGAGTGATGTATTGCATCGACAAAAATTCTCCTTTAGGAAAAAGACTTGTCATTAGATGGCATTCAATTTCCTTAGCCGAAGACAACGTTTTAATTTTTGAATGTATAGTTTATGAGAACGGACGCGTTGAATTTAGATACTCGCCTCGTTCTGGTTGGAGATTATACACTGGCGGATCAAACGATAATGCGACCGTAGGAGTCTTCCTTGACGGTTATTATCAAATGAGAGATTTTGCTACTGAACTAGATTATTCTAAGTCCGTAAGAAAATTATCTACTTATGGTGGAGCAGAATATGATTCATCCTATTCTGACACAGATACAGCTTTAAACGTAGCTAGTTATTCTATAGGTCTCCGCCCGTTGCTTAATTGGCCAGGTCAAAAAAACTTTGGATCAACTTTGGTATTCCAACCTCCGTTAAATAAACGAAGAATATTGCCTAGGCAAAGTTTACGAAACCTAGATTGTAAGAGTTCTCTACCCACTACTGCTCGTACAGGGGATAATAGGTTAGGGAACAAGAATATCATTTTCAACGATAATAATTCTATTTTGTATGGAAAAAGAAAGAGCGCAAAGTCTGGAATTGTTATAGATGGTCAACAACCTGTTAATTACCCTACAACTTTACCTAGGTTTTACGGAAATTCTACTTCAGATTCAACGCATCGTCAGGATTTGTTTTCAGGAGATTTTTTAGTAACAGGAAGTGTTGTAAAATCTTTGGTTCAAGATTTCTTGATTTCAAAAGATGATTCTAGAGTTCCTGCGTTTGAAGACCATAGAAGATATGAGAGTGAATCTAGAGAAGATAGCTTTTTTTCTGTTGGAACATCTCCTGTAGACGTAGGACTTGGTTTTTCTCATCCGCTCCAATCAAAAACCCAAATAAGAATGTCGTTTCGTGTGGATCATAAAACCACCATGTTTGGCGCTTCTTCAAGCATTTATTACTATAATTCAGCTACAAAACGATGGCAATACCCAACTTCTTCTTTTGCAGAGGGATTCGATATAGCTAATCACTATGAAGACACTTACTATAATCGTTTGACTGAGGTAGATAGAGGATTTAATGCATTCGGTTTTAATATTTCTTCAGGATCAAATAGCGACGATTTTCGCATCAATTTCAGTTATCCGACTGACGATGTTTTTAATAAAGGTTGGACTAGAGACAATGAAACCTTAGCTTTAAATAAATACTACAGTAAAAGCATACAAAACGATCCAAGATATTCAGCAATTAAAGATGAAACTATTGTGGTTCCAATTTCTCAACCTTTTTTGTTAGAAAAAGCAGTTATAGAAATTCCTTTTGAAATGGGTCCAGGATGGTTTAATGATAAAACACAATGTTTCTTACCAGTAGGAAATCTTATTGATGCTTCATATAGTCCAGCAGCGTTAAGTACACCTTTTGACATAGGAGGTCCTGGAATAACTTTCGCATTGTTCAACCAAATAAACATAGGAGGAAGAACTCGTAGAGATTTAATCATGTCTGGCACAGTCACACACTCGTTAGACAATGAAACAAAAATAGTATACTCCAGATCTCCAGACTTGGTTTCTTTAGGTGGCGATGTTTGGCAAATTATCCCTCGAGGATTTAATGCGTATGGTACACCATCAGCTGTAGTGACAGGAAACTCTGGATCTGCAGGATATTATTTCACTGGCAGCGTTCGTTTAAAGTGCGAATCAGCCATATCTAACGGAGTCTTGGTCAGAGATACAATCTACATGAATCAGACTTTAGGGTATTTGACTGCTTCATTAAAAACGGTTTTTAATAACCCAGAATGGAGCTTAATAGGTAGAGGATCAATAGAGAATTTTAATCAAGATCTTGGTGGCAATGGATTTAGAGCAAGAACGATTGTTGCAGCTAATAATTTAGGACGAGGTGGTACGGGATTCGAACCATCAGGCAGATCAATGTTTGGTAAAGAGTATGTTACTTCTCAAGGACTTTCGCAAGGAAGCTATTCAAATGTTTTCTACAAATACAAAGATGGAAATATATTATCTGAGTTAATCGATATAGCAACAACAGCCTCTCCGACACCGGAATTTTATGCAACTTCCACAATTAACCAACAAAAGACTTTAACTTCTCCTTATCTTCTATTCCCCAATGATAGAATAGTTTTTTCTATTTCCAAATCAAGACCTTATTTCTTTTCCACTGAAGTCGCTAGTCCATATACTTCTGGGTCAATACAACATGATGTTAAATTATCAACTGGAAGTATCAATATTACATTGTATGGAAGCTTAGTCTCTAACGGTAGAGAATTTCACGATCCACTGAATCAAGAATTGTCTTCAGACGCAATTCATGAAGTGGTTATAGGAGAGACAAAAACATGGTAGCCGTCTTAGATCAATTTGAAGTAGAGTACAAAGAGTCTTATATATCAGGAACTTACGATCAAGTAGTTATGGGAAATATAATTTCCCTAACAACAGCGGGAGGAAAAAGAAAATATGTTTATGGTAATAGAGGCGTAGTCTACGGTTCAATTAACAGTAGCCAGTCTCAACAACCCGGAACCAGCGTATTTGATTCTTCTACCTCTGTTTCTTACAGATCTCAACCCTATAAAGAGAAATCGGGAAATTGTAGAGCAGCTAAACACATTTGTCACAACGAAAGAATCTACGACACGTTAACTCCTGATGCTATAACATGTTTTAAGAGAAACGGAGCTGAACCGTTTTTTATGTCTGGGTCTGTGGATGAAAAACCAGGTTTTAACCCTCCAAACACAGGAGTAGACAATACTAACAACGTTGGATTTATTATGTTTGATAATTTTATTCCGACGTCAAATGGAAGTAGAAGCAATTTTAATAGAGGTGTAGACAAAAATTGGACTCGTTCTTTTCCTTTCGAACCCAGATATTCAGACGTTTCTAGAAAATTGCAACAAAAATTTTTTAATGGTAACATTGAGGCTGCTTATCATGCCAATTTTTTAGACAATACAGGCAATAATTTTACGAAAGTAACAAAACGAAAAAAAATAAAGTCTCTTATAATAGGTACGGTTGGCCCAAATGCTAGTTACAGCAACAAACACAATACTTTAGCTTTAAATACGATATTTTTGCCATCTGGTCAAAATTGGTATCATCATTGGGTCGTCGATAGAGATACAAACAAAAAATTTTTTACCAGATTTGTAACAGGGTCTTGTTCTGACAATGATACGATGAAAGTGTTGTTTGGGTACGGAGATGTCAATACTATAATGTATTCATCTTCTTATGTAGATTCAAATAATGTTTTTGGATACGCGATGAGAGGATCTAATAACTGGCCTGAATTTAGATTAAAAAATAACACGAACGTGTCAGTATCTCTTGCTGGCACGTACGAAGGAGTGACAGGTAGTATTTGGAATATTTCTCCAATTATAAGAGGGTGGAAATATGGATTACATAGCGCGTTGGAAGATTATACTTCAGCATATTATCGCCAAGGTAGATATGGACAATTCAGAGATATGCTAGAACAGAGAAAATTTACAAAAATATTCGCTCCAAATTCACAAGATAGGATACAAACAATCCCGAGTTCTCCCGTCACTGTTAAGTTTGTTGATTCAGAGGGCAAATTAACGATACCAGAAAATACGCAATCTCAAAATTTGAGTTTTGAAGCTACTTCTTCTTTGCCGTATTTTGACTTATTATCTCGAAATAGACCAATTCAATCAAGTATAAAAGCGACAAATTTAAAACTTATCAACTTTTCAGTAGATGGATTTGGAAATACACGAGTGTGATATATGGCTGACATCAAATCAGACGTAGATAAAAATCTTTTCTTGATTATAAGAAGTTCGTTGAATGATGCAGTTAATTTAGTTGCAAGCCCAGCTAGCTTTCAAGTTGGGTTGAGTAATTCACCGTCTGATTTAACTCTGATGGGCAGATTTTCGTTATCATCTAAAGTCTATTATGCGACAAGTGAGAATGGATATACTATCAATTTAAGCAATGACGCAAGCATTGCTCTTATATCTATACCTATAAGAAACTCTGCTAAGGTGCTTTTGCCTTCTGGACCTCGTGAGGGTCAAATAATTTTTATTAAGGATAGAGAAGGAATATGCTCTTCTGCACCAATGGTCATATCTGCGTCTGAAAGTTTAATTGATGGAGCTTCTTCGATTGCTATAACTTCAGACTATGGTAAGAAGTGTCTGTGTTGGAATACCGACAGGTGGTCTGTCATCTCTGATTGATTCTACTGTTATCAGTTGCAACTGAAGTTCATCAATCGTAATTAAATTTTCTGCTTCTTTATGTTCTTTTTTTGTTGGGGTGATTGTTTCCTCTACAAACAAACCGTCTGATGATTCATATAAGTTTATTGAGATCATAAAGTTCCCCTTTTTTATATAAGTATCAATTTAATTCACACTGCAAGTTTTTCTTTACGATATCTTCGATAGTTTCATTATCTTGGAATAAATCAGCAAATTCAAACTGTTCATCTTCTTCAGATAAAGTTTGTATTTTTATTCCTTCTCTGACTCCGTCGATTAGTCTCAAATGATCGCTCAATATCCATCCAAAGTGAATTGAGATTAGCGATCCATCATTGGTTTTTTTTGCAGCAGATGCAGCTTTTATTAATCTTAAGAATGTAGTAGAAACGTGCTTGTTGTCAATGTAATCGATGTGGCACCCGTTCCATTCGACTTCCAACCACTGTCCTCTTTTCAAGGTGATGACTTCAACCTCTGGGTGGGTTTTCAATAAGTTGTTTAAGTTTTTCTTTGAAGATTTTTTGACTAAATTGTGAAGGACTGTTGATTCTGGAAACAAATAAAAATATTTCGTCTTTGCTTCGTTATCAGGTAACGTAATTTTGTGCTTTTTCATTTCATTCTTTGAAATTCTAACACAAATCAATGCAATAGTTTATTCTAATTTAAATGGGTTTTAACTTACTAACAATCTTTTCAATTAATTTTGTATTGTCAGGTCCTAATGCTACACACACTAATTCGTTACCCTTTGTGTTAGAGTGAGCCTCTATTCCCATGAACTCCGCTCGATTTAAAATATCATGTAGCTGTTCTTCGGAATCTACCCCTAAGATAATTTGCGAAAAAGACCCAGTTAGCCATGAAACTTCGTCATTCGAGAGATTGACAAAAACCTGATCTGGTCTGGCGGCTTCATTATTTTCTATTAAAAACTTTACGGAAGCTGCGGCAACTTGTGAAGCGATTTCTCCTCTTCTCATGTTTAGATCGTTGCGTACCACTATGAATTGTTTTACATCTTCCATTGTAACACCTCGTAAACAAGCCACGTCATTCTTCTTGATCATCTTGAAGAATTTCTTTTCTTACTTCCTCCAATATTTTACCGAGCCAGTTTTCTCCTACACCTCCTACTGTTCCCCAAAATCTATCATTCCACCGATTTTCATTAATCAGCGGTCTGTTATCTGTTCCTTTTAATCTCCAACGAATAAAAGGATTTTCAAACTTTTTTCTTATCAAATCCTTCATGATAGAGATTTTTTCCTCTTTCCAATCTTCTCTAACAATGACAGATTGTCCCAACCTTTTAGCAAGATTGGGATTTTCAGCTTTTCTTATTAGTTCCCTCGTTTCTTGGTTCAAGCTTTTTGCAGCTTGATATGCATGCTCAACAGAGGGATATAACTTTCCTTCAAAAGTTATCGAAGAATTATAAAAATTAGAAAGGAACTCAAATCCATTTTTTTTAGAAAATCCTACGATCGGATTACTCTCTTCTCTTAAATTCTTTGGATTTTCTAAGTCCTTTTGCATATAAATTTGATAATGCAATTGAGTAATCTTCTTGATTCGATCTATAATAATTACATCTTTTCAACGAAAGAGATGCCTCTTTAGGATTGCCTGATCTAAAATTTTTCAAAGCGATCGAACATCTTGACATGAATCTCCAATATTCTTCTCCTCCTGTTACAAAGTTTTTATGAGATCTATATTTCGCTTTCCCAAAATGACTATAATACGGACCAGGAGTACTAGCAGGCAAATTTCCTATATTACCTAAATTATGATTCCAAATTTTACGACCATGTTGGTTTTCCAATGCGATATGTGACCATGCGCCTGCTAACAAATTTTCATGTGGCAAGCTTCCGTAGACATTTGCATAAGATTCATTTAAGATTTTTACAAGATCATCGCTGTCGATCGGCGTAAGTTTTCTCTCTACTTTACATTCTTTTGTTGGAAAAGCTAGAATGGAAAAAGAGATTATCAAATTTATAAAAATCGTCGCGTTAATCATAGATTGTAATTATACAATGTAATACAAAAGTATACATAAATGGAATTTCATTAATTTGTGTGGTCGTGTATTTCTGTGGACAGATAAATACTGAAAGTATGGTTTTGTGTATTTAACGTTTTCCGGAATGTCATACATTTGATGATACGTGCCTGGAGCATTAAGAATTTAAATGTCAACAAACGACAAGAATAGATTTAGAAAAACTTATTCTTTTTTTAGACAGCAACCCATCTTTGCTTCAGGCGGCGGGGGTGGTGGTGGCGGAGGAGGTAGCGGAGATCAATTCTGGTATTCTACCACCAACGATTCAATTTATACTACTGGATCCGTTATAATTAGAGGAGACGAAACGGGATTAGACTCTCCCTTTGACGTTGGAACCGACGTGTTTTTTTTCGTCAGCGGATCAATAGGCGCTACTAACCCAGCAGAAAATAAAGTTTCAGTCTTCGGAGGAGACTTAGTCGTTAGCGGCACATTTTTACTAGAGAGTGATTATCTTGAGATAACTGGCACTTTGGTCGTAACTGAAGGCATCAGCGGTTCTCTCACCCGTCTCGCAGATGGTACCTCCTACCTCGTAGCTGGGTCGAATATTACTATCACTACAGCGTCTAATGGTCAAGTCACAATCTCTTCTGCTGGTGGATCAGGATCTCCCGCAGGCTCAGACGACGAAATACAGTTTAATAACGCTGGATCTTTTGGTGCCTCGTCGAATTTCACTTATAATGGTAATACAGTTCATTTGACTGGTTCGTTCTCGCAAGGAGACAACGCAATCGCTTATGGCAGTTATTCACATGCAGAAGGAGTTGGCGTCGCCGCGATCGGTGCAGGATCTCATGCAGAAGGAACTTCTGCAACTGAATCCCGTGGCGATTATTCACATGCAGAAGGAGAAGGTACTGCAACAGATGGCTATGCTTCTCACTCTGAAGGAACAAGTACTGTTACAAAAGGCGATTATTCACATGCAGAAGGTTCAGGCACCGCCGCCGTAGGCGAAGCATCTCATACAGAAGGTTTGGGGACAATAGCTTCTGGAAGCTATCAACATGTTAGTGGAAAATACAATCAGCGGAATAACAACTTCTCGTTATTCGTCGTCGGTAATGGAACTGGTATGGCAGACGTCAACAGAAGCGACGTACTGCGAGTTAATTCAGGCTCATTAGGAAATGGTCGCGTCGAAATAACAGGTTCTATTGCAGCTACCCATGGATTGAGCGGATCATTGACAAATTTAGTTGATGGTACTTCATATCTTGTTGCAGGTTCAAACGTTACGATCGTTTCTTCTTCTAATGGGCAGGTCATAATCTCTTCAACCGCATCTGGTGGTTCTTCTATTAACTTCTTTGATTCTACGACTGCAGGATCCGTCTATACGACAGGATCATTCGCTTTTAGAGGACAGGAGCTGATCGATTCACCTTCTGACATCGGAACTGACGTGTTCTTTTTTGTCAGCGGTTCCACCGGAAACATAAGCAACCAAAAATCTCTGTTCGGAGGAGACGTCGTGGTGAGCGGATCTCTCTTCGCGGAAGGAGACCGTCTAGAGATGACAGGAACTATCCTGGCGACTTCAGGGTTTAGCGGCTCATTAACAAAACTCACTGACGGCACTTCTTACCTCGTTGCAGGCAGCAACATCACCATCGTATCGCAATCAAATGGATCTGTCAGAATTAGTTCTGCTGGTGGTGGAAGTTCATCTCTCACGTTGCAGTTCCTTGCAGGTACTATGACGTCAACAGCTCCATCAAGTTCAATGGAATCCATGGGAATGGATTATATAAATACTAGCTCGTTGCCTGGTTCACCGACCTACACGTTCTCCGCAATATTAGCGACGACAGCAGGAACTACAGCCTACATGGATCTTTATGACTACAATGGAATATTCGGTGGAACTCCTGGACCGATATCAGGATCTGTGTTGACTGGATCGAGTCAATCTTATACTTACTTAACAGCGGATGTAACAACGGCGATGACATCACCTTCTGGCAACGGTATCATCGAAGCGCGAATATGGTGCGACCCAACAGGCTCAAACTTGAATGCAATATGTAAATCAGCCAGGTTGACAATAAGTTAATGAAAGAATGAGATAACATGGCAAAGTATAGAGCAAGAGTAGATTGTTATTTGGAACCCTCCTTGGCAGATGCTGTAGACGTTCATTCTAGAGCAAATGGCGAATTTTTCGTCAACTTAATTCAACACATCTCTTCTAGTATGTCAGATCTAGGAATTGAGATGCTTGCATGGAACTATGGTAACGGAGGTTCAGATTGGACCTTTTGGAACGAACCAGGATCTGCCGGAAAAGGTGCTTTTGCTTGCTTCAGATTCCACTCAGCATCATTTGGCAAGTTTGATTGCTTGATCTATGAAAATACAGGATCTTATACTAACCATACGGGTTCTGTTTACATCCACAATCAAAATGGAAATTACGTTAGCGGAGAGCACTGCTACTTTCAAGTAGGCATTGCCTTTGCATGTCATCCTAGTGGATCAGTACCTGATGTCTATCCATATACAGATGGTCCGTGGAACGGAAGTTACGGTTCAGGCGCAGATATACAAACGTCATCAGAGATCTGGAAAACAACCCCAGAGAGCAAAGGTGCGTTTTTTCCAAGACCAAATGGCATTCTAGGAGAAAGCTCTGGTTCTAGAGCGGCCCTTCAAGGTCTAGGTGGATACCAGATGCATGGATCTAGGAATCACTTCATTGTGTCGGAGGACAGTTTGACAATCCTTACTGACTCAGCATTGGGTGGTAATCATAGAATCATGCACTTTGGTCCATACACACCGAGATCCGGTACGACTCCAACACCAGAGAGCCCATACGTCATGTGGTCTAGTAATAATCCTGACAGCTTCTCTCCATGGGTACATTTCTATGGAAATCAAATAGGAACTACTTCTAGAGTAGATGATAACACGTATCAGGGAGCCCTCGCACATCCAGATTTACTTTCAGGAACAGTGCGCTTCAGTTGGAACACCATAACGACCAGCGACATGTTTTTAGGTTTGAATAAATTCGTTGAGAATGGATCATACGAAAAATTTCCTGTATGGGTCACTATCAATGAGGGACCTGATTGCGGAACATTAGGTATTTTGAATCATCTTTGGTATGGAATAGGAATGCCTAATCTCAGCGTCTCGGCAGTCTCTTCATCAGCCGCGTTCGGCCGAATGACGATGAATGAAAATAAAGTTCTTGTTCCTTGGAGCGGAGATCCTCCGACAACGACATCATGGACGAGAAAAGGCAGAAATTTTAGCATAGGATGACAAGAGGAATCTAACATGGCAAAGTATAGAGCAAGAGTAGATTGTTATTTAGAACCTGCAGTGGGAGATTCAGTCGGAGTCCACTCTAGAGCAAATGGCGAATTCTTCGTTAATTTGATACAACACATATCCTCTAGCATGAATGATTTAGGGATAGAAATGCTTGCGTGGAACTATGGCGAAGGAGGTTCTGGGTGGGATTTTTGGGATGAGCCGAACCCTCCTGCCTCCGGATCTTTTGCATGTTTTAGATTTCATTCGGCTTCTTATGGAAAGTTTGATTGTTTGATTTATGCAAACACTGGTTCCGCCGCCCCCGGCCGCACTCACACTGGTTCTATTTTTATTGATGATTCGACCCAACCTACAGGTGAAAACTATGGATTTTTTCAAGTAGGAATAGCATTTGCATGTCATCCGAGTGGATCAGTACCTGACGTTTATCCATACACGGGAGGTCCATGGAATGGAGGGTATGGAGAAAACGCTTTTGTAGAGACAGTGGGTCCTGTCTGGAAAACGACCGCAGCTGGTAAAGGAGCATTTTTTCCGAGACCGAATGGGATATTAGGACAAGTTTCTAGTTCAAGATCTTCGCTTTCTGGAATTGCAGGTACAGACATGAATCAAAGCAAGAGTCATTTCATCTTGTCTGAGGACAGCGTCACGATTTTTGTTGATGATGCATCTGACGGTTATTCTAGAGTGATGCACTTTGGTCCTTATACTCCAAGGTCTGGATCTAATCCTGAAAGTCCGTATGTCATGTGGAACACTGGAAATGACAACGTGGTTCCTTGGATTCATGGGTATGGTGGTACGATTGGAAGCTTCACGCTTGTCAACAACGCGCCTCAAGGAGCCATTGCACACCCAGATTTGTCCAAGGGTGCATTGAAATTTAGTTGGGGTTTTTTGGCTCATGATTCCTCGAACGGCTACAATAACTTCGTCAATAGCGGATCATTCGAAAAATTTCCCGTGTGGGTCATCGTTAATGAAGGTACAGAAAGAGGAATTCTTGGTACACTCAATCACTTGACTCTTGGAGTCGGAATGAACAGTCTCACTGTCTCTGAACTTTCTTCGTCGGCCGCTTTTGGACGACCAATCACGACGGAAGCAAAAGTTTTAGTGCCGTGGGATGGAGTCCCTCCTCAATCGTCTTCGCCCAATAGAACTGGTAGAAACTTTAGCATAGGTTGAACATGCCAGGAAACGATTTTACAGATTTCTTTCCACCTGAAATACAAAATCAGGTCTTTCCAGAAGTGTTCCAATCCAATGGTCAACACTCTTCTGCTGCTGAATTTACTAACTTAATTCCTGAGATCTTTCAAGATGCTGGTGTTTTAAAGACCGCAACTGAATTTGACCGCACGACTCCTGAGGTGTTCAAATATCAAATAATCACCACGACAGGAGGAACTCCTGCCATCAAGTATCGAATGAGAGGATATTATGTTGGAGGTTCAACGTACGAATTTTGGATTACAACGAATCCTAATTCAGCTAACCCCAGCGGGAATCCTCTTATCAACAAAGTAATAGATTCAATCATCGCACTATAGTAAAAGTATTATATTGAGATAACATAATTTTATATGCCTGTCAAATTTAGAAGAATCGGAATAACCAACAACATCTATAATTCTGGATTTCCAGTTGGAAGACCAGCGCTTGGCCCTACGGGCCCGCAAGGAGAAGCAGGACCAACTGGCTCTACCGGTCCTACTGGTCCAACGGGACCGACTGGCTCCGCTGGACCGACAGGTACAGCTGGTTCTGCTGGACCAACAGGGCCGACTGGTCCATCAGGATCAACTGGGCCGCAAGGAGATAAAGGCGAAACCGGTGCTACAGGTGATCGAGGAGAAACAGGAACCGCGGGTCCAACAGGTCCCACAGGTTCTACAGGTCCTCAAGGTGATAAAGGTGAGACAGGAGCGACTGGAGATAGAGGAGAAACAGGCCCAACAGGTCCCGCAGGTTCTACAGGTCCTCAAGGCGATAGGGGTGACAACGGCGCTACAGGCGCTACGGGTCCAACAGGTCCAACGGGTCCTGCAGGTTCCACTGGTCCTCAAGGCGATAGGGGCGACAATGGTGCCACAGGAGCTACAGGCGATCGAGGAGAAGCAGGAGCTACAGGTGCCACAGGAGCTACAGGCCCAACAGGAACAGCCGGTGGAAGCTTCTTATTTTACTTTGGTGCCACAAGCATAAGCATTGATGCAACTAGATATTTATACCCAGGGAGCGCCACTTCGGCAGCATCATCTACTATCATAGAAATTCCGATGCCAATAAGAGGCAATGTTACTAAAATGTATCTTGCTCAGTTAGCTGGGTCGGGAACCAGATCTATTGATTATAAACTTTATGTAAATGGATCTGCATCAGGCATGGGAGTCTCGACGACTACAAGCGGTACGGATGCGAATACTACGGACTCTATCGCAATATCTTTAGGAGATAAAATAGCGGTAGCATCCGTGCCAGCCTCGGGAACAGGCACGACTCCATCAAACATAATGGTAGTATTGGTTCTTGAACCCACGTGATTCAACTTTTTTACTTTAATAAAAATAGAAATACATATAAGTCATATGCCAGCGACAACAGACGTATTATTAATGAAGATAAAGCAATTAGAGCTTCAAATTCAAGAAACAGTGCAAAAAGGTCACGATGCATCTGCTCTTCAAGAACAATTGAATGAGTTGAAGAATTCTTTCATTCTAAAAAATGAAGCGCTAAGCAACAAATCTAACATTCTAAAAGGTTAATAGAAATAACATGCAAAAGGTAGACTTATATCAACCCATGATCAGCTCTCGTGTTGGTGCTCCCCCGCTAGTTCTCAATGTGGGAGTACAAAGAAGTTCTGCAGAGGTCATGGGTGGACCGGTTGAGAATGCTTTGCGTGCAGAACACTATGTGTTGTTGTCAGCTCTTCCTGATGAACTTAGAGAAAGAGTGAAGACAGCAGTTCAAGCGTTGCTGTCTTCCATTTGAATTTATGAAAACGTTATATCCAGGAATGAAAGGTGCCGATGTAAAACGTTGGCAAATTTTTCTTAGAGGTTTATCTAACGACTCTAATGTAATCGTCAATGGTGATTATGATTCGATCACTCTCGACGCGACAAAAGCGTTCCAAGCCTCTAAGGATCTTGATGCGGATGGTATAGTAGGTCCTAAAACCATATCTGCAGCTTTGTTAGATGGATTTGACGTAGTAAAGGATAATTCTGCTGGAGATTTCGGGCCTAATTGGCCTCCACGGCCCGACAATAATCCGTTGACTGTTCTTGAAAGAATGAAATTATTTGGAAAGTTCTCTTTTGTTTCTTCACCGACGCAGACAAATCCAGAGGCAATAAAGATCACTGACGATTGGTCAAAAGACAACATAGTTGTCGTGCAAGTCCCCCAACTAGTTGGAGTACCAGGGTCTTTGCAAAATGGTGCGGCCCACGTTCACGGGAAGATATCAAGACAATTCTTGAAATTGTTTGATGATTGGCAATCGGCAAATTTAAATGAAAAAATTCTAACCTGGGGTGGGTCATGGGTGCCACGATTCGTGAGAGGTTCACGGACTTCTTTATCAAATCATGCTTGGGGCACAGCGTTCGATATAAACCATCAGTGGAATGGTCTGGGCGTTCGTCCTGCTCTTCGAGATGAAAAAGGATCAGTCAGAGATCTGGTCGATATTGCATACCAAAACGGGTTTTATTGGGGCGGATGGTTCAAATCTAGACCCGATGGAATGCACTTTGAGGCTTATAAAATAATCGAGTGATTATTTAATCAACATCATATGGCATTTAGAGACGCCTCAAGAACTAGAAAAGCGTATTCGTATTACAGGCCACGTCCACGTCTACAATATGTAGCAACTCCTGAAGAGACGCAGCAATTATTGCAAACGATAAGCAACCTAGCTTCGTTAACAACCGTGACAATGGTATGGAACGAAACGTTGGTTGGTGCAACAGACGACGTAAATACGGTTTATACCTTGCAATATAAACCGATAGCTGATGCAGAAGTTCTTTTATTCATTAACGGAGTACTTCAACATTTGAATAATGGAAGCAATAAAGATTTTAGTATATCAGACAAGGTTATCACTTTGAATTTTGCTCCTCATGCTGGTGATGAGGTCACGGCAACCTATGCCTACGATCCGAACGATCAGTAACAATAATTCAGTTATTGGTTCTCAGCAAACAAAATTTATTACGTTCGAAGATACGTAGTATTATGTCTACGTTTTCAACGACGATTGGTCCCACGCCGTTCGGATTTTTTGATTCGGACGCAACTTTTCAATCAGAAGCCGACGCAATGGTCTTGTTTGTTAAACGCAAACTTGGTGATGACGTGTTGTCTGTGGAGTTGACCAAAAAAGAGATATGGGCGTGCTTTGAAGAAGCTTGTTGCGAATATAGTCGTTTAATACATGAGACAAAAATAACATCAGAATTGACAAACTTGTTGGGTTTACCTACGGGAAGTGCAGATTTGACGAACAAATATGCGAGACAAACTTTGGAACATTTGTTGCGTATGGCAGAACCATACGCTTCTCAAGCTTTCGTGGGAGGATCTTACGATGCAACGTTAGGATATCTAGATCTTGCTGCTGGCCGACAAGATTATGACATTTATTCTGAAGTAAAAGACAATGAAACAGGAATTGGCATCTATGATTCCATGGCATCAGGGTCAAAGGGTAAATTGAAAATTGCTGAAGTTTTTCATTTTGAGCCTCTTGCGGCACAGCACTTTTTATTGAATGCATCTAATATTACGAACTTTTTGGCGACCAATTTTAATTACGAGTCTTATGTTAACTCTACCGTATTTTATGTGTTACCTGTTTTTGAAGACGTACTAAGAAGGGGGATGTTAGAGACAGCTTTCAGGGTCAGAAGATCAAATTACAGCTACGAAATCATGGGTAGAAAGTTAAGAATTTATCCCATACCTACCACAGATCTGCAGACAGGAAGATTGTATATAAAAGTCGTAAAACCGCAAAATCCTCTCATGCCAGCTTATCATGATGATTCAATTTACGGTATATCTGGTCCTAGCAATGTTCCCTTAGGTAATATTCCATTTGCTTCAATAAATCAACCTGGAAGACAATGGATTAGACAGTTTACTTTAGCTTTATGCAAAGAGTTGTTGGGATTGATTCGATCAAAATTTCAAACAGTTCCTATACCTAACGCCGATCTTCAACTTAATGGTGAGGCTTTAATCACTCAAGCTCGTGAAGATAAAGAGAGGTTGAATACGCAGATGAAAGAATTTTTAGCAAATTTGACATATGCGAAATTGTTAGAAACTGACGCTGCCGCAGCCGAAAACTTGAACAAGCAACTTAGATTTATCCCTATGCCGTTAGGCAAAGCTATTTCGATAGGATAAACTGGAGAATAATTTATGGCTCGTCTTTTTATCACGCAAAGAGAAATTAATTTCATTTCTGACATCACGAAAGAAGTGATAAAAGACGTGATCGGCCAAAAGATCTATTACTATCCTATCTCAGAAACTAAGACCAAGACTCATGAAGTTTATGCTGAAGCTATGCAAAAAATATTCGATAATCCAATCGTTATCGATGTTTTAGTAAGCAACGAATTTCAGATCGACACAAAAATAGACAAGTTTGGAGTAGACACTAATTTTAAATCAGAGGTTTACATCCAACACAGAGACATGATAGAAAAAGGCATTAATCCTGCAATCGGGGATTATTATTCTTTTAGCGATGTTTTTTATGAAATAACTGAATACAGATTCATGAGAAACATTTACGGACAGGCTGAAAATATTGACGGAGTCGCGTTGGTGGGACTCAGAGTACGTGATAGTCAATTCAAGGCTCTTGTTAAAGGCCCGACTGGCATTGAGTACACCGATAAAGATGCTACGCAAACCACATTCGTACAGCAAAGAGGTGTTGAAGAAAACGCCGAAGGTCCGACAGCCGACGTTAGAGATTTGGTGAAGCAAGGGGTTCTTGACCCACCAATCTCAGGTCCCAGAGAAGTTTCCAGCAAAGGAGATTCTACTGGTGCTGGTAATTCTTTTTATGATGAATGAGCAGAACTATGCCTACCAGATTTAACTCCAACAGCAATCCTCAGTTCGGTGTACCAGGTTTAATCGATAAAACGCACCAAGGAACGGCTGAATTTACGATCCCTCCTGTCGGATTGGAAGACGTTGATGTTTCGATTTTTAATTTGTTCGACAAAGAGTTGACGTTGCAAGTTAATGGTGACAATTCAGTACCAAAAAATGTCCCTGTTATCTTTGCGTCGGGAGAAAAATGGGCAATCTTGAAGAAGAGAAAAGCCTTAAGAGATAGAAACAATTCTTTGATACTTCCTTTGATCACTATCGTCAGGACGGGAATTTCCCAAAATTCAGACGAAGATATCGCCGGCAGAGGTATAAATCAACAAACCGGCGAAATCATCATAAAAAGACGTCTTGATAAATCCGATAGAAAATATCAAAATCTTATTAATCGATTTTTATTAAAAAACCAGCTGAATGTAGCGACTAATCCTAACAAGGAACATGTTGATGGTCAGATCTTGACCGACAGAACCGTGGGAGAAGATGAAGAATCATCAGCCATAATAGATGGAGCTTGGCTTGCAGATATCAAGAAAAAAAATATCTATGAGACCATAGTCATTCCTGCTCCTCAATTTTATAACATTCGTTACGAGATTACTCTGTGGACTCAATACACGCAACACATGAATCAGATTTTAGAAAATATTGTTGCTTCTTTTTTACCACAAGGCAATTCTTGGAAGCTTAACACGACCAAAGGATATTGGTTCATAGCCAAGGTTGAAGATAATTCATACGAACCTGAAAATAACGTCGATGACATGTCACAAGAAGAGAGAATTATCAAATACAAATTTAACGTGAAGGTTCTCGCTTACTTATTTGCCACACAATCTCCCGGAACCGGAGTTCCAATAAAACGTTATGTTTCATCTCCAATCATAAAATTTGAAACCGTTGCTCCGAAAGACGATGATCCCGCGTCTCCTATCAATTTGGTCGAAGATCCTTTTCTTGGATCTGATGATCCAACGCTTCCGCTGTCTGACATCAAAAACAATAGAGCAGATCAACGCAGAAGCGGCACTAGACTGTATTCGCCGACGGACTCGGCCGTCTCAAATGATCCTGCATTACAGACCAGGTCGTCTAAACAAAATAGACCAGTGTACCAAAAAATAATTACTCAAAACTCTTCAGGTAAAAATGTAGCGACTTACGCTAGGGTTTTTAGAACATCTAATGCGTCCGGCGAAACTGTCATAAAACCGTCAAGCGATCTTTCTTCAAAATCTAATCCTGCAGCGGCTGACACGCTACTAGGCGATTTAACATACGAAACTACTAAGTGACCATTCCAGTTTTTTAGATTTCTCTTGAATACTTATACGAAGAAATTCCCAGTGTATTCATGAAGGAGCAGGAGAATGGCTGAACAAGTTTTTAGATCACCTAATTTTTTTGAAAGAGAAATTGAGCTTAAGGCACCACCTCCGTCAGGACCCGTCGGAGTTCCTGCAGGTGTGATTGGTACTTCCAAAAAAGGACCAGCTTTCGTACCAGTTACTGTTTCTAACTTTAATGAATTTGCAAGCATTTTTGGCGATCTAGATCCAAAAAAGTTTGGTCCTTATGCTGTCAATGAGTTTTTGAAAAATAGAACAGCGTTGACGTACATGCGTGTCCTCGGAGGAGGTTCCAATCGCTCTTTAAGTGACGTTCAAACGACTCTTGTAACTGGCAAGGTAAAGAATGCTGGATTTAAGACGATCGGTATAAAGACCGACTCTACAGTAGATCTCTATTCTAGAACTGTCGGTGGCGTGCAATTTATAGTAGCAGATCACACGATAGATTCTAGCGAAGAACCAAAAGGTATGCCGATGTTCACGGACAACGATTCGAGAACTCAGTCTAGTAACGTATCGTTGGTCCGCGGAGTCGTTCTCATGGCATCTGGTGCTAGAATGCTTATTTTAGATGGAGACGAAAACGTAGGAACTACGTTCAACAGTCCGGTTGCTATAGACGACGTCGGTGCCGTGAAAAGTGGGAAAGTAAAGCTTGTTATTTCCTCCACTTTAGGATCAACGTTTTCTTATGACGATGGAAAAGCAGGATTGAAAATCTACACGGCATCGCTTAATCCAACAAGCGCTGATTATTTCGGAAAAGTGTTGAACAAAGATCCTGAAAAATTTGCTCAATATCAGCATTTATTATATGCTGATTTTGCGGTTGATGATGAAGTCGCTTCCGTCATAGATAATGACGCTGTTGCCATCTTGTCGGGGTCAAGCCTTAGGAGCAATACTTCTGGTGACACTACTCTTTACTTCAGCGGAGCATATGGTTCATTCGACACAAGATTTACAGCTCCTCGCACTCCTTACTTCATCTCGCAACCATTCGGAACGTCTGAATATGATTTGTTCTCTATAGAGTCTATCGACGATGGAGAATATGCAAACAGCCTTTACAAGGTTTCAATAAGTAATCTGAAGGTTTCTGAAAATGATGCTTATGAATACGGAACGTTCAATTTACAAATTCGTGATTTCAATGATACGGACGTAAATCCAGTAATAATAGAAGAATTTGTAAATTGTTCTTTGGATCCTGATGCAGACAATTACGTTGCAAAACTAGTTGGCGACCGCAAAGTAACTTATGATTTCGATCAAGACATACTTGTCGAGAGACGTATCGTGACTACTGGAAAATATCAGAATGTTTCCAAGTACGTCAGAGTAGTGATGTCAACTGCCGTTGAAGAAAAAAAGGTTCCCGCAAAATCTCTTCCGTTCGGATTCAGAGGATTTGAGGTCCTAAAGACGAATGATAGCCTCAACGATGCAGCGCCAACGTCATCAAGAATAAGAATAGGAGGGGCTTTTAACGATAATAATAGCGCATCAATGTTATCAGGATCTATACTTCCTCCTGTACCTTACAGATACAAAGTAACAAGAGGAGCAGTTAGCACAACTGCTAACTGGAGTGGTGAACCAGGTCCTCTTGAGTCAGCAAATCCAGCCTACTACTGGGGTGTAAAGTTTGAAAGAAACACCGACCCGCTTAATAACAATTTGAACGAAGAAAAGAACGTTCTCATTGAAAACTTCACAAAGTTCATGGGTATTAAAAAACTCGACGTTTTAGTGACAGGTTCTGGTGCAGACACGTTTAACAACAATAAGTTCAGCCTCTCTAAGGTAGCATTCGCTAACGGAGCTATCTCTGAGTTAACAGGTACGATCAGATCTCATATGAGAGAAGCTGCTTACATCAGAAACGGCAAAGTCGATCCATCAACTTATGTCATAAATGATTCAGGATTTGGAAACAGAATTACTCTTGCAAGCTTGTTGTCTAATGGTGAACCTTATCAATTCAATAGATTCTCAACGTTTGCTAAGTTCTCAACATTCATGTACGGCGGATTCGACGGTTTGAATATCCTAGATCCAGCAGCTCGCCGAATGAATGATAAAGCAACTTCGTTTGAGACACCTAAGGGAGCAGCTTCGACCACATACACATCACCGGGTCTCACTTCTAACGTGGCTGGAACTGGAGTTGATAACAACGCAGTTAGTTCTTACGTCACAGCAATCGATGTAATGACCGATCCTCTACAGGTTAACGTAAATCTACTTGCTCTGCCAGGTATTCGTGAGGATTACCTCACTAATTATACAGCAAAGAAAGTAAGAGATTATGGGCTGGCCATGTACGTCATGGACATACCAAACTATGATGACAACAGTGATAGAATCTATGATGATTCTACGAACAGAATCAACATCGAAAATACAGCAGCTATCTTCGAAGAAAGAACGTTCGATAACAACTACGTCGCGACCTACTTCCCCAACGTCTACGTCAACGACACGACGAACAGCAGATACGTGAAAGTTCCTGCATCTGTTGCAGCTCTCGGTGCATTAGGGTTCAACGACTTTATTGCATATCCTTGGTTTGCGCCTGCAGGATTCAACCGAGCCGCGCTTGATTTCGTGAACAACGTAGAGGTCAGATTGAACGTCTCGGATAGAGATCGTCTATATGATGCTAGAATCAATCCTATAGCGACATTCCCAAGATTGGGATTCGTTATCTATGGACAAAAGACATTACAAATAAGAAAGTCTGCTCTTGATAGAGTCAATGTGAGACGTTTGCTCTTAGAGGTTAAGAGATTAATCATCAACATAGCTAACAGAATCATATTCGAACAGAACACACCAGCCGTCAGAAATAAGTTTGTGGCTGATGCAATTCTTCAACTCAGCCTTATTCAGACCCAGGCAGGCATTGAGGCTTATCAGGTCATCATGAATGAGACTAATAACACACAAGAGGACATCGATCTCAATCGTTTGAATGGTCGAATCGTCGTCGTCCCAACGAGAGCAATTGAATTTATTGCAATCGATTTCATCGTAACAAACGCCGGCGTCGAATTTGTCTGATGCAAACGTCGGGAATCTTATACTTATCATGCAAAGCGTAGGAGCGATATAAATGGCACAGCTCAAATTTGGAAGCGCAGGAGTAACAACAAGAGAAATAGACCTAACGGGCCCCGTCGAAACAGGACCGACGGGGGTCCCCGCGGGGGTCATCGGCACATCGTTAAAAGGACCAGCATTCGTACCACTTACTTATGGAACGCTTAAAGACTTCTTTGCGAAGTTCGGTGAGAGCGATTCTAAGAAGTTTGGACCGATAGCTGTTTCTGAATGGTTAAGCCGTTCAACCTCAGTGACTTACCTTAGAGTCTTAGGCGTTGGCGATGGAAAGCAACGTCTTAAAACAGGAATGACGGCTGGTGAAGTTAATAATGCAGGATTCGTCGTAGGCGAAGAACAACCTGCAGAAGACGGAACTTTATCACCAAATCCATATGCAGTTTCACACGGGGAACTAGGCAGAACATACTTCTTAGGATGTTTCATGTCGGAGTCGGCAGGATCAACTTTCTTAAGTGATGCTGGGTTGCAAGGAGCAAAAAGAGTCAACTCTCCTTCTAGCTTGACAGCTTCAGTTCCAATCGTCAGAGGCGTGTTGATGGCTCCTTCAGGAGTCGTCCTGCGTTTGTCGGCAAGTTATGTTACATCCCTTGCTCCTGGTTCTACAACACCTGCAAAACCCGCAAACCTGTTTGGAGCTTCAGTAGGAACCATCGTTCTTTCACCTTCCAAGCAAGAGTTCACGATGTTGCTTTACGGACATAAAGGAACAGACGTTGCTTATCCTAACGTTTTGACAGCGTCTTTTGACGTCAATTCAGCGAATCACATATCTAAGGTTTTCAACACAGATCCTTACAAGATACAGCAAGCTGGCCATTATCTTGCCGCAAGTTGGGATATACACCCTTCGTTGGCTGTCATTACAGGAACTGGATTCTTACCAATAGCTTCTGGTTATCTGTCTCCGACTGCAGGTACAAATCAATCGCACGTTCTTGGTACGGAGAATTCTGTCTTCTTGTTAACTTCATCCTTGACAAGAAATTCAGGATCGCAGACTGTACCCAATTATGAATCTTTCCGTGATAGATTCTCTAACGCTAAGACTCCTTGGATTATCTCTCAAAAATTTGGTGGAAAGCCAGTTAACTTGTTCAGATTCCATGCTCTAGACTCTGGAGCCAACATCTCTAACAAGGTCAAGATTGGAATTGCCAACATCACTCCTTCAAATGCAGCCAATTACAAGTACGGTTCATTCAACGTAGTTCTACGTCGCATGGATGACACAGACATTGAACCGAAGGTGTTAGAGAGCTTCAACGGAGTCAACCTTGATCCATCTTCCGATCGTTACATCGGGAAGGTGATGGGAGACATAAACGCATATTATGACTTTGATAGAGATGATGCAAGCCAAAAGCTAGTGATTGAAGGCAACTATACGTTGCGATCAAGATATGTCAGAGTTGAAGTGTCAGATGAAGTGATCGATCTGGCTGTTGACGCGACAGCCTTGCCGATGGGTTTCAGAGGCATCGCTCATCTCATGACATCAGGTTCAGCAACCTTCACTGTCGACGACGCAGCTCTTATCACAGGTACTTTGATTCGCAATGTGGTTGAACCACCTCTTCCATTCAGAAAAAACATCTTTGATGGCGTCGGAGCGCAGGCACAAGAAAACGCTAGATATTACTGGGGAGCAAAGTTTGAACACGTCGTAGACGTGAATGATCAAAATAGCAATGTAACGCCAGATAAATCTTTCAACAGCTTTACTCAGTACTTCCCCGGCTTCTCAACGGCATTCATGAACTTTGTCGTTGGAGACAACGCAGGAGCAGCAGCAACTGCCGAGAATGGAATCGTCGATTCTGACAAGTTCTGCAACAACTTGTTCTCTCTAGAGCATGTGCAGATCAAGACAGGCTCGAACGGCACCGTGGAACAGGCAGATGATTGGAAGTATGCAACCTATGTCAGAAATGGTGACATCCAACCTGACAGTGGCAACAAAACAAGGGCTGTGAAGGTAGATGATCTATCATTCTCATTGAACAGAAGATTCCTCAAGTTCTCTTTGATCATGCAGGGTGGATTTGATGGTGTCAATATCTTTGATGAAGATGAGCACCAGATCAACAATGCTGCTGTCACAGCAGACATGAATGATGCTGATCGCGGTCGCGAAAAGGGCCCCAACGTATCAGCTTATCTCAAGGCCCTTGAGGTCATGAAGAACACTACCAATGTAGACATTCAACTCCTTGCGATACCAGGCATCAGAACGCCTGTCGTCACTGATGCTGCCATCGCGGCGACTGAAGAACGTTTTGACGCTCTATACATCATGGACATGGAGCAGGTAGACAAGGACGGAAACCTGATCGATATCACAGGAGTAGTCAAACCTTCAGTCACGGAAACGATCCTACAGCATAAGGCGCGTAACCTCAACACGTCCTTCGCGGCAGCTTACTTCCCTGACGTTCTAATGAGAGATCCTTCAAAACAATCGAACACAGTGGTCGTTCCACCTTCGGTTGTGGTCCTCGGAGCTCTAGCCTTGAATGACTCATTAGGATATCCTTGGTTCGCCCCAGCAGGTCAGACCCGCGGCGCTCTACCCACGACACTTGAGACAAGCATACAGCTCAAGGATCAGGACTTGGATGCGCTTTATGATGAGGACATCAACCCCTTGTACGCTCAAATTGTAAATGCACAAGGCGGATTGAACCCTCGCGGAGGAGTGGTTGTTTGGGGTCAAAAGACGATGCTGCAAGCTGCTTCTGCCCTTGACAGAATCAACGTCCGCCGTCTCCTCATCGACGTTCGTCGTCAGGTTCGCGAGATTGCTCAGACGATCATCTTCGAACCCAACCGCGAAGCAACCCTCGCAAGATTCTCTGCGGCTGTCACGCCAAGACTTCAGAGAATCCAAGCCCTCGCCGGTCTCGATCGTTTCAGAGTCATCATCGATTCTTCTACGACCACACAGGCCGACGTCGAGAACAACACGGTCAGAGGTAAGATATTCCTGCAGCCAACAAAGACAATCGAATTCGTCTCACTCGACTTCGTCGTTGCAAATAACCTGCAGTCAGTGACCTGATAACCTCTGTCAAAACAGACAGGAACCGCCTCTTTTAACGGGGCGGTTTCTTTTTTGTCGAGGGCATTAATTAATGTCAACAATTGCACGTGGTAAAACAATCAAGGACATATTGCAAAATATTCCCATGACATCTGATGATGATTCTTACATGTCAGATGTCTGAAGCAGGATTATAGTTATGGAACGTAGAGCGATATAGATGGCTAAATTCGAATTTTCAAGCGCAGGAATATCAGCACAAGAGATCGGGACGATTGGTCCTGTCAAGACCCAACCGAGTGGTCTTTCGGCTGGCGTCATTGGAACTTCAAATAACGGTCCCGCTTTCGTTCCTTTTACGTTAGGATCTCTCACTGATTTTATCGACAAGTTTGGGACCATCGACGGCAAAAAGTTTGGTCCCCTTGCGGTCGCAGAGTGGATGAGAAATGCAAACTCTATCACCTACATTCGCATCCTCGGAGCAGGCGACGGAAATAAACGTCTGACGTCTGGCGAGGTCACCAACGCAGGTTTCACCGTCGGAGAAGAACAACCTGTCAACTCTAGCTCGTTAGGGTCCAATCCATACGCAAATCTCAATGGTCCTCTGGGCAGGACTTACTTTTTGGGATGCTTCATGTCAGAGTCTGCAGGTTCAGTCGTGTTCAGTTCGGCTGGGTTGCAAGGAACAGGCAGCGTTAATGGGATAACGGCGGGAGCCGTCCCCATCATCAGAGGCGTTTTGATGGCACCTTCGGGGGTGATCTTACGGTTATCTTCATCAGGAGGAGGATATGACTCATCAGCTCCTTTATCTAACTTTGTAGCTGATGAATCGACGGCGCATGGTACGACTTTGGGTTCCATCGCGCTTAGAAAAGATCAAACGCCGTCGCAGGAGTTCGTTCTGCTGATGAATGGTCACAAAGGCACGACCTCAGCTCCTAATTTCATCACGGCTTCCTTCGATATGTTCTCCACCAACTACATATCGAACGTATTCAATCTCACGGCTTCATTGATACAAGAAAAAGGTCACTACCTTGCAGCTCATTGGGACATCTACCCCTCTCACGCTGTCGTGACTGGTACGGGAGTCGTATCTGCTGGCGCCGACGTGGTTTCAGATTCAAATAGAATACTAGACACTGAGAGATCAGTCTTCTTGATCACGTCTTCGTTGCCTAGAAACGTTGGATCGACGACGGTTCCAAACTATGAATCTTTCAGAGATCGATTCACTCATGCATCCACACCTTGGATAATTTCTCAAAAACTTTTAGGAAAGCACGAAAATCTTTTCAGGCTCCATGCGCTCGATGCAGGAGCGAACGTGTCCAACAGCTACAAGGTGACGATTCATGATGTGTTTCCAAAATCGGAAGGAAGTCCATACAAGTACGGATCTTTTAGCCTATCGGTGAGACTGATAGATGATCCAGATAACGAAGACTCTAAACCGCTTGAAACGTTCAATGACTTGACGTTGGATCCATCATCTGCCACTTATATCTGCAAAGTGATAGGAGATGTAAATGTCTACTACGATTTTGACAGACCCCCTGACGACCAAAGGATGGTGATCGAAGGCAACTATCCCTTAAAGTCTAGATACGTTAGAGTTGAAGTATCCGAAGAGGTTCATAACGCTACTCTGAATCCTGCGGCCATCCCAATGGGATCCAGAGGAATTTCTCACATAGTTACTTCCGGCTCGGCTCCTCTAGCTCCGTTGGGCGGCTCAGATATTCTACCTCTGGTCGATCAATACTACCTGCGAAATTCCGTGATTCCTCCTCTACCAATGAGGCTAAACAACAAGGCAACAGGCAACAACACTGATCCCCCGACGAAGAAGCCTTGGGGACCTATATTCGTTCACTCAAGTCCATTCGACTCGAACGATTTACCAAACTCAAATCTCAATAAATCTTTCAACGCTTTTGCGCTTCACTATCCTGACCACTCGACGACAACTCTGAACTTTTCCGTGAGAGACAATGAAGGAACGCCCGACTCTACCACAAATGGAATACTGGATGCTGATAGGTTCTGTAACAATCTATTCACTTTAGAAAATGTCAAGGTGTTGACCGGTAGCAGCGGAATCATCGAGTGGGGCTCTGCAGAATATGTTCGTCGTGGCTTCGTTGCGGTCGATGATGACGCAAAGACACGAGGGATCAACGTCTCTGATCTTCTATTGAAGAAAAACAGAGACTATCTAAGCTTTAATGTGATGTTCCAAGGAGGATTCGACGGGGTCAACATCTTCGACTCTGATGAAGCTGCCATCAATGACGTCGCCGTCAGAGGAGACATGGAGGACATTGCACGAGGCGGGTTGAATGGTCCGGCTGTGGTCTCGTACAGAAAAGCGATAGACATCATCAAGAACACAGTCAATGCAGACATCGGCATCATGGCCATCCCCGGGATAAGAGAACGTGTGATCACCGACGTCGCCGTGCAGGCGGCGGAAGAAAGAATGGACACTCTTTATATCATGGACATAGAACAGTACGATTCAGGCTCAAATCCCATGTCCATGTCGGCTCTAGGCAAGGCCAACGCACCTTCAACGTCATTGACCATTGCCGCTCTTAAAGAACGCGGTGTGAACTCATCCTATGCAGCCGCATACTACCCCGACGTGATAATTGCACCTGATCAATTGCCCAATCAGGAGATAATCGTTCCACCCTCCGTGGCCGTCCTCGGCGCCATCTCGCTCAATGACTCTGTCGGAGCCCCATGGTTCGCTCCCGCCGGCATGACCCGAGGTCGTCTCACCACAGCCCTACAGCCCGTGATCAACTTCGACGAACCCACGATCGATAATCTGTACATCAACAACATAAATCCACTCTACGCGACGACAAACATAAAACAACTATCCCCAGCCCAAACGTCAGGCGTCGTCATCTGGGGTCAAAAGACGCTGCTGCTATCGACAGAATCTTCTCTAAACAGAATAGCCGTCCGCAGGCTGCTCATCGATGTACGCAAGGCCGTCAGACAAATTGCTCTACAATTCCTCTTTGAACCAAACGTAGAGAGAGTGTCAACCGTCTTCGCCTCACAGATCACAGAATACCTGTCGTCCGTCCGCGCCCGCAACGGCCTCCAATCCTTCAAGGTGAACATAGAATCACCCCTAAAATCTAGACAAAACGTCGAAAATAACTTGCTCAAGGGCAAAATCTACCTCCAACCCCCAAAGACCCTTGAATTCGTCTCACTGGATTTCATCATCTCGAACGGTCTACAGTCCGAGATTTGAAATATTTTTTGTTATATCATCTTTTGTGAATAATTATGTTAGTTCCAATAGCAGGAGAATTCTACAATGGCCGAAACTCTTGACGTCACGTCAATGATTCCAAACAAGTTTGAACCAAAGCGTAAGAACCGCTGGGTCCTCATGATTGAAGGCATCGACGCCTACATCATCAAGACAGCGGCTCGTCCACAAATCACGACAGAAGAAGTCCCAGTCCCGTTCATCAACTCAACCCGCTACCTCGCAGGCAAAACGACGTTCAGCACCATGGGCGTCACCCTCCACGACCCAATCGCGCCATCAGGCGCACAACAGGTCATGGAATGGATCCGCCTCCACTTCGAATCTGTTTCAGGTCGCAGCGGCTACGCCGATTTCTACAAGCGTGACATCCAACTCAAGATGCTCGACCCCGTCGGCACCGTCATCGAACTCTGGGACATCAAAGGCGCATTCATCACGGATGCTAACTTCAACGAGGTCACATACGAGGACGGAAACCCAACGGAAATATCACTAACTCTCCGTTTCGACAATTGCGTTTTGCAGTTCTAGAAAAAGTCTTATACCAAATCATAAAGTGATGTATAATTACCTCTGTGGCGTCAAGCTGCAGAGGTTTTATGCTTAAATGTCCCCAATGCGACTTTCAAATTGAAAGCATCAATTCCCTTAGAATTCATGCTTCAAAAAAACATGATATTTCAAGCGAAGATTTATACATTCAAGTTGTGCTAAAAGGAATTAAACCAACGTGCGAATGTGGGTGTGGTTCCGATACAAAATTTAACGGATTGGTGAATGGATACTCTAAGTTTGTATGGGGTCATGCTTCGAAAGTGAACAATAATTGGGGTCACAACAAAGAAGCCTTCAAGAAAAGTCTCACAACCAGAAGAAAAATGTGGGAAAATGGTGAAATTCAAGGATGGTGCAAGGGATTAACGAAGGACGATCCAAGAATAGCATCAATCATTGAAAAGATGAATACTCCTGAAAGATCTGAAAAAATATCCAGATCTTTAACAGGAAAATCAAAATCAGAATCTCATAAACAAAAAATCTCAGAGCATATGAAATCTTATTGGGGCAAAGAAACCAATCGAGAACGTCAAAGCTTGGAGCAAGCTGAGAGAGTAAAAAATGGATTGCTGACTAAATGCACTCGCGTTCATGGATATTTCAATAACTCTAAGAAATCATCTAAGCCTAATGTTTATTACAGGTCATTATTCGAATTAAATGCGATTCTACATTTAGAATCAAACGAAGATGTTATTTCTTATACGTTTGAACCTTACAACATCGAATATTCATTTGAAGGAAAAATTAGACATTACATCATTGATTGTTTAATAGAGTATAAAGACGGAACAAAACGTATTGTAGAATTTAAACCAAATTGCCATGTTACTCATGACAAAAATGTCGCCAAATTTCAATCTGCTCAAAAATTTGCAACCGAAAATGGTTTCATATTTGAAATATGGACAGAAAAATCTCATAGATTTTTGTCAAGCTAACATGACGTTCAAAATACTTTGATTTTCAACTACGTAGCGTGGCCAAATTTTTCTCACGTTGTTATTTACGCGTAAGAAGTTGTGTTTAGTATATAATAAGCTTCTTTTTATAAAAGGAATAATAGATGAGCACAGAAGAACGTGAGCAACGAAACGCAGTTTTTTCAGGGGCTTCGGTCCCAGCTGGTGTGGATCCCCGCATGCCGTCGCAGACGGCCGCAGAAAAGCTGAAGGCAGAGTTTGGTTTGGACATCCCGACCGAGCTGGTTCCTCTGCCCAGCGCTGGAAAGATCTATCCTGTTGGAACATCGCTGCACGATCAGGACGTCGTTGAGATCAGGCCTATGACGGCTCGTGAGGAGGACATTCTCACCTCTCGTGCTCTCATCAAGAAGGGCACTGTCATATCTGAGCTCATCAAGGCGTGTTTGATCGATCGTTCCGTCAATCCTCAAGATCTTCTCGTTGGTGATCGAAATGCTCTCATGGTCGCTGTCCGCATCACGGGATATGGTCCTGAGTACATGACCGAGATGGAGTGCAATGAGTGTGAGGCGAAGGGTCAGCATTCTTTCAATCTGACGGAGCTTCCCATCAAGCGGCTTGAGATCGATCCTGTTCTCAAGGGGACGAACGCGTTTGAGTTCTTGTTGCCTAAGACGAAGAAGAAGGTGGTCTTCAAATTCCCGACGGGTCGTGACGAGGAAGAGATCTTGCATCTCGCAGAGAAGCAGAAGAAGTTGGGTCTTCAGTCCGATTCGACAGTGACGACATCGTTGCAACAAGCCATCATTTCCGTCGATGGTGTGGAAGATCGTTTCAAGATACAGAACTTTATCAAGCTGATGCCTGCGGCTGACTCCTTGGCTCTCAGAAACTACATAAGAAATAACGAGCCTGGTGTCACCATGAAGCAAGAGACGTCGTGTCCATCGTGCGGTCACGAAGAGGAGGTGAATATGCCCCTTGGAGTCTCGTTTCTTTGGCCTTCAGCCGCAAGATAGAGAAGCATTGGTTCTAGAACCAGCATTTCTGTTGATGTATTATTGCGGGTTTACGTACCGGGAGGCTTACGCTCTCCCGGTTGCGTATAAACGTTGGTTCATCGATAGAATCAGCAAGGAGCTTGCGAAGGGTCAGGATGAGCAGAAGAGCACGTCCAAGGCTTTGCATCACAACACACCAGACGCCAGGTCCATGATGGGAGCAGCCAGGTCCCAAGTGCCATCTAGACTGAGGCGATTCACATGACGTTGTCATGTGATAATTCTGTCAATATTTTTGGATGTTTTATACAGCAAAATATTAGATATATGCATGACATGCCAAGATGCTAATTCCTCTATAGACTTGAATGAGATGAAGAACGATCTCACCCGCCGCGCCTTCTTTTCTTCCGTCAGCATGTGGTTGTCTGGGGATCCTGCGGGTGAGGTCAACCTGAAAGGTTCGCAGCAGCAGCTAGAGGCGGTTCGGCAGGTGATGGTCGCCTCAAAGAGATTTCACGAAGAGTTAAACAGACCGACAGTTGGTCTGCAGACCATCACTGAGAAGTTGGAAGAGAAGCACGCAGCAGCTGAACGATTTGAATCCAGATTCGGCGTCCGCTGGCTTCTTTGATCTCTAGGGGATTTAGCAGATGGCTCCTCCTCCTTCGCCACCCGGTGGTCCGCCGAACCCTCCTGATCTGTCAGCACAGGTAGAAGCCACGAAGCAGTTGGCAGCCGCGATGGCTGCCCTTGCCCAACAGCTCTTAAAGACGAATAAGGGCCTCAAGGATCAGACAGAGATCAGCAGCGATCTGTCTGACCTGTTGGATGAAATCTCTGATCAACGAGACAAGGAAGAGAAGAAAGCGGAAGAAAGACTAAAACGGCTGAACGAAGAGATAAAAGGTATTAGATCTCTCAGCGATTTCACTGCTCTCTTGAACAAAGAATGGGAAAAGGCAGCCAAAAATAGCACGAAGTTTGCCGTCAGTCTCGCTGCGGTCACTGGGGCTGCAAAAGGTTTCAAGGCTGGCATCTCGTTGATGAACAACGTGTTGAGCGGCCTCGGTGGTATACTGTCAACCATAATAGGAACCATCTTTGATCTCGGCGTCGCGATTCTCACGGGTCCGATTAAGATGTTCAACGCCTTGTTCTCCAAGGCAAAGTCGGCGATGGCTGGGTCGACAGAGCTTGCGACCGCGCTCGAGAAGATAAGAGAGAACTTTGGCGACATTGGATCTGGGTTAGGTGGCGTCGTCGTCGGAATGGGCAAGTCTCTCACTCAAGGGATGATTGTGCCTGGATTGAGCGCCATGCGCGTCTTCGGTAACCTGGCAGAGGCCATGTCATACGCAAATGAGATGGCGTCATTGGCGCCTGCAGCCTTCCAGAAGTTGTCCGCTCAGTTCAAGGACAGCGCGAAGGAAGCTCTGGCGATGGCCAAGGGGTTGGGCATCTCAAAGGAAGAATTTGCAGGCCTGATGAATGCAGCCGTGTCGAGCGGCCGCGACGTCGTCGAGATTGAGACTGAGATCACGAAGTATGCGAAGGGAATGGCGAAGGAATTCAACCTAGATTCCAAGATGATATCGCGTGACATGGGCCGCGCCATGAAGGATGTGAAGCATTTTGCCAACGTTTCAGTCAAGGAACTTGCGAAGGCGACGACCTATGCTCACGGGTTGGGGTTGGAGTTGAAGGACATCACAGGTGTTCTTGATGCGTTCAACACGTTCGAGTCAGCCGCAGAGAGCGTCTCCAAGCTGTCGCAGGCTTTCGGCATCAACCTTGACACGATGAAGTTGCTCGAGGCAGAGACTCCTGATCAGGCTCTTGATCAGATCAAGCAGGCTTTCGCAGCCGCAGGCAAGTCTGCAGATCAGATGAGCCGCCGTGAGTTGCAGCTCATCGCACAGTCAGTCAACATGGATGAGGCGGCTGTTCGGCAGGCATTGTCGACCAAGAATGCTGGCATCTCCATGGATAGAGCCGCAGCGGCGTCGGCCGGGCTTGAAGGGCAGACGATGTCCACCGCACAGGCGATGCAGGCGTTGTCGAAGGACATCGAACGTGTGGTGAAGGCGGGTGAACCTCCAAAGGGAGAAAACTTCTTCGAGGTGTTCTTCGAAGGCGTGATGGAGGGAATGGAGAGAACGGCCACCTTCAGAAATCTGATGATGAACCTGATGAAGTCCATCCACGTCGTGCGTCAGGCCGGGCGAGACCTCGGAATGCAGCTGATGGAAGTGATTCCAGGATTGAAGCAACTGTTAGGAGGTCTGTCTGACATGGTCTCTCCAGACAAGATCGGTGGATTGTTTAGGGCTTTTTCCAAGAGCTTTGTGGAGTTCTTTCAGATCCTTAAGACAGGTGGATCCGTCACGATCAGAGATCTGGTCCAGAACTTAAAGAAGAACTTCTTAGACTATTTGACGGCGTCAGGTCCAGGAGGCCAGAGCTTCTTGAGCGGATTAGGCGAGATGTGGACGGCCGCGAAGAAGATCATCGCGAGCGCCATAGACTACATTGGAGACATGCTGTCTTCAGGACTCAATTCTCTCACTGATATGTTGTCAGGCAAATTCAACGATCAGGCTTCTGCTGTCGGCAACGCAATCATGGGAGAAGTGAGCCCAATCACGGATGCCTTCGGTCGAATGTTCGAAAAGTTGAAGGAACCGCTTGCCAAGCTCGGAGAGCAGGCCCTTGGTTTCATCGGAAACACGATCGGGAAATACCTAGAAGAAAATTGGACTAAGATCCTTGGCGCCTACCTGTCCTTCGCATTCATCGGCGCATTTGCTACAGCATTCGCCCAGGCCACTGGGACCGCGATCATGCAGGTGGTGATTGTTCCTTTCTTAAAGAAGCTTGCAGCGCAGATTTTAGGAGCAGCAGCCTTGAATCGTGCCGCCCAGGCCGCCGCTGAAGCCGGTGCGGGCGGCGCCGCCGCACCATTCTCACTCAGCGCGGGATCATTCGCCATGATGGCGTTCTTCATAGTAGCAGCTCTCGCCGCAGTGGGATTGTCAATTGCTGCGATGCGTAAATTCGATGTAACGACAGAAGAAGTAATGAAAGCAGGCATCGCCGTCACAGCAGCCGGAATTTTAATGGTCACTGCAGGAATGGCAGCTTCAAGCATGGCGGCTGTTGGAGCAGCGGCTCCCGCTCTTTTAAGCGCTATAGCAGGTGCCTTTGTGATGCTTCCTATCGTAGCAGGAATGTTATATGTCGCAAGCAGCATAGTAGATCTCGCTAAAGAAGCTCAAGAGAAACATGTGACCATGTCCAGCATTTTGAATATCTTACCAGTTCTAGGTGTCACTGCTTTGTTGATCGCCGAGGCCGCTATCATAGCAGGAGCTCTTATGGCTGTTGGCGGTGCCGTGACAGCTTCTGGAGGGACTCTAGCGATCGCCATGGCCGCTGGTCTGCTTGCGTTAGGTCTCATCATAACAGCGATGATCGTAACCGCAGGCGAGATTATAACCCGCCTCGCGACTCAAAACTTTGAACCAACAAAGCTTAACGCAGCTGTTGGTGTTGTGGAAGCAGTCGGGAATTTATTCATTAAGACGATTCCAATCATGGGAGCAATCATAGGTGCGATTGGAGTAGCAGCCCTTGGCCCACTCTCTGTCGCCGGATTTGAAGTTTTGACTAAAATTGTCGATAAAATTGTAGATACTTCAATTGACGTCATCAAACGTATCAATAAAATAGACGTGGGTGACGCGAGCATTTTAAAGACCAAGGTCGAACCTTTTATCTCAATCATGAAATCCATCGTTGAGATGATAAACGCGATCGGGGGAGTCTTACAATCCGCGGGCGGAGGTGCGATTAGCGGGATCATTTCAAGCTTCACGGGTAAGAGTCCCTTTGACGGTGCAGCTGATTTAATAGAAAATTTGATAGGCAATGAATCTGATGGCACCGGAATCATAGGAGTGTTAAAAGTAATTAAAGATTCGATAGAAAAATTGCAAGCTGTACCTACGGCCACGGTCGCTGCATTCGGTACTGTAATAGCTTCAGTCGCCACTCTGATCTCATCTATAACAGGAGTTATCAAAAGCTTTAGCCGAACCATAAAAAGTGAAGCATTTTGGGGATTGGCAAAAGAAGAAAAGGATTTGCCTAACACCTTTGCGGACAATGCAGTCAGCATTAAAACTTTTATTAGAACTTTATTGCCTTCTGCAAAATCTCTCATAAAAACCATTAAAGAAAACGTCACCGGAATAAAGCCTGAAGAGGCTCAAAGTGTTGCAGCGGTTGCTGGCGGATTGGGAACAGTGTTAGGGGCTGTTGGAACGTTGATGGGATCCTTATCTGGAGCTCTAGGAAACTTCAGAAAAACGTTAGATGAAGAAGAGACAAAAGCAGGCGTGTCGTCCACGCAAACTGGCATTTCTAACTCGACTAAGAAAATTGAAGAGTTTGATTCTGTTGGGTTCGAAAAATTCATGGGCGCTTTTACGGACAAGATAAAGCCTCTTCTCGACCACGTCAAAGAATTCATGTCTGGCACTTTTTCGAGCATCAAAGAATCAATAGCTGGCATCGATCCCAAACAGTTTGAAGGAATAAAACTTATAGGCGAAATCATCACTTCTGTCATGGGCATGGCGACTGCGATGTACTCATCTTTAAGCAAAATTGACTTTGGTGGTGTCGGTGGAGCTCTATCTTTTGCCACAAACCAGATCGTAGTGAAGATACCATCAGCAGCAGACATGATAAGCAGCTTAGCAGGTGCGATGCCAGCTTTGGTATCATCGATAGGAGCTGCTTTTGACGCGTTTAAACCGTCGCCTGATTTTGGCAAAAAAGTTAAATCCATGAAGGAGGCTTTTGAGACTGTTTCAACGATTTTAAAGTCTATTGGTGAAATACTCCCTGACATTAAAGATGCTGCTGGAGCTAAGATTCCTGAAGATACAATTGCTAAAAACTTAATGACGAAAGTTTGGGCGATGGTTCATTTGTTACAAAACATGGTAAAACCTCCCACAGAAATGATGATCAAAGCCGGGCAAGATAAGTCTCCCATGGCAGCCCTCTCTGCAGCGATCGACGCGTTACCTCCCGGGCCTAAGGCGGATTCAATTCAAAAGTTAAAGGCTTTTGCAGAATCAATGACAACGTTGAAGTCAATAGCAGACGTGATGAAGAGTTTTGAAGGAGCAGGAGGTGCAGAAGTCCCGACCGGTGGTGGTGGAGGTGGCTTTCAAGGGGTTCTTGCGGCGTTCGGCAGGACCGTTGCCAGAGGTTCGATCGCGATGAAGATTGCAGCGATGAAGTCGATGCTTGATTCCATCGGCGGAGAACAAGGGTTTAAGACGCTTGATGAACCAATAAAGAATGCAGCGTCTGCTATCAATATAACCAGCGTGACCATGTTGAAAGATATACAGACGAACCTAGGTACTTACGTCGAAGGGTTTAAGGTAATTCCTGATTCGATCACGAAGATGTCAGATACCTTCAAGTCTGAACTTTTGACAAGCAGCGTAAGCGGATTAAACGAATCTCTAACGAATTTTGAAACAGAGATCAACAAGCTCGCGTCGACACGACCTCACCAGATTCAAGCGAAGCTGAAGGCGACGTTGGGATCACTCGGCATAAGGGGAGCCACATACAAGATCGATGCAAAACCCATTGCTCTTAACCTGCAGCTGAACGTGGTCATGAGCGCAGGAGATGTGGCGAATGGTATAGCCTCTGCTTCCACGATCATTAGATCTAGAATTCAAGAGCTCGCGGTCCGCGCAGGTGAACCACAAGGATACGATATTTCGCAGACGATATCGACTCCGCAGAAGTGATCTCGTCTGTCCGACCGCGTTATAATGTGGCATCATGAAAGACATTGGTTCAAAGGACGAGTTGTTGAAGCGTTTTCGCGAGGATCCTGAGGTGGCGGCCGTTCTCAAGAAGGCACCGAACGCCCTCGATGCTGCGAAGGCATTAAGGACGGTGGAATACATGCTAGGCACGCTCTACGAGGCTATCATTCCGGCGATGGCCCAGATGAAACAAGATCCAGCTGCCGCGTCCAAGATTTCAGAGGCTCTGAAAAGTGGTGAGGGCATAATTAAAGAAAGCGATGGTTCACCCATCAATTCTGGATCGAAAGGGTAGGTCATTCCATGGCCGGAATCAAGACAGGCAATAAGGGGTTCGTCAATCCCGCTGATCAAAACAAGGTGTACACGATGGATTCTGTCGCTCCTGGACAAGACGGAGCGAACAAGAATCCTCCTGATCTTGATCCAGGTAACATGACAGTTGACAACACCGTCAAGGACATCAGCAAGAAGACTCGCATCACGTTGGGAACGTATCTCAGTAAGAGTACCAAGGGTGAGGTGGGACCGTCGACAAAACCTAACAAGTACACGATCGACGCCTCTTCTGATGCCTCGTTACCTTCGGCAATCACGACGCAGGGATATCCTACCCCCCTGGGTATCTCAGATAATTCTTCACAATTTAATAAGGAGTTGCCAAACTCTTTTTCTCCTGATTATGCAAACATTGCTGGGGTGATCAAGAAAGGCCGATCGGCAGCGGATCTTCCAGACGGCAATGAGATCTTGCGTAATGCCACGGCCGGCAACACCTCGACGCAGCTCGTTCCGAATGAACCTGTTGACAAGTACACAGCCGCCGTGATCGCCGACAATCGTTGGGACCCACAGAATGAGTTCACAGGTGGGGAAGATCCGTCAAATCCTGCTGCAGGATTCGAAGTCCCGTTACAATCCGTTCAAACGATGGTGCTACCTTCAGCAGAAGCGACGAGCTTTCCAGCTGCTCAGTATGATTTGACGTTGAAAGATTCGTTCGACCTCATGGCAGCAAAGACTGAACAGAACGACTTTGTTGTAGTTGTTAATCAAGAGAATCCTGTTCTTGTGTCGACCACCACACAAGGAGTTCCAACACCTCTTAGCCCTCCAATTGCTGCGAGTGAGTCTCCTTTTGCGACGTCTGTTGGCAGCGCTTATAACGTTGAAGACTATGTCGAACTCAAAGAAGGCCAAAATGGAGGTCTTCAAAAGGGAAAAACTTCGTCAGTTGGCCCAAGCGGACATGATCTATTGTCCAAGGCCAAAGTGGTAGGTAATTCTCTGCAAGAATCTAAACCGCTTGTTGACTATACAAATGCAGCCATTCGTCCGAACACTAGAGTTCCTGGGGTTGACTCTTTTTCAAATGGTGAAGACATCTTATCTCCGTCAAAAACTTTTAATGTTTCGTTGCAATCAGAGGCCGTCCCAGGCATGCCTAACGTTGAAGTGATCTCATCTGCTAAGTACGAGAATGACCTTGAGGCTCTATCGAAAGTACCAGTTGAAGCCACAAAAAATGCAAAGAACATTTATCCCGTGTCTCAACCTGTTGTCACGGATTTGTCGTCAATCTCTTCGGCTGATGGAAAATACCCTGCTCCTCTTACGCCGCCTGTAAATGTTAACGCTTCCGTCCATGCTACTGACATCGATGATTCAATGTCAGATGCTTATCCATTCATAGCTGGGGGTATCAAAAAAGGTAAGTCAAAAGAGACAGGAAAAGATGGAAATGAGTTGTTGACGAAAGGTGTCACGACTAATTCTCAAGGACAGACCAATCTAGATCCTCAGTTAAAAACCTACACGACGCAAGTTCTTGCAAAAAATGATCAAACACCGTCAAAAAAGCTAGTTTCATCCGAGATTGATCCGACGGCACCTCCTGCTAACTATCATCCCTACTTGGCTGACGTTTCGACCCCTGGTTCTCATACAGGTGCACCTCATGACCAATTGACATTGAATGAGTTACGCGGGTTGCCTGTTGCAGCGACGCAAAGAAATAGCTTTCCGATCGATAAGAACACATATGCTCTAGATTCAACCACCACTCAAGGAATCCCTACTCCTCTTGCTAATTCACAAAACGACGACAGGTTTGTGAATGACAGGGTGAACATAAACCCTCCTTCTTCAGATGCTAGCGTAACCAACTTTAAAAAAGGAAAAGGCCCCGCCGACAGCAAGTACGATGGTCACAACCTATTAAGAAAAATTGACGGCAATCTCAGCACGGGTAAAGATAGTGACAAGTACGCGAAACAAATAGTTCCCATCGTCGGAAAAGGAACGGTCGACTTAGCAACCTCTAAAGGAAACCCTTCTCCTGATAAAACGCCAGCTGATCATCCAATCAAGACTTACAAGGGTGATAGAGGTTCAACATTATCGTTAGGTAACAATCGTTTCGCTCCTCATGTTGGCTTAGATGCAAAGATCCCAGGATTCAATCCCACATTGAAGCTCTCAGACGGAAAATCTATCACGACGATGGAGATGGCACAGATCGGTGCAGGCTTGTCGCAAAGAGCCTCGGCAGAGATACCAGGATACTTACAAGGGAAATTCGATCCTAACGGTAACATCGCAGAGATAGCAGCCCAGTTGCCATCGGTCGTTCAAACCGGCATCCTCAAGGTTGACAACGTCATCTTGGAAGCGAAAGACATGTTGAATTCCCTGGAAGGATCTTTTCCGACTCGTTCTTTGACTGAGATAGCTCCATTCGGTGATCAATCGTGGGGCGTCATGAACAACGTGTCCGAACCCTTTGACGATCCCACGAACATCGGCCTCATGATCACGATGATCTTGATGATGATCGCCATACGACTCCTTTTAGAATTGTTCGCTCTACCTACAAATTTCACAGGCAGCGTGACGAAGAAACAATCTCCGACGGGTCAAAGGGTCCTAGGATCCTACATGTATACTGAACCCAGTGGTCTGTTCAGCTTGTTTCCCTTTGATGTCTACGAGATTTTTGGATTCAAACGCACCATCAATAGATTCATTGATTGTCTCCGCGCGGGTTTTAATGCTTTCTTTCTAGGGTCTGGTAACGCTGATGTGGGCCTCGGGGAACTTGCGTTCGGGGCTTTGGGCATCGGATTGGATTCTCTCATAGGTGAAGGACAGGCCGTCGGTTACAACCTAGGAGTCTGCAGGACGATCATTAGGTTTGGATTGGTCCTTGCGCAGGCTCTTGACAGAGTCATCAGATCGCCCAACATTGTTGCGGGAATAAAGTCAGCCGTCGGGATTCTTAGGATCATCAGATCTTCAAAATTCATCGCATCTTTTAACGTGTTCACATCGTTAGGTGATACGCTAATTGAGAGATCAAAACAATCGGCGATAGAAGGGTTGACAGGTCCTGATGGCAATCCATTGACGATAGCAGTAATCGACGCAGCAGAACCGAATAAACTTTTAAACTCGACTGTTCTAAAAAATAGACTATCTTCGGCTGGAGCTTATGCGTATAATCCCACGTTGGCTTGGAGCGCTCAACGTGCTCCGTCGCTATACTTGGTGTCTAGCAACGTTTATTCATTACAGAGAGCCGATACTATTAACGGTAATAAGCTTGAATCTTTTAAGGGAGGTCGAGCTCTACCTGTATATTATAACTCTGCAGATCCTACATCAACCGTATCTCGCGAATATCATGCTAGCGGAAATGGTGCGAGAATCCCTAATGATATCAGAAAAAAGCTGGAAGATGCCCTAGACGCTGAGTATGTGCCTTTTTCATTCCATGATGTCAGAACGAATGAAATCGTGTCTTTCCACGCATTTTTAAATTCTTTGACAGATGATTACAATGCTCAGTATGATTCCGTCGACGGCTTTGGAAGAATTGAACCCGTGAAGATCTACAAAGGAACCACACGTAGGATAGGGATGTCGTTCGTTGTGGCGTCCACAAGCGATAACGACTTTGATAGAATGTGGGTGAAGATCAATAAACTTTTGACGATGATTTATCCTCAGTACACGAGAGGTAGAGATCTCTTAGGAGAAAATTACAGATTCGTGGCACCGTTCAGCCAGCTTATCGGAGCATCACCCTTAGTAAGAATAAGGCTAGGAGATCTTTTTAGATCCAACTATTCTAGGTTTTCTCTAGCTAGGTTGTTCGGAATGGCCGATGGGAATGCGGAATTCCCAGATGCAGACGGAAATCCTACAAAGATTAATTTAGAAAATCAAGTTTTTACTCAAGAAAAAGAAAAAGAATATCAAGAAAAAGCCAAAATATTTACGGGCGGTGAAGAAGTAGAAATCTTAGATGAAAATATTGAAAATGAAATTTACGAAGTTGCCAAGAGTTTGATTATTCCTAACGTGGAAATAAAGCAAGATGAAAGTGGCAATGAAATAAATAGATTATTTACTACACCTCCTATAACATACAAAGTTGAATCTAGACTTTTATTCACTGATTTTTACAATGTTCAAGCTTATGCTCGTGATTCAATAATAGAGGGCTCAGAAAAAACAATTTCAGCTAAACATTTGAAAAAGACAGATGCAAAGTTAAAAGAGACAGCGCAAGAAGTTTTTGGATCTAGCGTGACTTCGCTGCAAAAAGGATTTGATGCTGTCGCCAACTTCATGAATCCTGACAACAACGCCATCACCAAGTCTTTCGAGTCCGCCGGTGGCAAAGGTCTTGCTGGATTTATCGAATCAATGCAATTCGACTGGTTGAATCAAACGACCTGGTCGGTCGATCTTGGAAGAACTGCTCCCAAGATGTGTAAGGTCACGATCAGCTTTAGCCCGATTCACGACATCACTCCTGGTATTGATCACATGGGGTACAATCGTGCTCCTGTCTACCCAGTTGGTGCAGCGATGGTCAATTCAAAAGAGAAGACGGAGTAAAAAGCTATGGCGATATTCAGTAGGTATAGAGGGTCTCCTAGGTTAGGTTTCAACGAACAGTTCGGAACGTCACGCGCCGTGGCCACCATTCGAGCCGCTCTCGCCGAAGGTGCGCTTCCGATCATCGACACGGTGACGTTACAAGGAAATCAAAGGTTGGATCACCTGGCTGCAACTTATTACAAGGATTCGAGATACTGGTGGGTTCTTGCAGCTGCCAGCGAAATAGGGTGGGGATTGCAGCTACCGCCAGGAACGGTGATCGTAGTGCCAGATCTAAACGCAGTGTCAGTTCTCATAGGGTGATAGATGGCTTTTAAATTCGATAACATCGCAGATCTTTATCGCAGTTTCGAGACAGTCGACGTTCTCGGCTCACAAAAGCAAGCGTCCTTGTCCGGGGTCAAAGGCGCCACGGAAGACATGTTTACAGCTTTACGCAACATTCTGCTTCAAAATAATGATAAAGTTCTCAACGGCGCTGAGATATTTGCCAAGCTCAAAGAGCTTGCGGGAAAAGATGAAGAAAAAAGCAGAACGCTCGCAAAGCTCTTTAGAGTGTACACGACGAACGTTGGAGACAAGAACGGCAATAGTGGCGCGGAAAGTATCGCACAGTGGTATGCGAGGAATGGAAGACCGTCTGCATACACCTACCTAGACAACGACGGTACCTATAAAGAAGGTAACTTCGATTTGATGATCCCCAAGCTCGCCGGTGATTCAACTGAGATACCTTATCCAGAGTTGACATACCTCCTCGTCGACGCTCCCAATATTGACTTGAAACTTCGCAACGCAGACAAGGCCGAGACGTTTCTAAATTACGTGCCTGGCATCATCGCATCACAGCTTGTGCCTTACCTTTCGGCTGAGTTCACGTTGCACCGGAACAACGATAAAAACACGACGGCCACGAATCGTCCCTTGATGACGATGAGCCCCCTTAAGTTCTTGTTGGGCGCTGACACGTCGACGATACCTGATAAGAACAAACCTCTCACCGCGAACGCGATGATCTACGACGCGATGACAAGGAACAACTTCTTTAACTCAGCCGGTGTAGAGAAGGTGAACTGGGTCAAGCGACAAAACGCACAGCTGAGACAGCAATACGAATTTCAATTAAGATTGTACAATCTTAAATCTCCTGATGAAAAGAAAAAAATTACTCCGCCAAAAGAACCACAATTACTCAAGGAGACAAGCAACACGACTCCTGATCCAAAACCCTCAGGAGCTTTCACGACAGTGACGGGTATGGAGATGTTCACCATGCCTCAGACACTGATCAATATGGATTATGATCAGACAGCAAGTCCTAGGTATCACCCTGTCATCAATCCCATGTTACCTTTTGGAACCATCACGGATTTTTCTGTCAACGTCCAATCTTCGGTCGGAACGTTCTCTTTCAAGACGGCGAAGATGACGTTGAAGATATTTGACAGATCTAGGTTGGTCGAGATAGCCGATTTCATCAGCCCTAAGCTGTACAAGTCCACGACGATTTGGGTGACGTATGGGTGGCGTGCACCTGCGCTTCCTCCGGATGATCCGTCGCAGGACAATCCTTACTTTCGTTTCATCAATGAAACAATGCTAAAGAGAGAAGCGTACGGAGTCATCAACTCTAGCATACAGATAGATAGCAACGGCGTGGCGACGGTGACTCTTTCTCTATCATCTCAAGGAGGCAATGAGGTGATAATCTCAAGTCCAGACGCTATCTCCAACAGCTTTGACGTGTTCCAGCAGAAGCTCGCCGCCGACATAAGTAGAATACAAGAGCTAGCAGCTCGCCTAGGTTTGCCTGCCATCTACGCCGCAGCTCCTGACATCCGTGGTTCAGTGTTGATGTCGTCTGTTAATTCTGGAAACTTGTCGACTGCGGACACGAAGACTCTGAATGCTGAAATAGCCGGATTGACAAACGCTCTTAATAGTAGCAAGAGTGGTGACGCGGCAACTAAAGAAGAATTTCTGGGACTGCTAAAAAAGCTTTATTCTCCTGCAAATAACGCGGAGACAGAGCTTGCCAAACAGGCGAATGCAACCTCTGCAGAGAGATTCTCTGAGCTTGCGAAAGCGAAAGACTTCTTTGCCGTGGTGAAAGACGCAAAAAAGTTTGCGGAAGATAAACCAGCTCTCACGAAACATCCTCTGCTTGATATAATGAATAACAGCCCAGGACAAAGAGATTATTCTGAGACCGCTGAGGCTTTGGTGTATGGTGATTACGGTACAAACTCGTTTGGGAAGGTTTTTGCTGTATACTTCGCCGCCCTGGCCCGCGCCATGGCCGGCAACGTGGTGGATGAGTTTCAGGTCATTTTCTATAAATTAAATCATCGGGCAGGCAAGGCTCGTGGTTTGAACATAGCTGAGTTCCCGATCGACGTGCCGACTTTGAAATCTGCTTATGCAAAAAGGGTCAAGCAACAAAAGGGCGATCGAATGTCGTTTTCTTCTTTCATGGAGATCGTTAGAGAATCTCAGTTTGGTGACATGAAGAATCGCGCGTATGGGTTCAGCGATCAATACAAGGTCGACAAGACGAATGGAACTTTAGTCGCAAAGGATGAAAAAGCCAACACGACCATCTCTAAATTGGCAATCGACAACTGGGGTGCAGATGGTCCATTCTTGTTACCAATGGTGGATTTTTACATTGAAACCTTGTCAAAGGGATCCCAACACAGCACGACTGATCTGTTAGAAAAGTACACGATTGCGGCCAACGAATCTGACGGGAGGTTCAAGGCCCGAGGTCAGACGCGCATCATGAGAATCCACATTTATGACCGCGCGGCGACCCCTCATCAAACCGCCGAGACTTACATGAAAGCTGCGAGCGGTCTAGGATACGTCGCTGTCGAGAATGATATTGGTCAGCAGACGGGCACCAGAGTAGTATCGGATGAAAACTCGGCTCAAATGAAGGCGAATGCTGGTCAGCTCGACGCCGCGAAAGCGGAAATTGAAAAGAAAACAGGATTGACCGCCCAGCAGACGCTCACTGAGGCTGAATCAATCATCAACAAGCGATTCCCGGGCGCCAACGTGAAGTATAAGGCGAGATTTATAAAACCTCGTGGTGAAGATGGCAAATCGGCTCCTAGCTTTGAGGTCATAAAGAGAGAGATCTCGCGCCTGGTTCCCACCCTGAATGTGGGATCAAACGGCACAATGATCTCTAACGTGAACTATTCCACGAACCAAGACGCGTTGCTGTCCACCATCATGATGCTCAGGAACACTTCCGACGCGGCGAACCCTTCGGAACCCAACGGTTCGGGGGCTGGAGATCTGCCGATGAGAGTCGTGCAGGGCACCATGTCGTTGACGACGATGGGTTGCCCAATACTCGAATACATGCAACAATTCTTTATAGATCTAAACACTGGTACGACTGTTGACAACCTCTACAACGTCATCAGCCTGAATCACAACATGTCTCCTGGAAAGTTCACGACAGAGCTGAAGCTAGCCTTTGCTGACGCATATGGAACGTTCGAAGGAGCTCAATCGGTGGTCGACGGGTTGACCACGCAATTAAGCACTGTTACTGCTGGGATCAATGCCCAGGCCGCCCGCAACGCGCAGAAAAAGTAAGGTAGTTGAAAATCCGCTCATCGACGTGTTACCATATATGTTGCATGGATGTTGCTCTAGAATCGTCCTTGTTGGGAACGAACCAACACCTTCTCGTGTCGGATGATGGTTACTCGAGAATCAAAAAGATTCCTGATGAAGTCTGGCGATGTTCCCTGGGCCGCCGTGAGGACGCGACTTTCTGTTGGAATACTCTGCAGATGTTGCATGACAAGTCAGAGGTCCCTCAACCTCCTGAGGCACACGTCAGGTCGATTCGTTCTTTGATGAAGGAAGGGATTCCTCCATGGTCGATGGTGCTGCCTCCGACGATCTACAGGACATATCTAGATTCACTCGTGGCTTTTTCAAAAAAGAAGGTTGATGAAACAACAATCGAATATTACAAGAATATTTGGATGCATGCTTCCTCTCTTCTGTCATCATTAAAACCTGCAAAGGTTGACGGTGCATTGGTTGAAGCCTTGTGCGAATCAGTTCACAATTCTCAAATCGTTTCCACGTTCAAGGCCCGCGCAGGAGGATACGCTCATCCTATCACGTACGATAGGTTTGGGACGGTGACGGGTCGTCTCACGGTGTCCTCAGGTCCAAATATTCTGTTGCTGAAGAAAGAAAACAGGAGGTTGTTGAAACCTTCGACGATCGGAGGATACGTGGTTTCATTGGACTTTTCATCTCTTGAAGCGAGGATTCTGCTCTATGAATCCGGCAGAGGTTGCGAAGCGGCCGATCTCTACGCGGATATAGCGGCACGTTTGGGTGGCATACCCAGGAACGTAGTGAAGGCAGCTGTTCTGGCTGAACTGTATGGATCTTCCAGAAATGCCCTGGCTTTGACTCTCGGCATGTCAAACGATGACCTATCACGCTTCATAAGCAAAGTTGGAGAGATCATAGACACTCGAGCCTTGCTTTCTAACCTAAAGAGGCAATTTTCTCGTGAGGGTTTCATCACGAACAAGTACGGTCGAAGGATCGAGGTCTCTCGCCCGCAGGACAACATCTTCATCAATTATTACGCTCAGAGCACGGGCGTCGATGTGGCTCTCGTAGGATTCAACAAGATTTTGACGTTGCTGGGCAACGACGGGATCAGACCTCTTTTTGTTCTTCACGATGCTCTCATACTAGACGTAAGAGAGGACAGGATAAAAGATGTGGAATCCGTCGGGTCAGTTAAAGTTCCAGGTTATGATTTTGAATTTCCGTTGAAGTTAGAAAAAATCTGACTCTTCCTTGTCATTGTGAACAACAACGTCTTGAAAGAGTAATGTGATTTTATGACATTAAGTCCTGAGAAAATTGCTTCAAACTTTGACAAATTTCGATCTCTGTGTGAGAGGTTAGGAGATCGATCCGCTGCCGCCCTGTCTCTAGTCGATCATTTCGGCGAGAGATTGGCTTTATGTCCTGCTTCAGGCAGAAAAGAATTTCATTTGGCAGAACCCGGAGGTTTGGTGGATCATTCTCTTCGTGTTCTCAGCAATGCAATGAAGTTGTGTAAGGCATTTGAATATGATTTGCCAAAGGATTCTCTGATCATCGGGTGTCTCTTTCACGATGCAGGAAAGCTGGGAGATCTGGAACAAGATTATTACCTGCCCCAAGACTCAGATTGGCATAGAGATAAGTTGGGTGAGACCTACAAACACAACAAAAATATCAAGTACATGACTGTTCCTCATCGAGGCGTTTGGTTGTGTCAGCAATTCGGTCTGCGCCTCACTCAAGATGAGTGGCTTTCCATCATGTTGAACGATGGATGGGTTCTTCAGGAAAACAAAGCCTACTGTCTAAAGGAATCGAACCTCGTTCACGTCGTACAAACGGCTGATTATCTTGCGACGAAGCAAGAAAAAGAGATGATTGACGAATAGTTAGCAGCATGAACGACTTACTACGCCGTTATGTTCTAGAGATCATAAAAGAATCAAGCTTGAAGATTGATGAAGATGAAGACGAAAAAGAACCAAAGTCAGATTCTGATGACATCAACGAATTTAGCGGCGTAGGCGCAATAGCGGGTTTTACCGCTCCTTTAGGATGGACGAGTAAAGACATGGAGTCTCCTAAAGTTAAAGAAAGAAAGAAGAGAAAACAACCGGCCTGGAAGTGACATGAAAAGCTTATTTCTACCATATGCCGTTCTATTCGTGATAGGCATTGTAGGAGCATTCATCACGAAAAAAGTACAGGCATCTGAGTTACCCATTTGGGTCCCCATATTCCCTTCTATCGCAAGTGGATTCTTATGGGGGTGGATCGCGAAGAGGTCGGAAAACCTGAGCCTCATGTCCGTTCTTGTTGACGTTCTTTACACGGCTGCTTTCGTCATCGGCTTCATGATCTTAGGTGACAGACTCACCCCGTTGCAGATAGCAGGATTTTTGGTGTCGTTGATCGGCGTCGCAATGATGGCAGCCTAAAATTGCGATTCTGCAATATTTATACCATCGACTTGTTCGATGCGGAAACGGACTGGACATGGGAATTAAAAATAAAACTTGCTCTGTCGAATCGGCATCGTGCAAAGTTGACGTCAGGAATAATAAAACGATACATCTCGTTTACCCTGGCTTAGTTTAAGAATGACTTGAATGTCCAACCAAGACTTGGTTCGCATGTTGCGGATTCGTCAAGGGTGTTTCATTCACAGCGGAAACGGAAAAGGAAAATAACATGGCAATCGATCTAGAAGCAATCAAGCGTCGCGTGGCAGAACTCAGTGGTGTGAAGAAGACGTCATCAGTCCAGATGTGGAAGCCACAAATCGGAGAATACAAGATTCGTTGTCTTCCATGGAAGAATGCTCCTGAGGGCCAACCCTTCGCCGAGAGGTGGTTCTATTACATTGGAGAGAATGCAGGTCTTCTGGCACCAAATCAGTTTGGAAAGCCGGATCCGATCAACGATCTGATTCGAAAGCTGTACAGCAGCGGCAAGCCTGATGATCGAGTCCTTGCAAAGAAGCTCGCCCCCAAGATGCGTTGCTATGCTCCTGTCATCGTTCGTGGTGAGGAGGACAAGGGTGTACAGGTTTGGGCATTCGGTAAGATCGTCTACCAACGTATGCTTGGTTTCTTCCTTGATGAGGAGGTTGGCGACATCTTGGATCCTAATCAGGGGTTTGATCTGAAGGTAACGATCTCAAAAGCCCCAGGTAAACAGTTCAATGACACGATGGTGGATCCTGCCCGTCGTCCTTCAAAGCTTCATGAGGATCAGAAGACCATGGCGACCTGGTTGGAGAACATTCCAAACATCGACGACATGTATCGTCTAAAGTCCACTCAGGAGATCGAGGCCGTTCTCAATAATTGGCTCAACGGCGGAGCTACAGATGATACTCCAACAGAGACGACCCGCGGCCCAGTGACTGCGGATGCTCTTGAGGATCTAGTAGCAGAGGTAAAAGCTTCATCTCCAGAGAAGCCGAAGAAACCTAAGAAAGTAGACGACGATGCTCCTAAGAAGCAATCTTTAGATGATGCATTCGCCGACCTGATGGGCGACGAGTGATGTAGCGATATCAAGCGCCGGGGAAATTAAAAAATCCCCGGCGCTTGAACTATTTTATTGTTAATTGGATAATAAAGAAAACATGGCTAAAGCAAAAGAAGACGCACAATCATCAAAAAAATTAGAGGTAGATTTTGCTGCTGAGCTTATTAGAGATATCAATAAAGAGTTTGGGACTAGAATTGCTTACAATCTAGCAGAAATGGACGCTCCTACAATCGTGAAGCGTTGGATAGACACGGGATCTATTCAACTAAATTACGCGATTAGAAATTTTCTAGGAGGCGGGTACCCCGAAGGTAGGATCATAGAAATCTCTGGAACTCCTTCGGTTGGAAAATCTCATCTAGCATACCATGCAGCATCAATAGTTCAGAGCATGGGCGGTCTTGTGGTTTACGTAGATACAGAAAATTCTGTCCCTGTTCAAAAGCTAGCGAACATGGGAATCGATGTTCGCAAAAGGTTTGTCTATTGCGATTCTCATTGTACTGAAGAGGTTTTTTCTATCATCGAATCTACGATCTTAAAAGCAAAACAAGTAGTAGATAAGAATATTCCAATTTTAGTTATTTGGGATTCTGTTGCAGCAACCTCGCCGAAACAAGAATTAGATGGAGAGTATGAAGACAACACAATAGGTCTTCAAGCCCGAGTTATTTCCAAGGGTATGCGAAAAATCACGGGCGTCATTGGACAGAACAATGTAACTCTTTTGTGTTTAAATCAATTGAGGACTGCCATTGGAGTAATGCACGGAGATCCTGATGTCACGCCCGGCGGTAAAAGCATACCTTACCATGCCTCAGTGCGGATTAAGCTTAGTTCAGGTACTCAAGTAAAAGACAAAAATGGTAACGTAGTGGGTATTCACGTTATTGCAACCATCAAGAAGAATAAGGTAGCAGCTCCATTTAGAAAATGCGAGTTCGATATTATCTTCGGTAAAGGAATTGTCGAAGATGAATACCTTTTTGATGAGATTCGTTCACACTGTAAAGCCAATGGTCCTGTGAAAAGAGATGGTCTTGAGATTAATGTTTCAGGCGAAGGAGCTTGGAAAGAACTTTCGGTCATCAATTCAAAAACAGGAGAAGTTGTCGTAGAGAAAAAATTCTATAAATCAGAATTTGGCGACATGCTGAAAGATGAAAAATATCGCAGTCATCTTTTGACGGCTATCGATTCTGCTCTTGTAACGATCGGCGGAGAACCTTCTGGCGACGGAGACGGTGAAGGAGGGGTATCCGATGAGTGATATATTCTGGATTCGATGTGAAGTGGATGACGATGATCTGGTGCCTAAGTATCAGACTCAAGGATCAGCAGGGTGCGACGTATACGCTAACGAGTACCTAATGATCAAACCTGGTCAAAGGGCTACTGTAGCGACTGGGTTAAAGATTGAACTGCCTCCTGGATTTGAAGCCCAAGTCAGACCTAGATCTGGGTTAGCTGCCAAATATGGTATCACTGTTCTTAATTCTCCAGGAACAGTAGATTGTTTTACTTCAAATTGTTTGATTTCAACTCCTGCTGGAAAAAAGCAAGTATTTGATTTGAAGATAAATGATGTCGTGTTTTCTATGAATGAACAGACTCTTTGTGTCGAAAGCGATGTGATAAGCGCAATTGTTGATGTAGGTGAAAAAGATGTAATCAAATTTGTTTTTGATGATGACACAGAACTGTGCGTAACTCCAGGAACGATGATTTATACTCGAGATGGGCTTAAAAGAGCTGATGAGCTATCATATGATGATGAAATTGTAATTGACCATGATACTTAATTATCATGGTGAAATGTCTAATTTGTAATCTAGAAAAGAAGTTTTCTATAGTTGAGCATCTTCGTAATACTCACAAAATATCAACAAAAGAATATCGACTGCGGTTCAAAGATGCAGAAGTAAAATCTCTTGAAGCAAAAGAGTTGGTCTCAAAAAACAATCGTAATGTTTGGTCCAATCCCGACTATCACAAGAAGATGTGCGAATCTCGTCAAGTTACTCATAGAACGGATGCATTTCGAAAAAAACAATCTGAAATAATATCAAACACATATGCAAACGGTCATAAAAACTGGAATGATGGACTTACAAAGCATGATGATGAACGTGTTGCTGCGGTTGGAAAAAGAAATTCTGCGCTTTTGACAGGTCGCACAAAAGAAACTCATGATTATCTAAAAAATCATAGTGATTTTATGAAAGAACACGTCTCTGATGAATTTAAATTTCGTCTGTCATGGACGGATGAAAGAAAAGAGCAATGGAGACAAAAGATTAGTGAAGGTGTTTCTGAAGCTATTTTAGAAGGTCGTTGTGGATCATCAAATAGATACAAAAAAGGGTGGTATCTTACTAAGATAGGATCAAAAGAATTTTACGATTCTTCTTGGGAACTTGAATTAATGACATTTCTTGACACAACATCGCTTTCATGGACAAAAGCTCATGGGTATAAAATTTCTTATATCGATGAAAACAATAAAACAAGACGTTACATTCCTGATTTTTACATCTACAACGATGACAAAAAATGCATTTTAGAGCTAAAAGGATTTAGCTTCAACGATAATAAAATAGAAAGAAAAAGTTCATCTGCTGAATTGTTCGCCTTTAGCATTAATGCACGCTATTTTTTGTCTTTTAGCCTTGATGAATCGAAAAAATATATCATTAATTTTTTTGGAGAAAAAAATGAAGTTTGTAAAAATTAAAAATAAAACAACGCATAATGAACGATGTTATGATCTTACAGTAGAAAATAATCACAATTTTTTTTGTAATGATGTTCTTGTTCACAATTGTGACTATCGAGGGGAAATTAAGGTCATTTTGTTGAACACAGGTGACGAAGAATTTATTGTCAATAAAGGCGATAGGATTGCACAGTTGGTATTTTCTCGAGTTTTTCGTGGGATATTCCAACCAACCAACAGTTTGTCTTCAACGACCCGCGGCAGTGGTGGATTCGGTTCTACAGGCAAAACATGAGTTCAGATCGTCCCATCTTGGTTATTGATGGAGCAAATCTTTTTATTAGGTCATGGGCGGCATACCCACAAATGTCGACCCATGGCTATCAAATGGGAGGTTGCATCGGTTTTCTTAAGACGTTGAAAAGAATCACAACTGAGTTACAACCTTCAATGATTTGCGTGGCATGGGAAGGCGGGGGTTCTCTAAGACGTAGATCAATTTATCCTGAATATAAGCTTGGTAGACGTCCTGAGAAGCTCAACCGTTTTTACGGAGATGATATACCTGAGTCAGAAGAGAACAGGAAACATCAGCTTATTTCTCTATTGAACATGCTAAAAAATTCTCCTGTTTGCCAAGTTTACGCCTCTGATTGCGAGGGTGATGACATAGTTGCGTTTCTTTGTTCGGGGCCATTTAAGCAAAATAAAAAGATCATAGTTTCTTCCGACAAAGACATGTATCAACTGTTGGATGCAAATACTTCGATCTATTCTCTTCATAAGAAAAAAGTCTTGACAGTTGATGACGTCTTTGAAGAATTCCGAATAAAACCCAACAACTTCGCAGCCGCCAAGGCGTTATGTGGAGATCCTGGAGATAACATTCCTGGAGTAAAAGGGTTGGGGTTTAAGACGGTTTCTAAAAAACTTCCTATATTGGGAACAGATGATGATCTCTTGATAGAGGACATCATTTCGTTTTGTCAATCCAGGATTGGAGAATCTACTGTTTATAAGAAGGTCGTAGACAATCAAGATTTGATCAACAGAAATTGGAGATTGGTATACCTAGATGGTAGTATGTTGTCAGCATCTCAAATTTCTAAAGTGCAACATACGTTAGATACATTCGTTCCGCACGTTAATAAGATCGGATTGATCAAAGCCCTCCTCAAAGAAGGAATCAACGATTTTGATGTTGAGGCATTTTTTTATTCAATGAACTGTATTGACAGCGCGAAATACGTGACTGGTAACTAAAATGTTAGAAAACGAAAATAAAAACAAGTTAACCTTTGGATCTTACGGTAAGTCTTTTCAAGAGAAGATCATGCAGGCTCTCTTGACTGACTCGAAATTTGCAGAACAAATGATGGAAGTTTTTGACACTTCTTATTTTGAGCTGAAGTATCTGCAATTTCTAGCTGATCGCTACTTCTCTTATTCGAAGAAGTACAAGGTTTTTCCTACATTACAATTACTTGTCACAATCATTCGAGAAGATTTGAAGGTTGGAACGGACACGATTCTAAGAGATCAAATTATAGAATACCTCCAGCGCATGAAGGCGAATCCTGATCCTGGAGATCTTCAATTTGTAAGAGAGAAATCTCTTGATTTTTGTCGTAAGCAGGCATTGAAAGCAGCTCTTGAGAATGCTGTCGATCAAATGCAAGCCAATAAGTATGAATCTATTGTTGAAACAATCAAGCGAGCTGTCCAGGTTGGAACAGCTCCATCTGTCGGTCATGATTTTTTCAATGAGTTAGAAGCGCGGTTCACACGGTTAAAACGAGATACTATCCCAACAGGAATTCCTGAACTTGATAAGAAAGAAATCCTCAATGGAGGTTCAGGTAAAGGTGAATTGCTTTGCGTTGTTGGAGCATCTGGGTCTGGTAAGTCTCATTGGTTAACCATGATTGGGTCAAATGCTCTACGTGAAGGTAAAAATGTTCTTCATTACACTTTCGAGCTATCTGAGACAGCCGTCGGTACTCGTTACGATTCAAATCTTTGTGACATAGATTCAAATGAAGTGATGGACAATAAAGATAAGGTCAAGTCCAAATATGAGTCTATGAACTTAGGTCGTCTCTTTATCAAAGAGTATCCGACAAATACGGCATCGGTTTTCACGGTTCGTTCACACATTGAAAGACTAGATCTAAGAGGGTTTAAGCCTGATATCGTTATTATTGATTATGCAGATATCATGAGATCATCGCGTCAGTTTGATTCTCTTCGTCATGAGCTCAAGCTAGTTTATGAGGAGCTTCGAGGTCTTGCTATGGAGCTTGGCATTCCAATCTGGACTGCTTCACAGTCAAACAAAGAAGGCGCTAATGCAGAGGTTATTGACATGACGAATATGTCTGAGGCTTACGGTAAGGCTATGATCTGCGACTTTATCATTTCAGTCTCCAGACGAGCACATGAGAAAGCGTCTGGGTGGGGTAGATTATTCGTCGCCAAGAACAGAGCTGGCCGAGACGGTCTAGTTTTCCCAGCAAAGATCAACACTGCTCAGAGCAAATTTGAGATCACAGGCGCAGCCGATTCGCCAGAAGAAACTTCAGCCTCTGACGAAGCTGAACAGAAAAAAGCCTTAAGAGCCAAGTGGAAAGAACTGAAAAATGAATTTTCTAGTTCAAGAAACTTTTCGAACGCAGAATCAGTAACAACGGTTGGAAGTTGAGATATAGTTATGCATCCCAAGAATTCGATGAATTGGAGACAGAACGCAATATGAAAACATACACGTATAATGAAGCATATGAGGCATCGTTAGACTACTTTAAAGGAGATGAACTTGCGGCATCTGTCTTTGTTTCAAAATACGCATTGAGAGATTCTGGTGGTGGCATTTTAGAAAAAACTCCCACCGACATGCACCTGCGTCTCACTCGTGAATTTGCTCGCATTGAAGCCAAGTATCCGAATCCTCTATCTGAAAAAGAGATTTTCTGTCTCTTAGCTGATGTAGATCATTTAGACGTTACAGAAAAGTCTACAATGACGTTGGAACAACTGGTTGCAGAGTCTCGCGGGATGGGGTCAGTTATTCCGCAAGGCTCTCCTATGTCTGCCATGGGTAATCCTTACAAGCTGCAATCGTTGTCTAACTGCTTCGTTATAGCTTCTCCGCAAGATTCTTATGGCGGAATTCTATTCACGGATCAGGAACAGGCGCAAATCATGAAACGTCGTGGTGGCGTTGGTTTCGACGTCTCTACGATTCGTCCCAAAGGTCTTGCCACAGCCAATGCAGCTGGAACGACCGATGGTATTGGCGTCTTTATGGAGAGGTTCTCCAACACATGCCGTGAGGTTGCTCAAGGTGGTCGTCGTGGAGCACTAATGCTCACAATTTCGGTGATGCATCCTGAGGTTGAGACTTTCATCAACATCAAACGAGATCTAAAGAAAGTCACAGGAGCAAACATCTCTGTTCGTCTCACTGACGAATTTATGAATGCAGTGAAAGATGATAAGGAATTTACTCTTCGTTGGCCAGTCGAGGTACCTGTTGAAGAAGCTAAAGTTACCAAGATCGTCAAGGCTCGCGAGCTTTGGAATCAGGTCATCGATGCCGCATGGACTTCTGCAGAACCAGGTCTTCTATTCTGGGATACAGTCAAGAAGATGACACCAACTGAGGCATATGCTTCAAAAGGATACGCCAACGTTTCTACGAATCCTTGCGCTGAGCTGATTCTCAGCCCTTACGATTCTTGCCGCCTTCTTCTCATCAACCTCGCAAAGTTTGTGAAGGACGCATACCTTCCTACAGCTTCATTCGATTTTGATAAGTTCAAGAAAGTTTCTGCAAAAGCGCAAAAGTTGATGGATGATCTTGTCGATCTTGAGATTGAGGCCGTCGATGCTATCTTGAAAAAGATTGGATCCGACCCTGAGAGTGAAGAGGTCAAACAACATGAGGTCAACCTCTGGCAAAAAATCAAAAAAGCTGCCTCAGGCGCACGCCGCACAGGACTTGGAATCACTGGCATCGGAGATGCTCTGGCTTCGATTGGCGTAACCTATGGTTCTGAAGAGTCAGTTCATAAGACAGAAGAGATTTATAAAACGTTGGCTCTTTCCGCTTATCGATCTTCAGTCGACATGGCAAAGGACAGAGGGTCATTCCCCGTCTATGATTGGTCTTTAGAAAACGAAAGTCCATTTTTAAAGAGAGTTATGGAAGCTGATAAGGCCTTATTTGCAGATTGGGTGAAATACGGTCGTCGCAACATTGCGTTGACAACGACTGCTCCGGCAGGGTCTGTTTCATGCCTCACGCAAACGACAAGCGGTATTGAACCAGCTTACCTTCTTTCCTACACACGCCGTAAGAAGATTAACCCTAATGACACCGCATCACGAGTTGATTTTATCGATCAGCTTGGTGATAAGTGGCAGGAGTACAAGGTCTACCACCACGGTTTCAAGAAGTGGATGGATGCCACAGGAAAGGTAGATGAGCAAATTGCAGAGTCACCCTACTGGAAGGCAACAAGCAATGATGTTGACTGGCCTATGTCCGTCAAGCTTCAGGCTGCTGCTCAAAAGTGGGTCTGCCATGCAATCTCTAAGACCTGTAACCTTCCTAATGATGTGACAAGAGAAGTTGTTGCTGACGTTTATATGGCTGCCTGGGAGGCCGGATGCAAGGGTTTCACTGTCTATAGAGATGGATGCCGTACAGGAGTTCTTGTCCAGGATACTCCCAAGGAAACCAATAAGGTTGACTCTGATAGCCAGCCAGAAACCATGATAGAAAATCATGCTCCAAAGCGACCGAAGGAATTACCATGCGATATTCATCGAATTAACGTAAAGGGTTCTGAAGGTCAGGAATCATATCTTGTCCTGGTCGGCAGGCTTGAAGGAAAGCCATACGAGATCTTCTGCGGCCTATCACATCACGTTGAAGTGCCGAAGAAGGCGAAGGTAGGAAATCTTATCAAGAATGGTAAGAAGGATGGAGTTGCAACATACAATCTTCAGATTCCTGTTGGGGATGACGATAACCTTGTTTTCAAGGACATTGTGGAGTTGTTCTCCAATCCAAATCACGGAGCTTTTACAAGATCCCTCTCGCTTGCTCTACGCCATGGGGTTCCTGTTCAATACGTTGTTGAACAGCTACAAAAAGACAAATACAGCGATATGCAATCTTTCTCTAGAGTCTTGGCCCGCGTTCTAAAAGGATACATTCCTGACGGCGCAAAATCAACGTCTGACAAAACGTGTCCTGAGTGTGGATCTAACTCTCTAGTTTACAAAGAAGGATGCGTCACATGTAACAGCTGCTCTTGGAGCAAGTGTTGAGTAGTAATATGAAATTAAAAGCCAAAGATCTTCGTAGGATAATAAAAGAAGAATTTTCTAGCACAATTCCTGACTTTATGTTACGTCAAATGGCGGAAAAGTGCTCTGAGGATCTTAAACGATTGATGATAAATCACATTAAAGTAAAATCACCAGCTGATCGTACTTATATGATTGCTTTAGCTAACAAAGTATCTGAAGACTTGGAAGAAGAAGTAAAAAAGTTACTCGACGAAAAACTATCGGAGTTTTTGAATAGATCTTCTCATTGAGAAAAATATGCCTGCACAAAATAATAAAGTAGAGCTGATCGGGTATTACGGATCTGATGAAACCCACGCGCTTTCCGCGTGGACATCAACATCAAGAGATCTGACTGAAGAAAAAAAGAATAGAATACCTTCCTTGTTGAAGATGTTAGCTGAGAATGAACACCATTCTGTTTTTGAAAAATCTTCAATTCATTTTCTAGTTACCAGCGATGTTGCTTCACACATACACTTAATCAAGCATAGAATTGGCGTATCAATCAATGCTGAATCAGCTAGGTACAAGGAATTGAAAGATGATAAGTACTATGTTCCTGTTGATTGGGATAATGAAGAAGCGATTGCATATGTGATGCATATGGATCATTCTTTACAAAAATATCATGAAACTCTTGATAGACTTGTGCGAAAAGGTATGTCACGCAAGCGTGCTAAAGAATCTGCAAGATTGTATTTGCCTTATGGTAATCAGATCACTGCTGATGTTATGTTCAATTTTAGAAGCTTTTATCATTTTTTGAAGCTTCGGTATTCTGAGCATGCTCAATTAGAGATAAGGAATATCGCACAACAGATGTTGGAACTTGTCGTAGCATCCAAAGCATTTCCTGCTACTCTTGAAGCTTTTGGGTTAGTCGTTAACGGTGAGATCAGAGAACCTTTTTCTTGAAAGATTAAATCTTATGTCCAAGCTAATAGTAATCGAAGGTCCTGATAGAGTTGGTAAAGCAACTCAAACAAATTTTCTTTCTAATTTTTTATCATGGAGAGGTTACAAGGTCTTAACGATTGAGGTTCCTATTCGTTCTAATTTTGTTTATCACATCATCTATTGGATGCTAAGGAATGGGCTAGCAAAAAAGTTTCCAAAATGTTTTCAGTGGTTACAGTATTTTAATAGACAGATTTTTCAATGGTTCAGCTTGAGAAAGCTGGAGAAAAATTACGATTATATCATAATGGATAGATGGAGTCTATCTACGGTCGTTTATGGTAAAGCAACAGGAGTTCCATCTGAGTTCACTGAAAAATTACATGCTAGGTTAAGAAGACCTGAGTTCACCTTTTTATTGTTGGGTCCTGCCCACAAACACTCTGCTGAAGATGTGTATGAATCTGATGCTGAGTTGCAAGAGAACGTGAGAAGAATTTATCTAGAATGGTCAAAAGAGCACCCGGCTTCTTGTAAGGTGATTGACTGCACTCAACCTCGTGAAGTCATTGCAGAAGAGATTAGAACCAAATTGAGCGAATTAAATTTTTAATAGTGATTGTACTATCGAAGATAGATGATTTAAATTTCCATGAAGGACAAAAAACATGAGCTATAAAATTTCTGATGCAGTTGCAATGAGAATGATTCAAATCTTTCAAGAGGCTCTTTTGCTGGGAGTTGATGGTGCTGACCTGATGAGGCAAGTCCGTCTTGTTGTAGATGAGTCGAATCCTGACACTGTCACTCTAGATCCAAAGTATGAGTTGCAAGTCTCTGAAATGCATAAGAAGTATTTGGCAGAAGCAGAAAGCCTTAAAGACAAGAAAGATTCTCAAGGTGTGTTAGTCTTTGAATGATATGATGTTTTGGATTTCTATCAATTTAGCTTTGTTCGTGATTTGTTTCAAGTTTTATATTTCTGGTGAAAGAGATGAATAATGTCAGATAAACTTGATGAGATGTGGAAACAGCAAAAGCAATTCATGGATTTACTCAGAGAAAAAAGAGAATTTCCAAGCTTTCCAGTCGACACTTCGACAAAAAGTGGACAAAAGATATTGAAGTCTATTACTCATGAATGTATGCATGAGTTGTTTGAAGCAAATCTTCTGTTAAAAAATTCGAAGGATCATCGTGCGACAGATCTACGAGATTTTGATCGTGATAGTTACGTTGAAGAGTTATGTGATGCTCTTCACTACTTTTTTGAAATCGCCATACTTAGCGGAGTCTCTATTGAAGAGTTATATCAAGCTTACATGAAAAAGGGAGAGATAAACTTCAATAGAGTAGAAAAAGGTTACTAAATTTTTTAGTTTGGTCCTTTTCAGTTTTTTTTTAATGTTTATCAATATCCTAACGACGGCGCCCAACGTATAAGCCGTTTTAACAAGGAGAATTGATATGTTGACTTGGTATTACGATTTACACCGTTCAAACGACATACTAGACGTTTTTAAGACTTTTGAAGATCTTGGGAGACCATTAGAAAAAAAAGTTCAAGATTCTGTAGATGAAACTAGCATTAAATTAGAAATGCCAGGTGTGAAGCAATCTGAATTGGACATCACCGTCGAAGGAAGACGTTTAAAAGTAAAAGCTAAATCTAGTAAAACGAACAAAGAATATTCTTATTCATACTCTTTAAATTCTGCTGTAGATGAATCTTCGATAACAGCAAAATTAGAAGATGGCTTATTAGAAATAAATCTTCCAAAAAAGCCTGAATCTGTGCCTAGAAAGATTAAAGTCCACTAAAATCAGCAAACTTAGAACGAAAAAGGATCGAGCTGGTTTCGATCCTTTTTTATTTTTACGAGAATTTGATATATATAACGAAGAGTGGAGCCAGTAGAAAATGAAGATAACTCATAATCAGCTTAGAAGAATCATTAAAGAAGAGTACCAAAGAGTAACACCAGTCCAGCCTGGTCAGGTAATGTCAGAAGCCCGTGCCATGTATTTGGCTGAAGAGGTTATGGCTGAAGGATTTCTTGGTAACCTTTGGGCAGGATTAAAAGGAGCTGGATCTGAAACTGGCAAAAAAGCTGGAGCTGCCGCTGGAGCTGCTAAAGATGCAGTAGTTCAAAAGGCCACAGCTGCAGGGAAAGAAATTTCAGCTGCTGCTCAAAAAATTGTTGCACCAATAGCAACGGCTGGTAAAGAAGCTGCAAAAGCAATAGGAGACATTAAAGACGCAGGTGTTCGTGCAGCTGCTGAAAATGCCGCAGCTGAATTGAAAGCAACTTTAGGACCTATGATTAAACAGCAAGTTGCGCAGCTGATCAAAAGTGAAGTCAAATCAGGAAAAGATGAAGCCTCAGCCAAAGTAGAAGCAGAAGCAATAGTCATGAATGCTTTAGCAGCGGCTTTGTTAGGCATAGGAACCTGAATTATTTTCCTTGTTCATGCCAAAAATACTATAAGTTTTTGGCATGAACTCATTTAAAAGTAGATTGGAAAACAGATTACTTCCCAATCTAGAAAAAGTAAAGAAACATCGCTGCAAAAAAGAAAGATTGAAATTTTTCAAGGCGGTAATGTATAATCAATTGCATGTCGCCTGAAAAAGATCGTTTGCTTCGACAAAGATATCCAAAGATTTTTAAAACGTCTGAACACAGCGATGAACCCCTGGATATGTGGGGAATTGAATGTGAAGATGGCTGGTTTGAACTGATTGATACGCTTTGTAACAGGATTCAATCTCATATTGATTGGCGTTCTAAGAATATTCAAGATGTAACTGTTCTTGAAACGTTGCAGGTTGTCGCTCAACAGGTCAAAGAAAAATTTGGTGGTCTTCGTTTTTATGTCACCGGAGGTGATGACATCACAGAAGCTTTCATTTCATTTGCCGAGACGATGTCATATAAAATTTGTGAAACTTGTGGAAATCCAGGTAAACAGCAAGATGACAGAGGTTGGATACACACTGCCTGCGATCCATGCTTTGAGAAGAGAGCACGGAGAACAACATGAAGAAAGTTGAGTTTAAAGATGGACTTGCTATTAATGGCGATTCTTCTTCAAGAGATACAATTGAAGAAGTCAAAACGTGGCTAGGTGAAACAGGAGGCGTACCTCTGATCGCAACAGATCCTCCGTATGGCAACATAGTCATGCAGGAATGGGATCGAGTAAAAATGACTGACGACCAATACGCCGACCACATGATCCAATGGACACGATTGTGGTCGGAGGTCTTACTTCAAGGAGGAGCATTCTATGTCTGGGGAGGTATTGGACTTCCTGATTTCCGTCCTTTCATCAAGTATCTCACGCGAGTTGAAGACGATAACTTTAAGATGGCCAATCTCATTACCTGGTCAAAGAAGCGGGCATATGGAGTCCAAAACAACTATCTCTTTACGCGTGAAGAACTCGCCTACTTCATCAAGGGAAATCCAAAGAAACCCCTGAAGTTTAATATTCCCCTCCTCGAAACGAAGCGCGGATACGCTGGATATAATGAAAAGTATCCAGCCAAGAGTGAGTTCTTTCGTCGAACCAACGTTTGGATGGACATTAACGAGATTTTTAAGGGAAAACTTCACCCAACTCAAAAAGCTGCTCGTGTGGTAGAGATTCCTATAGAGGTCCATACAGATCCAGGAGATGTCGTCATTGACCCATTCGCGGGTAGTGGTGCTACTGCATTTGCCGCTCGCAAACTTGGTAGAAAATTTATTGTTATCGAAAAAGATGAAGAGATCTTCGGTAAGATGATAGAGAGGTTACAATGAAAAAACAGTTTAACTCGCAAAAAGAATATTGGGAATCTTTACTTAAAGAATATTCTAAGATCTATTTGAACACCCAGGACAAGATTGCTAGATATGAGTCTGTGATGTCTAGAAAATCTTCTAAAAATTGGTCTGATGATAAAAAGAAAAAGTTTCTTAATAGGCTCACGACAGCAAACAAAGAACTTAATGAATCTTTTGACATCATTAATCAACTACAATTGAGATTGAATCAATCAGAATAACATCGTCTTAATAAAAGAATTAAATTATGAGATTGGCATGGGCGACTGATATACATTTAGATTGCGTTGATGATGTTGTTTCAAAGGTGCAAGATCTTGCTGTTCGAGGTGCTGAATGTGAGTCTTTCATATTGTCTGGTGATATCACTATAGCACCTCACTTGTTACAACACCTTAGAGTCATAGAAAGCATCATACAAAAACCTTTTTATTTCGTGCTTGGTAATCACGATTACTATTTTTCAGATATTCTTTCGGTTAGAAAGAGTGTGGCTGATGCATGTCGATCAATGTCATTCGCCAGATACTTGGCCATGACGCCTTACGTTAGATTGACTCCTCACGTCGCTTTAGTCGGTCATGATGGATGGTATGACGCGATGAATGGTAACTTCAGAGACAGTGATGTTATCATGAATGACTGGATACGGATTGCAGATTTTTCTCCTGCAATCCTTCCTTCGTTGGGAGGTAAATCGATAAACAAAGATGTGATAATAAAAATTTCAAGAGCGATATGCAGCGCGTCTGTAAACCATATAGCAAATGGAATAAAGGCTGCCATTCGTGACAAAAATGAACACGTCATCGTTGTCTCGCACGTTCCTCCTTTTAAAGAATCCTACAATAGTACGAAGTACGGACCAACAAATTCTGCTTCAATTTTGCCGTGGTATACATCTAAAACCTTAGGTGATACGTTACTATCTGCAGCAAGAGCTTATCCACGTGTTAAGTTCACGATTTTATCGGGACACTCTCACAGTCATTATGATGAGTATTTGCTCAACAACTTGAACGTTCGCGTCGGAAATTCTCAATATGGTTCACCACAAATTGCAGGGATCATCGATATTTAAAGTTAAAGGAGTTTCCTCCATGAAAAGAGCGCTTCTCTTAAACTTTAATGGAGAACCTTTACAATTCATCGATGGTTCTAGGGCTATTAAGTTGATGTTAAAAGGTAGAGCTGAAGTTGCTTCTGGTATGACAGGAGAGCCTTGCTTTTGGGATGAGATTGTTAACTCTCCGACTCGAGGAATTCAACTGCCTGCAGTTTTAAGATTAAAGTATTACGTGAATAAGAGGCAGTATATTAAGCCACCTAGATTTCAAAAGAAAGTTTTATTCAATCGTGATGCTTGGAAATGTCAATACTGCGGCATTGAGCTCAACTATTCTGGCATAACGGTAGATCACATCTACCCTGCGTCTCGAGGTGGCGCTACTACGTGGAAAAATTGCGTTGCAGCATGTCGTTACTGTAACAACAATAAAGGGAATAAGACGCCTGAAGAAGCTGGCATGAAATTATTGAAAGTTCCCGTTGAACCAAACGCGCTTCATTATTGGGATCTTTCTAAGTCTACTTCATGGCATGATGACTGGTTTTTGTTCGTCGGCACATAAATCTTTATATTCTATTTTCAACAATGATGTAATATCTTCTGTTGGATAATAGTTATGACAGGAGTTTTGCATTCATGCGTTTGAAGATAACTGACTTACAACGTATCGTAGAAGAAACGGTACAAGAGAAAAAAGCAGTGGCAGAATTTTGTTCAGAGATAAAAAGAGTCTTTGGACCGACTGTGATTGTTGCAAATGACGTGGTGGCTTTGTCTGAACAAGCCAACGATCGTTTGGATGTGCTAGAAAGAACTGGTAGAAGAAACTACATAAAGTTCTCTGCAAACGCAGCTCTCAAAGTAGCTCATCACAAGAATCCAGAAATCAGGAGATTGGCTGTTAGATTGTTGCCAGAACATCTAGCATGCAAATTTATTAATGATAAGGTTCCTTTTGTTCGAGCCGCCGCCGCGCAAAACTCTCCCGTCAAGTTAATTGAAGAGACGATCAAAAAATATCCGACAGATGACACCCTACGTGATATCTTAAAACGAAAGCGTCTTACTGAGAGTAAGCCTGCTCTTAAGTCTGCTGCGTCAAGTCCTGAAGGAGAATCTTTCCTTAGCGACGCATGGTATGATTCAAAAGCCCGTAAATTGATACAAGACTATGGTAGAACCCTGGACACGGGGTGGGTTTCTGCAGCGGTAAATCAATATTGTTCAGCCGCTAGATCCGTCAATCGCTACAACATAGACTCTTATAAGCTCATGAAAAAAGTTGTAGAGATAATGGCTGACAACGAAGAAGAACGCAGAGACAAATTAGAGCTTAATGAATCGTTTAAATATGACGTTCAAGAATCAGATGAGCAGAATGATCAGGTAGAAAGCTTGTTAGAAACAGCTTCATTACCTAATGAATACATCACAAAAGCTCATGATGTTTTTTCTATGAAAATTACGAAGTTGGTTAAAGATGATGATCTCAATGAAGGTATAGCGGAATTTATTTCTGTTCCCTTGTCAGGAATGTTACCTCATCAATCTTCTCCCAGATTTACGGATGAAATTGCTTTAGACACGTATGTGAAGCATTGGAACAATAAGCAAGCGCTTCAAGGAAGCAACTATAGACTTTCTTGGTCGCCACATCCAGAGATTCAAAATAAAGTCAAATTTTATCTGGGGTCAAAATGAGCAAGAAAAAAATTACCGAATCTTTACACATGATGTTGACGATCGAACCAAACTTAAACATCATTACAGAAAATATGATGGCTGAGTGGGGAAATGTTCCTTATTGCCAGCTTTCTGTTGTTTTAGTTCATCTAAAATTTTTGGCAGAACTACACCAGAATCATCACTGGACTTGCATGGGAGATCCATTCTACGGCGATCATCTTCTTTTTCAACGATTGTACGAAGGCGTTTCTGCAGAAGTAGATTCAGTTGCTGAAAAAGCTATAGGCCTTGGATCAACTTCCAACGTCAATATTCAGCTGATTCATTCTCAAATGTTAAAACTCATTTCTAACGTTGGATCAGGTATGACGATTCCGCAATCGACTGATTTAGCAAAACGCTCAATGATTGCAGAGTTGAACTTTTTGAAAGTAATTGATCACGCGATGTCTTCTTTGAATGAGTGTGGAATGTTGTCAAACGGTATCGATAATTTGTTACAAGGCATTGCAGACAAACATGAAGGACATGTTTATCTCTTAAAACAACGTTGTTCCAAACAGGCCGTTTAAACATGAAAATTAAATTTGAACAGTTAAGAAGAATCATAAAAGAAGAAATTACTCTTGCAAAATCAGGCGAAAATCAAAGATTTTTACATGGACCTGACGATGAAGGTGCAATGGTAAAATCTAGTTTGTCAGCCGTGATGAATATGGCTTCTGATATTCAAGATGTCATGGCAGACGATGATCAACTCCCGGGTTGGGTTCAAGATCATCTTTCTGTTGCTCATGAAAATCTGCAACAGGTTCATGGTTATTTGATGGGAACATTGAAGCAAGAATCTAGATCTAGTAATCAGAAAAAAAATATTTCAGAGTCTATTTCTAAGATTACGACAAGAGAAATTAAAGAATGGTCGAAAGGCAATTGGGGATTCATTTCTGAGACATCTCAATCTGTTGACCCCGATCGAATTAGAGAAGTTTGGGAAGACCTAGGCGGGTACAATGGCTCTAAAGTTACAGTTGAAGATATAGCTTTAGAATTGAGAGTTCTTCCAACGGATGTTAACATGAATGGAACAGGCCTTGTGGTTCTTGATGGTGTTGTACAAAGAGAGTCATTCTAACATTCTGGAATCGACGTATGGGTGGTAATACTAAGGCTATAGATCGTGAGACTGGAGAAGTTGTAAACTTCTTTGGTCGTCCTGGGTATGCAGACAAAATAGATCTTAAAAAATTAGATCGCTCTTCTCTAAAAAGATCTATCATTACTGCTTTTAAAAATTTGGATTCGTTGTACGAGAATGAATTTGGCGTTCCTATTTGGGATCGTTCACAACGAAATTCATTACTCTCATCCGGTGAGGCGTTTAACGGATCTTCTGAACATCTATTCAACGATAAAATAACGGATAAAGAATTCACAAAATTTAAGCCTTCGGTAGGCGATATTGACTTGACAGTTCCTGCTGAAAAAATAGAAACTATATTTGATCTACTAGCTTCTCTTGAAGGAAAAGAAGTGGTACCTGGGAAAATTTGGTATGTAGGACAAAATAGAAAAAAGTACGGAGGAGATCAAATAAATGCTTTGTTTGCGTACAGGCAAACAAAAGACGCAGACCCAGTATTCGTTCAAGTTGATTTTGAATCAGTAGACTATGCTGGGGGCCGTCCGGATTCATTTGCGAAATTTGGACATTCTTCGGCTTGGGAAGACGTAAAAGAGGGCGTAAAAGGCGTGTTCCACAAATATTTGTTGAGATCTCTAACGACAAAATCAACTCTAAATGATGCAGTCATTCTTGCCAAGAATAGCCTAGTATACCCACCAGAAAAAATAAAGATTAAGAAGAAATCTGATCCAATTAAGCTGCTCTCTTTTTCTGTTTCGCAAGGGTTGAGAACCACTGTGGAGTTGCAGAAATACCCTGACGATCCTAATATTCCGAAAGAACTAATCGGTCAACCTGTTAAATTAGGAGATTCTTTCGTTTATAGAGAACTATCAACAGCAGAATCAAGCTACGTAAAAAATATAGACGAAATATTTACATTGTTGTTTGGTAAGGTTCCTTCGTCGTCAGATGACATGACAAAATTGCAGTCTTTTTCTGGCATACTTTCGTTAATGAAAATGTATATGTCAGACGATGACATAGAAAATATCTACGAAGATTTTGTTAATGAAAAGCTATTTTCTCCTGAAGCTCAAGGATTAGATTTGACAAGTGCAGAAGTAGATAAATCTTCGAAGCTCGCCGCCGTAGGAAGATTTAGAAAAGAGTTTCCGTTTTTGGCAGAACCAGATGCGACCATGGTGCAATCTTACTATTCTTCGTATAAGATAAGAGAATCTATATCCAGGTATATACGCATCTTATTCGGTCGATAAATGTTAGATATTTCAATTCTAGAACTAAAAAAAGCAGTCAAGACTCCGAAGGCTGCCTCTAATTTTATCAGAAAGCATATCAAGGCTGTCGAGAAAATCGACGGAACGAAACTTACCTTGATACGCAATGATGCGCAATTTGACCCAAGTGACTATACAAAAAACTGGATTATTTCGTATAAGGGAAATATCATTTATTCTACGGAATTTTCTGGATTGGAAAAGAGAGACAAAGACATTAAAACGTCTGGGTTAGGTACGTCTCAATACAAATTTGTGTATGATCATTTGAAAAGAGTCCATGAAGGAACTTCTTCAATTCCTCTCAATACAGAATTTTTTATAGAATTTGTCCAAAATAAACCTACTGTAACTAGAGATTACGCGAAGAAACACGGCATGTTTTTGGTCGGGTTCGGACCGGCAGTATATGCATCATCAAAGGGGCAAATCTATTCTTCTTCCACGTTTATTGATGATCCTCTTAAACTAGAAGAGTACAGAGAAATATTACAGTTAAATTCTTTTCCACTACTCTACGAAGGTAATTTGTCTTCTAGGGCGGAGATATTTGAAAATAGCGAACATCTTGATCCGAGACTTAGAGAATTATTCGCACAAAATCTAGAGACAGTTGATTTTTCAAATCCGCAAGAAATTCTCGGCGGAGTTATTAGTTCTTTTCAAGCGTTGGAATCTTCGTTGGGAGGACAATCAGAAGGGGTAGTCATCACTGTCAAAGGTGATGATATGTCTGAGAAGCAGCTATATAAAGTTTTAGCAGCTGATCAACACAGCAAAGAAGTAAGAGAGAAAAAGAAATCTAGGTATAAGGGTACCCCGCAAGAAGAAGCAGCATACTGGGAAGACATCAACGCTGCTACTGATCTAATTCTGGACGAATTGCAGATTGTCATGGGTGATTCTCGACCCGAAGAGGTGTTGAAAGACTTGTCGGCAAGAGTTTATGAGATGTCTGAAGAAGACATAGGAGCATATCATCCTGTTAAAACTCTCTTAAATAAGCAAGAAGATTTAATGCTGACCGCTAAAACCAGATTGTTCGTTTTAGGTCATAGACTCAAAAAGATAGCTGTCATTCCTATGGCTGCAAAACCTTTCCACAGAGGTCATCAAGCGTTATTGGATGCAGCAGAAGCAGACGGAAATGAATTGATTCTAGTGTACGTATCTACTGGAGGAAGAGACGAAATAAGTTCTTCTGACATGGTCCCGTTGTGGAAAAACTACTACTTGCCAGCCATACAAGAGACGTATGGAGATAAAGTTGCCATCAGGTTTACAAAAGGAATTTCTCCCATGTATGAACTGAGATCTGCAATCTCCAACCTAGTCAGACAATCAGAAGAAACAGTAGTGACTCTTTATGGAGACCCAGAAGATGCTGCCCGTCGCGTCGATGGTATAATCAATAATGAAAAAAATGCGATTGATCTAACGAGAAAAGTCGTGGCAGGATCGGTACCCAGAGAATCTTCCGGCGGAATTTCTGGCACAAAAATGAGAGAATTTTTGTCGACTGGACAAGGAGAACAGTTCATGAAAAATTTGCCTGATTTTTTGAATGAAGATTCAAAACTAGCAATTTGGAATTCTTTGTCAAAAAGTAAAGTTTCGCAAAGTGAAAATCTGTTGAAATCATATGTAAGATTAATTCTTGCATAATGAGAATTTTTTTTAGTTCTGACACTCACTACTTTCATGCGAACATCATAAAATATTGTGACAGACCCTTTAAGACGGTCGACGAAATGAATGAATTCATGATAGACACGTGGAATTCATTCGTAGATGAAGATGATTTAACTTTTCATCTTGGCGATTTTTCATTGTTGCGTCCCGTGGACTCCATTCAACTAAGAGATGTAATAAACAGATTAAAGGGTAAGAAAATTCTTATTAAAGGCAACCATGACAAAGATAGTGACTCGTTTTTTTTAGATGCAGGGTTTAAAAAAGTATACGATTCTATCAACGTAGCAGGCGTTTTGCTTGTCCATTATCCGTTGCACGAAGCTTTTTCTAGAAAAGTAAAAGATTCTCATTGGGGTGAAGTGTCTCATGTAATACATGGACATTCACATGATAAAAAAAATCCTAATCTAGAAAATCATTACAATGTAGCCGTAGACAGGCATGAATTTTGTCCTGTTTCTTTGCAACAAGCAGTTCCTGAAAATTTGCAAAAGAATTTCTTTTTAGAAGCAGTTAAGCTTTTTTGAACAAAGTAAAAAAGTTTTCATAATATATCGTATGAAATAATATGCAACGTTCATTGTGCTTCGATGATGTACTGCTCGTCCCTCAACTTTCAGACATAGAGTCTAGATCGCATGTAGATCTTTCAGTGCCTGGATTTGACTCCGCTTTTGCTAGCTTAACCGACAAACACGAAGAATTAAAGTGTCCCATTGTCGGTTCTCCTATGGACACAGTAATAAGTCCTCAGTCGGCGGCTGTCATTGCAAAGCTTGGAGGCTTCGGAGTTTTGCATCGATACTGTTCAATCGATGATTCTAAAAAGATGTTTCTTGAAACGGCTAAACTATTGCTTGATGATTGTGACAATAGTTCTTCGGCTTTTATCCCGAACTTGATGGTGGCTGTTGGTGCGACGGGTGATTATCTTGAAAGAGCAGTTGAACTATATGACGTGGGTTGTAGGGCTTTCTGCGTTGATGTTGCGCATGGTCACCACACGAATGTTAAAAATGCTCTAAATAAGCTAAGAGTAAAATTTGGTAAAAAAATTCACATAATGACTGGCAACGTTGCAACTTTGGAAGCCTTCAATGATCTTGCTGACTGGGGTGCTGATTCCATACGTACCGGTGTCGGAGGAGGATCCATGTGTACAACGAGAATTCGCACAGGACATGGAGTTCCAACGCTGCAATCAATCATCGATTGTGCAAAATCCGACAGGGACGTTTACATTGTAGCAGATGGTGGAATTAGGAACAGCGGCGATGCAGTGAAAGCTCTAGCTGCTGGAGCGGACATGGTGATGCTAGGATCAGTTCTTGCTGGACATGATGAATCCCCAGGAGCAATCATTACAAAAGACAACCAACGTTACAAGAAGTTTCGCGGAATGGCTTCAAGAGAAGCGCAATTGGAATGGAGAGGTAAGGTGTCCGTTGCTGAAGGAGAGTCAACGTTGATCCCTTACAGAGGTTCTCTTCAAGATACTTTGACAGACCTGCTTGAAGGCATTAAATCAGGTCTGTCATATTCAGGCGCTAAAAGTATTAGAGAGTTTAGAAGCAAAGCTAAATTTTTAGGTATCACTTCAAATGCTGTCAAAGAAAATGGTCCTCACGGAAAGTGATTTCACTTTTTCTTTTTCTTCTTTTTTCCGTGAAATGGAACGCCTGCTTGCTTTGACATCCAATTTGCTGCGGCCCAAGGATTCGTAGCCCAACTATCAACTTTTTTTGCTTTTTCTGTTGCGGTTACTGCGCCTTTCAATATTTTTTTTGCTGTTGATTTAGAAGGTCCTTTTTTTGCTTCTGTCATTGCACATGTGCATGGCCCTTCTAACTCTAAAGGCATCATACCGCACATAGGGCAAACTGAAGCTTGTTCGCATGAACATTGATCGGCAGGCATTCCACACATTCCACACATTTCAGATTCCATTCCACCGCAACCACAATCTGACTCGACTGATTGCGACATCATGCCACACTCTTCGCATGGCATTCCTGCTTCTCTTGTGTCCATCACACCCGTTGGTGCGTTACCTGCGTAACTTCCTATGGGTTCTCCAAATGTTTCTGCTAGATAGTCTTTTGCTCTCATGTCGATAAATATACCTCCTTATAAGAAATTTGGAAAAAGAACTGCTTCCCGCAGTCGCCTATGGGGCGTTTGATAGCTGCACAAATCATGTGATTTTTTTTGCCAGATGCGGTTATATATAATAACATCAGGTTAAGGTAGAACGAAGCATGAAGATCACGGTATCACAATTACGCAGAATCATTAAGGAAGAGATCTCGAGGGTGATGATCGAGGCACCGTTAGAAGACATCACTCCTGCGATCCATGAGCCAGGGACTCCTGAGAAGAATAGAAAAGCAGTCGCAAAGTTCAGCTCTACTCCTGCTTTCAAAGCGAAGGCGAAAGCAGCGTTTAGGACGTGGCCTCAGCCGGTCTACATGGTACCTGCGACAGTCGTGGCTCGACAAAACTCGATGATACCAATCTCTTCTGACCGATCTCACGTCTATGAAGCAGAAGAAGGGTTAGACATTCTCAAGTCTTTCAAACTTGACTACGAATTTGATAAGTTGAAGGATGCTCTCGCCCAGGGAGGAACCGTCTTCATCAACGGATCTGCTGAAATGGGCAAAGATCTTTGGCCGACGCCGTGGATGATGATCCACGCTGTGTTCGATGCAGCTAATCCGCCTCGTGATGCGGGAACAATGATAAATCAAGTTTATTCAGCGATTGAACTTGCAGCGGCTGGAATGGCTCAACAAGACATCGTTCGGCGTATGACGATGGGATCCGCTAGAGGACTTCCATGGGGAAAGAACAAGAGACCTCGCGAATTTCAAGCCAACATACTCGATGCAGATTCTGACCTAGCAGCAGAGCTGATAACCCAAGCGTTGATAACGACGAGCGGCGTCGAGTTCATCACAAGAGACTGGCTTGAAGCAAAGGGGGTGGACTTCGGGCAAGGCGAAGAAGCAGAAGCAACTCGAGCAGCAGAGATTGACAGGCGTTCCGCGATATGGAAGCCACGCTCAGCATCCGGGTCGCTACCTAACGCTAAGAATGACAACAAGATGAACGCTCTGAAGGCTGCGCTCGACGCCCTCAACCTCAAAGAAAGATTCATCAATATGGTAAAGGGTAAGGTCGTCTTCATTGGAACGACAACCTTTGCATGATGGGATGAATACGAAAGATCAGGCTTTTTCTTTTCCAAATCTTTGTGGTGCAAAACAGTTTGCTGTAAAGATATAGTGTTACTATGTCAAACAGCAAGAAGGAAATGCGTGGCGGGGGACCAAATCGGTTCGTCGGTCTCCACGCGCATTCTACATTTTCGCAGTACGATGGTCTTGATTACCCGCAAGAACACATCGATTACGTGTTAGAGAACGGTATGGATGCCTGGTCGTTGACGGACCATGGTAACATGAATGGGTTCTGTCACGCTTTTCTTCATGCCGAAAAGATGAAAAAGTCAGGAAAGAACTTTAAGTTTATCCCTGGCTGCGAGATGTACGTTCATCCTGATCTTACCCAGTGGAAAAAAGATCTGGAAGCGTCCAAGGTAAAACCTGCAAAGGACGAGTCCATCATTACTCCTATCACCGCGGTCGTTGATGGCGATGACGAGACGACAGACGTTGGCACGGATGAAGCAGCTTTGACTGTTGAGAACGAGGACGAGACGAAGTCAGGTAAATACAATGATCCCGTCAAACGTCGTCATCATCTAGTTGTTCTACCAAAAACCTCAGTAGGTCTTCAACGTCTGTTCCATCTGGTATCCAGGGGATACATGGAGGGATTTTACCGATTCCCTCGAATCGATTATTCGATGCTAAAAGAAGCAGCAAAAGGTGATCATCTCATGATCAGCACAGCTTGTTTAGGCGGTCCTTTGGCTTTCGACGCTTTCGAACAGCTTCAAAAGGTTCCGTTCGAAGAATTGAAACACCAATTGCTTAATGACAGATCACTTTTGGATCGTATCATTGCTACGATGAGTAACACTTACGACAAGTTAGTTGATGCCGTCGGTCGTGATAACGTGTGTCTTGAACTACAATTCAACAAGCTCCCTGCTCAGCATCTTGTTAATCGAGCTCTCATTGAGTTTTCCAAACGAAATTCCCTGCGCGATAGAGTGGTGGTTACTTGCGACTCGCACTATTCACGACCAGAAAACTGGAAAGAACGAGAGATTTATAAGAAGCTAGGTTGGCTTAACTATCAAAACTTTGATCCAAGCTTGTTGCCTAAGTCTAAGGACGATTTAAAATGCGAATTGTATCCCAAAAATGCCAAGCAGGTGTGGGAATCTTATTTGTCTACGACGGAAGGCATGGATTTCTATGACGATGAATTTGTTAAGGACGCGATTGAAAGAACCCATGATATCGTTCATAACGAATTAGGTGACATTCAGCCTGACAAGACAATGAAGCTTCCTTCTTACGTGATCCCTGAGGGAACCACGGAAGATAAGGCACTCGTGGTTGCGTGTAAAAATGGATTGAAGTGGAGAGGTCTAGACTCAAGACAAGACTACATCGACAGAATCAAATATGAGCTAGGTATCATCAAAGGTAAGAAGTTCTCTAGGTACTTCTTGACGATGAAGGCTATCATGGATATTGCTCGTGAGCATATGTTGATCGGACCAGGTCGTGGATCAGCTGCTGGTTCACTTGTAGCCTATGTTCTTGGAATTACGAATTTGGATCCAATTGAATATGATCTTTCTTTTGAAAGATTTTTGAATCCTTCTAGAACAGGCGCCCCTGATATTGACTCTGACATCTCTGATCGAGATTTATTGATCGAACTTCTTAGAAAGAATCTTGGCGAAAGGAACGTCATTCCTATCTCCAACTACAACACCTTCAGGTTAAAGAGCCTCATTAAAGATATTGCTCGATTCTACAGCATCCCTTTTGAGGAAGTCAACGCTGCTCTTGCTCCCGTCGAGGATGATGTCAAGAAGGAGGTCTTTAAACCAGGAACAGACAAGAACTTGTTCGTTCTTACATACGAAGACGCCATCAAGTATTCAAAGTCTCTACAAGACTTCATTGCTGCACATCCCGAGGTGGCCGAACCAATTGAGATTTTATTCAAGCAAAACCGTTCTTTGGGCCGCCACGCCGGTGGCGTCATCGTATCAGAAGATGTCGCCGAAAGAATGCCTCTAATCCTTGCTCGTGGTGAGGCCCAGACACCTTGGGTCGAAGGCATGAACTATAAACATCTCGAAGAATTTGGGTGGATCAAGTTCGATCTGCTAGGTCTTGAAACCTTACGTATCATCGAACGATGCATCGGCCTAATCCTCGAGCGCCGGGAAGGTGTAAAGAATCCTGATTTTAAGCAAATTCGAGCGTGGTTTGATAAGCATATGGATCCGAAGAACATTGATCTGAACGATCAAAAGGTCTACGAATATGTTTACCACGAAGGTAGGTTCGCAGGTATCTTCCAGCTAACACAAACAGGTGCTCAGCGGCTGTTTACGAAGGCTAAACCACGTAGCATCATCGACATTGCCACTCTTACTTCGATCTATCGTCCTGGTCCTCTTGCGGCTAACGTGGATAAACTTTATATTGATGCAAAGAATAATCCTGACAAGATTGACTATCAACATCCATTGATCAAAAAAGTCCTCGAGTCTACATACGGTTGTATCATCTTTCAAGAGCAGACCATGAGGTTATGTTCTGTGGTGGCGGGATTCCCTGAGGCTGAGACTGACACCATCCGTCGTAACATTATGAAGCGCAGCGCGTCTAAGAAAGACGATGCTGCAGCGGATGCGAGGAAAGCAAAAGAAGAGTTCGTGTTAGGTGCCGTGAAGAATGGCGTCAACGAGAAGGTCGCATCTGAACTATACGATAAGATTCTATTCTTCTCTGGATACGGCTTTAATGCCTCGCATGCCGTGTCTTATGCAATTGATTCTTACTATTGCGCTTGGCTCTTGACTTATTATGAAGAGGAATGGCTATGCGCATATCTCGAATCGATGTCAGGAAACGACGAGAAACGAGCCAAAGCTTTTTCAGAAGTAAAAGCGCTAGGATATAAGATCGTTCCAATTGACGTAAACTACGCGACAAAGAGCTGGACAATCTTGGAAGGTAAACGATTCATGCCAAGCTTCTTGTCTTGCAAGGGAATTGGAGAGGCTGCTATCGATGAAATCGTCGAGAACAGACCTTACAAGAGTGTCGAAGAGATGTTGTGGAATGATGATGGTTCATGGAAACATTCCAAATTTAACAAGCGAGCTTTTGAAGGTCTCATCTCCATCAGAGCGTTTGACTCTCTTGACTGCGTGGGCGAAGGAAAAACATTCAACAGCTACAAACAGATGCATCACATCTTGATTGATAAAGGTGCCGACATCAAGAAAACTTCAAAGAAAAATCCTACTCTCGGTATGGAAAACTTTCGAAATCTTTTGATAGAAACAAATGACATAGATGAGTGGACTCGTGGGGAGTTGGTTGACAACAGTGTGAAATATCTTGGATCATTCAACTCTAACATTTTAGTTTCTCAAGAACTGATTGCAAAGCTAGAATCTAAAGGCGTCAAATCCATCGACCTCATCGAGCAAACTGACGTTTATTGGTTCATTATTTCTGACGTAAAAGAAAAAAAGACGAAGAACGGAAAGCCATACTTGCTTCTGACGGCAATAGGCCTCGAAGGCCAAACCCGTCGGATCTTTTGTTGGGGATGGGATGGCCGAACTGAGTTGCCGAAGTACTCCACATGCATAGCAGAAATTACTGTCGATAATTACGGTAATAAAACTTTTATGAGCAAGGTTAAGGTAATCGATGAATAACATGAACACTATCGTAATTTTCGAAGGATGTGACAAGGTTGGCAAGACCGAAATGGCTCGTGAGCTTTCGAGACGAATGGAGATTCCATATTTCAAGAACAAATCAGAATGGAAAGCATTTAGCTCAGATCCAGATTATTTCGTGAAGGCTCTTCGATATGGAGACCCTTACTTCTACACTTTTCTTCGAGACACCAAGACGTCTGTTATTCTTGATCGATCGTATCCTTCCGAATGGGTGTATTCAAGAGTTTATGATAGAAAGACCGATCATGATGCTCTGTCTCATATTGATTTTCTTGCAGCTTCTTTTGGCGTTAAGATAGTCATTCCGTATAGGACTTCTTATTCTGGTCTAAAAGACGATATTCATAACATAGGTGAATATCATCTACAAAAATTGTCAGACATGTATGAAGAATTTGCAAAGTGGACCAAATGTGACGTATTACGCTTTTGCATTGATTCTGAAAACCTAGAATGGGAAATGGAGACCATTCGTAAATTCTTGAAAAAGGAGGCATGATGCGCATCGGAATTAGTTATTGGGGTTTTTGTGAACCTTTTGGGACATCAGGAGAAGCAAAAACGCCTGATGGTCATCGGTATGGTCGTCCTATTTTTGTGAACGCAGCCGTCACGTCAGGACACCAGATTTATGCATTACAAAAACGTAGAGAAGTTGTGCCATATAAAAACATCAATTATGATGAGGGATTTCCTGACATAGATGTTTTGTTCGTTGAGTGGCGTTGGCCAACGTATAAAAATTCAGGAGAAAATCCTGCCGAACCTGATCTGCTCAGACAAAACGAGCTTCTTCGGCATTATCATGGAAAGATTCCTGTTGTTATTTGGGATTGTGATTACAAGGTGACTCCAGAAGATGAGCTCGCATGGCCTAAAGCTATAATTGCAGATCCTGCATTTGAGCCAAGATATTTGACCAGAAAAAGAGAAAGATTGATGTTTTGGACAGATTGGCAATTTTTGTTGCAACCGTCCAACGTGTCTTTTGAATACGGCTACGTAGGAAACAATTATGAAAGACCAGAAGCGTTTTATAGATACTATTCCTCACCGTCAAGAGAGCTTAGAAATTTAGGAATACAGACGACGGTTCATGGTAACTGGTTAGAAGTTTCTCCTGAGAGAGAACATCCCACGTCCTTGATAAAAGAGCATCCCTACGTCTCATTTGCGCAGCGTTTGAATTTTCATGATTCAATGAAAAGATTGAATTCTTTTATCTGCGCAACGCACATAACCAAGCCAGAATACGCTAAGCGCGGGTTTGCATCTCCTCGTTACTTAGAAAATATGGCTGTGGGCACGCCCGCTTTGGTCCCATCAGAGTTTTTGATCCCAAACTTACTAGGAAGTGAGTGGACAGTATCGACGTCAGAACAAGTAATCGCTCAAGTCAAATACATCAGCAAGCTTTCGTACGAATTCAGAGTTTCTTTAGTCAAAGAACAAATGACGATTTTGAAAAATAAGAATGTATTTTCTGTAAGCGACGTAATAGATTTCTTGGAGACACTCGTATGATGAAAAAAGATAAGGTTCTAATCACAGGCGTAGCTGGACTTCTTGGGGCAAATTTTTCTAGATATCTGTTGTCCAGAGGTTATGATGTCGTTGGGATTGATGATTTAAGCGGCGGATATCTAGATTCTGTTCCAAAAGAAATGACATTCTACGACGTAGACTTGGTAGATCGTCATAAAACAGAAGAGGTATTTGCAAAAGAAAAACCTGATTATGTTTTCCATTTTGCTGCGTACGCAGCAGAAGGATTGAGTCCTTTCATTAGAAATTACAACTACACAAACAACGTGTTAGCTTCCGCTAATGTAATTAATGCTTGTGTAAATCATGATATCAAAAAGATTGTTTTTACCTCATCGATGGCGGTATACGGAGTAGGCAATCCACCCTTTACAGAAGATCAGCTACCAACCCCAGAGGATCCTTACGGTATTGCGAAATATGCAGTAGAGATGGATCTCAAACTTGCGCATGAAATGTTTGGACTAAGATACAGCATTGTTCGCCCGCACAACGTTGTTGGCATTTATCAAAATATTTGGGATAGGTATCGAAACGTTATAGGCATTTGGATTCGTAAAGCTCTTGTTGGAGAACCGCTGACTATCTTTGGAGACGGTACACAAAAACGTGCTTTTTCAGACATCAAGTTCTATATGGCTCCTTTTGAAAAGCTTATGACGTCTTTTGACGGTGAAACTTTCAACATAGGAGCTGATAAAGATTTCACAATTAACGAAGCTTGCGATCTCGTGATGGACGTTGCAGCTGAGCTTGGAGTTAAAGCGACCAAGGTTCATTTAGAAAAACGCAATGAAGTGCACACTGCATACTGCGATCACAGTAAAGCTCATAAGCTGTTAGGGTTTAAAGATGAAACTAATCTTAGAGATATGATTAAAGAAATGTTTGTCTGGGCTATGAAGCAGCCTGATAGACAAATAAAGAACATGGATTATGAGATTGAAAAGAACATGTACTCTTTTTGGAAGAAATGATTATGACTTTTCCTGAAAAATTAGCTGATAGAGAAAAATACATTTTTGATCAAGTTTTAGCTGGCAATTTTGATGCAGAATGGGTTCCTCTCGAATTTTCTTCAGGAGGAAGAACCATTAAATTCAATGTGATGAATGATGCATTGAAAATTGACGGCATAAGAGTTAATGTATCTGCAGAACTTCAGCAAAAGCTAGCAGATGTATTTAATGCGTCTTTATTGACAACACACATCGCTGACTTAATGTTTATCAATGCTACGCACCGAGTAGAACCCTGTCCTATGACGATATCTTCAACAGTCGATTCTATGATCAAACACAGCAAAATGGTAAATGGAAAAGTTGGGTTTAATGTGACAGGATTAGTAGCCTCCCCTGGAAAGCATTGGATTTTAGATAAGAAATTAGACTTAAATCCTAGAAGAGCTTGTAACTATGGGTGGCATTTCGTTGGCACGAACTACAAGGGTATAAAAGGTCACCCAACTGGATCCAAGCAGAACAAGCTAAATGGATCGACAATATCAGTGATCCAGCCGAATGCAACTGCTCATGATATGAAACACTCTGATTATTCTCAAATTTGTCAGCTTGTTTCTCAAGCTTGTTGGATCGACGGTGTCATACATCGCTTATCTGACGTTCTGCAAGATCCAATGAAATGTGATCTTGCTACTGCTAATGGTCCTTTAAGCTTAGTTAGACAGCCTGGTACGTCTCCATTTGTCGGAACTTCGGTTATGTTCCCTGTAAAAATTACTTCGCAAGGAGGAATTGTATGACGTATGAATATGAATGCAAAGCTTGCAATCATCAGTTTGAAGCGGAACAATCAATCAAAGATCCACCATTGACAAACTGCCCTCGTTGTAAAACTGACTTTTTACGAAGACTTATAAGCAAATCAACATTTGTCTTGAAGGGTTCTGGATGGGCTGCTGATAACTATTCTTCAAAATCTTCTTAGTACGTAGGTAACGTGTGTTGTCTCAGCGGACAATCACTTTTGTTACGAGACGATCTAGAAGCAGGATGCCCAGGTTTCAAGAGGTTATGTAAGTCTTCTCCTTCTTTGCTAGCAAATACTGATTTGACTTCACCTGTTTCACTATTAAAAATAATAGTATACCCGCCTCTGGACATATCTAGAGGCTTTTTTATAGTGTTCATATAATCGAATCTACCCGCTTTACTCATTTCCCTATCAAACCAAGCTTCAAGCACAAAGTTAGAGACAGAAACGGGTGTACCATTGACATCAATCTCGTACGAGTCTCCTTGAACAGGGTCGCATAGTTCTAACGCAACGAATGTGTGATCTCCTCTGTTAGACCACAGATTGATGTACGGATTATAGAAGGTTTCAAGTATTTCATGTGATAACACGGTAGAGACTGCATGAGTGCCCTTTAGTGTTGTTCCACCATGTTTTAGTAACGGGTCCGTAAAAACTCTACACCAAACTCTTCCGTCAGGATCTTGCGTATGGTATCCAAGAGCACCAGCAACATCTGGAGAGTCAATAAGAACAACGGGGAATCCATCATTACCACCTACCTTTATCTCCCACGGCACCCTTTCCAGGAGTGGGGCTGCATGTTGGGCTAACTGTATTTTGCAGGCTTCAACCATGAGGGTTAAATCTGCTTCGGAAACGTTGGTCGATTTATTGATGACATTAAACGTTCTCATAATTGTAAATATGAAACAAGCTTGTTTATAATTAAAAAAGGTGTATAATCATATGAGAATTTTATTGACGGGTGGTGCGGGCTTCATAGGCAGTAACGTCGCAAAAAGATTAATGGCAGAAAATATAGAATTTGACATCGTTGACGATCTGTCAAACGGTCACATGTCGTTTGTTGATCCCTCGCTGCTGGATCGTAACATTACGATTGCCAGCTTTGACTCCGAAACAATCTTAGCAAAGATAAGGTCTGGATTGTATGATGTTGTTATACACTTGGCTGCCGTCCCGCGCGTGAGTTATTCCGTCGATTTTCCTCTTGAATCTCACAACGCAAACGTGACAGCAACAATGAAATTGATTGATGCTTGTCGAGGAAAGATTAAACGTTTTGTCTTTGCATCCTCGTCATCTGTTTACGGAGGTGCTGACCAGCTACCAACTCCTCCTAATGCTGTAAAGAACCCTAAATCACCTTACGCTTTGCAAAAATCTATAATTGAAGATTATTTGAAGATGTATTATGATCTTTATGGGTTCGATTCAGTCAGCCTAAGGTTCTTTAACGTCTTTGGTCCAAATCAGTTAGGAAATTCTCCTTATTCCACAGCGGTTTCTGCGTGGGTCAATGCAATTATGAAGGGGACTTTGATGCGTTCTGACGGAGACGGAACGCAATCTCGCGACATGTGTTATGTTGATAATGTTGCCGATGCATGCGTAAGAGCAGCAAAGGCAAATTTCCCATTAAAGTCTGAAACTTTAAATGTGGCTTGTGGCGACAGGACAACAAATAGAGAAATTTTGCAATTTTTGTTGAAAAAATTTCCTGATGCGAAATACCATGATGCTCCTTGGAGACCTGGTGATGTCATGCACACTCAAGCTGATATTTCTAGGACAAAAGAAGTTTTAGGTTACACTCCCCTGGTGTATTTTTGGGAAGGATTGGAAAAAACAATCCAGTGGTATCAGGACAATTGGGAACTAATTAAAACGTTGAGTGATAAAGAGAATATATGAAAGTTTTTTCTAGCTTCACTGAAGCCTACTATGATCTGCTTCTAGACGTCTACAAGCATCCTGACTTTGTTTCTTCTCCTCGAGGGCAGAAGATCAGAGAAAAGTTGGGCGTATCATTCAGGATTTCTAATCCTCTTGATAGATTACCGTATGTAGAGCAAAGAGACTTTAGCTTATCATATTTTGTTGCAGAGTCTTTGTGGTATCTTTCTGGAAACGATTCCACTGAATGGATATCGAATTATTCTTCTTTTTGGAAGAACATTTCTGATGATGGCACTACAGCTAACAGCGCTTACGGTGCCAGGATTTTTAATCCTCATTCAAGAATTGCTGGTCAAATCGATCCTTCTTGGACACAATGGGATTACATCTTGAATGAACTGACGGCAGATCCAGATTCTCGCCGAGCCGTCATTCATATTAGATCTCCTCAGGATTCTATCCTAGCCTCAAAGGACGTTCCTTGCACTTTGTCTTTGCAGTTTTTTTTGCGTAACGATCAGGTTCACATGATAGTCTCTATGAGATCATCTGATCTCATCTTAGGAATTGCGTATGATGTTCCTGCATTCACGTTGTTTCAAGAGTTGTTGGCTAATCAATTATCGGATAGGTTGAACAGGTCTATAAGCGTTGGTGAGTATACTCACGTAAGCAATTCTTTGCATATTTATGAAAAGCATTTTGGAATGGTAGAAGAAATTCTAAAAAAACGAGAGTTTTTTAGTTTAGAAATGCCGAAGCTACCAAAGGGTAAACTACCTTTAGAATATATTTTGGAGCAAGAATCCAAGTGCAGAAATTGTCAGACTATTGATGAATTAAAACAGTTGGCTTCTAATCTCAATGCTGGTTCTGAATATTGGAATGATTGGTGCAAGATTTTAATTTCGCATAGAGCAAATAAGTTAAAAGGTGTTGATTCTGAAAACTTTAAGTTAGACCTTTTGAAATCAACGGAATTTAACGGCTATAAATTTTTTAACAAATAAGGTGTTATGTCAAATCCTCAATTCATACTCTATACGGGTCCAATGTTTTCTAGCAAAACAACCGGACTGCTGTCTTCAATAGATCGTTTTAAATACCAAAACAAACGAGTGGCTGTGTTTAAGCCACGCTTAGATGATAGATACAGTGAAGAGTATATTTGTACTCATAGCGGGTGGAAAGTACCTGCCATTTGCATAAAAGAAGGAACCGACATACTTGAAAAATTGTCAGAGATGAATGAAAATCCTCATGTCGTGGCTGTTGATGAAGCATTCATGATACCAGGTATTTCGAAAGTTTTAGTCTGGCTTTATAGAAGTGGATATTCGATAGTGGTATCGTCATTAGATCTATCAGCCAGCGGAAAACCATTCAATGAAATTGAAAAAATGCTGCCTTGGGCAACTCAGGTGGAAAAACGGACGGCGGTCTGTACAGTCTGCAACAAAGATGCTCATTACACATACAAAAAGCAGATTGGAGGAAATGAAATAGAGGTCGGCGGAGCTGAACTTTATGAACCAAGATGTTTAAAGTGTCATCCAGTAATATTTGATCCGGCTAGCTGAAATGATTGATAGGAAAAAATTAAAGCTTTCTGTTTTCATGCAAATGTGCAGGGACCTGTCTGTTCTTTCATATGATCCGAAATATAAGGTAGCTTCAATTATTATCACTCCAGACTTTAGAGAAGTTTGTGCTATCGGGTATAACGGAGGATACAAAGGCGGGCCTAACGAGAGAAGTTCTTTAGACCACGGTAACTCAGGATTTCTCCATGCCGAAGAAAATGCTCTTTTTCATCTTTGCAAGCCTTATGAACTTCGATCTGGACTAATCATGTTATGTACTCATAAGCCTTGCTCAATGTGTGCCCGTCGCATCGTGAATAGCGGAATTCAAAATGTTGTCTATGAAGTCGATTATTTAGATAAAGAGTCTGCTACAGATGAGATATTCAAGAATAGCAATACTTCTTGTAAAAAGTATGAAGATATAATTTCTTTATAAATTCCGAACGTGGACTAAACGGCATGATAATTACTATGTAGTTTGGGTAGATTCATGAAAAAATTAACAGAAAAAGAAGTAATAAGACTTTTACGAGAAGAGTGGAATAAAAAAATAGAGTCTTTCCTCCCTGAAAAAGATAAATTAGAAAAGAAAGACAAGAAAAAAGCTGACACTGATCTGTCTGTAGAATTTCCACTCAAGGGAGAAAAAGAGATAGTTATATCTCCTGAATTCAAGGTGAAAAGTAAAAAAGGAACGGGGCAGGGTCTTTTGTACACTGTTTCAAACGTGAATCCAACCAACAAAACCATCACTTTAACTCACCAAAAAGAAGATGGCGTGGCAGAAACAACGGTAACTTTTGATGAATTTGTAAAAGAATTCGAGAGGCAGTAATCAAATGAACAAGCTTATAGATCCTCAAAAAATAGACTCGTTATTAAAAAAAGCTGTTAAGGACAGCATTTCTAAAAAAGCGCCATCTATTGGGTTAATGCCTCAAGCAGATCAGATAAATGAATCTTACGTTGCTGAACCCAAGGTTTTTAAACAAGTAACTGAGTTTGTTACTCAAAAAACCAAAGATGCTCATTATGATCTCTACAAGGGCTACGTTGAATCATTCAACAAAGTATCTGCTGAACTTGACACTTCAAAACGTGGAGACGCTAATCCTCGTCACTCATCGTATAAATCTCTGAAAAAAGATGAGGTTTATAACCTGAACGCGATTTGGCTTCACGAGTTATACTTCTCGAATTGTTTTGATCCTCATTCTGAGATCACAATGGATTCTTTGTCTTATCTACGATTGGAACGAGATTTCGGCACGTTTGAAGACTGGCAAAGAGATTTCATAGCATGTTCAAACTCAGCCGGAGTTGGTTGGGCTGTTTGCGGATATCACATGTTTTTGCAACGATATGTGAATACGTTCGTCGGAAGTCATGACGCTAATGTTATGTTGGGTATATATCCAGTGATCGTTCTAGACGTTTGGGAACATGCTTATCGCGATTACTTGAACGACAAACAGAGCTATATAGTTTCTCAAATGAGAGAAATTAATTGGAATGTTGTTGAAGAGAGAGTTAAGAAAGCCGAGCAAATTGCGCAGGTATTAAAATGAAAATTCATTTAAAAGAGTTGAAAAAGATTATTAAAGATAGCGTATCTCATTTGCTCGAGGAGAAAAGCAAATCTTCTAAAGTAGAATCGGAAGACTCTTTAGATTCGCAAATAGACTCTTACTTCGCCAAATATGAAAAAGAAGCGACTTCTGTTAAAAAAGAAGGATTTGATTTCAAAATTATGACGAGAAATTTTCTGTTAGAAGCAGAAGATGACAAAGAAGAAAAAGATGATAAAGTTCAAGAAGTTCCATCTGATCTCACAATCGATGATATAGATCTAGAATCCTTTACAAACAGTGTAGTTCGTTTAATTGATAACTACGATTCTCTTTTAGAGGTAAGAGACACTGTGGTTCGTAGAGCCATAAATTTCTTATCAAAGAGTTATGATTCGAGCGTCATACAATCATTTAAAGAAATATTAGAAGAACAGTACGATATAGAAGTTGGCAAAAATCAATCAGAAGAAAAATTTTCGAAATTCCCAGCACCGCCAGCCGATAGAGCTATGGGACCATCTGGAGGTGGTGCTTGATCAGAACTGACATTTTGCATGATAGAAAATGCATTCATGTTAAATTGAAGAAAGATGTTCATCTACGTCTAAGAGAAAAATTATTCGCTTACCAGTTGTCTATACAATCTGTTTTTGATGAATTTGCGATGTTGATTGTTACAGAGGATCGAAAAGCAATAAAAATGCTGGAAGATCTTGCGTTAAAAAGAGCTCAGGCTGAATTAGAAAAACCAATTAGGAAATTTACAGGAAGTCGTGAACGTATTGATGAACTAGATCATAACACGCTGTATAATATGATCAATGCAGAAGACAAAAGAGGAAAGCGAAAAAAAGAAGATGAGTCTGCTTGAAGAGATTATCGATGTCGCAATAGGGTCTTCTCGAGTCATGTCAACCGTCGTCAATAACATGTTGGTGTTGACCAATGAGATAAAAAGCATCAAAGAATCTTTGTCGACTCTTACTAAAGCGTTACACGTTCATCAAATTGCTATCTCTGAACTGATGGAAAACTTAACGCAAGATTCTATTAGAGAAAATTTTGAAGACGTAGGTCAAATAAAAAATGCGAGAAAAGACAAACCAAATTGATATGAGCAAGTTATTACCTTTTTTGAAAAAAAATTGGAGATATTTTGCGATTGCGATTTTTACTATTTTAGTGTTGTTATTCTTGCAAAAAGATAGAATCTCTTTAACGCAACAACTTCAATCTACTCGAACAGCGTACGAAGAAAGAATCAGTCAGATTGAAAATGCAAGAAAAGAAGAACGCAGACAAAATGATGAAGCGTTGTCACAACTAAAGAAAAAGCTTGTTGATGTCCAAAAACAGTATGACGATGCAAAAGTAGAATTAGAAAAAAAGAAAAAAGAAGAAATAAAAGATCTTGTCGAAAAGTACTCAGACGACCCAGAAGAGCTAGCAAAGAAGCTTTCTGAAGTTACGGGATTTAAGATAATTCTTCCGGAGTAAATATGAAAAAAATTATACCGTTGTTCTTATCTGCATTTATATTCACGATTTCTTCTTGGGCTGTTTCTGATGAAAAGAAAGGTCCTAATGTTGAACTGTCTAAAGTTGTCAAAGACGTTGTTCCTGAGATGCCTAGTTCTGAAAAAGACTTGACAGCAATTTCTCCTATGCGAAAATCTCAGTTTGCTCCTTTTACTGGTGTCTTGCTGTCTCCGATGGCTATTGCGACGATCATCTCTGAAATAAAGTTTCAACAAGAAAAGATTGATATTGAAGTAAAGAAAGCGGTAGAAACAACGACGGCAGAATTTGCATACAAACAGCAAATCTTTGAAAATAGATGTACAGCAGATAAAAAAGTGTTAGAAGTCAGCGTAGAAGAAAAGAAAAAGCAAATTGAATTGCTAGACTCTACCATCAAAGCAGAAATAGAATCAAGACCAAATCCAGTCATGTGGTCTTTATTGGGCCTTGCTGCAGGCGTTGTCGTAACAACAACAACAGCTTCTATAATAACAGCCGTTTCTAATTGAGGAAAATTACAATGAGAAGAAATAACAGCATCCCGCCTCCTACTCTTGAACCGTTTATGGCAAAACCAGTAAAAATTGTTGAGAATGAAGAAAAGAAATCTTCCGCTATCCCGTGGTGGTGGATGAGGAACGACAAAGGTCGTAAATCAGTGAGTGTGACATTCGCGTCAATTTCGTTTTTAGTGACAACTTTAGTCTATCTTGTTGCAGCTTTTGAAAAATTAGGACCGGTATCCTTTAGGCCTTTTGACGTAGGGGCGTGCATGGCTTATTTCTTACCAGCTTTAAGCTTGTATTTTGGTAGAAGGTTAACTGAGGCAAAGTATTCTTCCACGCCTGAAACAAAATCTGATCAGTAAATTAGGAAATAACGTTATAGTTATCGAAGTATATTATGAATTCGATTGTCATAACAGAATCTGCTTTGAGAGAGTTTTTGAGAGAGATGTTAGATTCTCCGTCGACGAATAGTCATTTAGATGGAAATATGCCTGTTAGAATAAGTCCCGTTGTAGCTCCTGATGCTGCCGAGGTCAATTCTGCTAATTCTAATTTCACACCTCAAAATAAAGTCGAGTTGTTATCTGCTTTGCGCACAATATGCAACGTAGAAGACGATCAAGTTCCCGCTGTTTATATAGCTGTAAAAGATGCGCTAGAGAAGCAAGGTGAAGAGATGAAGAATACCCAAGTTGAATCAACTATTCGTGCTACGGTTAGAAAACTATTATCTGAAATTTCAGCGTCAGAAAAACGCCAAATGGCTGCCGACAAGTTGTGGAGTGAACTACCCAAAGTAGATCCTTCTACTTATCCACAAGTAACGAAGGTAGATCCAGGGGTTTCTAGTAAATCAGGAACACCAGCAGAACAAAAAGCAAAATTTGAAAAGAATAAGTCGCAGCTTCAAAAAACATTTTCAACTATGAAAATGTCAGACTTAGAAGATGAAGCAGAATCAGAACCGACAGGACGTAAGAATGTCATGATGACAGACGTTGGTGGTTCCTCATTTAAAGAGATTGCAAAAGAGCTAGGATTTGCTGCAGAATCTGGTGCAAAACAAGCCGTTGAGAAAGCTTTAGAAAAAGCTAAACTTGTAACTAAGATGGATTTATTTGATCCTGACACTTTAGAGATTTTAGTTCTACAATCAATGTCAGATTATATCGACGTTTTATCTTCGACTGGAGAACTTACACCTCAAGAAGTAAAGATGTTGAAAGACAATCCAGCTATAGTTAGAACGCTCGACGGATTTAGAGAATTTTTAGATAAAGATTTAAGAAAAGCTAAAAAGACGCTTGAGACAGCAAAAAACGAATCTAGATTGCGTGGACGTTGAAAATGTTTAATGCTACCATAGCCGCTGCAGTACAATTCGAACCGAAGATTCTTGACGTACAAAAGAATCTTTCTACTGCTCGTTATCTTGCTCATGAAGCCGCAGCAAAAGGAGCGAGCGTAGTGGTACTACCAGAATTGTGCATCAGCGGTTATGTATTGCGCAATAAACAAGAAGCTTCTCAATGTGCGCAAACTAGAGATGGTTACCAAACTGAAGCATTTCTGCCAATAGCTAAACAGTACAATTGTCACATCGTGGTCGGATACGTAGAATTGAATGAAGGAAAGCTGTATAATTCAGCTGTAGTCGTAGGTCCAAATGGCGTTAGCGCTAATTTTCAAAAACACAATCTTTGGGCTAACGATTATTTGTGGGCAGAGTCTTCAGAAGCATTTAATCCCGTTGTTATAACAAGAGCTGGTCGACTTGGCGCTTTGATCTGTAGAGATGCTATGAATGTCTATAGAGAAAGTTACAAGTTTTACAAAGAAGATCAAAGATTCTATAGAAAAGGGTCGGTTGATACTATAGCATTATTGACAAACTGGGGTGGGAATGTAGGTCATCCGGATCATACATGGGTAGAACTTGCCGAACAAACGAATGCAAATATCATCGTTTCTAATCGCGTTGGAAAAGAAAGAGATTTGACATTCAAAGGCGGTTCTTGTATAGTTACTCGTAACAAACAAGTCTACACACATGGTTCCAGCTTTTTGAACGAAGCCGTCGTTGGTGGTATAATTGAACTATGAAGCTTGTAGAAATCAACCGAAATTTTATACGCGATTCTTTTAGATCGGTCGTCGATGCCCCGGTTAAGGTTGTAAAGAATGTTGATAAACCAATCATAGCGATTGAAAAATGGTCCTTTCTTGATGACGGAAACTCTTATGTAAAGAAGTTTTTCTTTGAAAGCCTACAAGATAGAAACAGATTTGTAACATCTCTATTAAGTTACGAGTCAGAGTCTGGTCATCATGCTAGACTAAGAATAGACAAAAAAGTAGTTTTTGTAGAACTAGAAACTCTAGAAAAGAACAAAACGACAGAGCTAGACAAAGCTTACAGCAGATATGCGGATTTAATTTGTAAAGACATAGCGTATAATCCGCTGTATGAAAGAGAATGATTCTAGAATTTTAGTCAGCAAAGAACTTGAAGGTCAGATACCTGACATAGAAGGATCTTTGTCTGATTATTTGTTTTCAGCTGTTTGCATTTATCTTAAAGATTCTAATGCTTCATTGGAGCTAGATGGCCCCATTACATCATTTTCTATTTCCAATGAAGTTAGTATCAACATGAAAATGCAAATTGATAAAGCTTTTCATATAATGAAGTTGAAAAGCTTTTTAAAGTTTGATGATGTCAACTTTGTTTTAAAAGACAACTTAATAAAATTGAACGGTCATTATGCAGTTCAACAAGTGAAAATGTTAGACATCAACGTTGAAGATCAAGAGTGCAATCTAGAATTAAGCATTAAATCTGTTTAATGATTGATTCAAGCGTCTAATATATAGTTATACCAGGAGTCACGTCACAATGGAACGAGATGAACAAGATATAAATTTTGACAAATTTATGGATGATATTCTCATTAAAGAGTCAAAGAAAAAGCAGGAATTAGTTGAAGAAACTCCGCAGCGTAAATATGTAAAAAAGTATACAGAGCGTGCTTCAAATCGCATTAGATTTTCTAAGGTGTTATGATGTCTAATCGTCCTACTATAAAATCTGGAGAAACGCTTAGCAGTTTTTTATCTGAGATTATTAAAGAATCTTATTCTGAAAAGATAAGACTGTCTGAGAAAAAAGATGCGGAAGCTTTATCAACAGGAGATATTTCTGTCGAGGATGTGGTCGATAAGTTGAACGTAATTCGATCAGGAAAATCTTTTAAGGATGAAGAAGTTCTAGCAAATATGCAAAAATACTTAGAAGATCTTGACAAGCCAGAAAAAACAGCGCTTCTTGCATTTTTAAAGGGCATATCTGAAATAGTTACTGCAGGTGTATCAGGAACCAAAGCGTTTGAACCAACAGACACTCCTTCTAAAGTGAAGATGAAAAAGAAGTCATCTGAAAAGCAAAAGGTTTCTGTCACGCCGAATGTGATAAAAAAGCCAGAGTCTGAAGAGACTACAAAGTCTTCTAGTCCTTCAGAAGATACTTCTCCTCCCGCCCCGATTGAACCCAAGAAGAAATAGTATTATAATTCAATCATTATGGAAGAAGTTAGGCGAATACAATTACATGATGGTGAAGTGCTTGAAGTCTCTATGAGACCAGGATTTCTTGAAAGAATCTCTTCACATTTTCAGCTAGCTAAAGCTGAAAATGTAACAGATGATCACATACGTATGTACATATTTGATGTATTTAAAATTGCGATAGACAAGGCTGAAAATGAAGGATTCAGAGAAAATTCTGCTTGAATATGTTGCTTTAATACTTGAAAAAAAGATTAGAGAAGCCGACATATCTGACGGTCAAAAGGCCAAATGGGGATCAAGAAAGCACATCTCAGATCTCAAGCGCCGTTTGAAAGAAGCTGAGTACTGGCGTGACAAGCAAAAGAAGGGCTCTGAAAAAAGAGCCCATTATAGAAATGTTGTTAATGACATCAAACGTCAGTTAAAAGCTGCTATAAAAAAAGAAAAAGTTGAAGACGAAAAATAAAAATTACTTTTCGTCTTTTACAATTTCGTCTTTCTTTTAACCTTGCCGCTTTCAGGCTGCTGAGAGTTGATTAAACTTAGAATTTTTTCTTTTCCTGCGACGGAAACCACGATTCTTCCACCTTGCGTCGTCGCAACTATCGAGATAATATCTTTTGTAGCAAAAAACAACGAATTATTCTCATACCACACAATGCCTACTGCATCTCCCACTGCGGCTTTGATAGCTTCAGCATTGATTATTTTGTAGATATTTTCCGGCGTGTAATCTTGCAAGTCGTTTTTCTTGAATTCATCTGACCATTTCTTTAGAAGATTTGCGAATTGTTTTTGACCAAACTCTGTCAAATCGCTAATGTCTGAAATACCCATTCTTACGAGTTTTAGTACGAATGGCGTGCTAGTAAGCAATTTTCCTTTTGCTGAACCCATCTTGATTCCAGCGGTTCTAGATCCAGCTTTAACGTGCCACGGTTCATTGTTGATTGTTACATCATATAAAGAATTGCTTTTTTCACCAGCGCTTGTGTTTTCAAACATCAGACGAATCACAATTTCGCCTGCTCCAATTTGCATACCACCGGCTTTAGGATTAGTAGACAATCTTGCTACATCACGCAAAACTTCAGGTACATTTATTGACGTATTAGCAGGCGTTGCAGCCAGCTTAAATAAAGAAGCCTCTAGCTTCACTGGATCTTTTTTTGAAAGTAGAATCTTGAGTTCATCTCTTAACACGTTTGTGCTTTCTACAATTCCTTTTAGTTTTTCAGAGACTGCTGGGTCGATACGATCTATGCTTTGTAGCAAATTTTCATAATCTTGGGATTCTTTCGCGGAAGGTTTTGACCCTTGCTCTACTGGAGATGTCCGATCTTTAGTTGTTGCCTTTAAAATACGAGCTTTAATTTTTTCTGCGACTTTATTAGGAACTTCGAATTCTTCGTCATTAATAGTGACTTTTACTTCAAGCAATTGTTTTACGTACTCTCTAAGCAATGTTACGCTGTTTTTTCTATTGTTATATGGCATATCTAGATCTAATAATCCTATATTTATCTACTTAACAGGATAAATTTAGAATTTATGGTACCAACAAGATTTTCATGCGGAGCTGTAGTTTATAGAAAGCAACCTACTTGCACGCAAATCTTATTGGTGAAGCAGTCTACAAATGATGAATCTTGGGGAATTCCGAAAGGCCACATGGAGTATGGCGAAACATACGTAGAGACAGCTGTTAGAGAAACCCTCGAAGAGGCTGGAATTGACATAAAAATAATCACGCAATTACCCCACGTGTTCATAACAAGAAAAAAATATAAAAAAATTGTGATACCTTTCCTAGCAATACAAACATGCGATCGTGAGCCGAGCAGCGGTCATGAAGCTTCAGAAGTCGTAGAAGCAAGATGGTTCGATATAAAAAAGTTGCCTCCGTTGTGCTCGTATCAGCATCCTATCTTCGATGCAGCTCTTTTGATGTTGGAGATGGGAAATGGATGAAAAGAAGCTAGAGCAAATTTTGTTAGAAATACGTAGTTATGCTATGAACGTGAAAGATTGGCAGACTATAAAAAAGGAAATTTTAAAATCCTTGCCTCCATCTGATAGGAAGTTTTTTTCTACTAGAGATCCGCTGACCAAGCAACAGACGTTAAATGAATTTGAATGTAAGATTGTGGAAAAATGGGAAAAATTAACTAACGTTAAACTGATAATTAAGAGTCGTGATGCAAGAAAATAAATTATTAAGAGAGTACGTTAGACGAATTTTAGCAGAAGAAATGTCAGGTGACTATTCGTCATCCTACATGTCAGGTGGCAGTACCTTTGGTGGGACGGCCATAAAGACAGCGTTTGTAGACCCTGTTACTGACATTTTTAAGATCCTGAAAGGTAGAGCAAAAGAACTATTCTCTGGAGCAAAAAGGCTCGTGCGCGTGTCTCTTAGCGGAGGATTAGGTCTCTTGACAGCTGGCGCTTGGGAGCCGAATTATCAAGCCGCCAAAGACGCGTACAACAATGAAATATCGAAGATAAGAAGTGAGTATGAAGGTGCAAGATCGGCCGGTATAAAAGCTTTGCTGGCTAGCGATTTAGTCGCAATCGGTTTTTTATATAACCCAGCGGCCGTGATGACGGCAAAAGCCGCGCTGGAAAATGTAAGAAAAAGTAACTCTGTCTTGTTAGAGCGTGAGGAAGACGCAGGAAAAAAGCAAAAATTACCGCAGGTTCCTGCTGAGCTGGTCGAAAAAGCTCATGCAGCCGTCGATAGATATTTCGGTAAGATCAAAAATGATCTTTCAAAAGTTAAATCTGCAAAGAACTTGCAACAGCTGAATGCACCGAAAGAGACAATAGACAAGATGTCAGCTGAGCTGTCGGAAAAACCTGAAGCAGAGAAAAAGCAAGCGGAAGAAAAGATTTTAGAAGCTGGTAAACATCAAATTTTCATGACTTCAATCAAAACTTTGAAGCAAGAAAGAGATAAGATAGTTGGTCAGATGAAGGAAAAAGGGATTTCAACTTCTGATATAATGTCTAAAAAAGGATTACCCGCCAGATACTCTGAAGAAATAAAGAAAATTGCTGCGATGATCGGCATCAGCGCCAAAGAATAATTGATTGAACAAGGATTTTTTTTAGATTATAATCATTGTATGTCTAAAAAAAATGCTTCTCAAAAAAATTACAACGTAGAAACGATGCAGCCAGATGAGATTAACTCTCTGCGCACTCTAGTTAAAGAGTTTATCCACAAGATCGAATCTATTGATAATGAGATAGAGCTCTTAAAAGGAGATCGAAAAGAGATCATTGAAGAGTACTCTGAAAAGCTAGATATGAAAACTTTGCAATCTGCTCTTAAGGTCGTCAAGATCCAACAAGCAGTTGCGCATAAAGATACGTTTGATCTATTTCTTGAGGCATTGACGGGCGTAGAAAAATCAACTTGAAGGAAAAAACAATGGATAACTCTAGAGAAGCTTTGCTGAAACCAAAAAAGACTTTTACCTTAAAATTATCGCTTGCTGAGCTGATCCATCTAAGGGATCTTTTTAGTATTTCTTTGCCTGTTGATTTAAAAACAACAGTGAGCCAATCTCTTGCGATTGGGCAAGGAAGGCAAATCGTAGAAACGAAGCTGTGGAATAAAATTGTGAATCTTTGTAAAGAAGGCAGTGTTCCACTGGAAGAAGAATCTCCAGACTTTATAATCACTGTGACAGCTCCTCCTGAGTTAGGAGTCTTTGAAGTTGCTTCTGATTACGATCAATCCTCTGAACCAGCACCTGATTCAGAAGACGATGCAGATGATGAGTAGCTAAGAGGGAATGATGACATCACGTTCTTATAGAGTTGGGCAGATTCTTTACGTCTTAACCAACAAAGAAACGAAAATTTATCCTCTACAAATTGTAGAAGAGATAATAAAAAGAACAGTCTCAGGAGAATCCATTTCGTATATTGCGAAGGTTGGGAAAAACGCAAGAACAATTTCTTTATCTGATGTTGACGGAGAGCTCTATGAAGACATAGAAGACTTACGTAGAGATCTCACTCATCGTGTGATGAATACCGTGAATAACATCATAGATTCTTCTGCTTTAAAGGCCGAAGAGTGGTATCCACGTTCTGAAGTTCATTCTCCTATAATTGATCCGTTGCAGCAGCGAGAAGAAAAAGCTGTGGTGGTTCTTCCTGATGGAAAAGTTGCAAATTTGAAATTATCCAACAACGTAAACGAAGAATAAAGGAAATGATAATGGAAGCAAGATTCGATGGAATCATTCGAAATTATTCAGAAGCAGATGTTAGAAAGCTTCAAGGCTCATTAAAAATCGAACACACACTAGCTAATGTTGGTTCTCAAAAACTATGGAGGCTTCTCCATACTGAACCTTATGTTGCTGCACTCGGAGCTTTAACAGGTAATCAAGCCATGCAACAAGTCAAGGCTGGACTTAAAGCTATTTATCTTTCTGGCTGGCAAGTTGCTGCTGATGCCAATCTTTCAGGAGAAATGTATCCTGACCAAAGCCTTTATCCTGTCAACAGCGTCCCGACCGTTGTTCGCAGAATCAATAATGCCTTGCAGAGAGCCGATCAAATTGATAACTCCGAAGGCAAATCAGGAACTGATTGGTTTGCTCCGATTGTTGCCGACGCCGAGGCAGGATTTGGAGGTCCTCTAAACGTTTTTGAACTTACTAAAGCCATGATTGAAGCTGGTGCAGCTGGAGTTCATTTTGAAGATCAGTTAGCTTCTGAAAAGAAATGCGGTCACATGGGCGGCAAAGTTCTTGTTCCAACTTCGCAATTCGTAAGAACTCTCACGGCAGCCCGCCTCGCTGCAGACGTTATGGGTGTTCCCACGGTGATCATTGCCAGGACAGACGCTGATTCTGCAAATCTTATCACCAGCGATGTTGATCCTTACGATCGCAATTATATCGAAGCGACGAAAGAAAGAACTCCAGAGGGTTTTCATTATCTGTGTAGAACAGGACTTGAGAGGTCAGTCGCCCGTGGACTAGCGTATGCTCCATATGCCGATTTACTTTGGATGGAGACATCGACTCCTGATCTTGATCAAGCAAAACGATTTGCCGAAGCTATCCACGCGAAATTTCCAGGAAAACCTCTCGCTTACAACTGTTCACCTTCTTTTAACTGGAAGAAGAATCTGGACGACTTGACTATCGCCAAGTTTCAAAGAGAGCTAGGAGCCATGGGCTATAAGTTTCAGTTTGTTACCTTGGCAGGATTTCATACCCTCAACCATTCTATGTATCAATTAGCTCATGGATATAAGGATCATGGCATGGCGGCTTATTCAAAACTACAACAGGCAGAATTTGATGCAGAAAAAATCGGCTACACGGCCACGAAGCACCAACGAGAGGTTGGGACGGGTTATTTCGATGCTGTGTCTCAGGTTATCTCCGCCGGCAATTCTTCAACTTTGGCGTTGCATGGTTCTACCGAAGAAGAACAATTTTAAAAAAAATCTCAGTTAAATTTTTATTTATTGTCAGGAGGCGTAGTTATGCGCGACCTGACACCGAACGAACTAGGTGTTATGTTATTTAATATCAAGGGCGACCTTGAGATTATTGCTGGCACCTTATCTAATTGGAGAATGAAGGGATTAGGTCAAAATGGCATGGTCCCTCTTTCTGTTATTGCTGCTGAGACAAAAATAAATGCCACGATAACAGAAGTTGAAGATTTAATTCAAATATTAGCAAAGGTATCTAATAATTTGATTGATAGATATTAGTCAAAACTTATGACAAAGAATAAGCTGAAGCGGTTAATTTTCGATTTTATTATGGAATCAAGAGTAGCCGCTTCGGCTTCTTATATGAAAAAGGAAGAAGTGAGACAGTCTCTTCAAGATTTGATCTCTCAAAAAGTCGCCTCAGGAGAAATATCCGATCAAGAATCTCTTGACGAATGGTTTGCAACGGCTGAGATGTCTATCAAAGCGTTAAAGATGGTTCCACTTGCTGCTTATCGAACCATTCCTACGAAGAGGATCAAACGTTGACCAAGATAAGTCTTGTTGAAGGCGTAGATTACGTCATGGAAAGCAACAAGATGGTTTTTACGAAAGAATTTCTTTTGAAACGTGGCTACTGTTGCAACTCTCGCTGTCGTAATTGTCCATATTCTAAAAAGAATCTTACAGAAAATTCGCAAGAAGAATCTTCTGTGCAAATCGTAAAGATCCTTTGATACCATGTTGGTATGGGTATCGGCAAGATCGACCTGCTTGAAGCAAACACCATCGCAAGTTCCGTACTGAATCACGTCATGCCTTCACTTGATCGAGGCGAGATCGCAGGATCGATCCGTCGCCAAAAAGAAGTTGTAGGCGACATCGAGATCGTGGCGGTCTCTACGCAACGAGATCTTTTGCTTTCTTTGTTATCAGATGTGGGTCAACACATCAAACCAGGCGTGCCAGGTGTTGTTCCATGGTCTCCTAAACCAGCCGCAAAATACCTACGAGTTCGTTTGGCTGAAGGTATGAACCTTGATCTCTTCATGGCTTCTCCTGAGAACTGGGGTGGACTTTTTCTCATGCGAACTGGCTCAGGTGCGGGTCCTGACGGCAATTCCTTCAACGGCTTCACTCCTGGAATCTTTTCAAGATGGAAGAAGCTCTCTGGTGGTGGCCGCATGACCGACTGCATGCCGACGATGCCAACCGGCGAACAGCTGTGGATTCCTGAAGAACAGGATTTCTTTGACCTTCTTGAGATGGACTTTGTCCCGCCACAGGAGAGAACTGGTCGACATGTCATCAAGAAATACATTCGTAGCTGATTTTAGCGAACTCTCGCCTATTTAATTCCGTCATGAAAATAATCATTTTTGATTTAGACGGTACGTTGGCAGAAAGCAAGTCACGAATAACATCAGATATGTCTGGTGTCTTGCGGCGTTTGCTCGCTTCTTACGATGTTGCTGTCATTTCAGGAGGTGCATGGCCACAATTCGAGTCGCAACTAGTTAATCAACTTGGGTTGACTTCTGAACTGTCATGTCGTTTACACCTATTCCCGACATCAGGTACAAGTTTCTACAACAATCATGACGGAAAAAAGTGGTCGCAGGTCTACTGCGAAGACCTCACAGACGTAGAGGTAAAAAAGATCATGTCAGCTTTCAAACAAGTCTTGGCAGATCCAGGAGTTAGCATGCCAAAGAGATTTTGGGGAGATCAAATCGAGAACCGTGGCACGCAGGTCACTTTCTCGGCGATGGGTCAGCTCGCTCCCGTTGCGGAGAAGAAAAAGTGGGATCCAACTTTTTCGAAGAGATTGATCCTCATCGAAAAATTGTTACAGCTGATACCTGAATTCGACATCAGAGCAGGCGGATCGACCTCCATTGATGTGACGAGAAAAGGTATCGACAAGGCATACGGTATTTCTCAGATCGAGAAACACCTAGGTTTCGCCAAGGAAGATATGTTATTCATTGGAGATGCATTGTTCCCAGGAGGAAATGACTACGCGGTGAAAACCACAGGTGTTCAGTGCATAGAAACCACCGGGCCTGAACACACAACACAAATTATTGAACAATTGCTTGCGTGATTATATTTACTCAAGTTTAAGAGGCAACATGAAGATACGTCTAGGAGATCTGAAGAGAATTATTCGTGAAACTGTCGAGAGCGCAGCAGCGGGTTCAAGCGATTCCATGGCTGCATACAAAGAATTTTTGGCTTTAAAGAAATCGATGTATAACCCAAGCGGCGTTATGCGTTTTTTCAAGTTTTACAAGGGAACTCCCAAAGATCTACAAGACATTTACAATTCTGCAATGGGAAATTACGACGAATTTCATGGAGACTTGTACAAGAGCAATACACCTGAACAAATATCCGCTGTTTTTGAAAACCTGAAACGAATTAGTAAAACTGTCAAGCAAGCTGTCGAGCAATTGATGCAAGACAATGCAGCTTATGTAGAAGGTCAAGCACGTTTTCAGGAAAAATATGAGCGTGATCCGATGTACGCCAGCTCGACAAAGGTGATTGTAGACAAGATGACAGGTGAAGTTGTTTCACGTGAAGAAGTAGATCAAGGCAGGTTAGGAACCTGATCTTTGTGCAATAACATCATTTACGTGGTATGATGGTCCTCATGACCATCCTCTGCATCGACTTCATGAACGCAGCCCATCGTGCTCGCAGTGGATTTACCGCTGGCGAGCACGCTGTCATTTACAACTTCTTTCGTCAGTTCAGGGCACTCGTCGATCAATTCAAACCTAATCGAGTTTACTTGGCGCTTGAAGGTCGTCCGGTCCATCGCCATGCTGCGATGACAGAATACAAGGCCAATCGAATTGTGGAGGAGACCGATCCCCGTCACGAGGAACTCATGAAGTTCTTCAAGCAGAAGGATCGCATTGTACAACTACTTTCGTCCTACTTCCCGGTCTCCCTCGTCCGCCATCCCACCTCCGAGGCCGATGATACAATCTACAATCTCATTCGTACTTCATCCACTGCAGTACCATGGATCGTCGTGTCGACAGACACTGACTTCATTCAAGCCCTACAAGAATTCCCGCATATTTCCCTGTATAATCCGGTCAAAAAGATTTTCGTGAATTCTCCTGATCATCCTTATGTCACCTGGAAGGCGCTTCGAGGCGATTCATCCGACAACATTCCTGGTATCCCAGGCGTTGGTGACAAGACGGCGGAGAAGTTAGCCTGCGATCCGGAGCTTTTGACCGAATTTTTGTTAGATCCAACCAAGGCTGAGACATTCCAACGTAATTACGATCTCATCTCTTTTCAGACGTGGTCTGAGGCCGAGGCGACAAAAATGACTTCTACCTCGCCTGTGCAGGATTGGAACGTCGTCAAGGAAGCTTTTACTGAGATGGGATTTCATTCGATCACCAAAGAAGGATCTTGGCAAAAGTTTGTGAAACCATTTGAAAGTTTGTGGGGTTGATGATACCTATGCTTTGATGAAAAAATCTCTTGTGATTATTTCTTTTTTCTTGCAGGGCTGTTACTCTCTCGGATTGATCGAGTTAGGTAACAGCCCTACTCGCGTTCATCCTTTGCCTGTCAAGGCAGCAATAAAGGATAGCGCGATGAACATATCAGTACCTTTGAAAGTGCAAAAGAAAGTCACAGGTGGTTTCAGGTCAATAGTTGACCTGAATTTTGATGTTAGACTCAACGAGTTAGATGGATTCGACGTGCCCATCATCCCAAATGGGGTTGTCGTCGGCCCAAAAATTCGTTGGTAATTTTTGTGACCCAACCAGCTCCTGTCCATCCTACCTCTCCTCGAGGACCTAGTAACAAACAAGAACTATGTTCCCATTCTGGTTGTAGTTTGTGCTTGTTTGTATCATCGAAGTCTTGTATTTCGATGATCATTAGAATGGTACCCGGATCTACTTCTGCCACGACTGTTATAGGAGTCTTACCATCCGACCATAGCAATAGCTTCTTTTCTTCCTGAAGATTTGGAATGACTATGTCTCCTGCGGATAGCATGTTAGTAAATTATTCTTATTTTCTCTATAGTTCAATTTAATTATGTAAGACAATTACCAGAAGGAGAATCATGCTTTCTACTGAAGGATATGACGAACTGCTTAAACAGATAAGCGAAGAGTTTCCAGATTTTAAGATTTTAAAAAAATCAGAGTCTTCATTGATGAAGACAATAGGCAGATTTTTGAAATTCGTGTCTTTCGGTAAGATGACGACTTTCATGGATTCTTTCATTACGACTATTGGAACAACGGTGTACGTTCCTGACTCTTGGGATTCTAGATCTTCTTCATCAAAAGCTATAACGATGCGTCATGAAAGGGTACACATGCGTCAAGCTAGAGATTGGGGGAGGATAGTATTTTCTTTTCTCTACTTGTTTTTTCCGCTGCCCTTTGTCTTCGCATACTTCAGAATGAAGTTTGAAAAGGAAGCGTACGAAGAAAGTCTAATAGCAGCTCATGAGTATTATGGCACCACTCTTTTTACGCAAGCGTTAAAAGATGACGTAGTTCAACACTTCACTTCTGCTGAATATATGTGGATGTGGCCTTGGAAAAAATCTGTAGAGGAATGGTACGACGGAGTGATTAAAGGTATTACAAAAAAGTAACGTAACGTAAAATTCTTTTACGATTTTTGTAAAATGAGCGATCACAGATGAATAGCTATTAATAAGGCTGGAGCTCAGCCCCTCCGGCCAGGAGGTCCTGATGAAAACTTTCAGGAGCCTATTACAGTTTAGTTTGCTATCATTCGTGGTCGGGTGTTGCGCTGGAGGGTCTGTACCATTAAAACCAGAGCCTACACCTCAAGAATTGCCAAAAAATGTCGTAGCAAACGACAGGCAAAAAACCGTGGAATACTTGCTGCATTCCACGGTGGCCCTTGTCGATAGTGCCGGTCCATTCGTTATACCAAACTGCGCAGGCGTTTGGATATCAAAAACATTGATTTTGACAGCGAATCATTGCGTGGACGAAAAACCGCCGAATTTTCAGTATATAGTTCAAGGAGACTTGGCTGACAAAAAGTTGAGAGAAGCTCTCTTGTTAGCAACCGACAAAAAAACTGATCTTGCTCTGCTGATCTCGAATCCTGAAGATTTGCCTGATCACAGTGTTGCCAAGCTGAGTGAAGATCCGATCATGGTAGGTGATCCTATGCATATTGTCGGTCACACTGCTGGTTACCCATGGACTTATTCAAGCGGATTCGTGTCTGCCATACGAGATAGCATGTTCGGTCCGTCGGCATTCGATGTTAAGGTTGTCCAAATATCAGCTCCGGTGTGGATGGGGAACAGCGGCGGTGGAGCTTTTGATTCCAACGGCCAATTGATCGGAATCTGCTCATGGATTTCCAAGAACGGTCCGCAATTGACGTTTTTTATACACAGAGATGTCGTAAAATCATTCTTACGTCAAGAATCTTTTAAGAAGATGCCTTGATGTTTGGCAACTTCTGATACAGGCTAAAGCTATAAAATTGTTCTACGGTGTCGTCGAATAGATCGACGACACCATTTTCATTAATTTTCACCACAGTTCCTTCGTGGACTTTGGTCGTCCCGCTTAAGGTTCTCTCAAAGAACACCTTTCCCTTGACGGGGACGACGAACTTGCCGTCGACGATTGCGTCAGGCAGCTTTGACAGATCGACTTTCACCTTCTTCTGCCTCGGAGCCCTTTTCTCTGTCTTCTCTGGTTGTTCCATCATTTTTCTTTTGATCATGTTTTATTCTCCAATGCCAATACTTCGTCAGAGCGTGGTCCTTTGGTGCCACGTCACCTATGTCGTTCTTGCAGAATATCTCCCAGGCTCTTGACCCATATTCTCCTATGCCTGGAAGACTTCGCACGTCTTGCCATTCTTCAAGGTAACTGGAGGCTAGTTTCTTTAGCAAAGAAGACCTTCTATTTTTAAATCCTAAAGGATAGATCACTGACTGTAGATCTACCTCAGTTGCAGCCACAATTGAAGCAGCATCCGGCCAACGCGAGAAAAATTCTGGTAAAACTTTTTCTGCTTGCTTCCTAGACGTACAGTTCAACATAACGCAAGAAACCAATATTTTCCACTTATCTGGCCACAGATCTTCTTGTATTAAGCCGAATGGGCTCCTCGGCGGCAAATGCATGATATTTATGTACATCACTTGTTGCAAGGTGTTCAATCGTTGAACAAGCAAAGATTTTACAGTAAATTATCGTTATGCGTTTCTCAAAAACAATTTCTCTAGCAATCGCTTCAGTTTTCTTTGTTACCTCTTGCATCGACGTCGCACCTTCTCCACCATCTAACAGCAAGTGTGGTGACGACAAGTGTCTTTCTCCGCAAGAGGAACCTCCACCTGCATCCCCTGACGACAGTACATCAATCGCAGCTGAAGAATGTCTGTGGTGCCTTGGAGCGGCATCAGAAGCTTGTTTGGATGAGAATGAAGATTGTCTATCATCAATGAGTTGTAAGGCGTGGAAAGATTGCACCGAATCTTGCGTGATTAACGATGCTGAGGAAATTTGCTACAATTCCTGCGATGAATCAATTCAAACTCTTTTTACGCCAAGCAAAGTAAAAACTTGCAATTGTGACGTTTGTTACGCGCAATGTTTTAACATGTGTCCTCAGCAGTAGTATACTTAATAATATGCTACTAGCCATAGCATATCTCCTTTCTGGAGAGATACTGTCGATCCGCCAATCGACACATATCTCTCCAGGTTTTTTTAATAAGGTCTGGTGGTCGTATGAGGCAATTTCATACGATTTAAATCCATTACCCATCTCAGATTCAGGATGTCCTGAAGACATGCTTCTTGTTTCAGGAACCATGTTAGATGATGGTGGATTAGGAAGTTGGAACAACAACTCTATTGAGTCTCTACAGAAGACCACATGCACGAAGTGGATAGAGAGGAAGTACCCCGAACGTTGCGCGTCTTTTGATCGTGATAAATGGCTTGAAGTATCGAACCGCTTTCCTCGCAAACCGATGTCGTTCTGCATTGATAAGTACGAATGGCCCAACAAGAAGGGTGCATACCCATGGGTCATGATCACGTGGGGCGAATCTCAAAAGTTATGTGAATCCGTCGGTAAACGTCTATGTGCCGAGGATGAATGGACCTTTGCCTGCGAAGGTGAGGAGGCCACTCCTTTCCCTTACGGTTATACACGTAATTCTCAAGAATGTAACTTGGACAATCCATGGAAGAGATATTCACAAAAATTCCTGTCCCGGCGTGGGTCACAAGAATGTTCACGAGAGTTAAAGCGATTGTGGCAGGGCCACCGCAGCGGGTCTGCACCTCAATGTGCCTCTTTTTTCGGCGTTGAGGATATGAATGGGTCCGTAGATGAATGGACTGTCGGAACGATAAAGAGTCAGTATCCTTACTCTTCAGTTCTCAAAGGAGGGTATTGGGGGACTGTTAGAACAAGATGCCGTCCTGCCACTCGCAATCATGGTCCTGGACATACCTTTTACCAGCAAGGATTCAGGTGTTGCAAGAATTTGTGATATATAGATCACGTGAAGTTAGTTGTGTCTATAAAAGAAGTAATTGCTCTCGATGAAGAGTTATCCGTAGGATGTCTTGTCAAATCTTCTGCAGATGAAAACGCGACCGGAATGGTTATTGAGTTTTTATCTGCAGAAGAAATTTTGATTCTTTGGAGCATTCCTCCAAAAAGAAACTACACGAGTAGAGAGATTTGGTAGCTTATTTATTGGCTTTTTTTCTGCGAGATTCTTTAAGCCTGTTCACAGTTTCTGAAACGTGAGCTGCTTCGTCAGGTCTTCTTTTCTTTCTGCCCACTGCTTTCTTTGGGACCTCACTAATTTCTTCAAAACGAACTTGTTGCGTTTGTTCTTCTCTTTGCTTTTCAAGAAGCTCATTTTCTGCTTTCTTTGCTTCCAATTCTGCTTTCTTTGCTTCTTCTATTGAACGTTTGTTATTGTCTAACACGTCGTGAGTCGTTTTCAACAGTTTCACGCTAGACTCCAAAGCCAAAGATTCTCCTCGTTTTATGTTGTATTGAGCCGTTTTGTCTGTCAAGAATTTTTTAACAACGTCGTGCGATTTTGAAGAGATGCTCATAGCAGCTTTAACGAATTCTTGGGTTAATTTGCCTTCTTTTACTTTTGCTTCGAGCTCTTGCTTGTTCTTTTCCATAAATTCGCTATGAATCCTAACAAGCTCTGTGATGGCCGCGACGCCACCCGCTGTAAGCTTTATTTCTTCCTTTTTTTTCTCAAGCGCGTCATCTGTCTTCACGCCCAACTCTTGGACAATTACTAAAGAATGTGCTAAATTTTCGATTATGCTCATGTAACTAAATATACCAAAAAAAATCGGAGGCCCCTTTCGAGGCCTCCGAAGCTCACCTTATTTTATTAAGGGAACGTATTAGGTTCAGACTGCGCTGCGGATCACGACTGTGATAACGTCATCAGCCATGAGGCCGCTGGCGATTGCAGAGTCGAGGTCGACAGTTGTCGTTGTGAGACCGGAGAGATCGCGGCTTGGAGAGAGAAGGACGCCGTTGAGGTAAACGTCGACCAACTTGTGTTCTGCTGCCGTGAGTGTGCCGATCGAGCTGAAGGTGAGTGTGTTACCTGCGACGTTTGCCACGCTGAGGTCACCCTTAGCTGCAGAACCACCGCCGATCATGTCGAAGAGCTCGTTGAGAGCGCCGACGATCGTCGTTGCATCGAAGTTCGTGTCGAAGTCGCCCTTCTCGGCGGATGACATGAGACCGATTTCTTCGCCGTTGGCACCGAGGGTCATGTCGTCTGCTGCTGCGACTGAGAGTGCTGCTGTTGAGCTGAGTTCTGCACCAGCTGCTGTTGCCACGAATGAACCGCTGAGCGATCCTTCGATGCCACCGAGCTTGATCTCAGACATCCACATTGCTGCGAGCTTCGCGTTAGCGAATACGTCGCTGTTTCCTGCGTCGACGTCTGCGTCAGAGACTTCCTTTGCGAGGACGAAGTCACCAGAAGCAGGCTTTGCGCCGAAGGCGAGATCGTCATATGCCTGGTCGCCATGGAGCACAAGGCCACGTGGAGAGAGGTTAGAGTTTCCGCCTGTGTTGAGGTGGATGAGTGCATCCTTCACCTTGAGGTTCTCGGTGTCGATGTATGTCATCGAGCCCTGGATCGTGAGATCACCTTGGACTGTGACGTCTCCTGAGAAAGAAGCGCTGACGGCATAGAACATGTCGCCCTTGACTTCCATGTTGTTTGCAACTTCGACGCTGGAGGCGACGCTGTTGATCGACTTGAATGTGATCACTGTTGCGTCGGAACCGTCGATGATGTCGTTTCCACCGACCTTGAGGTCATCTGAGATCTCAAGAGCGCCGGTCACGTAGAGCTTGGTTCCGTCGAACCAAAGTGCAGCTTCATCCTTGATAGAACCATCTGCATCAACGATGTAGAGGTGCATAGCAGCATCGCCATCGATGCTGATCTTGTTTGCTGTTACGTCAGCATTGAAGTCAGCAGCTGCTCCATTGACCGTGAGGCCATTAGAGAGCGTTGCTGCTTGGGCAACTGTGAGCGAACCGCTTACACCGAGGGCTGCTGCCATGTAGACGTCAGATGTGAAGTCTGCAACACCAGCTACTTCAAGTGCACCGTTGAGGTCAGAGAGACCTGCAACTTCGAGTGAACCTGCGTCGAGTGCTCCTGCTACAGATGCAGAACCTGAGACGCCGAGAGCAGCTGCCATATAGACGTCTGCCTTGAAGTCTGCAACGCCATCGACGTTGAGCGTGCTGTCGAAGTCGACTGCACCGGTGATGCCCATGGAACCTGTTACTTCGAGACGATCGCCTGTTACGGTGAGGCCATCATTCATTGTTGCAGGTCCTGCAACCGTGATTGATCCGCTGACACCGAGGTCAGAAGCCGCGTAGACTGCTGAAGCGAAGTCTGCCACACCAGCAACCTCGAGGGCGCCGTTGAGGTCAGAGAGGCCTGCAACTGTGAGCGAGCCGCTGACGCCAAGATCCGAAGCCATGTAGGCTGCAGAAGCGAAGTCAGCTACTCCGGCTACTTCAAGTGCGCCGTTGAGGTCTGCAAGACCTGCTACAACGAGCGAACCAGAAACTCCGAGATCAGAAGCCATGAAGACTGCTGAATCAAAATCTGCCACACCAGCGACGTCCATTGCGCCCTGGAAGCTTGCATCAGCCCCAGTTACCTGCAATGCTGCGTAGATGTCTGCGAGGTTTTGTGAACCGCTGAGTGCATCGTACCAGCGCTCACCGCCGACGATCTTGTTGATCTGCGAGCGGAGTGCGTCGAGGTCGCCTACGAGTGTCTGCTTGCCAGCAAGCGCGGAGCCTGCTTCCATCGCATCGTTAAATGTTAATGAACCACTGATCTGTGATTGCTGAACGAATGTTCTTGCCATAACTTATATCATCCTTTGTTGCGGACCCAGCAGGGTCCTTAGTTGTACGTACTTGTCATATGGGAAGCTCATCTTCCCATATGAATATTTATGTTCGCTACTGAATTTTTGTGAAAAATTGATTTTAATTTTTTTACAAAATTCCTCATGAATTTTATATTGTTTGATTTTTTATCCGACCACCTTTGCGAGCGCAGCTAACCATGAAGGAGCAATTCCTATCTTTGGGTCCGCGCCTGTCGGTACGTTGTATTTTTTTGAGAAATCTTCGATTCCTTTTCTTGTGGCTGGTCCCATAATCCCGTCGATTACTCCTGGATACAAGCCAAGCATTTTCAGCCTGGTTTGAGTATCCATGATTGTTTCTCTCGTCCACGACACGATTGTTGGTACTTCGTGCGGATCGACAGGAACAAACGGAATTTTGTTGAATAATTCTCCTTCAGCGGTTCGTCTTGCCAAAAGACCTTTATTCGTTCTCAGTTCGCCACCAATTCTTACTTTACTCCAATCTAATAATCTTTCTGCAACAGCATTGTAATTTCCTGCGTTCAACGCTCTACACGCTCCTGAAGTTTTGAAAACGCCTGTACCGCAGTTAAATCCAAACGATACGAGCGCATCAAATTGATTCTGATTGAGAGGAACTCTGATATCTCGATTGAGCGCTGTTTCCACGTCGACTATGTCTCTTGCAAGGAACTCCAGCGCCTCCTCTCTAGATATCAAAAGTTCTGAATAAGGATGAGATCTATCTTTGGATTTTAACAACGCCTTAACTTTTTCATTAGGTATCGTACTAAACGAATCGTACGGAGTTATTAAATGTCCAATCCCGATAGTCCACAATCCCCCAACGTCCATGTACGGTTGTAACACGACGCCTTCCCATCTAGAAATAAATTCCAATCCATTTTTTGAGGTTTTTAGGTTGTTCATGACAAACCTCCTCAAAAATAAATATAATTCACTTGCGAATTTTTGCTGATTCAATATTTATGTATATGGAACTCGGTGACCTTGCCTGGGATTACACCGACGCGTACGAAAATTCAGACGGCACGTCAGCTAACCTGAACCGTCGTATGGTGATCATATTGTCGTATCCAAATCAACCCGCAACGTGCAGATCCGCCAAAGTTTTGACATTTGATGGTACGGTGAAAAACGTACCGATTGAACTTTTGATGCCTTTTGCCACGCAGTAATTCTTATAATATGATAGGATCAAATTATGAGCAAGAAGAAATGTTCGAACGTGATTCCGAACACATTCGTGATCTGTGGCGAGAACGGGAATTTCTGTTCAGAGAAATGTTACAACGAACGTCAAAAAAAAATAGATGAAAAAAAATCTAAATTTAATCCTGGAGATCTTGCAATCATCGCATATGATTTAGTACCGTACTGGGTTGCAGACAATGACATACAACACCCCTTAGGATATTTTTCTTTTGGTGACGTCGTGACGACAGTCTTTCTGTCAAGAAAAATGGGAGCAAATTACTGGTACGTTACTGCAGCCTCTGGTAGCGGATTTGTCTACGAAATAAACATGCTTCATGTTCATGAAATCTGACACCTTGACGTGTTACAATGAAATGCATGGGGTTGTCCAAGGAGAATCAAGAAATCGTTCGCAAGGCTGCTCGTGAAGCAGGAGATCATCTTAAAGGTCGCTTACCTCCTTGCAAATTTTTGAAGCAGCGCAACTCATATGCCCACATTTGGGAACGCCTGAAAGCTAGGCTAGGAAGATCCTATAAGGATTGTGACGATTTAGAGATGGAAAAAATACTCCAATTGATCCAATATTATCGAAACAATCCTTGCTGACGTAAGAGGAAAAGATGGAATCATTGGTCGAAAGAATCAAGCGGAATTTCAGCTACAAGCAGATCCAGCCCACACAGGAATTGTTGAACTATGCAACGGCCTGCGACTTGGCGGCAGACTTGAGATTGTCTGAAGATCAATTACAGTCATCATTATGCAAATATCTGGATACTTCTGCTCTTCGGGTCCGCGCATTGTCAGAGACTCTTGGCAGAGCAAAAGAACCCGCTTTATCAGAGATCGTGACTGAGTCTGTCAACATGCTTGTTGATTCATTTATCAGACAACCTACGATGAGGCATCTTGGATTTCAAGTGTCTTCAGAGAAAAACGTGAAGTTGCCATCAGGATATCGAAAACCTGACGTTGGAATTTGGAAAGACGAAAAACTAAAATTGATCGTGGAGTGCAAAACGTCTTTAGGGCGCCGTCGTAAGGAATGGGAAGGCGATTTCTTGAAAAGGATTGAAGAGTTCAAAGCTGCAGGCCTAGATCCCAATTCGATCATGCTGTTTGTTGGGACCGATACCACCTGGAAAGGATTTCCAAGAGACGATAAACGAGTTCATAAAACGTGGTTTTCTCTGTGCCCTGTCGGCACATGGTATGGCAGCGGGAAGGCGGGCGAGACCACGATGCTCTCTAAACAACACGAGAATGTCGTAAGAGACTTTAAGAAAGCAATTTTTTCTTCTATTATTGAAAAAAACGACTTGTGATGATAAATTAAGTTGTAATACTATGAAGGCGTTGGATAAAGTCATCATTGAAAGAGATGAGCTCAAGGTAAGGATCGAAAATCTAGTCAGCCTCCTAAAAGAGGCGAATGAAACAGTCAACATTGCGATCGGCGTCGAACTAGAATACGCAGATTATGATTCTGTTGAGAGATTGAAAAAACTGCGACAAAAAATCGAACTAGAGGTAAAAAATTGCAAATAGTCGTTCCGCTTCCTTTTATCTTTGTCGTCGACAAGCATGGCACCGCCGTGGACGTTTTTGAAATAAGTTCCAAATTGGATTACATCCATGATGTTGTTAGACTTTTAAACAAAAATCATGATGATGCAGCTCCACATGTTCCCTGGGTATACGATGGAACTACGATTTCACCTCTAGTGTCTACTGCTCCTTATACGTTTGCTAAAGAGACTTTACACTAAATTTTTCGATGAAAATCGATATTCGATAAATACTTAATTTATGTGTGTCACGATCCCATCGAGATCGGCGATCTAGTCATATTCAAAAATGACAATCCATCGTTCAAGATGGGATATGTTCTATGGGCAGGCCCAGACTACGAAGACTCTTCTCTAGATGTAACGAGCATAATACGACCTGGTGACATAATGCTTGTGGTGTACTTAAGGCAACACAACATTTTTTTAATGCTGTCAGACGGAACGACAGGATGGACAAAAACAGCAATCTTAGAAAAAATATAGAGCAGTGAAATTAAAGTTAGGAGACCTCGTCAGAATAGATCCTATGTGGTTTGGATATGACAACATCCTCCCGCATTGGAATGATTCTGTCTTCGTGGTGTTAAATGTTTACAAGGAAGAGCAGCGTGTGGCTGACTATAAACGTATGATATGCGACGTCTTGACACCTGAAGGCAAGATGTACCAATTTTATGATTATGAGTTAACTCTTGCTTCTGACGAAAATTATCTAAAAAATGTGTTAATATAAGAATCCAATGAACCGCATACTGATCGCAGCAACAATTTTGTCTTTCGGATTGTCTGCGTTCTTTCGAAAATTATCTGTCGATAAAATTCATCCTTACCACATGCAGATCATCTCTGCTTTCATTTATCTGGCACTGGTCCCGGCATGGTACAATTTTGCGCCCAAACACTCGTCCATAGATTCACAAGGCGTGATCTACGCAGTGATCACCACGTGTCTGCACATCTGTGGTGCTGTGATGTTTGGGATGCTATTGAAATCATCGAACACGACAGGAGCACTTTCGGTGATGATATCTGCCTCACCTGTCATCACGACCGTGCTGTCGATAGCTTTCCTCAACGAAGAGTTCGAATTGAAGCACCTCGTGGCCACCTTGCTCACGCTGTCAGGCCTGACGCTTTTCAACATGAAGTGATGCTGATTTATTCGTGCAATTTTTGCAACACGATCGATACAATATAGACATGCACTTCCGTGACGCCTACATCTTCGATGTTCCTATGGGATCTTTGATGTATCCAAGCACAGATGCTCAAAACAGCTGTAAGGGTGGCAACTACTATCTCGAGGATCTCATGAGTTTTGTCAGCGATTCAGAGATCTTTCCAGCGATTGTCATCCCTGGGAAATATGAGACCTTCGTGCAGGTCCTCACCCCCACCGGCATCCACACCATGAGCAAGTTCTCCATGGTTTCCTACGAGAAGTCATGAAGGTTCGCGTTGGAGACCTCGTGACCTACGAGTGGGCGTCAAACCTTACGTTCCATGGGCTTGTCCTCAACGTCAAAGACACTTCAGATTTACACGGCAAACATTCAATCCTATATTCCTTTGAACTGCTTGAGGATAATGAGAAGAGATTCTGGTATGATGTGTGGGAAGGAGTCGACGACAACAAGATAATCGTCCACAATCGTTAGCATGGATTCGTTCAAAGTCGGTGAACTCGTCACGCTCAACATTCCTTCGGCGTGGATTAAAGAGGGAAAATACCCGATCCTGCTCGTCGTGGGATCGGGTAGAACTGTGAAGCTCAGGAAGTCCACTTGCACGTTGTTATTCCCAGATGGAACGGTGAAGACCTACTTTAGCCGTCACTTAAAGAAGTTACAATGAAGTCAACAATCATCCCGGTGAAAACTGTATTGAGTATCCTACAGACACGATTCCATCATCAGGGGCAGGAAACGACAGACCTCTGAAGGAATTCACCACACAATTCACAACCCCTCCGTCAGGTAGATCAGATCCACCATTCCCAACACTCGCCACTGACCCATCTCGCCCTACAACAAACCTCACCGCAACCCTTCCGCTCAACGATGGGTTGTTCCTCAACCCCGTTTCGTAACACGCCCTGAACCGCCCATAATTCTGGCGAATAATCCTCTGTATTACCTCAGGCGGAATTCTTCCTGATACACTGGTCGAACTCGGTCTCATCTTTATATCCTTCTGCACATACTTCTTCGATAACACTCCTGGTGGTCCAAACCCATGATGAATGTTGTTCCCCAAACCCCCAATGTTCGGTCCAACGCCTATCCCCTCACCAGGCCCACCACTTCCTTCACCTATCCCAGAAAGCCCCAATCCATTGGAACCAAAGTTATCCCCAGGTTGATCACCCCAAAGTGAACCATTGAAACTCACCGCATCATTTCCAAGAGAATCATCTCTACCCCAAGGAGATGTTGGAGAATTCGGATCTCCTCCGGTGGAACTCAACAATCCAACCATTCCAAAGTTCTCAGCATCCTTTAGAGCAACCTGTTTCGATACATGTGGATCCACATTATCCTTCGGTCCTGCAACCGTGTAACGTGAGTTGGAAGGTTTGGAGGAACTACTTCCCATGTTTCCTTCACTTCCTTTGGATCTTCCACCAACCTCACCACCGCTTAGAACATTTTCCACCTCGGATTCCATCCTCTTCTCCTCCCTCTCGGCCGCGGTGGAAAGATACTGAGATAAAACAATCCTCTGTTCCTCGGTTATCGATCCATCTTCGGTGGAATTCAACAGGGGATTGTAGTAGAATATGACACCCAGGAACGCGGCATGAATCACAGCTGATAATCCATTGAACCACCCACCATTTCCTAATTCAAACCCGCCAACAACCTTCTCACCTCTATCCCCCAACCGAGCACGGAACGTAACACCACCATGTTCAATGGTTTTCTCAACATCAAAACCCAGCTTTTCTCCACATAGAAAAACATCATCACCTTCAACATGAATGATTTCCACCGGTTCGATGGGAAGGTGATGATCGCAGTGTATCGTGTTTCCAACAGTGAAGTTCCTAGGAGGATCTAGATCAACAACCTTCAAGGTTGAGTTACCCCATTCCAACCTCAATTCAACGGATCTTGTACTGCCAACAAAACTGAGAATTTCTTCTTTTGCCATGATGCATTAGAAAACCGGAGAAACAATAAGTTCCCGAAAAAGTGAAATAAACAGCTTGAGGATATTATCTTATTATCGAAGAAATGAAACCAGGTGATTTGGTCATGGGACGTCAAGAAGGTCGTGAAGGAAAACCTCTCACTGGTATAATTCTATACGAATCTCCTCGTACCAACTGGTGGGGTGATCAACAACACCGTTGGTGGTATGTACTCTGCGAGGATGGTTTAATAGTGGAAGAAACCGAAAACTACATGGACCTTGTAAAATGAAGCGCTCCCCTAAAACATGGAGAGAACCTCTCCTCCTCGGCGAACTCGTAAAGTTCTCTGATGAACCTCAGGTCTACGTGGTGCTACGAACCTTCTTCTCCGATCGATTCCTCGACAACATCGTGGAGGTCCTTACACCCGATGGAAAAACACACCAGTTCTACGAGGATTACATGGAAAGAGTTGAGTCAAATTGAATTCAACATTGAATTTTGCTGATATTTATATTTGATTGAACAAATTTAGGTTGTTCAATCTGGAGATTTTATGGCCATAGTATCAAAAGGATCCGGCGGATCCATCAAATTTACAGGAATTGGTGGTGGTATAAGCATCACATCATCGGGTGGTGGTGGCGGTGGAGGTGGTGGATCGCCTCCAATGACACTGCTCGGCGCGTGGTTTAGAGCGGATGATGCAGGCTCTTCTAACGGTGCAGCAGTCAACAGCTGGGCTGATCGTTCAGCTTCTGGTGATGTACTAACAGTACCAGGCGAATTTGCAGCACCTATGCAACCACCTACTTACCTATCCTCAGTAGCAGCTTTCAATAATCAACCGGCAGTTAGTTTCGTATCATCAGGACCTGGGGGATTATTTTATGGCTCATACCTAGCTATGACATCACCTGCTGCATACCTATCTGGAGATTCTGCATTAACTATATACGCGGTTATTTCCATCGACAATTATGTGGGCGATCCCAAAAGGATATTCACATACGGTACATTAGGTACTTACCAGCAGCAAAGCATGATTTCGCTATTTTTGGCAGATCAATGGGGCACAAAACGTTTAGGTTTGGAGACGGGTTACGCGGCTAATCTTTACAATTATTCTATAGATTCTACTGCCAGAATTGTAGAGCTAAAAATCTCGCAAGGCGGGACTGTAGGAAGTGCCTTCCAAGCAGTAAATGGTGTGTCACAAACAATCACTGATTCATTTAATTCAGGAGCAGTTCCAGCTCTTCCATCCCCCGTTAACAAAGTAACGATGGGAAATGGATCCTTCGATGGCAAAATCGCTGAGATAATCTACTACAAGAAGGAACACGATAGCTCAGAAAGAGCCGCTACCTTGTCTTACTTGTCTTCTCGTTATGGAATATCGATCTGATTGATCTGATCACAACTAAAAACTTAACCTAGTTTTCGACCGGGAACTAAACACTCCCGGTCGTTTTTCATCCCGTGAAATCCCCTCACGTCCCATGATACAATGAAACCATGGACCTCAGGGTTGGTAACATGGTGACCACACCAAGCTACGTGGATCTCTGCACCGATCCATCCCTCTACTATTCCTCCACGATCTTCAGCAGGTATCAGCTCGGAATCATCGTGGAACTCCTGGAGACTCCCGACGCCATCGGCCGAGAGCAGATCACCTATGCAAAGGTCCTCTCCTCCACCGGTCACATTGGTTGGTGTGTGGCCCGTTTCCTCATCCCTGCATCCCAATATCGTCGAGGATCATGAAACCAGGATCTCTCATCGTAGTTCCTCCTCGTTCATACGTGAACTTCTATCCGGATCTTCGCTACGGAGATTCGGTCCGCGTGCTGGAGAATCAACCCATTCTCGTCCTCCAGTCTGAGATTCCACATCGAGATAACTGGGCCAAGGTGCTTCTCTCCGATCAGCGAGTGGGCTATATTTGTACTGTTGGCATGAAGGAGGTTCAACAGTGAACCCACCATTCAACAGGGGTTCCATGGTGAGGCTCACGAAGTACCGCACCTCACCCTACTACGATCAACCACTCCTCATCATCGATGTTGAATTCAAGTACACCATGTACTTCTGCCGGTGTCTCGTTCCAACAACCTCCATGGTTCACACCTTCGATTCCAAGGATCTCCAGGAAATTCACCCATGTATCCAGTAGGAACCTTGATCAGGGTTTGTAACACCGGTGGTGCCATACCCTACACGGAACTCTTCAACAATCGAATCAATTCATCCCTGATTATCCCCTATGGTTCACTCGGAATCATAACGGAACAACACTCTTACCGTTCCCAGGTGGCATTCCCCAATGCCCACGGGTGGATCCCCAACGAATTCCTTGAAATCATTCGGTGAAAACCCACTAAAAATGGATTAGTATACAACACCATGGCCATCTATCGAGTCTCATTCCTCACCGATCTCCTGGTGGAATGTGAAAATGAAAAAGAAGCCGAGATGATCGGGTTCAAACACCTCACCGATGAGGTTGATAACCGAGGATCCGAGGTTTTCTCAATCAAACTCCTAGAATCTCCGGATCAGGTTCGCAGGTGGGAAAGAGGTTCCTTACCATGGAGGGATACCCAACGAGATCTCCGCGGAGAACGTGAAAAACCTGTGGAACAAATCCTCAGAGAGGCACAAAATGGCAATCTACCAAAAACACCAGGTTGAAACATGGATACCCCTGGATGAACACCTAAAAAATCCCGTTAATTTCCCTAGAGGAATTACCTCAGGATTTTTGGTGGTATTTACTCCACCTCCCCAGGATGAAAGGTTGTACCCACTTCGCCCCGGAAATCCAATACTTTTCCTAGGTGAAATCCCAGGGATGAAGGGCCATGGGATCTTCGTGGGGAACGATGGATTGGTTCGATTCGGGTACCACACCCATGATTTTCGAGTGATTCCTGAAGAGGAGCTATGAAACCTGGTGATCTATTTCGAAGGAATCGATACCAAACATCCGGTGTGGCTATCTTCAGGGAAATCATCTCCCAGGACTTCGATTGGATCGCGGTGGTTCTCAAGGTAACTCCACCATCCCACTACACAACTCACTACACCACCATCGAGGCCCTCGTTACACCCGATAACCTGGTGATGAGGGCACTCCTCTTGAATGATGAGATGGAAGAAATTCTCGAGGTTCTCAGGTGAAAATCGGTTCTTTGATTCGAAACAAACCCACCTCTCCCGGTGAATATCAACACCAACTATTCGATAACGTTTGTGGTGATTGGTTCGGAATCGTAATCGATTTCATCCCCAAGCACCGTGGTTCCAAGTACAACCAACTCAAGGTTCTCTTCACCTCCCACGGTGGTGTGATTGGAAAATCCTGGTTGATGGATGGTGAAATCTCGGATGACATAGAGGTTCTCAGTGAAACCTGATCCACTTCCCATCGGAACACTTCTCCTACCCAACGATTACCAGGTTCGCAACGGAAATCCAACATCAGGATTGATTCTCGAGGTTCTCATCGATGAGAGGTGGAACACGGTTAACTACCTCGTTCACCTATCCAATGGAATCACCCGTAGAATTGGTGATGATGTTATCCGCGATTTGTTCGAGGTGGTGTTGTGAAGAGGGGAGATCTGATACGATTTCACATCAATGGTGAGTTTCCCAACGAAACCCTCGCGGTTATCATCTCCCAGGAAACCAACGGGTGGTTCGATATCATGTGGGCCCACAACGGAACCACATCACGATTCTCTGTTGATTTCATCTCTCGGATGTTCGAGGTGGTTCATTGAGCCCCGGTGATCTCGTTATTTTCTACGAAGATCCCAACCTTGTTCTCGAGGTACACAAACACCTCAACATTGTTATCCTCTTCAACCCCAGGCTCCAAACCATGGATCGTTGGGGATACAATTGGATCAGTAAAAACTTCACCGTGGTGAAAAACCCACATTCCACATGATACCATATAACCATGGTTCCTGGTTCCCTTCTCATCTCAATCGAACCTCACCACCATGTTCCACCCGGTATCGCCCTTCTCCTCTCCGAATCCCCCACCGGAGCATGTGAAATCATGTGGAACAATGGAACCACCTCCATCTACTCCTACTTCTTCCTCAAAAGGAACTTCAAGGTTCTCCAATGAAATATTCCCCTGGAACCCTGGTTAAATCCTCGGTGGTACTTCAATTCTTTCCGGTACATCCTGATCTATACTCAGGCCCAACATTCCCACCGGAAATTCCACCCTCCACCGGGATCATCATCACCCCCTCCCAAAACGGTTTCGTTCAATGGTTAATTGGGGAGAAAATTGGGTGGAGCCAAGTTTCATACATGTACAAGGTTCACCAATGAAACCCAATGAACTATACCTCTGTTCAGTTCAAACCTATGTTTGGGATGTGTGTATGGATGAAATTCCACTAGGATGCGTGGCAGTGGATTGGATAAGAGCCCCCGAGATTGTTATCATCATTGAATCCAGAAAATCATCCTCAAAAATCCTAACGAACCGTGGTAAGGTTGGTTGGATAAAAAACCGATTACTAACAACACCATGAACACCACATATCTCCCCGGAACTTTGGTAACCAACCTTGGAACCAATTCCAGATCCAAACTATTTTCCTCTCCAATCACGGTTGGGAACAATGGTTATGTTTCACGTTTCACCACCGGGTATCTATCCGGGGTTGGTATGGTTCTGGAACAACATGGTTCCGAGGTGAAGATCACCTGTGATGGAAATGTTGGTTGGTGTTTCGCGGGGAACCTCCGAGTGGTGGAATGAAACCCGGTTCCTTGGTTCGTTACCGAAATAATACTAGAATTCCTCAACCCCTCATCGGGATAATCATCCAGGAAAAACTTGGAATATCCCTGGATCAACAATTCTACAATGTTCTACTGGAAAACGGTATTGTTAAACTAATCTCCACCCACTACCTGGATTTTCTACAGTGAAACGTGGAGATCTAATAAAAACATCCAGTAAAAGGATAAGTGGATGGAATACCGATATTCAACTAATACTTCAGGTTGATATTGAGAGGTATTCATTGGTTATTCTCGATGGAGATAAAATCAGGAGGATCTCAATCCACTTAAAAGATGAATTATTCCAGGTGTTGGAATGAAGGTTGGTGAACTTAGAGAATTTAGGAACGGAAGGAATCCCATCACCAAGGAAATAATTTATATCCTTGGGTTGATCATTGATATCCATGAGGATCCTGATCCAATTTCCAATGTATGTAAAGTTTTATTGGGTGATGGTAGTATGAGGTGGTTAAACCCACATGGATCAAGGAGGATCACGGATGAGGGTTGGTAACATGGTGGTATGGAGGTACCGATTCCAAATGGATCTTCCCGGTGATGTTGGGATCATCCTCGAACACATCCCCTACGAATTCCGTGGAAATGATCCGTTCCCACACTGGAAGGTATTGTTTCCAGATCGTGGAATTCTTCACTGCCGAGAATCAGACCTCCAGGAGATCTAGTGAGAATCGGGCAACTCATCCTCTACACCAATCCCCAGAGGATGATCTCCCCCACACTCGGGATAATCATCGAGGAACACAACGATATCTCAATGGATCACCGTTTCTTCACCGTTCTCCTCCACACCGGTAGGAAACAAATGATCTCTGATCACTACATCTCCCTCCCCGGTGAAAATCCCCACCTCGATAGGATAGGATAACATCATGGCAACCAAGAAATCCTCCAGTTCCACGAAGAAGAACCCCACCAAGAAATCCACCGAGAAGAAGAACTTCGTTTTGAGGTTCCACTCATCCCTCGATGGGGAGAATAACTCCTGGGGTTCACCTATGTTCTACAGTGAATCCGGGCAAGGTTGGGTGGCCGATATCGGAAGTGCAACTCGATATTCCGAGAGCGGTGCGGATGGGATCATCCTGGAACTTCTCAAGGTGGAAAAGATCGCATCCGAGTTGATCGATGTGAACGAGAAACCGGATAACCTCTTCTCACTTCACACGGTGTTCCTCAATGTGAACAACATCCCGCAGATCATCAACAAGGTTCCCCAGTTCATCGGTGATACCTACCACCTCATTCCCTCCCACGAGAACTGGAGTGAGGAGGATCTGGTGGATATGTTGAAGGAGGATCGTTTCACGGTTCTATGGGATCCGGTTGGAAGTTTTGTTCCTGAGGATAACGAGAGTTGGTTGAATGGTTTGATGGGTAAATCATGAAGAAATCAGGAATGAGGGATGAACTACTTCAGGTTTGCATGGATTTCATCCGTGAGAATGGTATCAGTTGTTCCGAGGTTATCTACCAATCGGATCGGATCATCCTAAACTCCCAGGATTTCATCAAGAGGATCTGTGATGTGGTAGGTTACTATGAAGTGGAGGAGGATGAGAAGTGAACCTCCCTCGAATTCGAAGTGGATTTCGTTTGTTGTTGAGAAGTTCCACCGGGTTCCTCACCTCCTTCCCCAACTGGAACCTCATGGGTATCAGGGCCCGGCAGGTTGGAATATGTTTACGTACCATTCGAAGTGGATTTTTTGATTAACCTCCGGTGAAAAACCCAACCGGTGGAGGATAAGATTGAATCATGTTGTACCGAGTAACATTTCACACAGATATCCTTGTGGATTGTGTTGATCCACACGAGGCTGAGAGTATCGGTTTCCGGAACCTATCCGAGGAGATTAGAGGTTCATCGGTGTATAAGGTTGATAAGATCGATTCGGTGGATCAACTTCACCGGGAGGAACGTGGATCATTACCATGGAGAGCAATGGAAAGAAGTGGTGAATCTGAACTTCGAGTGGAAGAGATTTTAGGAGGAAAGTGAGATGGGAACAAACTACTACCTACACAAAGAATCACCTTCGAAATGTGTAACCTGTAAACACGATCCCGATGAGGAGGTTCTTCACATCGGAAAATCCTCCTACGGTTGGTGTTTCTCCCTGCACATCATCCCCGAGAGGGGCATCAATTCCCTGGAGGATTGGATCACCGAATGGGGTAAACCCAACACAAAGATCCTAAATGAATATGATGAAGAGGTTCTCCCCGAGGATATGATCAAAATCATCACCACACGTGGCCCAGGGCGGTGGTGCCCGGAAGGAATGGAACTACACAGAAGTGTTGGGGATCACTGTGTTGGGCATGGATCCGGAAGCTGGGATTTAATCGTGGGGGATTTCACTTAAAATGTTTAAGTTCCTACGTTCGGTAAAAATCTGGAAAGAGAAACCTGGAGTTATTTCTCCCGGCCCGGTGTGGTGTTGTTCCTACTCATCATACCTTCACATCCAGGATTCCCTTCCACAACTCCTATGGGAGGTTCTCACTCAATTCAAAAACGAAAAACACCTGGTGGGGTAACAGTGAAATTCCCCACCGTGGGATGATATACTTGAAACATGCTTCCCGGTTCACTTGCCAAAAACCTTTGTTTCACCAACTTCTATTCCACGGTGAATAAGGTTCACAAACACCTACCGGATGATGGAATTCCAATCGGATCATCCCTCTTGATCGTTTCACCTCCGAATGGTACCTGGATCAAGGTTCTCTACAACGGGAAGATCGGATGGGTAAACTGGAACTACCTGGAGGAGATCTGGAATGAATGTAGGTGATCTTGTGGAATTTAAAAAGTGGGGTTCCGGAACCTGTTCATGGCACACCTACATCGGAATGGTACTGGAAACTCCAATCATCTTCAACCACGAACACTGGTGTACCATTCTTCACAACGGTGAGGTTCAAACCGAAATGGTAACACCCAACTGGAAAATCATCAATGAGGCCCGGTGATATTGTAACCAACAATTCCCCAGGAAGTTCCTCCAAGTTATTCTCATCCCCACTCGGATCGGTTCCTCCTGGAACCAGGAAATACCACGGGCTTCTAACCGGAATCGGTTTGGTTGTTGATGTTTATCGCTCCGATGTTAAGGTTATCAGTGGAGAAAATATTGGTTGGTGTTATGTAGGAAACGTGAAGGTGGTGGAATGAAGGATATTCAACTCGGAGATCTGGTTTTTATCATCGGTTCCCTATACATTCACCCCCACACACCGGTAATCATCTCCGATATTTTCCAACCTACCTACTCCTCCACACCATGGTATGTGGTTCTCAATCCACTCACCGGTGAGAAACTGGAATATCAGGAACACAACATCTCAACCACACCACCCATCGGAACACTTCCAAAATGAAACCCGGTTCTCTTCTCAAAATCATCCACCGAATCGATCTATTGGATCCGGTTTACCGTGAAACCGGTTGGAAGTTTGGGATCTACCTGGAACACGAAAACTTTGAGATCGGTGGTGAAAACGAAAAAATAAAGGTTATCGATCCCGATGGGAGGATAACCCGTTACCCAGTGGAATCATACTACATAGAGGTGATCCGGTGAGAAACGATGATATCCTCAGTGTGAACCAGGTGGTACCTGGATCCCTGGTTATCCACCGTTACACCCCTGAGATCGGTGTGGTTCTCCGTGTTTCCTGGAACATGGTTGAGGTTCTACTCGGAAACTCCACCGTGAGGTGGGAGATGAATGGATTCAGAAATATCTTTAGGAATCTCCAGTGAAACCCGGAGATCTGGTTTTAATCTCCGCGGATTTTCTGGAACCACATGAACCCCGCGTGGGGATATTCTGGAGTGATAAGGTTCCACTGGATGAATGGGGAGATCAGGTTGCAGGTGAGTGTGATTGTATCGTTTTCTGGAACGAAGATTTCATTCCTTTCATATGGGAAAACCTAACACTCCTCTCGGAGGCACCATGAAACCCGGAGATGTTGTTGAAATCCTTCCGGAGTTTCTTGATGAGGATGATCCGCACTCAACCGGGATAATCATCCGTGAATCACTTTGGGATGATGGATACAGGAGTTCAGGTGAAAACGGTTCCGCTGATTGGTGGGTGGTTCTAAGAGGTGATAAACTGGTTCATCATCCCAGTGATACCATCAGGAAGATCGTATGAGAAAAGGGGATCTATATCGAGTTTCAGTTCCACCGGGTGCCCATCCACGGGATGATTATCTCCATGGAATGTTGGTGGTTATCCTCGGTGAGAGGTACACCACCCCCAATCTTCCCGGTGAATATGTAAAGGGATTGGGTGATAGGATAAGAATGTTTCCGGTTAGATGGTTGGAGAAGTTCCAGTGAAACCCGGTGATGTTGTTGGTGTGAACGGTGGAGATACCGGTACCACCCATTGGTTATACCATTCGGATCTAATGGATCCAATCACCAATAACCTCATCCCCACCGATATTCCATTCGGTTTTTCGGATCTAGGATTGGTTCTTGAAACTCGAATCATTACGAATAGGTACCTCCAGTATGTGAAGTTATTAACCCCTCGTGGTGTTGGTTGGGCACATCAGAGTTGGGTGAAGGAGTTTCAAAGGTGAAACCCGGATCACAAGTTCGTTTAATTCCCGAGATGGAAGGTAACGAGGATCACAAAATCCTCTGGGATGATCCACCTGATTTCACTTCAATCTACAGGAAGAACCACACCGGGAGGTTCCGTTACACCGAGGTGGGAGTGATTCTGGAACAAAGATACATTCTCAATGATGTTTATGATTCTCTACCCACCAGTTTTTGGGTGAAGGTATTGTGCCCCGGTGGGATAGGTTGGATTAAAAGATGTGATCTGGAGTTGGTGGGATGAACATAGGTTCAATTGTAAAACTTCGAATGGATTCATGGGATCCCCATCCCGCTGAACTTTACGGAGGAGAAACCCGTTGTTGGGATGATAGAGGTTATCTAATCACCACGAAAACACTCTTCTATGGGAAGGATGTAGGTTTGGTTCTACTCACCGCGGAGTTTCCAGAGAACAAGGATTTCTTCTACATCAAGTTGTTAACCCCCGGTGGAGTAGGTTGGGCGGATAGGAAAATCCTGGAGTTGGTGAGATGAACATAGGAAATCTTCTTCGAATCACTCGGTTCCACAAGAAGTGGAAGTTCCCCACCATCACCGGTGTTCTACTTCATTTTCGCCCCGTGGCACCAATCAGAGATACCCATAAAAAATCTTTCAATATTCGGATGTTGGAAACCAATGGAGAAATTCAGGATATTCTCCTGGTTCCGGAGGATGAGGTTGAGGTGTTGGGGTGAGAAAACTTCGGATCGGGGATATGGTGGTAATCGAGGATTATTTCGATGGTGATGTTTGCCTCGTGTTGGAGATAAACAAGGAGATCAACCTGGTTCATGTTCTTAACCCAAGAACACAGGAGATCCGTGGGTGGGGATTGGATTGGGTGGAGAGGAAGTGTGAGGTGATTCCAGGTGAACAGGTTTAAACCCGGTGATTCTGTAAGGATTTTAACTCTTAAAAATCACCCAACAAATCTACACCGAATTTACGATTTCCCGGAGAAGATCCGTTGGGTTGGAGAATCCATAGTTCCTCGGAGTTTCATAGGTAAAATTTCAAGCGGATCGATTGGTGTTGTGATTGAAATCAAAGAGGATCAGTGTAAGGTTCTGTTTTTCGGTGGTGAGGTTTTCGGGTGGGTGAGTGAGAACCATTTGGAACTCCACACGGTGTAAAACCGGGATGGGATGGTTTACATTGGAGTTTAACCATGGTGTTGTGTGTTGGAGATCCTGTTATATGTGAACCTTTCAAACTTCACAACAACCCTGAAGTGAATTCCCCACCGTTTTTTGGGTTGTTCATTGGAAGGAGAAGGTTGGAATGGAGCCCCTCCGAATACAATGTTTTAGGCCCGAATGGGTTGGTTTGGTTGTGGAGTAACCGTTGGGCGGTGGAGAGAATCAATGATTCGTGGTGATATATTTGTGGTTCATCATAGATGCTCCTGGGCCAAGGAATTCCTCAGGGTTTTTCACGAGAACCGGAGTAACACACCATATCGCTCATATAAGATGAGCGATTGTTTTGAGATTCCAACCAACTCCAGCGGGATATTTTTGGAAACGGTTGGAAAAATGCACTTGATTCTTTTTCCTGGTTACGGTAAGGGTTGGGTTTATGATTCTTGGTTAGATAAGGAAGATCATCAATGATTCCAGGTGATCTAATCCGAGTTAACTCTTTCAACAATTTTCAACTGGTTCCGGATATCGATGTTCCACATGATTCCCATGGCCCGGTTGTACCCCCTGGAGAGATTGGAATACTTCTACAAACCACCCAAAATGGGGTTCTTTTCCGGGGGATGTGTAGGATTCTAACCTCACATGGAATCGGTTGGATTGGAAGAGGTAAACTGGAGTTGGTGGCATGAAACCAAACACAGGTGAGTTATGGATGTGTACCGATCTAATTCATACCTGGGTTGGAAACCATAAGGAAAAATTCAGGATCACCGGGCCTGGTTTGGTGGTTGGTGTTCATAGAAACGGGGATGAATTTGGGGATTACTATAAGGTTCTATGGGGAAATGAGTTGATGGAATTCATGGAGAACAACTTCACCGAGAGGATCTCTTGAGATTGTTTCCAGGAGATATGATACGAATCTTTATCACCTCCAAATCCCACCGGGATGAGTTGAGAAACGGTGGTGTTGTTATAGGTGAATCACATCAACACAACACCGATTTCTATGATGTTCTTGAGAATGGAACTGGGAAGATTTTCTACATTCCAATCAATCGAATCGGTGAGAAATATGAGATCGAGGTGGTGAAGTGAACCCTGGAAACCTTGTTCAACCTACCGTTGGAAACCTACACATCTTTGATTCAGTTAACCCATTAGGTACGTATACCTCAACCTTTCCACAGGATCACATTGGAATCATTATAGATTCATGTTATTCCAACATCGATGTTCCATACATCAAAATAATCACCGGTGAATCCATCGGGTGGGTGAGGTATGAAAGGGTTAAGGTGATAAGGTGAGCAACCTTGAGAATGGAGATATTGTGAAGGTTGAGGATTGGGATAATCCATCCGAGATCCTTGGTTTTGGAATAGTGGTTCATCCAGATTCACAGGAACATCACGGTGGATCACATCGTTATCGGGTTCTATTCCGTGAGAGGTTAACCTGGTTCTACAACTACGAACTGGTGAAGGTATAACCCCACAATGAAACCCGGTGATCTGGTTCTTTTCACAGGTAAGTTACCTGGTTTTCTTCCTCCCCGCGGAGCGGTTGGAATCATTGAGGAATATCGGGATGAGGAATTGATTTCCGGTAAGATGTGTTACCTTAAAGTAATCATCCCCGAGGAGGGAAAGAGTTACTATGTATCACCAGGTTCGGTGGAGATACTAAGTGAAACGGGGTGATCTGATTCGTTTCACCTGGAAATACCAGGATTTTCCACTGAAAAACGGTACCATAACCGGTTTGTTGTTGGAATGTGAAGAGGTTCCTCCGGTGGAAGGTTTCAATGGAAACCATGGTTTGAATGTAACCTTGTTGTGTGAGGATGGTATCAACTACCACCATCTCATCGCGGATCGGTGGAACGTGGAGATACTAAGTGAATCAAAGTAGTATTGGAGATTTAATCTTCACCAAATTCTTCGGTGAACCTCCCCGGGCGGGGATAATCCTGGAGGTGAATAGAAACCCCTATGGGATCGTTTCCTACCTAACCGTTTTATCGTGTGGAAAACAGTTGTTCTTCCGCCCCGATCAGATCATCCTCCCCGAGGATATTCAAAAATATCATGAGTGAAATAAACACGGTATTCATCTCCTCCCTCCTCACCCTCGATGGAAAACTACTCGATGAGGTTGATTGGAAAATTGGAGATATGGTGAAGTTCCTTTACTCCAGTTCCACCGGAACCATTGTGAGAAAAACCTCCGATAATCAGGTGGAGGTTTTATGGGGTGATTTTTACAATCCCTTCCTCGATACATTGGGGAGGCCCGGAGGTAGGATTAACTACAATCAGGTTGCAAGGAATTTATTCACCGTGGAACCTCCTCCTCAAGGTGCCCTTCCATTCTACCTGGATATGGTGGAAAAAAGAATGAAAGGTGATGAGTGAAATTCCTCCACCTCATGTGGTACCTTGATCAAGGAGAAGAAAAGTGAAGAAGAAAAACCCTGTACGAAACTGTTCTCACTGTAAGGTTAACATCACAAACGATTCCGAGTTCATTGAGTTCAATGGAAAACATTTCCATCCGGATCATCAGGTTTGCATTGGAAATCTGAGGAGCCAGGTTGAGGGGTACAAGATTCTCCTCTCGGAAATCCACCACAAGATCGTTGGTTATGCAACACCCCTGTGAAGGAGAAGCCATGAAGATCAGCAAAGAAGAATTCGAAACGGTTGCGAAGTTCCTCCACATCATGAAGAAATATGATCCGAGCGGAGAACAATGGAACGTTACCTACACCAAGGAGGTTTTCCATAATCCAAACGATTTGAGTTTCAATCGTTTCGTGTATATCAATGGAAACATGGTGGAGTTGGAGAAGAACAATGAGCGGTAATGATAAGTGTGGAAAGTGTGATTCCGGAACAATTCAACACACCTCATTCATGAATGATGATGGGGTTTCAAGCACACATGTTTATGGGTGTAACCGTTGTGAGAATGGGTGGAGTGAGGTGGATATTCCTAATCCTTGCAAGGAATTCGGTGGTGATTCTAACCTTTACATGGATGTGAAGGGAAGAGAGGAGAGAGGAACCAAATCCTTTCCAATCACGGATCCTCTTCTAATCCGAAAAATGAAGTATTCCATCATGGAAAAGTTGGATTCCTTGAGCCCGGAGGAGATGGAAAACCTACAGAAGATCCTGGTGGAAAGCATGAAGGAATTGAGGGAGAAGAAGGAGGGGTGATGGAAGCCAGGAGAAGCTACGATAAGAATGGTATGTTGGAGGGAATCACTATTGTTTTGAATCCCAACGAGGCAAACGATCTTGTTTATGGTTATGAGGTTCAGGATGAAATAATCCTGGGGATACACACCGTGGTTCGTAAGGAACTGGAGAAGGTGAAGGAGGAAGGGTGAAACAATGAAGATCAACCAAGAACTGGTAACTCAAACCTTTAATGTTAGGCTCCAAAATTCTGGGATCTACTATGAACAGGATGATGTGGATCACATCAAATCCGAAGTTCACCGGTTATTCGGAGTTACACTATCGAACTCTGAAGCGATCGATTTTTGGAAGTGGAGGTGTAATGAATGGGATGGAAGTTGGTTTGGGGTTGATCCTAAACGTGATTCGGATCTAATCCAGGAATACTTCCAGAAATTCATCGAATTCGTTGGTGTTGAACCGGATGATGATGATGAAAATATTCCTGAACCACCTCCAAAGGTTGGTGTGAAGGTTGTGGTGAAGGATGGTGAAGGTGTTCCATGGGAAATCGAAATGGATCCTCAGTATCATTCCCAACTCATCGGAGAGATTGAATCACAGATCCCCGAGAAGAGTGAAGGTGGATCTATTCGATATTCCTTGGAATACAACCCGGAAAAGATATGGAACATGAGGAAGTTGGAAGGGTGAACCTTGAGGTTCTCGGCCGAGATCCACACGGAAATATTTCCTCTCAACCACCAATAAAATCCGGTAAGAATAGAGGATTTCGTGGAGTGGAAAGAGGAGGTTCCTGGATTTCCGCAGGAGGATTTACCTATGATTCTCCACAGAGTTCCAGATCTCCTCACGGTTCCTGGATCGGTGCGGTTAAACGTTTTGGAATTCGAGTTGGTGTTTGGGATTACGAAGGTGTTAAGGAATTCTACCTTTTCATGAGTGATGTTGATCCGGTGAAAAATTCCACCCGAGGATGATAGGATGGAAACATGAAGGCCAAGAAGAAACTCGGTACCTCAGTACCAAAGAAACTCCAGAACCTCAGTACTGAATTCCAAGATCTCGAAGGAACTCAGTTCAGTATCACCTTCAACCCACACTGGAACAAGTTTAACATCAGTGTTACCGATTCCTGTGGTAGAGGAACCAATTCCATTGTGATTGGTTATGAGGATCTACGTTCCATCTTCA